GTTGTTTTGGTAAATTGAGTGGTTTGAAGCAGAGTCAAAGAAGAAAACCTTGTCACCAATCTTGGTTTTCCCGATTTTGAATAATTGTTCTACAGAGAAGAAGTTGAAGCCGTGCTTGTTCTCAAAAAAACAGAACGCCGAACTAGACTCATTGATATTTCTCGTGAGCATGCGAACTTTGTCGATGGCCTGCAATGGCCGAAGCCCAGTAAGATCGAAATCTACTTTCGCGTACACGCCTTCGCCCGTGGAAAACTCCTTGTCGGTCCGCAGCAACGTAACCATCTTTTGAAGAGTATCGATCGGGTTTGCATTAGGGTAGATTTCGTTGATTGGGCGAATGTTCCGACGGAATTCTTTCGAGACACAATAGAGGTTGTAAGCAGAAGCTTTACCTTCTGTAACCTCTTGTTTGTCTCGGATCTCGATAACGTCGAATCGCATGGTGAAGATGTCATCCATGCCTGGAGTCTCGATATCCATTTCAATATATTCTTCGCCAATAAGCGGAAAAGATTCGGCCAGACCAACGGCGTCGGATATAGTAAAGACTGCCGTCAATACAGGGTTCATGATCGATTCATAGATCTTGATATTCTTCACTAGTTTGAGCATGTTAGAAACAGATCGTGATCGATCCAGTGACCATAACGCCATGGAGTGAATTTTGATATCACCGGGCCTAAAGCTCTTCATTACAGATTAATAACCTTCTTCAAGTCCTTCTCAACCTGGAAGGCGACTTGTTTATTGACCATTGAAATGTTTCGCTTGGCAGCGTTAGCGGCTGCTTCGAAATCATAGTAAGTCAGGGCCGCCCAATAACCAGATTCGGCCGGGTCAATGTTAACCACCTCGACCAAAGTGTCAGCCGGTTGAACATATACGTCACCGGAGATAGAACCCATAATATGCTTAATGCCGACCGTGGTACCTGAGATGGTCTCGACCTGAGCGGCATATTCGTCTCCGTCTTCATCTAGCGCCGTGAAAAACGCACCCACTGTAAAATCGGCCGGCGTTTCAACTGAAATGAAAGCTGATCTATTCGTAGCCACGGAGTGTGTGTCTCTAGCCCGCACGTATTTCGTAGGCTCTGCGTACATATCCGTGACGACAGCCCTCCAATATTTCTTATGGGCGCCAGGCAAAGCAGCGTATGCCGCAGGAGTAAGCTCTCGGTTGTCCACGGCCCAATTCAATACCCACGAATGAATCGTATTCTGCGCAGCGTTTAGCGAGCCATATTTCTTAACAATGAAAAGATTGAAATCGGATTCACTCAGGAAATAGTCATGATACGGGTCGACGACCCCGTTGGCCAGATAGATTAACCATGCGTAATCTGGATCGTCGTAGTAATCATTAGCAACCACATCGGCACGTTGCTCTTCAGGCAGCGTGTAATCGTAGAATACATTCGGCGAGTTGAATCGATCGTATAGTATTTTCGGCCTGCACAGAATGTTCTTTGCAAGTTGACCGTTATAGCTTACTGATGGAAACTTAGAGAAATATTTGCCCATTTGAATTTTCGTTCTTAAGCCGGTGGTTCAGAGAAGAAACTGCTTATTTGCGTAACAGTATTAGCTACAGCGTCTGGAGCCGTTCTTACGAGGGAGACGAGATTAGCACCAAACTGATCTACTTCGGCAAGGCCTGGAGCCGTGCTTGCGAACTGACCATCAATATCCGGATAATCTGAACCCTGAGCAGTTGCGATATCACCAGACGTGAAGTATTCGATTTCTTTGAATCCTAGAGATAGCTGCTGCAGGACTGGTGCACCGTCGGCGTGGAACGATGGAACCCCAGATGAAGCGTAGTTCATGTTGGTGAAAGAAATGACACACATTTTGAAAGGATAGAGTTCCTTACCGTCCTTAGCGTATATTCTAACTTTTACCATCATCGGATAGTCAAGTGTAGTGTTCGAGGCGTTGGCTGTGAAAGCGGGCAAGGCCGCTCTTTTGATACGGTAGTATATTTCTTTGAGGTTCTTAGAATCTTGGGCGTTTCTAGGTGCAAATGCCCAGGAAAACTGGTGCTCTCTCAGAGAAACGCCCCTGAAGAATAGCGCCAAGTGTGGGTTGACGATGGAACCGAGCGTCTGGTCAACAAGACCGGAAAGGCCATCGCTATCCACACCGAAGCTAGACAAGCCGCTAGCTAGGCCTGTGATAGCACTTTGCCCAACACCCCTGGCGGCCCCGATAAGGCCAGGGGCGGTTGGCGCCTGGCCTGAATCAATAACGTTGACCACATTACCTAGTGTCGCCCCATATTGGCCTTCGCCATACGACACCCCATAGCTTTCTAGAAGATTGTTTGGAATCGGCAGCGAGATGGAGAATCGCATGGATCCTGTCGGCGGCTTAGATAGATCAGGGCGTTCATATTCCATGAACTCTAGGCACATGCGGTAGTCGTTCGGAAGATCGGCAGGGTATCTCGTCGTCTCAGTGTATTGCCCGTCCTCTTGAGATTCTGGAATGACAGATTGTGGGTCGAATCGAATTTCGCCGCCGCCTCTAGTCCTGATCAAATCAGATCTAGAAATGCGTTCGACGGCTGGCACACCTCCACCCAAGGACGCCATCGATGAAAATGCTTGCGGCGCCGATGATAGAAGGGCATCAGTTCTAGCGGCAGCAAATGCCGTGGCCGATTGAAGAGATTGACCGGCTTGGGCTAGCCTAGTTGCCAGATCTCCAGATAGTCTGGACGTTAGATTGGACGCCTTGCTATTCAGGGCCGAGAGGAGCTTATCCTTTGGGTTTAGCCCAGTGGCCTTTAGCATCTTCTTCGGGTCGAAAGATGACATCTCGTTCCTTACATAAATAGACGGAGTTCATCTTATTTATGTTGTGGAAAGGGAGCCCTGGTGGCCAGACGGTACATGCAGGGAAGGTTCAAGCCTAAGAACCCCCATAAATATCGCGGAGACCCAAACAACATCGTATATCGTTCCTCATGGGAACTAAAATTGATGATGTGGTTGGACAAACACCCAGACGTAATCCAGTATTCTTCAGAGGAAATTGTGGTTCCGTACAAGTCACCCATAGACATGAGGTGGCATCGTTACTTCCCAGACTTCCTGGTCAAGATGCGAAACGCAAACGGCATGACCGAGACGGTGATGATCGAAGTGAAACCGGCCAAAGAGACGACTCCTCCAAAGCCAAAAAAGGCCCGCACTCACACGCGGACCTATCTAAATGAGGTGTACACTTGGGGTGTTAACTCCGCTAAGTGGGATGCCGCTCGGGAATACTGTAAAGACCGAGGGTGGAAATTTGAGATCATGACAGAGAAACACTTAGGGATAATCATTTAATGGCATTCCTCTTCCAAGACCTTGCTGCTGGAAAGAGCACCTCCGGAATGGCCAATATTGGTTTCATGAAGAAGGGAACTGGCATTAAACCAGCCAACCGAGACTCCCGCCAATGGTTCAGAGAAAAGGCTCAAGCGGTAACTGCTGTAAACCCCAGGGCTGTGCTAGGCAAGCTCAAGCAGCGTTCCGTGACCAGAATGAAGGCGCAAGACATCGGCCGTATGTTTATGTACTTCTACGATCCAAAGCATAAAGAGACACTTCCTTATTACGACCAGTTCCCAGTCATTTTTGTTATCGAAACATACGCAGACGGGTTCCTAGGTATCAACCTCCATTATCTACCCCCTATCTATAGGGCTAAGCTTATGGACGCTCTGTACCAGACCATAAATAATACAAAGTATGATGAGACCACAAAACTTCGAATTAATTATAAGATGCTTGCTGCATCATCAAGGATGAAGTGGTTCAAGCCGTGCGTAAAAAGGTATCTCTACAATCACGTGAAATCTAACATGGTTGAGGTTCCGATCACTGAGTGGGATTATTGTGCTATGCTTCCTCTGGAACGCTTCAAGAAGCAGAAAGCAATTAGAGTACAGAAAGACTCTGTCAACAGTGTTGGCTCATACTAACCCAGTATTTTTAGAAGACAGCACCATTATACCCAGTATTCGGGATTTGTACATGGCCATTTTTATTAAGGTTTCGTAAACATAAATGAGCGGCACGCTTTCAAACATTCTCAAAGACTCAATCAGGCCCGCAACGGGAGTACCCGAAGATGCTACATACGAGCTTGATGAAATCGTTGTTACAGGCCGGAGGCCAACTTCTGGTTTCAGCCTAAGCACATTCCTAACTGAGATTTCCACCAAGACACTTCTGGACACAAGCCGGCACCTGATGCTCTTCACATTGCCGAAAGGGCTGTTGGAGCACTATGATGCTAACTCGGTCAAGCAGGTAGCTCTGCGCTGTGACACATCCACCCTGCCGGGCATCTCCTTTGCAGAATCTGAAGAGATCAGACGCTTTGGTGTTGGCCCAACTGAGAAACATCCGTACCTACCCATTTTCGGTGCTATCTCAGCTTCCTATATCGTCGACGGCGCCGGATCTATTCATTCATTCTTTTACGATTGGATGACGTATATGGTTGGGTTCGATTCGTCGCAAGGCATGTCAGCTGTTAATGGATTTGGCAGAACCCCGTATGAAGTGGCATATAAGGATGACTATAGATCCAATGTCACTATTCTCGTTTACAACGAACTCAACGATAAGATCATTGAGCTGACACTCAACTCAGCATATCCAATCGCCATTAACCCAATTCCTTTGTCGTGGGGAAACTCTGACCAATTCATGAGACTCGATGTGACTTGGGACTATATGGATTGGTCAGTGAAGTATCACGATCCAGAGCGGACGAATGGTGATGAGCGCGAAGGTCCACAGCCTCTGAACCGCGACATAAATAGACAAGAACCCCTACTCAATAGATTCGCTAGGTTAACGGGTTCGTTACCGCCAAACCTCGGCCTCCAATCGCTAGGCCAGAATCTAACAAGCGTGCCACAGAGAATAGCTGATATTCAGAATCTGGTTAACGGCAGCAAGCAAACTATAGTCGACAACGTCCGTAGACGTTTCGGATTCTAATAACTGGAGACGTGAAATGACACTACCTAAAATCGCAATGCCTTTGTTCCCTATCAAAGTTCCTTCCATGGATAGAGAAGTTCTCTTCAGGCCTTTCTTGGTGAAGGAAGAGAAGATCTTGCTGATCGCCCAAGAATCCAAAGAGGAGCGTGACATTATTGTCGCCCTCAAGCAGATCATCAACAACTGTGTTCAAGAAGAGAACTTCAAGATCGACAAGCTAGCGTACTTCGATCTCGAATACATCTTCCTGAAACTGAGAGCTAAGTCTGTTTCTAACTCCATTGAGTTTAAGTACACGGATCCTGAAGATGGCCAGGTCTACACGATCAAAGTCAATCTTGATGAAGTAGAGATTGCAAAGAACGAAAAGAACGACCCTATTGTCATGATTGATGATGAGCGTGGTCTAGGACTGCGTATGCGCTTCCCAACGGTCGAACAGACTGTAGAATACAAGAAGCCAGGGCTGAACCAAGATGAAGTCCTCACGAAGATCGTGGCGGCGTGTATTGAAGACGTGTTTGATTCTGAGAATGTCTATGCTTTCGACGAGTATACTCCTGCCCAACAGACTGAGTTCATCGATACGATTCCGGTTCCAGTCTTCGGCAAGATCCAAGAGTTCTTCGATACGATTCCTTCGATGAAGCATGAAATTACGTACAAGACCAAAGACAAGAAAACGAAGACCCTGACATTCGAGGGCCTAAACGATTTTTTTACCTGGGGCTAATCCACAGGTCACTACTCTCTTATTACCAGACAATCTTCACGTTGGTTCATCTACATAAATACTCCATTGCCGAGTTGGAGAACCTCATTCCGTTTGAGTGGGACCTCTATATTGATATGCTCGCATCGCATCTAGAGGCCACGAAAGCAGAATAATGGGAGTCTGGGACAAAGCAGTCACGATCGGCGGCAGGATGCTAGGGGGCGGAGCCCGTGTAGTACCTAGGGCTGCAAGGATTGCTGCGCCGGCCGCCGGCCTCGTAGGAGCTGGTTGGCTTGTCTCACGGTCACTAGCTGGTAATAACACACAATCCACCGCTGGTGACAGCGGCGGATCAGCAACCTCCATGGGCGGCGGCGGCCTCTCCGGCGGCCGTGCAGGATTAGCATCTTCGCGTGGTTTCACAGCACCGAATAACGATAACAGCCCACGTAAAGTTTCCTACAACCCAAACGGTAATTTTGAGACTGAGTCCCTAAGGCTTCAGGCTTCTTCGGCCAATTCTCTAGCATCTATCGATAACACTGTCAGGAATATGTTGAAGTTCTCAGTGGCCAAGGCCACATGGGACACCAGATCTCTGAGAGAAATGTCGATCGAGGCCAGCAATAACTCTGCTGGCGGGTTCGCGGGTGGAGTTGGCGGAAATGGCATGTTCAATGCTGTCAATGGAAATCAACAAGGCGGCATATCTCCGCTCCTAGTTTTAGGGCTTACTGCAGCAGCCGGAGCCTTACTTGCCGGCATTACCACGTTTGGTAAATTCTTCGGGGGTGGAAATGGCGAATCACCTGCCTCAGGCGGAGTATCGCCTGCAGGATCTCAAGGTTCGCTCGGGGCTCCAGCCGGATCGATGCTGCAACAGATTGGAGTTGCCGGTACGTCAGCGGCGTATGCTACCGATGCTGGCAACCGTATTAGGGCAACGCCGGTAAGACCAGCTGGCGGGGCTGGCCCTATTGCAGCAAACGATAACGCAGTTAGGCGACCAAGCCTTAGCATGGCCGCTAGCCAGGGCCGTCTTGGTAGCGCCCTCGGGTCTGGTGCTGGACGAGGTGTGGCAAAGGTCTTTAGGTTTCTGAAAGGACTTAGAGCGGGCCCCGTCGGCCGATTCCCGATTCTTACCACGGTATTTGCCCTTATCGACCCGTTAGAAGCCGCCATACTGTCTGGTGGGACCGTAAACGATAGCGTTAAGAGGGAGCTGATCGGTGCTATTGCTATGATCATTGCTGGCCCGGCGGGTGTTGCTATGGGTGCAGCAGTAGGAGCGGCAATTGCTATTCCTGCAACCCCTGTTGGTATGGCTGTAGGGGCTATTCTAGGCGGTCTAGGCGGAGCAATCGCTGCCCTGTCGGCTGAATTTGTAGCCGAACAAATATACGACCTCATCGCTGGCAACATTACGCTAGGCGAGTTTGCTAGGAAGCTAGGTCGCGGAGCAATGAACGGCCTGCGGAATAGCGCTGCGCTAGCTGGCGGAGCTATTCTTGGTGGTGCGCTTGCCGGTGTCGGTATGGTCCGTCGAGCAGCAGGGGCCGCCCCTGCAATCGCTGAAACCGGCGGGGCCGCAGTACGCGCTGGTATGAGAATGCCGGCAAGAGTCGCAGTTGGTGCTGCTGTTATTGGTGGCGGGGCCGCAACCTACCACATGACACGGCCTAACTCTGGACCAGCTATTGCTGGACCTGCGCTTATGCAAATGCAAGGAACTGAGTTGCATGCGGCTGCTAGATTAAAAGCGGAACAGTACCTCGGGCGCTCAATGACCAACGACGAATGGGACGTTTTGCTTAGAACGGTCTATGCCGAATCTGGTCGCGGCGCAGCCGGTCGTGAAGACGCAATGATTTTGGCCACCATTCTGAACCGAGCTAGGTCGGCAGGATCATATTCCAGAGGTGCTATTGCGCAAGGGTATTTGCGTCAAGGCCTTACTGTTCTGGCCGTACTCTTTGCAGAAAATCAGTTCCAAGCTGTAACAGGAACCGTCGGAAATCGCAGACCATCAGCGCATTGGACAAGAGGCCCAAACCATAACGAGGTTGAGGGTATTTTCCGGGCTATCATGCAGTTCCTTGATCGTGTTCCTCACAACCAGGTGGCATTCACTGCTGCAAGCGCAGCTGCGTATGGAGCCGGAACCAACATTTCGTACCGCGACACAATGCTTCGCAATGGTGGCCAGACCGTTGGCCGCACCGTGTTTAACACTGCTCTATTAGATCAAGCGCGGCCACAAAACATGGCGCCAGCAGCAGCCCCAGTAATAGCTCCTGCTGCAGCCGGTGGTCGTGGCCCTCGGCCTCAAAGTGGAGGCAATGTACGTGTTGGTGGTACTGTTGGAGCTGCTGGCGCTGGAGGTCCACGTACTGCGAGTGGAATTCCACTCGCAACAATTACAACCAGCAGGCTTGGACTAACAGCGCAAGTTAATGCCGCCTATGCTCCTAAGTTCCAATCGTTCATTAACGAGCTTGAAGCCACAGGATATGTCATTCGATCCATCGGCGGATATGCCAATAGACGTACCGCCAGAGGCGGATTTAGCCACCACGCTAATGGCGATTCCATCGATATCAATCCAGCTCAGAACCCACACGTCTTCGGTCGGGCTGGTATTACAGACATGCCTATTGAGCAGACGCGAGCGGCTGCGCGCCGTAACGGATTAGGGTGGGGCTTCGATTGGTCTAGCTCTAAAGATGCCATGCACTTCTCGGTTGGAAGAAATGAAGGAGGTAGCGGCGGTGCTAATGACAATGGTCATGCAGGACACGCCGGCCACGGAGCAGGAGCTGCGGCCGGCTCCGGCGGCGCCGGAGCCGCTATGGCGCCAGGGCGAACACCTACAATCACCTGGGCTAACCTGAGGCCAGGCGGTGGTTCTAGTGCTCCGAGCCCCGCTCCAAGTCCTGCACCAAGAATGGCTCCGGCGACTCCACAAAACAGGCTCGCCACAAACATCGTGGCTGCTTCCGTTGCTGCAGAGCGAAAGAACATTAATGTGGTCGTCCAAAACGCTCAGACTCAAGAGTCCGGTAAGGCTACTTCTAGAACGCAAAAAACGGACACCAGCGCAGCTGAGTCCGTTTCAAGTCCTGTTATGGCAGCGTACGAATACGCTGCTTATTGGGGCGTCGACTAATCGTTCTTAGGCGGTTCGCCCATAATGTACTTTGCGATGGCGACTAACCCACCAAAAATCAGCAGCCAGAATGCCACATAGAAGATGGCAGCCACGACTGTGACCATAAGAAGGATTCCCAGGAATCCGTCGAAGCCTAAAAATACTCCCATCACGATCAGGATAAAAATGATGGTCAATAGATCGAAAAAGATTTTCATTTGTCTTCCTTAAAGTCAAGGGCGGACAACGCAATGTTAGTCCACATTTTGATTATGGCAGTAGCTTGTTCGCCGAGAGGTGGTGGATTCTCAACATTGTTACGCTGCCAAAAAGTGGTATAGAGATGTTCGGCAAGTTTGTTAACACTCACCGAACCATCTCCTTGACCATCTCGGCCTTCCATGCTTCACGCATCACCTTCAAGACCTGACCCATCTGAGCACCAGGCTTCATGCCCGAGTCCATCATCATCTGGCCAGTAACGGGGAAGACGGGGACAGGCTTGTCCATCATCTCCATCCACGAAGGATCAGTCATTTTGGCAACCGAGACCATGTGGCTTTGCTTTTCACCGTCTATCATCATGCCAGCGAACTGAGACTTCGTAACCTTGCCAGCATGGCGAGTCACGAAGACCATCTTGTTACGCTCTTCGTTGGAGACCTTCATGTCCCGGCAGAAGCCGACCACGTCATCACCGCAGAAGCCGACCATGCGAGCGCAGTGATCATCACCGTGCGTCATGGCCATGTGAGCGAACTCGTTGACACCCATGCCGACAGCATTGGCAACACCCGTTGCGAACATCATCTCAACAGCTCGTTGAGGGCGAGGAGCGCTCATCATCTTGGACACTTCAGCCCAGACCCGCTCGCGCGAGACCTTGGCCAAACCAGCATGAACAGCCGGATTCGTGAAGGCCCGGCAAGCTTCCATATCCATTTCGGTCTCGAAACGAGCAGCGAAACGGAAGAAGCGCATGACCCTCAAGAAGTCCTCAGCGATCCGCTCATCAGCAGAACCGACGAACCGAACCACCTTGTTGTGAGCATCTTGCTCACCACCGAAGAAATCGTGAACATTACCAGCTATGTCCATGGACATGGCGTTGAAGGTGAAATCCCGACGAGCGGCATCAGCTTCAAAATCAGTCGTGAACTGGACCGTGGCGTGACGACCATCGCAGTCGGTGTCAACCCGCAACGTGGTGAACTCGAAGGCCTCACCATCAACGATGAAGCTCACCGTGCCATGTTGCATGCCGGTGGGCTCGACGCGGAAGCCGTTACGGTCCGCGAAGTCGATCATCTGTTCAGGAGTCATGGTCGTGCAGAAGTCCATGTCCTTGGGAGTGTGACCCATGATCATATCACGGACAAACCCGCCAACGACCCGGGTTTCGAAACCCTCGGCCTCCATCTGGCTCCAGATCGGGAAGATCTTAGCCGGGCACTCAAAAGCGATCTTGTTCATAATCCCATAATACGAAGTGTGGATATTATGTACAATACTTAATGCGTATGAGGAGCAAAAGGCCCGAACACCCACATCAAGAAGCGACCTAGGTAGCCGATATCAGCGCCACACGTTTGACATTGGAATGAAGCGTGTTTCACTAGATGTCCAGTTTCACGCCGGCCTCAACCATTTCGGTTTCAACCTTTACCAGTTCAGCTTCCAGTGACTCCCTGGCCAGCTCAACCACATTGGCAGTTTGCGCTTCTAGCGTCTTGACACGAACCTCCCTGCCAACAGGAATCCCATCAACATTTGGGGACTTAAACGTCACAAAGATAGTAGTTTTAACGTCGGCTTTAGCCAACGCGAGGTCTTTCAGCCGATAGAGAAGACTATCTCTTTTCTCGACGAGTTCATTGACTTTGCCTAAGTCTGATATCAGCATGCGTGTTCTCCATGCCATACGTAGTTAGCCCACGCCGGCGGGTTAGTGTTGGTCCATTTGGGCCGTTTCTTGTCAAGTGCCCAGCGAGCGTTAAGATACGCCCTATAAGCATCATGGACAGTAAGATGGGTAAAGTCAAGGTCCAAATCTGTGCGACGAGCACAGTTGGCAAACGGCGTCATGTCCTCTTCAGTGTTCTCATGAACGGAACAGAACGCAGCAAAAAGAGATGCTTGATCTTCAAGGACTCCACCAGATTTATGAGTCTTGCCAAACCTAGCAATGGATTCATCGTGCAGCAGTACCCCATAGTCGATCAGCCACTGCAGATTGCCGGCTGACTCACGCGCCCATACGTTGCATGGATGATTCTTGTGGGTGGACTTGTACTGGGTATCAAGATTGAACCGCTCACGCAAGGCGGTGGCCACAAGCTGAGCCGTCTCCAAGATCATCTTGCGAAGACGCACGTCATCAAGATCCCGAGCAGCTACAATGTTAGAGGGAGACGTAGTGAATATGTTCAAGGGATCGTGACCAGGTCCGGAAATTCTTTTTGGATGCGCTGCAGATCATAAAGTGCCTTATCTCGCCGGAACTCAGCCGCTTGGCGCTCTTGATCAGCTTCCCGTCGTTTGCGCCGCTCGGTCACACCATCAATGTAATCTGTGATGTTGACCATATCTGATTCAGTTTGGACGAGTTCGTAGGTCACGACTTTGCAGCCTTGCCGAATGTAATCCGACTGTCCATGCTTACCCAACTGGGCGAGGTGGTTAGATAGGTGACCACGATGCGACCATGACTTTCCGCGCTCGTTAAAACGGGGATAGGATCCGCCTGTCGAGAACAGACCTTCGGCATTTCTGATCTTGTAAATCTCAGGCACCGTCGTGCTCTCCCCAGCTGCGAAGTGCGGCTTCTTCACGATGCCGCTTCAGTTCGATTGACATATTGCGAAGACTGCGCTGAAGAGCAACACTCAGGCCGGAACCACTTGGCTCATTGGCAATCCAGTAGTCAAGATATGAGTTCTCGACCGGTGCGTAGGTGTTTGGATCTTCTTTGGGCTTTTTCATTGGTTAAATCGACCATGCCGAGATGATGAGGCCGGTAATAAGGAAGGCCAGGCCTAAAATCACGCCGATCATAAGAAGCCACTGGATCGTATAGGTTGACCAATGCTTATCACGCCCACCAAACTCCCTTGGAGCTAATCCAACTCCAAGCATCGAGAATACAAACACAATTAACCCCGTCAGTGCCAAGCTAATTCCGAACATAGTTATCCTCTAAGAACGTTGTTGAAATTCATAGCGTCGGTCTTGTTGACATAACCGTCTGCACGGAAAGCCGACTTAGGCAGCACCCGCTTATACCAAGCATCGATCATCCGGTGGTCGACAACCATAGAACATGGGTCAACGAACAGAATGAGTTGGCCATCAATGGTAGCCTTGAACAGGCTAATGCAAACCGGCATGTCGGCAAGTTCGCCGACCTTTTCCATCATGCCAAGGCGGCCATCCACCCAATCAAGTTTACGATGGCCGAGTTCAACTGCCTTGTAATGGTTTTCTACCCAGATCATGTGTTTCCCGTAGTTGTCACACTCGACAACGCCGACAACCCCGTCGAGAAACCTTGCCATCTCTTCATCAACCACGAAGGGAACGATTTCTGCCACCTCCTTCATAAGGAAGAGGTGGGTCGAAATGTCAACAGTGGTCCTGAAGTCCTTTTCCCGAACCGCTGGAATCCAGCGATCACCAAGCGGCTCGCGGTTATCTACGACAACAAAGATAGTGTCAAGGGTTTCTTCTGCCCCGAGCGCACTCTTCACGGTCTTGAACCGGGTGCCTGGCATTAGTTGGTCGCGTTCGATCATGTCCATTGTCCATCTGCGACGTAGTTGTCGCTTTGCAGTTGGCGATATTGCTCAAGAGCCCATCCCCGTTCAACAGCGGCTGCCTGAAGATCCTTGATCTCCATAGCGAGTGCCGCAGCAAGCGGAGCTGGGACATATTTCATGCCGTCAATTTCAACGACGTTATCCATGACCTTTTTAACTGGATCTCGCATCATACGTCGTCTCCTATCTTACTATTAGATAATAAGACATTTGATATTCTTGTACAACAAAAATTGAGCCGTGGGCGTTTTATTCTGAAACAGCTTCCATCAGCGTGGCCATGGCCTTACAGATCAGAATGGCAGCATCCAGAGCCTCATCGGGTAGATCACTCAAATCAGGCCGAGTGCCAATCAGCTTCAGCATGGCCGTTTTCATAGCTTCGTTATGTGCAACGATAACTTCGTGAAGCTCCTGAGCAGACTTCTGTGCAGTTGCAGGGTAAGCGGTGATATCCATGTGATTTCTCTCTAAATCGAGTGTTAAAAGATGTTGTTATTCAATGCTGTAGTTCTTAGCTTTTAGAATAAGATGCTGGTGACCTCACAGACCTAAAAGACTGTCTGCAGATTCATCGTATTTGAGCTTCTGGATCAACCCAGCCTTACGTTCTTCTAGCCTGGTCCGAGATTCAGCATCACAAAGCCTGTCCACATAGGCGCGTTGCATAGCTTCTAGAGCTGCAATGTCTGAAGAAAGGTCAGTAGGACGCTTTGGCGCAACTACTTTTGTAGGGAAGCAGCGCTTCCATAGATCAAGAAACATCGGCCTCTTCCTTTTCAAGCCATTTGTCAGCTTCGGCCGCCATATGATTGCGAACCGATTGTGCCGCAGCTTCCAATGGTCCAGACCAGACCGTACCCAAAGGAAGGACGTCACCGGCCTCGCCGAGATACCTCCGAACGAGGCCGGTCTTAAAAAAAGGAGCGAAACAACCAAAGTCTCGCTCATCGACACGGTATTTGATCACTTGCCGTACTCCATCCATTCAGGTTCGATCGTAAACTGCACATAGAAGTCGGCGATCCCAGCGGCTTCTGGGGTTTGTCTCATCCCGCTCTTCAAACGCCAGCCTTTGCTGGTCGAACCGTCGCTGTCTGGTTCTTCTGGATATTGCAAAGAATCCAGCAGAGCCAGGATAACCGGAACCATCATCTCAGCCGTGTGGGGAACGATCATAGGTTGCCCACCCATGGATTCATGCCACCCACAATACACGACGTTGTCAATAAGAGCCCATTGTTTGACGGTCGGCTCTTTTTGGGTAACGTATTGGATATGGTATTTCATAGCTAGGTCGATAGCTAGTTGCAGGTGGAACGCACCTTCAGAGGCCACGTTTACTTGCGTGTCACCGTTGCTCATTTTATCCAGCGATCATGTTGAAGTTGGTGGATTGGTCCTGACGGAAACAGATAACCCGCGTCAGGGGTTTGATGGGCTTCGAGCTGGCCATCTGAGAACGAGCATTGACCGTCTTGTAGACGACCAGAGTGCTTCCGTTCTCGATGGCCGTGGCCGACTCGATCTCGTACGAGTAGTCCAGACCCTGAGAAAGGATAATTTCCTTGGCCATGACTTCGGTGAGGATCTTTTTGGCAGACCCGCGGGCCTTGATGAGGCTGAGGTAGTTCATGTTCTTAGTTCTCCAAAGCAGATTTCAGCGAAATCGAAAGAAGGGACAAATCCTCGTCAGAGAGAACAACCTCTTTGGCTTGGCATTCACCGGCGGCGCAGTCGAACCTCTTCAGAAGATTTTCTGCGTATTCCAGCTTCTCGCTGTACCAGTTATAGTTCTCCGGCCGAAACTTGTAGAACATTTCATAACGCAAGAAACCGTCGCCGATCTCGCCATTTGCATAGCGAGTCCAATACGCCTCGGAGCGGTTGAGCCAGTCTTTTTTGACCCTCTCAGCGATCCAGCTTTTTCGGTTGGCAGCTTCAGTGTTCTTCTTTTCGTCAAACCGCATGCGGAATATGCTCACGGCATATTCAATAAGCCCACGGGTGGCTTCAAAGTCAGTTACAGCTTGCATGTTATCGCTCCGAGATGAAAACTGAGCCAAAGATACGATCTAAAGTTGCCGTATCGCCCCAGACTGAGAATCGATTGTATTTCTGACTTCCCTTGTAGTCCCAGATAGCAAACAGCTCACCGTCGGACTCACCGGCCCAAGAATTGACCACCTTGTCGGGGTCATCTTGAACATTCGGCTTGAATCCAAGGATCTCTGAGATTTGTTTGGCGGTGATGCCTTCGAGGCCACCGGTCCGATGGGTGCCAGAGATATGGCCGACTGGAGTGATTGTCATTTTGCTTTCCTACGTTCATCACGATAGGCGCCCATGCGCTCTTCCGTGGCTGCGAATGGTTCACCCGCAAGATACCGTTTCCAGGCAGCTTCCATGGTACGTTCAAATCCGTCTTTCATGTTAAATCGCCTCCCGCAGGACGTTCTTGGCGGTGATCTTAATGCCGTCACTCAGAAGGCCGACGGCGATAGCTTGAACGGCTTCCACAGGAAGCATCAGCTGGGCTGCGATCTTTTCACACGCGGCAAGGTTTTTGGCGGTCATGTTCTCTCTCACTTTGTCAGGGAATAAACGGCGTGGAACCGGCCAAGGCTCTCACGCTTGCGCTTGGCATTCAGCAGAGTCAGACCGCCGTTCTTGGCGATCGCGATGTGGCGATGGTCACGGCAGTAGATAGAAGCCGCCGAGCCTTCATCATCAATCAGACCAGTCTCGATGGTCACGAAGGTGGTGGACATGCCTTTGTGATGGCACATCTCGAAAATCTTGACCTCGTCGAGCTTGTAAGGCTCTTCACGAGTCTCATTAACCTCCATCTTGTGGCGGTTATGCTTATGGAGGATTTCCATGATGAGGCGAAGAGCGATGTCTTCATGTTCGGGCTTTGCAGCACCGGCAACTTGGACAATCCCGATGGAGGCCATCAGTTCGTCAACGGACATTTCAGTGTTCTCTCTCATAATCCCATAATACGATGTGGGGTTATTAAGTACAACGAAAAGTGTCGCTTACCGATAAAGAAGGCGAACGAAGTCGGCCTCGGCGTCCTCGACTTGGGAGTTAGAACTGGAAACGTTCCGGGCCCGGCACCATTGGTCATGAGCCTCTTGAAGCCCGACGATCGTGGATGCTTGATCGTCGTCAGCAAACGCAATGACTTTCTCTTGTCTGGCCAGGGCCGTAACTCGCGAACTCATTGCATGCAGACCCTGAATCGCATCCAGCGTCTCGTCGGTCATGGCCGACCCAACAACACATTTGCAGCCAGTTACGCGGTCTCGATAAACGCAAGCCGGATTCGTGGATTGCGCCGTAAGTGTCTTGGCTTCATAGGCTGCACGTCCTGCTTTGAGGACGTCGTCGAGAGTCAGAGTTTGCATGATCTACCTTCCGTGTTTCAGTTTGAGTCTGGCCGAAACCATAGCTCGGTGTCCAGCCAGGAAATTGGCCCGAATATATTCGATGTTCTTGAGTTCTTGCCGGGCTAGGTCCTCACGTTCTTTCAGGTGGTCCAGAAAGACATCTGAAAGATCTGGCGCAGCGACCATGATTCGATGACCATGGATTTGAGTTGCGCCGACCGGATATGCATGCAACCGGCTCAACGTGGCCTTCAGGCCTTCTTTAGTTAAGGACATAGGGCTTGTTCCATTCACCGATGGACAGGTCGACGTACCAACCCACATCGAAGTAGTCGGTCATGGAATCAGACCGATCGTGGTTGCCGACCATCATGGCCTGAGCCAGCTCGGTCAGCGCCTCGCAGGCCTGGCCGGTCCAGCCGGTGGTGATGTAGTAGTGGTTGACCCGAGCAGCGAAGCCCTCATTCGAGGTCGACCGCTCACCCTGATAGGCAGCGGCGAAATCGATCGTACCGGACGTGATCTTGAGAACGAGGGTGGAGTGGTTGCGCACGCCGAGCGAGCCCTTCAGACCATGCTTCTTCAGAATGGCCTTGATGGCGGGGGCGAGGGCCTTCTTATTCTCTTGCGACATATAAGCCACGACGTCTCTCCTTGTTACTATCCCAATATACGACATCAGAATAATATGTACAATGAAAAGTGTCGCTATGCGAAAAAGTACCCGAAAGCGTAGAAACCCGCAAGTGCCAACAACATCCACATCAACACTTTGAGCGACGCTGGCTTCCCTTTTCGCTGTCTCGTTTTGCCAGTTCGGCCGATAGTCTTGGAAGTTGTTCGGCGGCCGAGGCTGCTATATTCGGTGGTGGTGGTTCTGAGTCCGCCGCCTTCCTGGCCCATTGAAAGCGTCACCCGTGGCAGGTTTCCAACCCTACTGCTCGTAGATCGGACCTGGGACCCGTCACCACGAGTGGTTGTGGTAGATCGCGTATATCTCCCAGTCTTCTTGGAAGTTCTTTTAGTCCAGATTGCCATTGTATTTAGTCCCTAACCAGGCCGTTGAACTCAGCAATGATAAGTTTGGTCAGCTCCTCATAGGAGAGGTCTTGCATGTTCTTAGCTGCACAGAGGCGATTGACGATCTCATCCATGCGGGCACGCTGAACGCTGCGTTCCTTTTTCTTCCAAAGAAGCCAAGAGGGAAAATTTATAGCCCACTCAGGAACACCTGCGAACCGCCGAAGCTCAGTCCGCATCAGCAGATGACACTTATCCAGCCGGCGCTGCTTGTCGTAGTGCATCCGCCAGAGCAGCAGATTATATTCACGGATGGCCGAGGCAGCAGTACAACCCACCGCAACGTGCTCCGGATACTCCGGGCAAACTGCCGACCACTCCTTAGAGCCAGCCGGACAAGTCAGGACGATCGTTTGATCTTGTTTTGCCATCAGATGGCCTTTCCTTGAAGAGGAGTCGGGCTGATGATCTCGACGATGTTCGGAGACATCGACAGGAACGGAATACGCCAGCCGGTCGTGCGGACCGTGTAAGTCTGGCCAACCTGCAGGCGAGCCTGGAAGGTCCGGCTGTTGAACTTGCCGCTGAAGATGTCATCCTCGTTGGTGTAGGCACGACCGTCTGTGGCCAGAACCACGTAACGACATGTTACGGTTTCTCCACCGGTGCACTCGCGGTCCTTACTCTCCACCGTGAACGTCTCGGTATCCTGATCGAGCTGTGCACAGCCAGCAGTAGAAAGGGCCAGGATCGCAGCGGTCAGCAGCATTGCAGTTTTCATCATGTTAGTTCTCCAATATTTCAAATCGATTCAGAAGGAAGGCCCCAGGGACCTCATTGAGTTCCACGCCGGGTTCGCCCTTGTTCGGTCCCATACCATCACCAAAGACGACATGACCATCGCGAACCCAGCGCTTTACCGTGTACTCATGACCCTCCTTAATAGGAATGCCATGCTCAGATGCACGAATGCAGAGAAGCTTAGTCCCTACAGGAAGTTTCGTCTTTTCCATCATATTTCTCTCTTACCCAAACAGATTGGGATTCCGCACGATCGCGGTTCCACCGAAGTCGAGCAGCACGGCGTTCCTCAGGAGGAAGCTTGCTTCCCACAGAGAGTGCGTACCCGTCAGCCAGGATATACAGAAGACCCTTAAGAGAGTCCCCACCAAATAGTTCGTTGGCAGGAGCCACGGCCCTCTTACAGACTTCGAGGCCAGCCCCCGCTTCATAGTGGTGGTTGGCGTCACGGACGTCCTGCAGAGTGACTTCTAGGGAAGGGGATACCATCATGGGATGAAAATCTCTGTGATGCGACCTGTCTCAGGATTCCAACTGATCATGGCGCCCATGTTAGATGCCGTCTTCAGATCCTCGGGCATGAGATCGCCCACGCGAAGAGACTTCTTACGACTCTTGAAGATCTTGAGCTTCAGCATTTGTTCAGTTCCTCAGTCAGCTGCTCGATCAGATCGGGATTGATCAGGATACGGCGCAGCGCCTTGTCATCCTCAATATCAGCAGGATGCCACCAAGAGCGCTTACGCTTCAGAACGCCCACAAGAGCGTCATAGACGTGGGTCGATCGAATCACAGGACCTCAGTCTCCGTGATGAGCATGTCGAAACCGAGGTACTCGCCGGAAGGCCCACGGAGCTCATAGCTCTCGACGAAGCCGTCAGCATTGGGCTCCGCGACAGCATTGCCCCAGCTAGTCTTCATATAGTTGTCCAGAGACTCGGGGGTGGCGAAGACGCCAATATACTGGCAGGAGTCATCCGACTCGTTCCAGAGTTGGGCCACGAGAACCTTCTGCTTGGGTTCCACGTCGTACTCCACGAAGTGTTCCTTGCCGGAACCCCAATAGCAAACGTGCCCTTCATCGCATTGCGTAATGCCAACTGAAGCCGAACCACCGGCATTGGCTTTGGTATAGATCTTGCCCTTGGTCAGTCGGCTCTTTCCAGCCCAATGAGATCCTTCCCAATCGGCTGCTGGGTGGACGAAGTCCTTGATGCAGAGAAGCTTGGTGCCCTCAGGCAGATCACAAAGTTTGGTCATATAGCTTCTCCATAAAAGAATTCAATCCCACCCCAGTCTGACCAGCGCCAGCCGAGCATGGGCTCCTCATCAATGTCTGTCAGCTGATCCACCACATTTTGTGCAGCCTCTTCCCAGCTTGCATCATCCCAGGCATAATCGCTGTTGCTTTCCAGCATGCCATCTGCCTGGGCGAGAAGATCGAGGATTTCGGTTTCGTTCAGTGTCTTTTCCATAACGCCATAATACACCACTGGCATATTATGTACAATGAAAAGTATCTGATAGGAGTTAGTTTGTGCGCTCGACTATAACGTTCAAATATCCCACGGTTACGGAACTCGTCCCCGAGGTGTTCTGAACTATCGTGTATATTTCATCGCCTTGACTTAGCTCCACAATTGTCTGGACGGTCCCGGCGTCTGGTCTTGTACCAGTAGCGGTAACATATACTTCAGACTCCTGCAGCCTGTCATTGTCTGTGTTTTGGGCAGAAGCGGAAGGTTTTTTACCTATATAAAATCCAATGATCTGGTTTTGGCCGCCAGTAAGAGAAAACGTGACAGTCACCTTAAACAGTCTTGGAATTGTGGATGTGTATTGCAGCGCATTACGTGCAGGAACGTGTGTAAACTTTTGATTCAATGATTCCATAGTACTGGTAGTGCCAGCAGTAGGATACCTAGCTGATTGTACAGGGCACGCCGTGGCCACAGCGTTAGCCTTCATGTACATCTGAGCTATGGCAGTCGAGTTAAGCACACCAACAGAGTTTACAAACAGAGCGCTACTTGATGCAGTGTTAACGCCAGACAGATACGTGCCACCGCCGGAGAAGTTTATAGTATCGAGGATAAACCCTTCTACTGGAATGGTAGACCCGGCCCCGACTGTGATGCCTTTCGTGGCACTTGATGCAATGATGGACGAATAGATCGCTCTAAATCGTCTGGTAATTACCGCCGTGTTAGCAATGCTAATAATAGACGTATTAGAGCCATCACCCTGCAGCAGCGAGTTATTAACGCCCACAGTGCCTATAGTGCCGGTGAATCTAAGATTTTGGGAACCAAGAAACGCGCCGGTGTCGTAGATAAAGTTAGATGCCGTGCCGACCTCGCCGACGTTCGTAACGTTAGAAAAGTTTACTGCCCTCCAGTCAATGGCAAGCGGTGCATTGGCTCCCCCGTCATCGTCGATGTAAATAGCAGTATGAACGTCCTTAATCGTGATATCCCGCATCGGAATCGTATAGCGCGATGTCAGGAGAGGCGTATTGTTTGCCAGCCCAGTGCTTGTTAGAAACGTAGTTTCCGAGCTTGTGCCTATAATAGCCACAACCCCATCTGTGACTAGCCGGTTACCTAGAAGATCAATATCGGAGTCGAGATAATACGCTGTATCACTCGGAAGTGTAATCACCCCAGAAACAGGGTCTGGAAAATCTGACAGGGAAGAAATAACAGTTCCGCCAGCCACATTGAGCGGATTGCCACCCACTGTAACACCATCGGAGAGCCGCAGTTCTTTGACAACACTGTCGTAAAACAGTTCACCGGTCTTTCCCTTATATTGGGAAGCCGGGTAACTCATATTCGATGTGAGTATTTTTCTAATTGACATAGGACACCATTCTCTAGGTTTGTCCTATTTATCGATTAGAGAATGCCGAACATTCCAAGGATACCAGTCAAGATGGCCAGCAAGAGACTAAGACCAACACACGCAGCTGCCCCTCCACCTAGCCATACAGCTCCAGTGGGTCGATCAAGCATGGCAGACATCAAGGCCAAGATGACCAAGACGATAGCTGCGACTAGAAGGCCCATGCCAATAGTAAACAGGATTTCAAACATCAGGTAGCCTTATAACAGAGATCAATTGCAGGGGGTGTTCCAGCGGGTCTAAGAGAACAATGCACTCCCTCGAACCGATAGATATGTGCCCCATATCGGAGGTACTCGTGTGGAATGACCTCAATGGAATCACAGGTGATGATCAGGCGCTTGCCATCCTCCACCACATTGACTTCGAAATACTCACCGAGCCGGATACCGGACTGCAGCGGAAAGCCGTTCAGTTCTTCTTGGGTCAGCTTCATATCAATCTTCTTCGCGAATAATAGTAACAGGCCAAAAGCGGCAAAACAGTTCGCCGCGGTGCTTGGGGCTCACTCCAGGATCAACAGCGCACAAAGTGTACCGACGGTTACCTACCCAGACATCGCGAATAGATGCCAGGCGGCTCATGGTCACGATCAGGTGTCCGTTGTCAGCAATGTTCCAGGCTGTAGCCTCTGGATAATCCCGCTGGATGTCTTTCAGGTACCGGTCAGTCATTGCGAAACTCCAAAAGGCTCGCTCGGCCGTCTCCGGCCAAGTAGGCCTCTTTGACGGCCTCGAAACTGGCATGGAAGACGATGGTGTTATCGTCCAGATAAGTCAACTGCAGGCAGGTGTCAGCAAAAGTCGCCTTGAAATGATGGCCGGCACCATCCATGACCATTTCATAGCGGCCGGTCTCGGCAGCCATCTGCAGACGAGACCGATTGACCTGGCTGAAACTGGAGATGAGTTGTCGAGCGGTCAGATCAGTCAAAACGATTCTTCCAGTTGGGCCATACGTCCAAGAAGGACACGAGTCAGCTCGGCATCAGCCCAATCGCTGTTCGGATACTCTTCTTCGAGCTTCGGCCAGTCGAAACGGCTGTTATAGTCCTGAAGCCACACATTGATCTCAGCGGCCGTGTTGTATTTGGCCGCCTCCTGAGCCACCCAGCGCTTGGCTTGGGCCATGGTCATGTCATCAGCTGCGATAGTCATATCAATAATCCATGGCCAGAGTGAGGCGACGATACCGAGCACCTTCTTCTTCAGCAGCTTCCGCAGCCGAATAGATGCGCTTGATCCGGCAATCCGGATAGGCATCCTCGAAATAGTCCCGAGCTTCATCTCGGGTGGCAGCTTCAGTTTCAAAGACAGTCTCCAGACGGTCTTCGGTCAGGGCGTCAGCATAGAACAGGGTCATAGCAGGTTTCCTTCTTACTATCCCATAATACGACAGTGTGGATTTAAGTACAACGAAAAATGGGCTCAGGCACCGTGTGCCCAAGCCTCCAGAACCGGAGCAGGAGAGCCCCGACGATAAAATTCAGCCTTCTCAGCGGCCGCTTCGGCCTCCATGGCCTCATAGGCTTCCCGCTCGGCCCGATCCTGGGTCTCCAGGTAGTCGTAGTAGGCCATCCAGCCGGTGTTGGGAATGCCAACCGCCTCACAGGCAGCGGCCAGATCGGCCTTGTCCTGCTCCTGGGCCTCAGCGAACAGCTCGTCAAAGCTATTCCAGAACTCAGCCACGTACTCGGGGCTATTGACGTACTCGCCACGGGGGCGGTAGCCATAGATTTCCTTGAAGGCGTCCGAGTAGCACCAGTCGTCCGTCAGGCCAGCCTCAACTTGGGCGGCGGTGACAGTGGCGGCGGTCAGAGCAGTCGGGGTCATAGCAGGTGTCCTTCTTACTATCCCATAATACGACAACCCCATATTATGTACAATAAAAAGATCAGCGTTCGAAGGTAACTGTTCCCTCGACCTGACCAAACTGGTCGGTCCTGGTAAAGACTTTCACGTTGGACTTGATCGGTCGGCCTTCAGCCGTGAGCTTACGATTCACGTATTGGGCAAGGGCCTCAGCCACTTCCTGTGGATTCAGCTTGTATTGCTCTTGCATGATATTCTCCTAGGAAGAAAAGGCGTGGACTACGAAATAGCCATCATTCATCATCGCCGTGCCCACGTGCTTCAGGCCCTGCCCATCAAAAGGCATGCCGGTCACGACCAGCCGGACGAAACGTGGCCTGGTATCAACTGTACGAGCCCAGACGTAGAGTTGGCCGGCCTGTTCAGCAAAGTGCAGAACCTCTCCACAGAAGAGGTGAGTGATGCCGTTGGGGGCGTTCAGATCAACGCTGTGTTTGAAAACAGAGTCCATCATACAGGGGTAGCCCATGCACGTGCCTGGAATCGGTTGGCCATGGCCAGAGTGAAGTCAGCAACCTGGTCATAGAGAGCTTCTCGTTCACCGGGGGTCAGCTGGTCCAGATTGGTACCGCCGACCATGATTTGAGTGAAGATCTCGGCGGCCATAGCGTCACGTGTTTCACGGTTAGTAGGTGTCATGGTAGTTTCCTTTCAGAAAATTAAGCTCAAGCCGAAAACGATCGAAGCGATGAGGACAACCCCAGCCCAAATCCACTCATTCCAGTCGTGGCGTGTCATGGTAGTGTCCTATTCAACAGATTCGAGGATGGGGAATTCACCGGCCGCGGCTTCGACCACGTGGCGGCTCATGCCGTACGGGTCCAGATCACAGGTGCACCAGCCGCCGGGAATCTTGGAGATCGTGGCGGTCCACAGCGGGACGTTGTACTCGTTGACCGGGCTGTCCGGATGCTTCCAGTACTCGCGGCTTCCGTAGGCGTAATCACCGGCCTGACCGACACCTTCCTTGATGGTGTATCCGGCGGCGATGACGCCAGCACGGGCAGCGATCAGGTTCGGGAACTCGGTCATATGCATGAGAAGTGTTTCCTTGTTACTATCTCAATATACAACGATGGGAAAATAGGTACAACGAAAAGATCAGGCCGTGAGGCGCTGATCTTAGAGGTAAATCACCGGGCTGACGCCTTGCTCATCGAAATAGAGCCGACCACGACCGGGTACGTCCAGGACGATGTCCTGAATGTACCCCTCAGGGTCATCCGTACGGAAACAGAACGTTCCCACCAGGACCTCGATCTCGCCTTGATCCGACCAGCGCTCACCCTGGAGCTGTTGACCAACCGTGTACATCACGTCTCTCCTCTTACTATCCCATAGTACGAAGATCCACATTTAAGTACACAGTTATCTTGCTGCAGCGAAATCCAAAGCCTTTCGCCAAGCCCGACCTGGAGTACTGGCTCTCTCGGAGATGATCTCTCCTCCGATAGCAGCCGATTCTACCCAGTACATGTAGCCATTGGTCTTCAGTTTGGCGTCAGGAAACTCTTTCCTTACACCCTCTTGAAGGAATGGGATGACTCTGTCTACGAGTTCGGTCATCTGGCCGCCAAATACTCGCTGCAGGACTGCCAAGCCCCCTTAGGCGTCTTGCACTTCAAGCTGATGATCATAGGCGGGGTATAGCCATGACCCTGGTTCTTCCAGGACTCCACCCAGAAATCATAGCCGTCGGTCAGGAGGACCGCATTTGCGAAGCCGCCCTCCACACGAACCCGCTGCCGAAGCTTGTCCAGCGGCTCCGGATCAAAAGCAAGCAGCGCATCAATCACTTTATCGTTCATGCGTATCCATCCTCTTCATAAACCTGCTGCTTGGCGTCTTTCAAGATCAGCCGAACTCGCTCCTTATAAGCCATAGGAGCAAGGGCCCAGGCCAGCTCCAAGGCAATTATAAAAACCTTCACGGTTCCACTCCCCATTTGCCTTCATGGAAGGTTACAGTCTCACCAGGAGCAACCCCTGGTCCACCGATAATCTGCATGCAGTCACCAATGTACCGCCCATTGCCTCCAAGGCGGCCAAACCATTCCTCAAACTCGATGACCTCAATGATGTTGTGAGTGTAGACCCCAGGCCAGATCTTCTTGTTCATGGCTGCCTCCTCATCCAGGCCTTCCAGATCATCCTGCCGGCAACCATGGCCACCAGGATCCAAATGACAAACTCAGGACTCATCGAGTGCGTCCTGGATACGTTGAATGGCCTCATTGAGAAGCCAAGCATCTGCGTCCGTAGTGACCGTAGCCAGGACTTCATTGATGTGCTCAATGGCCGCCCTCAGGGGCTCTTCAATCTTACGGTTCATCGAACTCTCCTGTGGTCCACAATCCACTTCTCGACCTCTGGGGTGCAGGGAACTTCGCCGGCCGTGCCAGAGTCGAGCATGCCGTCGTTGTTCCAGTCCTCGCCGAAGAAGCAGAGCCCCGTGGAGTCATGCTTGGCGAAGACGTAGAGGTTATCCAGATCTCTGGGTCCATATCCGCAGCCGGCCAGAACGATGGCCATCACGGCCAGTAGGGTGATTCTCATATCAATCTTCTTCCTTGTAAGGAGCATAGCCCACGGTTCGGATCAGCTCGTGGATCAATTCGTCAAAGGTTTCCCGGACATGATCGTACAGGGCGATGACCTCACCATCCCATACATTGTTTTCATCACGCCACTTGATTACGGCGTCGTAAAGCTTGTCCTTCTGGGCCTGGATCTCATCAGGTTTCATTTCGAACCCTCAACATTTCATCTGCTTTTTGATAAGCCAATATCGGGCTAGCGAACAGCGGGTTATTAGCCAGCATCCCCTGGAGGGCTGCTGCAGCGAAGTAATCCCGCAGGCTCATGTAGGTCGCCACATCACCGTCGCCGTAAGGCATATCCCCGTAGCCTTCGTAGTCTCTATCGGTCATCGTTTCTTATGCTCCATCTGGTCAGCAATCTTCCAGGCTTGCTCAGCAATCCATTCAGCGCCTGACGCCGTCATAGAATAGCTGCCAAGGACCTGATGAAGGGCCACAAGAGCGCAGGCTTCCTTGAAGTTCAGGCTTGGCGGAATGTTCGGCATAGGGGTCATCGTTTCAGTTGCTCCACTAGAGCTGTTGCCTCTTCTCGGGCCTTCGCCTGGTATTTCAGGTGCTGCCCAGGATAGTTATTCAAGGCGCAGTACTCGCCCCGCTCAGGATCCTGGAGGGTATCAAACCACATAGGCTTCAGAGCCCGCGCTATGGCCTCAATGAGAATGTCACGGTCGAATGAGACTACCACAGCTTCCACAGACTTTCCAGGGGCCACAGGACGACACCCAATACGATGAGAACGACCATGCCAGCAGCCCACGTTGCGATGATCAATGCGTACAGGAGCAGATACGTGACCCATGCCAGGATCAGCAGAGGTCCAAACAGAAGCGCCCCACAGACGAAGATCCGACGGGTCAGTTGTGGCCAGGTGGAGGGCCTAAGGCGATACCCCATATTCTTCATGAAAGAGTCGACGCGCCACTGCCACTCATAGCACCACAGTTCCCACAGCCTGCTCATTTCGCCACCGGGTACACGTCGTCCAGGCCATTAGCCCAGCCAAAGTCTTCCGCATCACGGTCGGTGTCAAACACACGGCCCTCGGTGCGGACCTCAGTCCAGTCACCGACGACGCCCCACCACATGGGGATCCCGCCCCATTCAGTTTCCAGCAGATACACAGTCTTTTCCATAATCAAGCTTTGAGCCAGGGGTTGAAGCCGAGGTCCGTCATCCAGTAGGCAGCAGGAGCAGGTCCAGCGCCGGCGAGGACCCAGCGGCCCGACGGGGCCAGGATCATCAGAGCCCACCAGATCTCTTGATCATTGAAGGGGCTCACCGAGGGAACCAGTTTCTGGGTTCCGCAGAGGCTGATCTGGACGGCAGGGAGCTTCAGTGTCTTTTCCATAATCCCATAATACGATACAGGGATATTATGTACACAGTTTATTGTCGATACACCCGTGGGATCCGCGGATAATCGGGAAAGGACATGAGCCGCCTGGATCTTTCCATAGTGGCCATGTCATATCGCTGCTTCTGATCCCTGGTCCACTTGCCCTTATGCACCAGGATGTGGATCAGATCCCGGATGATCTTGTCCAGCTCGCTCTCACGACTCATTGGCCCAGGGCCTCCTCAGCTGCCTCGATGGCCCTGGTGACGAAGTACTCACCTTCGTCCCGTGGGCTGTGGTTATCAAAGGGGTCATGGTCTGCCATAGGGGATCCGCAGCAGCAGGTCCCGGTGTTGATGGGAAGCTGCTGAGCCATAGTCTTCACCTGAGCCAGAAAGGTTGTGAAAGCCGTCCGTAGGTCTGCTTCACGATCTAACAGAACTTTCCTGGCGCCGATTACATCGGCCATGGCCGCTTGCGAGTTTGTACAACCTTCGGCCACTCGGATGACCTTGCTTTCATAGTCATACAGTAGAGCTAAATGTTTAGTGTTCATTGGCTGCCTGGATCTTCTCGATAAAGTCAGCGATCTCATTGAAGCTCCTGCCCTCATCATTCATGCAGATGAGACGGGTGTGGAGGGATAGCTTATCGCCCACCTCATCTTCCACGACCTGCGTCAGGTTCAGATCTTCCAGGATGGTGGCTTGAGCAGCCCGCGGGATCACGGATTGTTGAACCGCCCGCTTGGTTGCGTACGAATTCATGTTGTCGAAGACAAAGTAAATGTCTCCCTCGACATTCTGCTTCGGAAGGCCCTGGATCTCGCACAGAACTCCCAGACAACAGAACTTGCCGTCGCGGCACAGATAATCCTGGCCCTGCTCATAGTCACCGGATCTCAGGGCGTTGACCCAATCAGCTGCTTTCATCATTCAATCTCACAGGATGCAGATGCCTGACCCATACGGTAGGCCTCACAGACGGCCGATACAGCCACGGCCGCATTGACACTCACACACTGCTCAGGGAGCAGGTTCACGTCATACAGCAGAGACAGAAGATCCGGCGTCTCATTGATTGTCTGCAGATAGGGCTGCAGGATGGATCTCACAGTGGTTTCTTTGGCCTTGGCCAAAACTCCATCCAGCTCTACCTGGGCTTCACTGATTGGCATTGGCCACCCCATCGATATAGTCAGCGATCTGATCAAAGGTCACGCCACTGTCATTCATGTTGATCAGGCGGGAATGTAGATCATCAGCATGGAACGTCTGTCCATCGATCTCGGCCGTCGGCACCCGGACCCGAAGATCCAGATCCTCCAGGATGGTCTGTTGGAGGCTATAAGGGATCACAGCTTCCTCTCGCTCGGCCTCGCCGATCCCATCCTTGGAGAAGAGGTACTCCACAACCTGAAACTCTGGATCCACCACCTTCTCGAACCCGGCCACTTCAGCCAGGACACCCAGACAGCAGAAGGCACTGCCATCACACAAAGCGTTCTGGCCTTGCTCATACTTGCCGCTACGGAGGGCAGCAGTCCATTCAGCAGCCTTCATCACACAGTCTCCAGGTAGTCAGCGATCTCGTTAAACGTGGCACCACGATCGTTCTTGCTGGACAGAGTCCGCATCAGATCATCCTCTCGATGCGGACCACTTTCCGTGATCAGTTGGCCCAGGGGCAGATCCGAGACGATGGTATCACGAACCGACAGAGGAATGATCCCACTGTCCTCTGCCCCATCCCCAAAATCGAAGGTCAGGATATTTATTTCGTCGATTGGATTGAGTCGGTGCTGAGCACCGGCAAGCGTAGCCAGGACGCCGAGGCAGCAATAGTTAATGCCGCCCCCTTCAGCCAGCTTACCCAGGGCTCCGGTACATTGATTGAATTCCCCAGAGCGAAGTGCATCGATCCAGGCCTGCTTAGTCACGGGTGTCATGTGGTTCTTCCTGTTTCAGTTGATAGCCACCACTGGGATGGTAGATGAGGTCACATCATTTGGTGGGCTTGAAATAATTAACGACCCCTGGACGGTTCATCTGCCGTTCCATGTCGGCCTTCAGCCGTTGTGGGTAGCCGGCCAGTCTCACAGAGCTGCAACCATGTCTTCAAACAGTCTGGGCGCATTCGCTTGTGGAAGCTCCACGACCAGGCAGTATTGAACCGATCCGGTCACAATAGCCGTTTTCATGAAGCGAGTGGCCAGCGTCTTGCCAACCAGTTTGGCCAGGCTCTCTTGAACGTCCTGCAGCCGCGAACTCATGCTGCCCATATAGGACATCTCGATGGACCGCTTCTTGGCAGTCACTTCGAGCATTCCGTACGTGCGCGTTTTCATGGGTAGCTCCATTTACTATCCCATAATACGATACCACGATATTAAGTACACAACTTAATCAGCCGAACGCTCGATGATCTCCAACATGGTATCTACCTCATCACGGTTCAGGACGATGTTGTTGCCCTTGCCATGGAGCAGGACCTCATGGAGTTTGGTGATCCGGCTCATACGGACATTGGCATCCACGTTCTCACGGCTGGGCGTAGCAGTGGTATATGGCGGCACAACGCCCCAGCTCTTCCCTTGATTGCCGTTGTTAATCTCAGCGTATCCGACACCTGTCCCAAGCCTGATGCTCAGCCCCGGTGTGGTTGGTGGGTTGAGCCGGACGATCTCCTCGATGTTGGGTGGAGCGAAGTCGGTGATGGCTGGGTTCGACAGATCCTCGGTGATCGTGATCGTTGCGGTCGGCAGAGATTCTCCGGTGGCTGGGCATCGCTCGCCGGGGTGGATAAAGATGTCCGAGTAGACCCCGGCTGTTCGTTCAAGGCCTGCCATCCGGAGGCCAGCGTCAAGGAGGATTGAGCGGACCTGATGTGTATCCAGGGTTATCTGATGCGTCCGGCGATACGTCTCTGTGGTCTTAATGGATTCCGGTGGCTTCTGGTCTCTGTACATGGCTCTCTCCGACTCGCAACATATTTAGAATCGATATTAAATCGAATTTAATGTTGTTTTGCTATTTGTGGTATACGGGTGAATGGTGGTGACACAACTAAAAGTTAGGTGCACTTCTTAGTGTTGGCGAGTGAGCACGTAATCTAGAGTTATGTCCTTCCGAATCATATAGACGATCTGGAAGGTGGCTGAGCTGCGGGTAAAGCTAATCAAGGTGCGATACCGATGTCATATTCATACTCGAAACACTCTTCGTCATGGTCCCACGGGCCTGTCATCTCAGTGACCCACAATAGGTATTCTAGTGGTGGATGGTCTGTTTCGAACCGCACTTCTTCCTGTCCATTGGCATAGGTGATCATTGAACTCTTCACTGGTGTGCCATGAAGAATACGTGCTACTTGGTCTAAGACCCATGTCTTATGGTGTGCACCATCTATCTGTCCATAGGAACTGATGAACTCCATGGCCCAGTCTGTAGGAGAATAATCATGATATTTGCTGTCTGGTGGGAGGGGGGAGGTGATCATGATATGTCCTTTACTCTGCATATAACCTGAGCCATCGATGGTGAGCCGAAGCCTGGTCGAATGTGGTCGTGTGGTTCTATCAGGAAGACGTTATGCTTCGTGTGGCGGTGTGTGATCGCCTCACCTCTTGGTCCACAATGCATGACACGTAGGTCTAGCCAACCGAGGTTGGGCCCAGTTGTGAGTGATTCAGAGTATGCGGCTACGAAGTTGAGACCTTCATATCTCATACGTTGAAGCTCTCATACACACGGTCACGCTGTTCACGTGTGTTGAAATAGAAGACCACATCTTGTGGATCGATAGACACGTTGTCCTCATCACTCAGGAATGTTGGCCGGTTGGTCTCATCGATTGGGCCAGGCCGATTCTCTTGGCCGGTGTCCTTGAAGACGATGTAGAAAGCCTTGAGCTTTGTTTCAGGGTCTTCGTGTTCACCCATGCCAAGGAAGGTGGAACCGTATCCGAATATCATCATGCTCATGTGAATCTCTTTCTTCCAATGATTTCTTCACCGACTTCTACTGCGGTGGATAGTTCTGCTAGATCTAATGCCATGCACGTCACATGGCACTGTTTCATGATCCCTCTCTTCTGTAGAGATAATGCTGTTTGTGCACTCTCTTCTAGATTGAGGAGGGGGAGGGAGATGTGTTCATCGAGTAGCCGCTTCTCATTCTTTGAGTTGTTGAGTGCGTCTTGAACACGGACCCGAAGCTTCTCGAAGTCACGTAGGACGATGTCGATCGGTCTCATTGAATGACTCCTGCCTTCCGTGCGTTCTCGATGAATGAGGTGATGTTCTCACGACCGATCGGGTTCATTGAGTGAACGGTGTAATCTGGGAAAGGGTAAGCAGACCCGATATGAAACACCAGCCACTTGGCTGCATCATAGCCGGTCTTCTCGGGACCATAATCATGTGAGCCATCGAAGCAGGCCTGATAGTGTGCGTCGGCCAGATCATGGTCGAAGCTCACGCGATCTGGAACACCGTTCTTCTTGATGTAGGTACGGAACTCTTCATAAGAGCGGACGATGACCCACGGTCCGAGACCGATGGCGCACCACGTCACGTCTGATGGCTTACGCTCATCATCAAGGAACAGGTTGTAGGTCAATCGGTGCGCTCCTCAGTTTCTGCAGGTTCTCGATGAGTCGGTCGATATCCTCATCGGTCTTGAAGCTGACGATGACGCCACCGTTTTCACGATACGAGAAGTCATCAGGCTCATTCTTAATCGTATCACCAGGCTGATGGCCATCTTCCGTTGGATACCAGACGATGGCTTTCCTCGTGTCTGGCTCAGTGAGGATGCAGGTCTCGACGATGACGTTGCCGAACCCGAGGTCGACTTGTACGAACATTGGTTGCATGTTATGCCTCTGTCTCTTCGTAACCGATCTTGGTCTCGACATACGTCAAGCCACCGGCACGATCAGGATAGTTGATGAGTTTGTAAAGAAGCTGGTCCATGTCGCTATCATCAAACAGAGGCATGATGCGATCCGAACAGAAGGTGGACAGGAGCTTCTTAGCGAGGATGCGGCGCACCTCACTCTTCTGCCAATGCTCATCCTTGAAGCCGGCGGCAGGTGATGTTTCGAATGATGTGGCCGTGCACATAACACGACCGCCACTCATGATGTGGGCAATGTAGCCTTTGGGTTGCGTCACTTCAAATATTCCTTGTGAACTTGTACGGCGATATAGCCGATAAGGATCAGGCCACCAGCCATGAACACGTAGTTGAACAGATTCACGAGGACGTATGTAGCCCCGAGAAGCACGGCGAATACAGCTGCGCCGATCCAGAAATAGGCAATGAGCTTCATGAGCACATCGACGATTTTGACAGAGAGTTTGAGCATTAGCCAGCCTTTCCTGCGAGCAGAGCTTCCATGTAGCTCATGCCGGTCTCAGCTTCCACCTTCTGGCGATGCATGAAGCGCTTGGCAGCGCCGATAAGGCCTTCGGCATATGCCACGGCCAGAGCCGGATCACTCGGGATTTCAGCCTTGCGATGATGACCTTGATTGTTCAGGATCAGGTCCACGAAGTCCATGTCGCCTTGAAGGCTGGCGGCTTGGAATGCATTGTCCAAATAGGTCTTGCTCATTCTTCGTATCCAATCGAGGCGAGGAACTCATCGAACAGATAACCATCCTCCATTGCTTCGAGGAGCATGTCCCCGTTGCAGATTGGACGGTCATCAGGATGATCCATGATGAAGTTAGCGTAGGCATCAGACTGATGCAGCTCGTCGAGGGTATATTTGTTGCTATTCATATTGCCATAATACGATGAATGGATATTAAGTACAACGAAAAGATCAGATGTCTTGCGACGCCTGATACATTCTCTCTTCGAGTCGCTCGAGGTTCTCATCGAGTTCGAGATAGTTGCCACCGTGAATGTCTTGGCCGTAAGGGCAGATATCACCGTAGATCGGCACGCCACGCTTGTTGGCTGACCGAATAGCCTTGAGGTCTTGAGACGTGATCTCATCCACGCCGAGTCTCTTACGCAGAATCTCAGGCGTCGAACCGCTGATCGGTCCGTCAGTCCATTGCACAGTCAGCATCATTTCCTCTTGTTTAGTTCACGCAGCTCGGCCACGTAGGTGGGATTCGGCTCACATTTGCCGGGACCGTGACCAGAGCCGACCATGTTGCAGCCTTTGCCGCAGGTGTAGCAGAAGTAGCCTTGAGCGAGACCACGGGGAGTCATGTGTTCGGCAGGCATAGTTCAGCCTTTCTTGTATGGGCAGGTTTGGATGCCGCAAGGCGAACCCGGATACGGCGGAATGCCATTGCACATGGCGCAGCTGTACGGGTCCGGCTTCTTACGCAGAAGGACCCGCTTGTAAATCTTCTCGAGACTGTAACTGTTCGGCTTCGGGAAGTGGTGCTGAACCTCAAGAGCTTCCTCTTGCGATTCATAATAGCCGTGAACACTTGTGAACTTAGTGGCGCCCGGCGTGTCCTTCTTACAGAACTGGCCGTGCTCATCGAAGAAGATGTCGTATTTAAGAACCCAAAGCGGGTGGTCGAGGTCAATCTCTTCGATCGGTTTCCAATTGTACATGATCTATTCTCCTATCACCATAATACGACAAGAGGATATTAAGTACAATTGAAAAAGGGTCCCCGAAGGAACCCTTTCGCAAGAGGCTTAAACCTCGACCCACGACGTAGGTGGGTTAGTTTTCTTCCTTGAGACGTGCAAAGAATGCCAGATCGTCATCATCGTCATCGGCCATGGCCGCTGGAGCAGACTCAGCTGCACGCTCCTTAAAGTTTGGAGCAGCGGCATAAGACTCAGCAACCGCCTCACGCTTCTCAGCGCTGACAGGCGTAGCCGAACCGAGGACCTTCTCAAGACGAGCCTTGAGTTCAGCATAGCTCTTGAACTCTTTTGGATCGATGAACGCCTGCAGAGGATACTCGGACTTCCAGATGGCTTCGAGTTCGTCATCAGACTCACGAAGAGCCGAAGCCTTGTCGAACTCTGACTTGTCGTAGTTCCGATAGCCTTCGAACTTGCGGATACGCAGGCGGAAGTTGGCGCCTTCCCACAGGTCGAATGGGTTGATGGCGGTCTCATCGGCGAACGATGGGTTCATCAGGTCGTTGAGCTTGTCGAAGATCTTCTTGCCGTAGCTGTAGAGGAAGACCTTGCCTTCGTTGGCCGGATTGCCGGGGTCCTTGACCACGTAAATGTTCGAAATGAACTTCAGACGGCGCTTCTGGCTAGAGGCGATCTTCTTGTCGTCCTCATTGCCGGTTGCCCACAGAGCCGAGTTGTATTCGGACACAGGGTCATCCTCGCCGATAGTCGTGCGAGACTTCTCGATGTACCAGCCACCTGGTCCTTGGAAACCGTGATCCCAGACGCGAACGAATGGAACAGTCTCATTTTCTGGGGAGGGGAGGAAGCGGATGATGGCTGTGCCATTACCTTCCTTATCGATGGTCGGCGTCCAGAAGCGTGTATCCTCTGACCCTTTACCGCCACCCTTCTGTGCAACCTTTGCCAGTTCACTGGTCAGGTCCGACAGGGCGTTTGCTCTTTGTTTGCGTAGATCTGCAAAAGACATTGTATTCTCCGTATGAATGTGTTCGATGTATGTTTGGATGTGTAACCGAAGCTACCATCTATATATGAGTTTGTGGTGGCATGACCTGTTAGGTCTTCGTAATCAATCAGACATTTCGTCGATGACTGATTTGAAGATCTTCTTGTACTTGGCACGATCAAAATCAAAGAACTGTGCGAGCTTATTCAGCTTGAACTTGACCTCTGGCCATTGATACGTCTCAGTGATCTTGGCATCCCAAGAGTCAAAGAAGCCACCGAGACTGTTGAGGATGATCATTGTCTCTGGTCCAATCTTACCACGCAGATAAGCTTTGAGCAAAGGCGGGTGTTGACCGTCTACGACAGTGAATGAGTCCTTGAAGTTGTCTAGTGACAGCAGTTGATCCTTGAAGGTATACGAGAGAGTCTCTCGCCTCTTCTTCATGGATGTGTAGACACGCTGCGATTCATCATCGAACAAGTCGCCAACCCACTTAGAGGTGTCCTCGAATAGGTTGGCGACTGCTAGTCCGAATGGATCTGGCTGTTTAGCCAGCTTGTGGAAAGAGTATTTGTCTCGTCTCTTCTCGAGAGATGCAACAGACGCTGAGACTTTACCATTGTACTTGACATAATCGTAACTAGAGGTAAAATGCCTCTTCAATGCCAAATACATGACGTATGCGTCATAGCCAGTCAATAGACTTTCCTCATAAATAAGTGTGGTTCACGATGCGTCAACATCTAACCACTCTAACTCTAGTAGGAGAATCAGCATGATTATCTATCTGTACGTGAAGCAACATGCTTCGACAGGCCTTAAGTACTTCGGCAAGACAACTCGCCACAATCCCTATTCGTACAAGGGATCAGGAACGTACTGGCGTCACCATCTCAAACAGCACGGTCGTCACGTCAACACACTTGAAGTGTGGGGCTTCGATGACATGGATCAATGCACAGCATTTGCCCTTGAATACTCGAGGGTGAATAATATCGTAGCATCTGATGATTGGGCTAATCTCGTTGAAGAGACTGGTCTTGATGGAACCGTAAAGGGTTCTCGGCATAGTGAAGAGCATAAAGCCCAAATATCTTGTTCGTTGTTAGGTCACAGGCGTTCAGTTGAAACTAAAGCTCGAATGTCGGTTGCTAATCTAGGCAAGATACTCTCGGAAGAGCATAGAGCTAAACTAGCAACCGCCAAGCGTGGTAACAAGAATGCTTCTGGTCCTAGGTCTGCTGCAACCAGGGCCAAAATGTCTGCCTCTGCAAAGGCTCGTCGCCTTCCTGTAATATGATGCTAAACAGGAAGGCGACTCGTCCTCGCCATGTAGTTGAGATCCTCAGCGCTCTCTTGCAAGAAGGCTTTGGCTTTGGTGCTGGTCTTGATCATCGCAGCAGCCGTCTCAATTTCAATGCCCTTAAGTCCTGCAACGTGGATGACTGCGTCCATGTAACCACATGAAGTGGCACGGCTGAACTGGTCAACCTCTTGCAAGAACTGAGTCGTATCGACCATTTTCTCAGGCTTAATCAATGACATATACTAGTATCCTTAAGTGCGATAGAAAGCGTGGCCTCCGATCGTAGTTGTACGTCTGAACCTATTTGCCCAGCTAGGACGAGCCCTGAATGCGTGGAAATAGGTGGCGCCGTGTGTATTGTCCGATGCATCTTCTCCGGTATATACACGCTCGGCTATTTCTTGTGCTTGAGCCCATAGAGGACCACGAGGCGATGCGTATCCTTGCCTCACCCAAGAAAACTGGGATGGCTGATGGACCACGCCGCAGATTGTGTTACGAAACTGTCCATTGCGCATGCGGTTCATAGTAACGTGAGCAACAGCACGCATGCCATCGACTCCCTCACCGCGGGCCTCGTAGTAGATGTTTCGAGCTAGACAGTTGATTTCAGCGCTGTTGGCTGATCTTGTGTTGACTGGTTCCCTAGAAGCTTCAGCTTCCTCCCTCAATACCTGCTCATATGGGACCGGGACCGTCTGTTGACTCACCTGAGCAGGGGGTGAGATGATGAGTTCTTGCGAACTCTGTGGACTTGCTGAAAATCCAGCAAGTAGTAGAGACGCACAAATAACGCCTCCAAGTAGAGTGTTTGTATTTGACAACACCTACCTCCTTTTGTTGTTGATTGAGTTGAGTATCAAGAGCGAATCTCTTGACCCCACACCTTAATGCATCATTAGGTGGTACGGCGGATCTTACTTTTGATCCTATCTTGCATGATCGGTGCAAGATTAGTGGGCCCGTTCTGTTGCTAGGAGGAACCCATTCCCCGAAGTAACTTAGGCCGCTAGGGCGTAAGAAACCTCATTGTTGTCATTAGCTGCGACATTTACAGTGTTTGCGCATTTGACCGGTGCTTCCATCCGGATTCTCCACACACTTTGCCTTCGGTAGTCGAAACTAGTTCGGCCCCATCAAAAACAGATACTCTGGAATTCTACCAGACTTCTAGAATGTAGAGGGTCAACAACCCTATATCTGTTTTTGGTGGAGCCGTCGGGTACTGCCCCCGAGTGTTACCTAAACTAATGGCTTCATCGAATATCGTACAGCGATTTCTCACTGGTAGCTTATTTATACCTCGCCGGTATAATAATGTACATAGGCAGATGGAACCATTTCGTGTTCATATCTTGCCCTGAACTTGTCAACGTACAACCCTAAGGCGTGCTCTTTATAACCCCAGTCATTAGGGGTGGCCGTGACCTGGGTTCATGCTACGTAGCCCACTACACCGAGACCCAGGCTGTACGTTGATTCTTAACAGGCCATATATGGCCAGTTGTGTTAGTTTTTGTAGCTTAAGAGGCCATATATGGCCAGTTATGGGATTTAAGGATCAGCCCCTGAACTCGAGGCTTTCGTGCCATCCATAAGCAACACCGAAGCGTGGGATCCCAGCTGGAGTCTTGATGAAGGAACGAATGGTCACGCCTTCATACTTTCTCCAGTTGGTCAGCAGTTCTTTGGCGAACTCCTTAGTTCCCTTGATGCCGGCCTTGGGGTGTTCACCATTCTCGGTCAGCCGACCATCAGGCATCCTGAAGGTCACAGCCTTGGCGTGACCTGCCCAGTTGCCCTTGCCCTCATGAACCTCGATGACTTCGTATTCCTCATCGAAGAACTCTTTGCGCTTCATGAGACCCTTGGATCGCTTGCCGTTGCCCTCGTAGAGAGTGTGTTGTAGGCGAACCATTTGACCCTCATAACCATCTTCCATGTAGCTGGCATACAGTTCGTTGAGTTCGTCTTCAGATCCTACCTGATCAGTCCTGACAAACTTGATGACAGGAGACTCATCGCCCAACTCATCCAGGATCTCACGCAGCACGTGGATGCGCTCAATGAATGGGCCTGGATGACTCAGAATGTCGTAAATGTGATACTGCACGACTTCACGGGTCTTGGCATCTTGCTCAGGCGTTCTCTTATCCTTCTTGATAAGGCTGCCGAGCTCATTGAAATCATCCTTGAGGTCGTGGTTGTACAGTTCACCATCGAGCACGATGCCTGGGAATGCAGCAAAGATAGGAGCTAGCGCATCAAGAATGTGGTCATGGCGCCACGGTTTGCCCTGACGGCTCAACAGACCTGCGGTGGCATCAGCAGTCGAGCGATACCCATCAAGCTTCGGCTGCGAATAACATGGGCCTGGGAAGCTCTCATACTTCGTGGCGAGCATCGGGCCTTGGAACTTATAGCCAGCAGAAGATCCAGCCGCCTTGAAGTCCTCGGCAGTGTGATACTTGCGATCCAGCTTTTTGGTGTAGAGGCTCAGGATCTCAGCCGAGCATTGCTCTTCGGCAGTGGTGGCATTGGCACGACCCACGTTCTTCGGAAAGCATTCGGTCCACTCAGATTCGACAGCCTTGCCATCGAGGAGACCAGAGACCGTACGGAACCTCGGACCATCTTGTTCCATCTTCCACCAGCGGGTCTTACCCTTAGAGTCAGTCGTATAGAGTGTCGAACCAATCATAGTTTTGCATACCTTAGTGGTGATTCATTAAGAAGGGGGATGAGCATTTCGACAGCGATAGCATTACTGATCTTGGTAGCCAATCCTATAATCAGATCGTCGCGCGTCTGAACACTATAATCGGGCTCATACTCAAGGCGAATACGTTGACCATTTAGATCAAACACAATGAGGTAACACTCACGGCCCATTGATGGCATCTCCATAACCTCGCACTTGAAAGTGTTTGCGAGGATGGGGATGCGTTGAATGATCTCTTTGAGAACGTTTTCACGCATCTCACCATGCAACCGAGCAGCATCCGCTGCATCATGAGGCTGTTGCTCCACTCGAATAGAGGTGTGCTGGCTACGGTTTACGTAGGTAGGTGCATGGTCAAACATAGCGTAGTGTCCAAATATGAGAGTCGGCGGGGTCCCGTTAAGAACCCCGCCGCTCATGCAGTCTTAGAAGCGGGCGACGAAACCAACAGTCGAAACCGTAAAGGCATCGGTGTTGCTGTCGAAGGCTTCAACCTCACGGACACGTGCATCGAGACGCAGGTTGTCAGTCAGATCATACGAAACGCCGGCACCATACGTATAGGTGGCACGGTCTTCAACGTTGGTCCACGCATAGCCAACGCCGCCGAGGCCGTAGACAGCCAGGCGATCAGTCAGGTTAACGACCTTGACCAGGTTGGCACCGACGAGGTCAGCATCAAACGAGTTGTCGCCAACCAGCGTGTCATAGGTGAACTCGACCTGCGTGTTGAAAGGTCCAGTGACAGCCGGCGAATAGCTGGCGGACGCGACAGTGTCACGACCTTCAACTGAACCGACAGACAGGCCGACTTCTTGAGCCGAAGCAGCCGAAGCCATCAGGGCTACAGCGACGGCTGCACCAAGCATTGTGAGTTTATTCATAGTCTCTTCTCCATTGTTACAAATATTCGGGCCCAGCAGTGCACGAATGGGGTTAAACGTCAGTCGCCTTACGATGATTGACGTGATTGCGTTCGTTGTCTCGAATCACGGCTTCAGGTTGAGTGCCATAGATCTCAGTGACTTCCCATCGATCATTTTCTGGTTTCACCTCGACGAACTTGCCAAGGATAGCACCACGCGATGGGATCCATGAGACCTGAGTAGATCCCTCACGGACGAGTTTGCATTGGGTATATGTGTCGGTCATCAGACGGCCTCCGCCATTTCAACGGCAGTCTTCAGAGCCGACACGTTGAGGTTCTTGTTTGCACCGTACCACAGCGACTGCAGACGGTTGTCACGGCTACGGCCGAGAACGTGGTTGGTCATGAACGTGGCGGTGTTGAACGCCGACCAGAAGGTGCCCGGTGCGTACTGGAAGCCGGGCTGTTGCTCGAGCAGTTCGAGGGCGATGCCGGCATTCTTCGACAGGACCTTCTTGCCACCGTCCTCCTTCGAGGACAGGACCGGGAAGACCCGCTGGAAGTACTCGACGATGTTCTCCTTGTCGTAACGCTTCGAACCGAGGAACTCAGCCATCTCCTTGTAGTCCGACAGCTTGCGGCTCGAGATAGCCATCGTCTCCTTGACGGCATCCGCGTCGAACTCGTTGCGGTGAGTGATGCGAGCCATGTTCGAGCTGGCGCTGTTCAGCGACAGGGTCAGCGTGTTGTTGCAGACCACTCGAGTGTTGGTGAATCGAACGTCGATCGACTTGCCGAACTGGTGGGGGTTGGTGAATAGGAGATAGCTCTCGACCGTGTCACCGTTGAAGAGACTGAAGGATTCCTTGGTCTTGGCAAGAGCCCAGACAATACGACCACCCTTCAGGCTGCCGGCCGTGTGCATCTCCATGTCACCGGCAACAATGTACTCGTTGAAGAACTCGAATGCCTGAGCATTCTGCAGCGGCTCCCAGTCGTTGGTAACGACATCAAGGACTCGTTCATCCGTGTCACGCACGAGAGCCGAACGGCCGATGTCGATGCGCTTGCCTTCCAGTTCAATGAAGGCCGGTTCCTTGCGGACTGACCAGTCAACACCAGCTGCGGTCATCATCTCATCAGGAGTAAGGTCCGGATCAACCTTGGTACCGAGGCCGTGCCAAGGAACCTGGCCGACCCATGCCATTTGAGCTTTGCCGTCTTGGAATTCAATTTCGTGGGACATGATATAATCTCCGTTACAGTTATTCTCATAATACAAAGATCAGGAAAATAGGTACACAACTATTATAGGCGATGGGCAAAATGTTTCTGATACAAGAAATCAGCACGCTCATATGCTTCTTGTTCCCAAGGAAGAGCCTTATAAGCGTCTTCAGATCTAGCATGAGCCACTGCGTCTTGGATCAATATTGATTGCTTCCAGTGAATCTCTCCGCCATGGAATACAATGTCACCGCGGTCCCACTGTTCAGCGTGGACATATTCATGGATGAGGGTCTCAATAGCTTCAGCAAGCTTTAGACGAGCGTCTATCATGAGTACGGGAGGATTCCAAACCCCGTAAAACATGCCCGTGTTCCAGCGTATATGACACACGCGAACAGTCGGTTCTCTCTTTAAGGTTGGGAAGAGCGCTCTTATCTCTTGCAAGAAGGGAGTGACCTCCTCTAGAAATAGTGTCGTCTCGTCTTTGAATGATCGGTACATGGAAGAGGCTGACACCGCGAGATACGGTGATAGCCATTTGTCCGTCTGAAACGGATGTGTCGGCTGCATTCACTTCCTCATAATAAAATAAGAGGCTATTAGCCTCGACGGCGATCAGCGTCTCGCCCTGCCTCATGGTATCCAGAGTAGTCCGGCGCCTTGGGCTTCGTGCCTTGCTTCTTCCTGATGGCAACAATCTGGGCTTCAAGTTCTGCGTGGAGCTTATGATGTGCTGCCAGAGAAGCTGCCTGACGAGCCCTTAGCTCTTTGATAGAACCGGTAGCAACAGCTTCAGACAGGACGGTTTTGATAGGACGCATTGTGAATTCCTTGGAAGAGGTGGTGACCTATTTATGATCACCACCAGTTTCAGCGCTTCTTACGCGTGTCTTCCACGACGATATGGCCGAAGCCATCCGCCTTCATGACGTCCTTCAGAGCCGACTTCATGGCCTGATGGTGCTTGTCGATCAGAGCCACAGGACGCCAATCACGGTCCTTGATCTTCTCGTCATAGTCACGGTCGACCACGACATAGCGGACCAGATACCCATGAGGAACCAGTTCCAGAACCGACAGACGGTCCTTACGGCGCAGTCCAGTCGAGTCCAGAACGGTGAACAGACCACATTCCATCCGAGCCTGAACCAGCTTGTGGGTGTAAGCCCACGTCAGAGCCAGGTTGTCAGGGTTGTGGACATGGGCAGCGTCATGCGAACCGAACAGATCACGACGGACTTGGTCAGACGAGACCACGTCCTCAGGACGGTAACGCTGCTTGATCAGAGTCGACTTACCGGCACCCGAAGGGCCGATCATCATGTGCAGCATTTCCTTGCCCTGATTGTCACGCACGTAGCGCGACTGGCGGTTGTCGAAGTCGCCTTCGTTCACCTGCATGCAGGGGATACCCATCTCGCGCCACATGGCAACGACCTGATTGCGGTCATCCAGCGCCATCACCGGCTCATACCCATCGTTCAGCAAATCCATCAGGATTTCCTTCTTGACGATATTGTCCTTGCGATAGTCACCGCCCTTGCGCATGTAGATGGCGTCGTAAGTGAACCCATGACGGTTCAGCCACTCAACCGACTTGGCACGATAGTCGTTCTCGTCCGGACGAGCCGTAACGATTACGATGGCATAACCTGCAGCATGCAGAGCGAACACGACCTCGCGGGTATGTTCGAACACGCCATCCTCATGCATGCCCTCGAAGAAGGCAGGCCAGTTTCCAGTGTCGACGTGGTGTCTGCGATGCTCGCAGTCGGCGATCGTGCCGTCCATGTCAACGATTACGGTTTTTTTCATTATTTAGCTTTCTGTCCACAGCGATAGAATGGGGCCGGGCGGCCCGGAAGCAGATGCTCACCTGCTTCTTTATGACGAACAGTCCAAACCGTGGTTCTCCACGACCGGACTTTGGATTCACGGAATGCTCGCTTGGCCGCATCATCATAGCCCGTGGCCATCACGTGAACCTGTTCCTGCTTGATCCCCTCGAACATGTCGTAGGTGGGATCAGAAACGTAGGGATGATGGCCGCTATGAAGCAGCTCAACGACGTAGGGATAACGTTTGCGAAACATTATGCAGCTCGATCCGTTTCAACGACGGTCCAAGGACCGTGCTTGGAATGCTCAGGATGATTGTTGGCCCAAGCCTCCGCAGTCTCGCCCGGCTGACGCCAAAGAGGCGCACCGTCGGAAGGCAGAGTGGCCGATAGGCGGTAGCCCTCAGGATTTACGAGGGTTGACCGATAGCGATTCACAGGAGACTCGCCAGAACCGAAGAACCCCACAGTTCGACAACGCGAACCTGAGCATTCTTCTGACCGAAGAACTCCTTGACTTTGGCGATTTCGCCGACTTTGGTCGGCAGTTTTCCACCGACAAAATCCTTGGCAAGAAACTTAGCATCAAACATTTTTCGTATCCAGGTTATATTCCTATAATACGAAGTCCTGCATTTATGTACACACTTATTTTAGAGGTCGAACAGGAACTCTTCGCCGTCCGGATGAAGGTCGAGCAGCCGGCGCATGCTCCGCTCTTTGGCGACCAACATCTTTTTATGGATGTTGGGGCCCTTCACCTTCACCTTCGACATTTTCTTGTGATACTCAAGCTCTTTCAAGAGCATGGTGATCTCGTCTTCAAGGACATCGACGATGTCCGTTCCGTACGGATTGATGTCAGCTTCGACCATACGTGCACTCCTCGGTTGACTGAGCATATTTATGGTCTCCTAGCGGCAGCAGCTGACTTTGGCCGCACGCTCCCACTTGGGGTTGACCTTACGGAGAGTGGCGACCTTCAGCAGAATGCGAACCGACAGTTCACGAAGCTTGTCAGCGTTCTCATTGATGAAGCCGACCACATCGTTCTGCTCTTCAGCCGACAGTTCCATCTCATCGAGAGCGCCGTCTTCGATGACGTGCTTGATGCGGATGAGGAGGTCACGCTTCGTCTTCAGACCGAGATCGATGTAGTGCGACCGGCTGATCATGGCGCCGAGGTGCGGAGCCAGCTTCGAGCCCTTGTCGACTTGGGCATCCCAGTCGATGTTCGAGATGAAGATGATCGTGCCTTCGAACTGGAACTCGCGGGGAATGTTCTCGCCGCCTTCCTCGTCGAACATGTCATATTCAGCCGAGTAGCTGATGATGCGTTGAGCCGAGGTATCGCAGGCAGCCTTCAGGAAGTTGAGAGCCGTCTCGTCGAACAGAACCGAGTCGCAGTCATCGAAGCAGATGACTTGACCGGGAGCACGGTGCTTCCAGAGCAGACGGTAGAGGCCGGTGGCCTTGCAGTAACCCTTGGTGACCGAGTGGTTCTGCTTGCGAGCATCCCAATCCTTCAGGGCCTTGTGAGTCCGGAAGGACTTGCCGAGGCCGCCAGGACCCGAGACGATCAGGCTGGTGACATCGCCGTTGATCGAGTCTTGAACGAACTCGTCCAGAACCTCGAAGCGCTCGCGGATGCGGAGCTCGGCTTGCTCGAACGTCTCGACACTCTCAAAGGTGTCAGGAACGCTCGTAGTGGTGGTTGCGGCTTTGCGGTTCTTCGTGTTACGAAAACCAGCGCGAGGGACGCCACGGGGCATGTTAGTTTCCTTGTTTCTGTCTTACTCTCTTATAATAAGACATTGCACAAATAAGAACACTAAAAAGTGCGGTCAGGCTGCTTTTGCCATAACCGCACGATCGTAGTCAATGCGGAGACCGTGTTGCCGAGCAGTGCGCTCGAGGAAATCACGATCGACACTCAGATAGCGAACGAGAAGGTCGATGTAGATACCGATGAACTTCGGACCATGACCTGGCTCAGCCGCACGATTCCGGCCACGCGACGAGTCGATGATGTGAGCCAGCTCGTGGATGATCGTATCTACGGCAACCTTGTTATCCGAGTTGACGAGGAACTTGAGTTTCCAATCACCCCAAGCGCACGAGGTGCTGCCCTTCTTCGTATATTTGATCTCGGGGATTTTGGTGACCCCTTCCTTTTGCAGGATGATCTCTACATACTTGGCACAGTTCTCGATCGTGGTGAAGCCATGGTGCTTGCCAGTGGTCTCAAGCATCTCGTGATGGAAAGCAGCCTCCCAGCGGTAGCAGGACCTCCGCTGGCTGTCAACAACCTTCGGGACATAGTGGAAGGCCCGATGATCGTTCACGGCCATCATGAATTGTCTCCTTGCTTGAGTGGTCAGCCGACCGTCGCAGTCGAGAACCTCGTCGCGGTCGAGGCCGGCTTCCAACACGTTGGATTCACGAATCTGATTCTTCGTGTAAAGCCGGATGATGTAAGGAGTGCCATAGCGCCACGGGGTGATCAGATAATAGTGACCGTTGTGGCCTTTAAGATAGGCTACTGCGTAGCTCGCCATCTCATGGCGAGGCATCAGTTCGTTCCGGTTCCGATCAGTGATCGGGATGATGGAATCGATGGGTGCGAATCGTCTGGTCATACTCTTATAGTACGACATTCCATATTCTTGTACAACGAAAAGATGTGTGTACTTAATTGCCACACTTCGTATTATGAAATTATGAAAAAGGTTATTCGAGCCCGTATCGCTGCCGACCTCCTGCTCAAAGTGCGGGATGCCGAAGGCTGGACTTGGGTCGAAGGTGAAAACCGGACTGCCCGCGTCAAGGCTCTCTATGATCTTGGACTTGATTATCGCAAAGGTGTTTACACCGCAACAAGGAAGACCAATGGTTAAGACCGTTCAAGTTATGAAGACTGCGTTCCAATCGGACGACGGCAAAACTTACGACAACGAGATCGATGCGCTTCGGGCTGATGAGGCTTTTCGTGCCAAGTCGGACCACGTGTTCCACTTCGGCCGCTCTTACAGCGGCAAGCGGCTGCTTGAGAAGTACGATCTCTCGAAATACGGCATCTGGTGCGTCAAGGGTGAAGACTCGAACCCTGACATGGGTGGATACCACCATGAGCCGGTTCTCGGCTACTTCGAGGGGACCCTTGAGGACGTCATCAAGAAGGCCTATACTTTGAAAGGCTGGATGACTTGGGGCGGGGGCGGTTCGATCCTTCTGGCCGAGCCTGAGAAAATCACCAAGCTCTAGTTGGTGCGCCTGCCGGCGTGATACGCTTTGAACATGTGAAGGGCCCGTGGCATATAGTCCATTGGGTCCTTCACAAACAATTGGGGCTGATCATGCTCCACGGCGATCAGGACAGCGATCTGCTCAACCCTGATGCCGTAGATCTCCCACAGACACATCACGTAGATGGTCGCTTGGATAAAGTAGCCCTCGATCCAATCTTCACGTTTGGCTTTCGATGATGTCTTGAAGTCGAGGACTGTCTTCTTACCGTCCCACTCACAGAAGAAGTCGACGGTGCCTGCAGTCTTGAGCTTGTGGGAATAGACGGGGAACTCGATGCCATGAACCTTAGTCACGTGTGCATCTAGGAGCGGCCTGATGGAGTCAAACATCTCTCGGTTCAGGCCGAGCATGTGTTCGTCCTTCTCGACTGGAAGGTTAGCCAGATATTCCTCGCACATCTTGTGCATGGCTGAGCCGCGCTTGGCGGCCTGTTGACCTATCTTGATGGACTCGGCATAGCCGACCCTCTTGCGCCATTCATCTAGGCCGGACTTATCCGACATGGCGCCAATGACTGTGGTCACTGATGGATAGCGTTCGCCGGTAGGAGTTTCGTACTTCCTACCGGCGTCGCTGTTTATTTGTGTGAGCTTGTGAAACTCAAATAGTTCATGATGAAAGATCATTTGGTCCTTAGGTAGCGCTCCTTGGCGATCAGGTATTCCTTGACCAAGTCGCTTCGTACGATGTCTTCTTCTTCAAACTCAATGTGAGAGAAAGACTTCATGCGGTCGACGATACGGATGAAGTCTCCGAGACCAGCACGTTCTTGCTCCCTCGTCAAGTCTGATTGTCTCATATCACCGCAAATAAGTAAACGACAATTTTTGCCGGGTCTTGTGATGATAGAATCGATTTCGTGGAAGGTGCAGTTGTTGACCTCATCGAGGATAATGATGGAATCCTGGATGGTCACTCCTCGAACGAACGAGGTTGGGATGAACTCGATCACACCCTTACTCTTAAGGATGCCGTAAGCATCAGCCCTGCCGAAGAGTTCAGTGCACAGCGCAATATATGGTGCCTCATAGACTCCAATCTTTTCCTCAATAGATCCTGGCAGGAAGCCGATGTCTCTAGTTGGAAGAACGGATCTGACGATCGTGACCTTCTTCTGTGATACGTCACCGGCCATCATGTCTTGAAGAGCCATGGCCAAAGCTAGGAAGGTCTTACCGGTTCCTGCCATTCCATGCAGAAGTAGATTATCACCACGATTGTACGCAGCCATTGCCAAGGACTGGTTATCAGTTAGGGGTTCGACCCTCTGCATCCTGAAATGTGTCTTGAATGTTGGAGCATCCACCTGTTGGACTGCTCCTTCCATGAGACGACGCTGTCTCTTTGTCAGCGGCTTAGTTGACTGCATTTTGACCTCTCTATGGGGGTTCTTGTTTTTAATACACGTTAATGTTGCTCTGCCTCCCGGCGCCTTTATGGATCCCCTTGAGGAGATCCCTAAAACCCTCAGACGGTTTTGCGGTTACCCCACTAATGAGTGCTGGGGCCTTAGCGGTCCATACCCTCTCCAGATGGGGATTCTCTTCGAGATAGGAGTCGTAAGCGGACATGGAAATGACCGCATCGAACTCTTCTTCGGTGTCTTTGTTTCGGAATGTGTAGGTTGGAATGACCGTGTTCCTTTAAGCCTGGGCGGGCTCAGGAAGATTCAGTTGAGGCAGCGCCTCACGAATCAGGTCAGCTGTCAGACCATAAGGAAGCTTCTTATCCTTGATGGAGATGAGCAGCTCGGCGTCAGCCGGAGCCAGGGACTGGAGAACATCAACGAAGATCTTCTCACGCTGCAGTTGCTTCAGATGGTTACCACCACCGTCGAGGAACATATACAGCTTCTTCACCTGGCGGAACATCACGAACTCTTGATTGTCCATGTCGTTCTTGGTATAGGGAGGAGCTCCTTCAGGCAGGAGCCATTTCACCGAGGGATGCAGTCCCAAGATGAGAACATCAGCTAGAGTTGCACTGAAATTTGCCTGCAGGAAGGCGATCTTTTCCTGCTTGGTCTTTTGCTTGGAGGTCATTTCGAGGACCTGCGCGATGCCTAGGGTCTTACGTTCCATTGTCTAGTCTCCGTGGTGATCAGAAATCACCGATTGCTTCCATGAGGTTCTTAAGTTTGAACTTCACGAAATAGTTGAACAAATCTTTGCGAGGTTTTCCTTCCTGCGCATTAAATGATGCCAAGATCTCATCTTGGATTCGTTGTGGTATCTCAGACATATTTATGAGAAGGCGGTTGCGGGCAAGATTCCTTTGGAGTGTTTCTGGCGAAATTACCTTTTTAAGACAATCAGCTTCGTAATCTTCCTTCAGGAGAGCCTCGAGTCTGCCGGCAGTCAGGGTTGCCTGGCGAACACCGCGAACGAGCACATCGTCATTGGAAAGGACGTTGGGAACACCATCGCCGGTATCGCCCTTGATGACGTGTTCCTTCAAATATGCCTCGGGTGAATTGTGCTTAACCCACTTCTTGAGGATCGGATTGAACTGATCGACGGCAGGATGGTTGTGAAGTTGGACGAAGTCCTTGTCGCCAGAGATGATCAGAATACGCTGACCGAAGTTCATCCCATACTCGAAGCAGAGGGTAGCAATGATGTCATCAGCCTCGGCACCATCTACCTCGATGATGCGATACGGGAAGTACTCCTTCAGCTCGTCGCGGATGTTATGGAGTGCTTTGAAGATGACCTCCCAGTCCAGCGGGGACTCGTCTCGGTTCTTCTTGCGGTTGGCCTTGTAATAGGGGAAGACGTCCTTGCGCCAATAATAGCGGGAGTCACATGCGATGACCAGTTCGCCGTATTTGGATTTGAACTTTTGGTTATAGGCTCGGATCGAGTTCAACGCCATGTGCCGAATGAGGCCTTCATCGACCTCAGCATTCTTGGAGTTGCTAATCTGGACGAACATGCTGGCTAGCATGACCTGATTGAGGTCGAGAATTTGCATAATCTAAACTTTCAAGGGTGGGTTATCTTGCTGTGTTAGCGCAGGCGGTATTCAAGTCAGTGACGTTGATTCTGTCGCTAATCTTATGAAGGCCATGATCCATTGCTTCGGATCTAAACATAATGGCCTTCATTGATTCAACTATGAGTGCGACGTCTTGGACATATGCGTCCCCGGATACGTCGTAACCGGCAGTTATTAACATTCCTAAGAGTTCGGGGACGATCTCATCGACCGTCTCCTCAATCTCAGTTAGTTTATCTCGGAATCCTGAAGGACTCTCTTGCTTTTGCCGTTTCGGGAACGGGTATATTCTTGCACTCATTTGAACACTTTTAGTAGGAGCACATCTTCAGAGATACGCCCGGAGGGGATGGAAGGTTTGGAGTTGATTTCTTCATAGCGTTTCTTCATGAAGGCAGCCGTACCATTCAGGTAGGTCTGGAGTTGCACCTCAGGCTTGCGGAGGTTCTTGCCTTGGACCTTGCTCTCATCATAATTGATGATGCTGGTGCCCTTGATTGAGAGCGTCTCACCATCCTTGGCGGTGTAGACGATCAGCTTCTTGTATTTATGATTGTAGGCATACAAGGTAGAGGCGCCGATAATCGAGGCGGGGTCGATGGACACCACCTTCAACGCAGGCATATCCTTCATGTAGTGGAAATATTTCAGAAGCTGTTCGGTCGACTTCTTCTTGGGAGCACGAGCAGTTCGAATGGTCTTGGCCTTGTTGGCGTACCAACGCTCGCTGTCCTCGATGATGCTGTACAGCAGCTTCAGGTAAGTGTCGATCTGCTTCTTGGTCAGTTTGGTATAGGCCTCGTTGAGGTCTTTGTCCTTCTTGGTCATCAAGAGGCGCAGCTCAGCCATCAAAGGGCGATAATACTCGGCGATGGCCTTGGCCCAGCCTTTCTTGATATCGTTCTTTTGGAGGTAATCGTACATGTCGAACGGAACGGAATAATCCGAGGCGTAGAAGCCGTCGAGCATCGATTCCACTTCGGCGATAACAGCATCTTGGGGAGGCGGGGTATATCCGCGGTCAATCGCTTTGACGGCCTTCTTCTCGACCTGACGCTCAGCGATCTGAGTCATCTCCAAGAGTTTCTGTTGGAGGAATGCCCGGCTCTGAGTCGGCAGCACAGTGCCACGATCCATCATTCGGCACAACCAACCCACGGTCGTGGAGAAGTAGGCCTCAGGGACGCGTTGGAGCGTCTTGGCGGTGGCTGGGCTGACTTTGGTGTAATAGTCCACAGCCCACTTTTTGGCCTCAGGCGGCCCATAGAAGTGGTTGTACCAGGTGTAAGCCCGAGTCAGTCGAACATCGTTGTTCTCCAGATCGAGACCCTCGAGTTCAGGCTCGAGTCCGAGATATTTGGTGTCCACCATCTTTGGTGTACGGGGAAGAGGAATCTTCTTGGGTTTCTGTGTACCGGTACCGCGCTTCTTGATAGTGGCAGTCGACATGATTAAGGAACCTTAATGGAGAACACTTCCCCCCTTGGGAAGGCTTTCGGTGGGTCGAGGGTCTTAACCTCTTCAAGCAGGTCTTCCCACTTGACAAGGACAGTCCCCCACTCATGTACCAGTTTAGCATGCCTTGAAGAATAAGTACATGGGCCCCTGTAGTTTTTTATCGCCCAAGAAAGTTCTTGATGAAATTTGTTGGCATGGACGCTTGGATCTGGGTGGAAAGTATACTGTTTCGTTAACCCGCCCGAGGTCTCAGGCAGTGCCGCCAGGTTTGAATGGACGCACACTAGCCCAGCAGACATAGCCTCAATAAGGACCAGGCAACTCGTCTCTGGCCAAATGCTCGGATAGGCCAGAATGTGAGCCTTCTCAAGAGCAGCACGAATCACCGAGTTAGGTTGTGCGCCGTGGTTGGTGATGCCTGGATGCTCCTCCATTGAATCAAAGAGGGACTGATATGGAACGTCTCTCTCACCCCAACCGTAAAGGTTGAAGGAGCTATAAACGTCGAGGTGGATCTTGTCACCGTATTGCTGATACAGCAGGTCGTAGACTGGCTTCAGGAGTTCCAACCCACGGTGCGGGGTTGAGAAGTAGATCAGGTTGATTCGCTTATCGGGATCCGGTTTCTCATGGTTCGGAATTGGGGTGATGGCGTTCGGGATGACCACGCAGCGTTCCATCGGTAGGTTGTATCGTTGAGCGTAGCCCCAGAGTTGCCAGTTCGAGACGAACACAAATCGATGGAACCGGTCTCTTAGCTGGGGGTCATGAAGGAACTCAGACTCCGGATCTCCTGGCAGATCGTGTGCCCAGAAGATCCGGAACTTTGATTCATCCAGATCTCTTACTCGGCTGCAGACGATTTGGAACTTTTCAGAGTTAACACGCTTGCTCCAGGCAAGCCGCTCAGATAGGCCTAAGGCCATGAGTTCAGTTCCACCCATGGCCTTAGAAGATACTTCGTTTGTGTCAATCACCATGTGTCATAATCCGTAAAATTAGCCTTGATCGAGAAGCCGGTCACCTTGATCATCACCTTGACGCTCTGACCGATACCGGAGCTGTTCGAGAACTCGTAGTAAGTGCTGACACCATGCGGCTGCTTATAATCCCAGCACTCTTTCATTTCAGCAGTCGGCTTCGAATAGGTCGCTCGCTGATATGCCAATGCTGCTGGGAGCGCTACGTTGGCCATCCACTTATCGGAGTCCTCACGTTCCTTCTGGCTCATCTTAAATTGCATGGTGTTGTCTCCTAGGTTGGTGCTACTCTCTCATGAAAGTTGGACACATACTTCTCAGGAGCAAAATGCTTAAGGAAGATGTCTACAACAGTGGCAGCCTCATAAGGCTTGCATGAAAAGATATCCAGATACGCCTGGTTCTGATTAGCAGGGCAGAAATGAATCGAGATATTCGAGTCTTGGAGTAGCTGATAAACCGAATATCCAATTTTTGCCGGGTCATGGGTGTCACACCAGAGAATATGTGTTCCACCGATAGGAACCATCTCGATCTTTTCCAAGATCTCATCAACGAAATCTTGAATGATCTCGGGAGAGTTAATGTTTTCGTTGCAGTAGCGTGCGTCGATAGTTGTGAGCCAACCCCATGCGTCCATATTCGTATCCTCGATTACTAAGTGATGAGGATATGAAAGACATAATCCTCAGGAAAAGTCCTCCGGATTATGGCCCTTTGGTGTAGTTATATATCAGTTATCAATCGCTTGCAGTACACTATCGACCCTGAAGGACTTCCAGTGCTGCTCGTTGATGTCGTATGCTGCGACTACGTCAGGATTGATTGCCTTAGTGCCAGCAGTCTCTTCCGGTGGAGGAAGCATATCAGCTCTCAGCGTGACGTCCATAGTTCTTTCTGTTCCGTCAACCTTAGTAAACGTGACACGAAGAACCTTCTCTTTGAGAATAGTGATGTAATCGTCTCTGGTCATAATCAATTTCCTTCTGCAGGGATAAGCATCCCCTTGAGTTCGCTGTAGCCGCCGATGTATTTCTCGTCGATGAAAATAGCCGGAACCTTCTCGATACCAGGATTGATCATCTTGAAATACTCTTTTGACATATCCTCACCAAGCTGCACCGTCTCATAAGAGAGACCTTTACTGTTCAGTAGGTTCTTGGCTAGATCGCAGAACTTACAATCAGGACGCCAGTAGACTTTGATAGACCCCTCGATCACGCAGAGGCTCCATCAGGCTGCTTGCCCATGGAATAACCAGCGGAGGGCTTACCCCAATAGTCATTAGAGCGGACCCGAATAAACGGCTTGTTGTTCTTCGGATCGTTGTTGCGGTTATCCACCGTCAGCCAGGGGTTCAACCCAGCTTTCCAGGCGCGTTGGATGCCAGCCATCTTGTCCAGTGGACTGCGGGCAGCGTTAGCCGCAACGACAGTCGACCGAGCCACGGTGCTGTGGATCTTCTTGGATCCGCCGTAGCCTTTACGCATGATTTTCTTACCCATAGGTCTTCTCCATTATCAATGATTGTTAGGTTCTTCTCGAAGCGTCCATCTCGGCCAGTAAACTTCACCGGCTCCGTTGACCATGATGAGGTTGCGATTCTCACTCATCATGAACTGATCGCCACCAAAAATTTCGAACATGTAACCTGGCGCATTAGGAAAGTAGATAGTCTCCCAGCCCTTAGATTCCATCTCCAGCATCTTGGCCATTTGGTCTTTTGTCATCAGGTTCCTTGTCGTCAATCCAAAGCGACTTCACGTGACCAGAATGAATCTTAGCAGAGAACCAAGCATTATAGTACGAGGACCTAAGAATGGCCTCGGCATCTATGATGTACTTGGTTTCCCAATAGTTTAATTCGCCACGGGTCTTAACCAGCTTGACGATCTCTCTGGTGAATTTGTCTTTGCCTAGTCTTTCGATATCGGCTTTAAGCTCATCGGAGCTTCCATAGTAGGTGAGCCAATCTGAATCCTTGCGAATCTTCTTGACTTTGCCTTTCACAGTCTTACGGCCAGCCGCTGTGAAACACTTCCGTCCTATGTATTTTCTATTATTGACTGTGTTGCATATAATGTACACAGCTCCGAACCAGTTTTTTGCTTCTTCTGGATCGAATGGCTCACCCTGATAGGTCCACATAAACAACTCCTAATCTTCTTAGGGTATTTATGTGGACCTCCAAGTCTTAGTTCTTAGTCGTCGTCTTCATCTTCGTCAGTGTAGAGGTTGTCCAGGTCTGCGTCTGATTCTACTGGATCACCACACATTGGGCAGAATGTTACATCTTCTTCTTCGAAATCAGTATGAGGGATGATACCAAACTCGGCATCACATCCTGTACATGTGAAAACTGTTAGCTTATTAATCATTGTGGGTTACCCTAAGTCGTTGTTCTGGAAATCACTGTCCCATGAACCTATGTATCAAAGAGAAAACCCAGCAAATGTGTCAGCTTTCAGGTCTTGTTTGACCCCACCTTCAATGTATGCCTCGACTTCTGTCTCTTGCGGAGCAACCTGAACGTCCGCGCCGGCGATCCACTTTTGGGTCCACGGCAGGGGGTTAGGGCCACTCTTGAACGGAGACTCAATGCCGATAGCTCGCATGCGCTTGTTACCAATGAAGTCTACGTAATCACACATGATCTCTTCGTTCAGGCCGATCATGGATCCCTTCGTGAAGAGGAACTTGGCCCAGGTCTTCTCCTGATTAATGACGTCCATGAACATCTGGAGAACCTCTGGAGCACACTCCTCGGCGATCTGAACGAAGTCAGGATCGTCTTTCGGCAAGATCTTCAGGATCTGTTGGGTCGACGCCAGGTGTAGGTTTTCATCGCGAGCAATCTCCTTGATGATCTTGGCATTGCCCTCCATCTTCTTCATCTCGGCAAATGCCCACGAGCAAGCGAACGAGACATAGAAGCGGATGCCCTCGAGGGCGTTGATAGCGTTCAAGCAGAGCCATAGCGCTTTCTTCAGCTCGTACCGATCACGATCAGAAACCTTATGGCCGATTCGATAAGCCGTCAGCTTCTCTAGGCGATCATAGTACTTGCCAATGTCAGCAGCGCATTCTACGATCTCAGGAATGTCCATAACCGTATCGAACACCTCGGATGGCTTCGGATAAATGTTACGGATGATATGAGTGTAGGACCTAGAGTGAATAGTCTCGAAGAAAGTCCACGTCATGACCCACGTTTCAAGCTCAGGCAGAGAAACAAGAGGGCCGAGGATGGTGGCAGGAGCGGATCCCTGCTTGGTATCGAGAACAATCTGGCGCTTCAGATTGGACGTGAAGATGTGCTGCTCGCCCATCGATAGACCCTTGAAGTCTTTTTGGTCCTGCGTGATATCTGTTTTCTCTGGTCGCCAGAAGAACCCAAGCTGCTTTTGAGTCAGCTTGTCTAGGAACGGATACTTAACGACATCGTAACGTGAGATTTCGACCGGTCCGTCCAAGAACATCATCTTGTCGGTGTGGTGTTTCTTTACAGTACGCATGCTGAGCATTCTTCTTCATCTTCATCGACTACCGTTTCAGTAGGAACTGCTTCCTCTTCTCCAGCGCCGTCATGGGTTTCAAAATAATAACCGGTCTTGAGGCCATACTTATACATGAAGAGCATGTCACCAATCAGAACAGACATTGGGATCTCTTCATTTTCATAGAAGGCCGGGTTATACGGAGTGTTGATCGACATGGCCTGATCGATGTATTTCTGGAATACAGCCATTACTTTCAGGTAACCCTGTGGCGACTTCATGGTCCACTTGAGTTCGTACTTGTTCTTCAGGCGGGCAACCTCAGGAACAACTTGAGCCAGAACGCCATCCTTGGACTTCTTGACAGTGACAAGATCAGGAACTGGGTTCAGTCCGTTGGTCGAGTTGCTGGTTTGAGCAGACGTCTCGGCCGGCATTTGAGCCATAAGTGTTGAGTTGCGGATACCGATGATTTGCATGCGCTCACGGAGTGGTCCCCAAGGCATGCGCTCCTTGTGGGGCACCAACTCGTCAACCGACTTCTTGTAGGTCATATTAGGAGTGATGCCGAGGGAGTATTTAGTCTCCTTCCATCCTGGGCAAGGGCCAAATTCTTCGGCCAGGTCCACGGAAGACTTGATTAGATAGTACGACCAAGCTTCGACCAGCTCATCGATCTTCTCGAGATCTGGGTCGGAGTAAGTCATATCGTTCTTGGCCATCCAATAGGCCAGGTTAATCAGGCCGATACCCAACGGACGACGATACATCGTTGCGCGCTCGGCTGCTGGGACTGGATAGTCTTGGTAGGATAGAAGAGCATCCAACCCGCGAACCGTTAGATCTGCGATTTTCTCAAGGCCTCTAAAGTCCTTGTTGATGCGACCGAGGTTGTTGGCTGACAGAGTGCACAGCGCGATTTCGCCTTCAGGATCTTTCAAGTCATCCAGTGGGATGGTCGGCAAGGTGATCTCAGTGCACAGGTTCGACATGTAGATCGCTGCCATCTCGGTGATGAACGAGCTATGCTCGTTGCAGTGATCGACGTTCATGAAGTAGACTCGGCCGGTCTCCTTACGTTCAGTCATGAACATGGAGAAGAGCTCGGAAGCCTTGATCGTCTTCTTGCGGAACTTAGTAGAGCGTTCGGCTGCCTCGTAGATCTCCTTGAACTTATCTTGGTCCTTAAAGAAGGCTTCGTACAAGCCTGGAACTTCGTGAGGCGAGAAGAGTGTAATGTCGCCGCCGGACAGTAGACGTTCATACATGAGCTTGTTGAATTGAACACCGTAATCCATTTGGCGGATACGATTAAACTCTGTGCCCTTGCCATTCTTCACGACGATGAGGTCTTCAAAGTCAAGGTGCCATGCAGGCCAATATAGTGTCGCAGCGCCGCCTCTGACACCCCCCTGGGAGCAAGATTTTGTAGCGTCTTGGAATAATCTCCAATAGCCACGTGGACCAGTCGTGGCAGTATCGCCGTTCCGAACCTTAGACTTTTCAGCACGGATCCGGCCGCCGTTGATACCGATGCCAGCTTTCTTGGAGACGTACTTGACCACGGCACCAGTTGTAGCGATGATGGAATCCAGCGAGTCGTCCGAGTCGATCAGGACACACGAGCTAAACTGCTTCTGCGGAGTCCTAAGCCCGGCCATGATCGGCGTCGGCAGAGAGATATCGAACCTAGAGGTTGCGTCATAGTAATCCTTGACCCACTTCAGACGGGTCTCTTTGGGGTAACTATGGAACAGGGCTGCGGCGATCAAGACGTACGCCATCTGGGGAGTTTCAAAGATCTGGCCGGTAGTCCGATCTTTGACCAGATACTTACCTCGAAATTGTTCCATCCCGGCATAGGCGATGTTGAAGTCTCGGTCGTGATTGATGAACGAATCGATCTGATCGATCTCTTCATCGGTGTACCATTCTAGATACTCCGGGGTGTAGATGCCGGCCTTGATGTTTCTACGCAGAAGATCGGCTAGGCTGCCGGGGTGTGGTTGTGCGTAGACTTGTTTGCGGAGGTGGTAGTTGATCAGGCGGCTGGCGACATATTGATAACCAGGAGACTCAATGCTAATCAGGTTAGCCGCAGCTTGAATCAGAGTCTCTTGAATGTCAGCACTGGACATGTTGTTGTTGAACTTGAGTTGAGACTGGATCTCCAGTTCAGAAGCTGAGACCCCGGCTATATCCTCACATGCCCAGGAAACAACCCTGTGGATTTTGGCAATATTGAGAGGCTCTTTCTGGCCGTTTCTTTTAGTAATACTGATGACTGACATTCGTTTCCTATGTGCAACCACTCGGCTGCTAATTGTTAGAAGTTAAGTAGTTGCTTTTTATATTCTTATTTAGCCACGGGCGCGGAAATAAACGGTTCAGGTTCATAGCCGATAATGGTAAAATCAGTCAGCTCAAAGCTATCAATATCATCTCTAGAGGCTACGTGAATTTTAGGAAAATCCTTGATTAGATGCTCACGCCCTAGTTGAGTGTCGACTGCATCAAAATGATCGTGGTAGATATGAACGTCGCCCATAGTATGGACAAACTTTCCTGGTTCGTACCCAAGTACCTTGGCCATCATCATAGTCAAAATGGAATATGAAGCAATATTAAACGGAACCCCAATAAAGAAGTCAGCCGATCGTTGATACAGCTGGCAACTTAGTTTTCCATCAGCGACGAAGAATTGGAAAAAACAGTGGCAAGGCGGAAGAGCAACATCGTCTACGTCAGCTGGGTTCCAAGCTGTGACAACGTGCCTCCGACTAAATGGGTTGTCCTTAAGAGACCTCATCACCTGAGCGATTTGATCAATGCCCTCAGGCGTTCCATCATATTTGTCATACTTGGTCCAAGAGCGCCACTGCTTTCCGTAGATGGGCCCCAGATCGCCGTGCTCATCCGCCCATTGATCCCAAATGCCACAGCCTAGAGTCTTGATATTTGTCTCGCCTCGCAGGAACCAGAGTAGTTCCTTGATGATGGATACAATCTGAACTTTCTTAGTTGTCAGCAAAGGGAGCTGCCAATTTTCTAGATCATAGGTTATTTGGCGACCAAACAGGGCTCTAGATCCTGTTCCCGTGCGATCCATCCTGTCGCTTCCGTACGACATGATCTCTTCCATCAAGGTCAAATAACCCTGTTCATTGCGTAGAGTCAAGTCTTTCTCCATTTTTGTAACTCAAGTTTAGCACGTAGCGCTGAATATGTATGATCGTTGATCATGGCCTCTGGATCAATTCCAGCGAGAACCATGTCATTTACGTCTTTGAGAGTCAGGGACTCTGGCCAAATGACCACATTGAAACCATCCTCAATGGCCCCTTCCATGTTGCGAACGACATGGGCATTGCGGGGTTCATTGTCGTAGATGACAGTTCCCAGTTTGGGGTCGGCATGCATCTTGGCAAGCTCGGCCTGGAGCTTTCCGCCGGCAGTAGCAATGCAGTTCTTCACAAACAGAGAGTCGATCGGTCCTTCAACTACTCGATACGGCTTTTTGAGATCTGCTACATCCAAGCCGAAGACCTTAGGTCTCTCAGGATCTGCCATGATGGTGAGGTATCTATACCTAGGATCAATCTTACGCTTAAACGATCTACCTTGAAATCCGTAGAATGCACCATTAGCATCAAGGAACGGAAGGATCAGACGCGGTTCATCCTTGTCGACATTCTCAAACTTGCCTGGAATGATGCTGTTAGTCCATGCTTTGAACTTTGGCGTATAGTAAATGCGGTAGTGTTGGCTAGCAGGAATCTGCCTAGACTCAACATACGCTCGAACCGGATGATCGTGGCCTAGCTGAGATACTTTTCGAAGCCCAGCTAGTTTGTCATCGATCTTTTTGAACTCTGGCTTTGCATCAAACTTTGAGTCGTCGGCTTTAGGCGCCTGTGAATATTTCTCTGCCAGATGCTCTTTGAGATAATCATCAAAGAGCATCTGGTCAATGATCCTTAGAAAGGGCCCGAACTCTTTGGTAGCATGACAGTTGTGGCAATAGAAATACGAGCCTGAGGACTGGAGAACTATCGTCCCTCTAGTCTTGTATTTGTTTGTCTTCGAGTCTCCACATATGGGACAGCGAAACGACGCAACATGACCGCGAAGTTTGAATCGTTCTAGACGAGTACTGAGAAGGCTGGTGTATTTCCGTTCAAGCCACATGGTTGTCCTGGGGTTATTTCCCCATCATAATCCAAACCGAAAATAGGTACACCCTTAAAATGCAGTAACGTCAATAACTTTAGGGGTATGAACATCCTCGTGGACGCCTAGCCCGCAAACATATGTGTCGTTTCCGAGGCGGAAAGACCATTTCGTTCCAATGAACACACCATGAATACCGGTTCTTGATGAATAAACTTTCTCAACAGTCTCAACTGTTTCGCCGGAGCGATACGCTAGTTCGTCATTTTCTACAAAGGCATCAGCAACGTCAAGCGGCCAAATGTCGTGGTCAAATTTGCCCTCATACGCCTGAGCCTCGCCTCCAAGATACTTGTCGGCATAAGCCTGGCTGACTTGAATCATGCGGAAGCTTTTCTCACCTTCACGGCGCTTGATCCATACCAAGCGCGGCATCGTGTAAATGAAGGTTTGGATTTCTCTTAGCGTGACAGCCTGCTTGAAGACGAGCTCCCGAATCATCTCCAGGGTTACTTCTTCAAATTTCTTACCAGTAGCCGCAGCAAGAACTGCTCGCATCTGGGCGAGTTCAACTTCAGTTTTGTGTGCACGCTCGAGCAATTCGTCAAAGGCGGCCTCGGCTTTGATTTTGAAATCGTTACGGCCCTTTAGTACCGCCGTAAACCAGCCAACTACAGCAGCAATTGCAGAAGCCGCTAGGGGCCAAAGATCAATTATCGAGTCAACTATGGTGTGTTCGGGAACAGCCGGCATTATACTACTTCGCCCTCAGACGCCGTCGTCGTGGTTGTGGTATCTGGGTGTGGCTCGTCCTGGCGCTTCAGCATGATAGCTGCTCCGCCGGCTGCGAGAATGGCACCAAAGCCCGTTGCCCAATTCAATGGGTCCACTGGGATGGCTTTGTAAAGGGAATATAGTGTCATAGCGAAGTATACAACAGTACCCCACGCCCACATTACTCTACCTAGATCCCAGGTTTTATTGTCTTTACCTGTAAACAGGTCCCTTAAAAACTTTTCCATTTGTCGTCCTCTTTATATAAAAGCATGACAAATAGAATACGCTCGTTCAACAGGAGTATTTATGAATTGACAACCTCTGGTGGTTTACGTTTGAACATAAGTGTTTTGTTAAGTTTAGATCTTTTTCCGGGCGGTTCACCTTGAACTCCAACGCCGATGGATGCAATGGCACCGCCTGATGCTGAACAGGTAGGGACGTCTTCTTCAATGAACTCTTTGAAGGTCTTCATTTCTATACCTTTGAGATATGATCAGGATGAATGTGATCGGTGTATTCAATAACACCGGTCGAATCGTGATGAATTGTGTGATCCGGATCCAACGCGTCCTTCTTGACTTTAAGAACGGTCCCAAGTTTACCAGCCCCGGATTTGCTGTATTTGTTTGCGAGCATATAGCTCCTAGTCAGATAGGTCTTACCACTGAAAACTGACTTTTTTGTGTCCAGACCGTGCTTCATGATCTCGTCTGCGTTAGCATCGGACGTTCCATGATAGTAGTAGTCGTCAGATTCTGCTATGAAGTTAGCGAAGGGGATCATATCTTTCTCAGTTCTGCTATGATCTTTGGGTCCATCGTAATGTCTGAACTTCGGATTCGTGCTTTGCCGAGGTCTACAACCTCTGGCATATAGTTGAGCATAACGAGAAATGGCTTCAACACATCATGATAGTCCTTCAGTTTGAAGAACATCATTTTGTTAGAGCCATCGACACCAAATAGATTGTAGAATGTTATGATGTAATTTAAGGTCAAGCGAGTATTGATGTCGCTGGTGTCCCTATACCTCTTGAAGATCTTCTTCAGATACTTCAGTTTATTGAGGTCCTCATGAAACTCTTCTGTGGTGTGACACTCAGGATTGTCGTAATGCTTGGCTGCGAATAATACAAAATTCTGATCAGTTAGCATTAGAACGCCTGTAGTGCGACGCGCCTGAGAGTTGTTGAGTTGATTGCTATGTAAAGGTACGTATCATCAAACCACATCTGTCGCGCTGTGAATGAACCAGTCGAACTGACTGGTGTATCACTTTTCAAGACGGCTAGGGTGGTGGCACTAAGCTTGTTATTGCCACCAACCAGCACGTCAACTGCAATAGAACCAAACAGATTCTCAGCAGCGACTACTCGAGTCCCTGCCGCCTTCTCTACAATGAAGAGATCACCCTGCACGACCGTGTTAGCGGTCGTGATATCAGGGATCATCTTAGATCTGTCACTCATTCTCTATTCCTTTGTTACCTTACAGTTACTTATGCGCCGACGGTAAGGGTCGCTGCTGTAGAGGTAATCGTGTTAGCACCTGTTGCCAGAGCCAGAGCACGGTACTGGACACCGTTCAGGCCAGTGGAGTTCGAGATGCTCAGGGTAGCCGTGGTGGTGTTGCTGTAAACACCCGCGTTGGACAGGTTGGCGAAGCCAGAGCCCGTGTTAGCCTGCCAAACGTACGTAGGCGTAACGGTACCAGGAACCACAGAAACTGCGATCGTGAACGTTGCAGCAGCAGGTGCGGTAACGTTCGCAGCGACTGGCTGGGTTACCCAGGTCAGACGGGCATCAGACAGGACAGCATCTTCAGCATCAGCAGTCAGAGAACCCATAGCAACTAGGGTTTCATATTGGACACGGCCAGCACGACCGCCGGAACCTACAGTACGAAGAACCCACCCAGCATGAGTGATAGCAGGGTTAACAGTGGTTTCGGTTACGTCGGCGCCAAACATACCGATGGTCTGTCCAGCAACTGTTGCGTCGGCGGTTGTGTTGCCAAAGAGGGCGTCACGGTTGGCCGTGTTCGCCGGAGTTTTGAGTTGCCCAGCGGCCCAAATTACGGAGTTCGCTGCAGCGTCGGTGTTCTTCCATTGAGCCATGGTGGGTATTCCTTATTAGTTAGTGTCAGGACCCAGCTTAGCATTGAGACGATCAATGGCTGGGAGCGTGATGCGGGATTTTTGAGTTGGAGCCTTGCCGGCTTCTTCAGGGGACTTGGAACGAACTGCGTCCTTGAAGGATTCGTGGTTTGCGTCGAGGCGATCCATGTAGTTAGCCTTCTCTTGTGGAGTACGCAGGCCGTTGTGGATGATCAGAGCGAGACGTGCTTGGCCTTCGCCTGGCGAAGCCTTGGATCCGTCCTTAAACTCGATTGGGTTCTGGCCACGGAGCGAGACGTGCTTGCGGAGCTGCATGATGATGTGCTCGCGATCTGCACCTTCCTTGGTAGTACCGTCCTTGCGAGGACGACCACGGCCTTCTTTGATGACCTTTGCATCTTCAGCAGGGGCTTCTTCCTTGGCCAATGTTGTCATTGGGATGCGAGCGACATAGCGCGGCGGATTAGCTGCATTCGAGTTAAGAGTTCCGTTGTTTTCTTTCTCGATTTGGTCAGCTACCCACTTCTTGCGAACTGGCGAAACGTATGGCTCTTTGGCTTCTTCAAATGGCTGCATTTCGTGCTCGTGATCTTTGATCCACTTTTTACGAGCTGGAGAAACGTAAGCTGGTTTCGTAGCCTTAGTCTTTGGAGCTTTAACTGGCTTGACATAGCGGATTTCGTCGAGCGGCTCTCCACTGAGTTCTGGGAACGCTTCGGCCAGCATTTCATCAGAAGGATACTCAGCACCTTCGTTCATGTCTTGGTTGAAGGCAGAGTTCTTCGACCACTTGTGGTGATCATTGATTTCGTCTACAATCTTCTTGAAGTGCTCGCCATGCAAATCGACAGGCTCGTCGTTTTCACGTGGACGGAGGCCCCATGAGGAGTGGCGAATGTCGGAAGTTGTGCCATTAGAAGAAACCAACTTGATCTGGCCCTGAGCGGAGTGAGGAGAGTCACTCGTAGAAGGGTTACCAAAATGGTGCTTAGCAATAAACAGCGAGTTTGTCTCTGGGTCATGCTTCGTATAAACATTCGACATCTGGCCAGGATGAGCAACCTCATAGCCGTGGGCAGACAGAGCGTCATCTGCAGCCGCTTTAAAGGCTGCGTGAGAGGCCACAGCATGCGCATCCCAAGCTTGGGTGCGTCGGGTGTTTGTGATGTCGTTGGCCTTGGCCACACCAGCTTCGCGCTTGGCGATGACGGCTTTACCAGCTGCCGAGGTCTTGCCAGGCTTCTTACTGATAGCAGTAATTTGCTCACGAGCGGCCTTTGAATAGCGGTTTAGCGTTGGGCTAGAAACCTCTTGAATGTCCTCAACGGCTTCATTCAAAGGAGCCAGCTTCCTGGCAAGGGCAGCCGCAAATGTATTTCTCGTTGTCATGGACAATTCCTTCTGGGAGACTTTGGGTTATTTATCTAATGTGAACTTAGGACTTGTGGGCGACTAGCCATCTAGCCATGTTTGATCTAAGGCGTTTGGCTTCATCATTATCTTTCGCATCCTTAGCTTTTTGAATGTCAGCTGGGCTTGCGTGGGTATCTCGAAGATCGTTTAGATTGCTTAGATCCGCGTGGTGACCAACACCTTTAGCATCAATAGCATGTATGTGTACACCTTTCATTTTCGACATTTTATGCCAAACGGCTGCACCTCCCTCAGATTGAGTGTCCGTGGATATAATGGCGTTATGTTTAGTGATTAAATGATGGTAAAGATGATGAGCTCCAGGGCCGTGGCCTGGTTTTGATTGCAGATAATTTACGTGATGGGATTTATGGCTGTCTGACTGAAAGGTATTGAGATGGGTGTGGATCTTACGTTCACCTTCCTTGGTCATCACAAAGTCATGGTTTCCAGCATTTCTTTGCCGATGGTAAACATCATGTCCTTGAACGACGCCAATATGGGTAAACCCGGTTGCTGGCGAAGCAACCTTACCTATATCAGCATCATCAAATTTGTGTTTCTTGTCGACTCCCATCGCAAGTTTTACTTCAATTAAGCGGTTCATTTCTTGGTCGCTGCACTCTTGTTATCAATGTTGCTGCCGACCAGGAGATTCTTGTAGAGACCCCCAGGCCCGGCTAGACGGTTCTTCTTCTCTCCGAACTTGCCGATCTTCCACTTCCGTAGATAGTCGTCACGCTTCATAACACCGTACTGGACGCGCTGAGCATCTTCAGATCTAGTGGTCTCGTTGAGGGCTTCTTCATTCATCCATGCTGCGTTGTTCCGGGAGATGTATGACTTAACTCCGTTGAGATCTGTAGATCCTTTGGAACCATCAGCGTGATGGATATGGTACTTTCCGTCTGGCTGGCGCCGGATCCGAACATTCTTGTAACGGCCGTCCCTCTGCTGGACTTCATAAACACCGGAGTGATCATCATCACCTGGATCACCGGCATGTTCCATCCAAGTTCTATTGCCACGAGGCCTAGCCTCATAGTGGTAGTTAGCCTTTTCTTTTACGTGTTTGTCCTTGAAGAAAGCGTCCGAAGATGCGTTGAGTCTGTCTGCTAGGGCTTGGGCTTTCTCTGGGTTGCTCGTGTTACCGCCGTGATGAACGACCATACCTTTGTATTGGCCAGAATGGTACACACAGAAGACAGCGTGAGTTGTCCGACGGACGCCCTCTTCCAGGGACTCGACGAACAGCTTCGGATCATATGAACGGGAGAAATGGCCGAAGTCCTTCTTGATGTACTTCTCATCAGCCTCGAGACCTTCTAGGTGTCGCCCACGCTTCGAGTCGAGATAGTCACGGACCATCTCGTTAGGCTTCTTCGAGACGGCTAGGTGGCCTGCCTCTCCGGCCCAGTTCTTAACCTTGGCATGCATGGCGTTGTAGGCTGCATGAGCCTTGTTAGCATCGCCCTTGTGCTTACGATCAACAATCCCGTGATACCCATATCCTGGGTTATTGGTCAGTGGCTTGACCGGCTTCGGAGCAGGCTTCACGGCCTTCTTGATAGTTTCCTCGGTCTGGTAGCGCTTACCGGCGGCTACGCGAGCAGTCAGCTTAGCAATCAATGCCGGAGATTTCTTTGTGCCTTCCATACGCTTCAGCTTATGCTTGGCCGCAGTGGCCCGCAGGACATCGCCCGCTGCATCTTCGTTAAGCTTCTTTGCGTTCATGTGTGCTTTGATTCTGTCAGACCTATTTGTCATTTTTTGGCTTCCTCATCTGGCTAAGGCCTGCGGTCATTAGACGGCGAACCACACCGTTAGTGGTATCGGTATCGGAGATGTTGAGCAGCATCAATGCTGCAATGAGAAGGAGCATGCCCCTGTCATCAGCGCTGTCAACCATGCTGTAACGGTTAAGGGCCTGAGCGATTTGGATCGCCAGGTTGTCTTTGGATCCACCTAGTTTATCAGCGATGCCAGCGACTTCAGCTTCAGTGATAAGTTCCTCTTGAACAATGCTACCATGGATCCGGCGCATTAGCTGGTCGACGTCATGCTCTTTGCCGTCGACGATAGACATGTCTGCTGATGTAACACCTTCAGCTCGTTGCTGTTGCAAGATGAAATTGATGGCGCCTTGAACCGTCTGGTCCTTCTTGGTCGTACGTCTACCAGCCACAATCTGGCGGGTTGTGTTCTCTGGGGAGATTCTCTTTTCCATTATTCGGATCCCCTCACGCGAGACATGAAACGACCGGCGACATCTGTATCAATGGAGCGATCGGCCAAGAATTTGTTAACTCGATTGAAAGCGTATTGCTGCTCAGTCAGAGTTTTGGCGTGGCGGAATGGGTCATAGTCCTCCACGCCTCTGGCATAAACTTCCTGCAGCGCTTCCAGTGGAATGCCGGACAGGCGAGACTTCTTCAGCAGGCCTTCTTCGACAGACTTGATAGTGATGGCAGTTGGGACGACTCTGCGCTTGCCATCTTTACCGACAATGATTTTCTGGCCGTATCGGCTAGTGTGTTTTTGATCGACGGCGCCGTCAAGGAGATCGTAGGACTCAGCTACTGCCTTATATTTGGAATGGGAGTGAACGCTAAAATGCTCTCCGTGGTCCACGACCACGAACTTACCATGCTTATAGGCTTGCTTTGTGCCGTTAGGACCTTTTACGTTGATTTTAGGCTTTGACCGGATTACAGCATCTTCAGCGGCTTTTTGTTTTGCTAGGGGGATCTTGTGATAGTTATCACGCCTAATAAAGTGACCGGATTCTCTCTGAGACCGGGTGCCTTGGCCGCCACCTACTACAACATCATGAGAAGATTTGGCGCTAGTTCCCCAGCGTGGGTGTTCGTAGGTTTCACCGTGATGGGCTGCCATTTTATCAGCAAGGTGCCTAGCATAGTCGCCTGTTTTGGTGATAGGAGCAGCCTCTTCCTTAAGCGACTTCGCCTTCACTGTCATCTTGGTGTGAGGTAGTTTGTCCGTGTTGACCATGTCTTTGTGGGTGTAGGCAGCAAAGCGATCAGCTTCTTGCTTTCGCACTACAGGGATGAGGCGCTTAGCGATACGACGAATCAGGCCTACCTTGTCCTCAAGGCGCTTGTCAATCTGGATCTTCTCGCCTGTCGACATCTCAGCGTACTTACGACCAGAGTTTCCAGCAATGCGGTCTCTGGCAATATCTCTAGCCTTGCGCATGGAGCGTTTGGCGATCTTCTTATCGTCAGCTTTACGAGACGCTGCACGCTCCCTGGCCATCTTCATCTTCGGCTGGATACGACGAATAGCCTGCGCGCGGTGGAGGCGCTGCAGGGCCGTTAGAGCTTTAGATTCGTTGATGTTGCTGCCAAATGGTACGATAGCCTCTGGGTCTGGCTTCTCATCATACTGAGGATTGACTATTGTTTGGTTGCCCTTTGGCTTATCCAACTTGGTCTTCGGCTTGGAACTGTTTCCTTCGCTCGAAGGTGTAGTGTCAATTGCTTTGTCAGTCATGGGTTTCCTTCCAGGTTTTCCTTGGACTTACTGGTCAGATGTATTTATCAAAGATGAAAGATTACGAAATGCTATATGTACAATCCGTCCGGAGCGTGTATAATGGTGCTGTGCTCAACGAATACAGTAGTAGCTTAACGTTTGATCTTAATCTTCTTGCTGATGATCGCACTCTTTACTTTCTGCCTGATGCTGTCTGCTTCCCCTTTGGAGAATGCATGACCCAGGTGGCGATGAAACTCTTCATGATCGTCAGTCACAGCTGCCGAGCGAAGGTTAGTCCCAGACATACCGTGTTTACGGTTTGAGTCTTCAGGTGTGTGGATATGAATAGAGTCCCACTTGTGACCATTCATCTCTGGGATCTTGCCGGCTTCTAGGCTCTTTTTGAGACCATGAGCCATCTCAACCCGATCACCACCGACCAGAATGTGCAGGTGCTTCTTCCCATCTTTGGGAAGAGAGTGATAGGCATGGCCGATTGTGTCACCACCGGACTTCGTGAAGTGGTGATTGACGCCTTCTTGGGCCCACTGTTTCTTCATGATGTGGGAGCGTTCCTCAGGCGAAAACACGTCGTCCTTCTGAGAGATACCGATGTGCTTTTTGCCAGGTAGTTTCTTCATGGCTCCACCGAGATCATGGGCGTGACCCATATGGGAGATGGGGGAGAAACCAACCAAAGGAATGACTGAAGCGTGGTGCTCAGTTTCTTCAGCTAGTGCCTTGGTCCTATGTTCAAGACTCCCAGTAGATAGACAGATACCGCAAGGAACCTTTAGAGGCCCTGACTTCGTGAACTTGATTCTCATTCCACGGCCTTTGCAGGATTCGCAGCGGATCTTTTCTTCATCGAGAGATTCTTTCACTTCATCCTTGGCATTCAGAGTCTTCTTCAGATGGGCGATTGCCTTGGTGTGATCGGTATCACGGCCAGCACGATCGGTGGACGACTTGAACCGGTTGTAGATGTCCTGATGCTTAGATGCAGGAATGTGATCACGAACCAGCTCAGCCAACCCATGGAACGAATGGATCTTCGAGTGGTCAGCATCCTTACCAAACAGGGCTTTAGAGATCTTCTCAGGGTGTTGGTGCCCCTTGTCGTCTTCATCGGTTCTGGACTTCAGTCCGCCGGAGATGGAGAACTTGTGCGTGTCGCCTGCTGCCACGTTAAGGAGCAGCTTGTGGTGAGAACCCTTCACACCACGCTTGACGTCGTCCCAGTGAGACGAATGCAAGAAGGATTGCTCAGCACGCCCGTGCTTGCCTTTGATGAAGTCGATTTGATGCAGTTCGCCATTGTCATGCTGCATCACAGCCGAAACGTCGATGCCGTGTTTCTTGGTTCCTGCAACGGTGTACTTGCCGAAGCGTGCTCCAGTTTTCAGATGGGCATGTAGCTTGTCCCCGTGCTCATGAGGAACATGAACGTCAACATCACCAACCTGTGGCTTGTGCTTTGCGAACTCAGCCGCTGGAATGTTCTTGTCCATCAGCTGCATGGAGGAACCACCATAGTGGGCTTTGCCGCCATGGAACAGGTCATGACCATGCTCAGCGTGGAACGACTTGTTTAGCTCATGCATAGAGTCGTGGATGTCTTTGACCCGTGAGTCGCGGTTCTGAGCGGTCATTGTGAAGGGAGCAGCTTCGTGCTCACCTACTTTGATGTTACCGCCTTCAGCGATGTAGGAGATAAAGGTTTTCATTTCTTCCACTTGTCCTTAGTCTTAGGGTCGGCCCGATAGGCCCGGAATGCGTCAGAGGTTACCTTGAACCTCGGAGCATTTGGGTTATGCTTAGATGGATGTATCACAAGTCCTTCACTGCCAGAACCCCATTTAGGCGTAACACCTAACTTTTTGACGTGATCATCAACCTTATCAGCAACCCGCTTCTGGATGTGAGCCATCTTGGCCAGCTCAGCCATCTTGGCTTCCTTGTTCTTCGGAACAGTCCGCGAGTTGATCAAGTCATGATCGAGTTTGTGGAACTCTTTGTGTTCATCCGAGGCGTCGACGTGTCCGGTCGTGATGTGAGTCTTGTCATCATCGAAGTTGATGTGAGCCGTAGAGTGCCTCTTGAATGCCTCAGCGTCCACGTGGTGGTTGTCAGGCAGCTTTGTGTGAATGACGTACTTGCCATGCTCAGCCATGTGGGACGGATCGTACGAGGTTCCTACGAACTTGATCTCGTGCTTGTGGGTCTCAGATGGAGTGCCTAGCGGCTTGTAGAAAACCTCACCGCGGATCCTGGTCTCACCGTGCTTAGCATGCGCGGCTGCCAGGTGATCGGTTACGGCCTTGTTAGACTGCATCATCTTGTGGACGTGGCCAAAGGCGTTGGCAGCAGTAGGGTTGTAAGGCTTCCCAGTTTCCTCAGCACGGCGCTTGGCGCGCGTGTGGAAATCCTCAGGGCTACGCATTTTCTCGTTGCCTGATCCAGACGATTGAGTGTAGAACCCATGTTCGTCGTGGCCCATCACGTGGGTCATACCATCGGTCTTTTCAGTCACATCGTGAATGTGAACCTTGCCGTCTTTATGGAGAAGGTTTTTGAACTGCTCATGGTTCATGGTCGTGATGTGGGGCAGACCTTGACGAATGGACGCCTCGGCTACAAACTGTGCGAACGTCTTCATTATTTCTTCCTGCGGGATGGGAACTGGTTGAACATGGTTTGATATTTCGAGAAGTTCAGGATCATCTTCGTGTTCCAGACTTGCTCTTCACCGTCATTGGTCGTAACTGTCAGGATAGCATTAGTCCAGATGTTGCCAATCATTTTGGCGTTAACAACCGGCTTACCGATCTTCGTAATCATCTTGTGCATGAATTCACGATAACTAGCTTCAGCACCTGCGACACTGGCTAGAACATAGCGGTCGATTAGGTGTTGGTCCGGCTCACGAATATCAGGCTCTCCAACACGGAGGCTGGCCGACTTGCTCCTCGTAATAGACCGATAAAGAGACCGCTGGCTTTCGGTCATCTTGTAAGCAGTTCCGTAATGACCCGTGTGGCGAGGCACAGCTTTATTGAGATCCCAATCATGCTTCATGAGGAAGTCAAGCTTGGACTTGATGAACTCAACTGCCCGCTGATGAGCAGCAGCTTTGTATTCGCCGAGATGGCTCTCAAGAACCTTGATCAACGAGGATGAATCAGCAAACTTTGCACCCATCTCTTTGGCTGCGACCTCTTTGGCTTCAGCACGCTTGGTGGTCATCTTGACGATCTTGTCCTTCAAGACTTTCAGGTCATCTGCTACTGGTTTCCAGTTAGCTAGAACGTCCTTGCCGGCTTTAATGACAGGGGCCATATTCGGCTTGTTCATCTTCTCGACTTTGAGGAGAATCTTCTCGAACTTGATAAGGCCTTGGAATGAATCGCTCGGCCATGCATAATACAAGTCAGAGATGTCATCATCTCGGTTTTGTGCACCGTCACCAGCATGCATGACTTTAAGGATCAAGTCCCGTCCGGCTCCTGCTTCTTTTCCAAAAACACGGCGAGCTTGGCTGCCGAGATCCTGATATACAGGATTCGGAATCTCTCCGGCTTTCTTATAGGCAGCAATGGCGTGCACAATTTCGTCATAGGTCGTCATGCGACCCAGGCTCTCGGTTACAAATTGGGCAAATGTTTTCATCGGACACTAAACTTAATATCGTTCGGGTATTCCCTACCCGCAGAGTTTCGCATTTCCACCTTATACTTCTTGTATTGGTTTGTACACAGAATCATTATCGATTTTGACTTTTTGCTAGGGTACCGGATCTCTTCGATCCTGATATTCGATGCAAGCTTTGTGAGCATCGCCCTATCTAGCCAAAACACTTCCCATCCAAATGACTTCTTTCGTACGTAGAAATAGTTCATGCCCCAGGCCTGTTCAAAGAGGGCTTTGATCTTGGCTAGATCAGGCCTTCCACCTGTAGGAATGTTTTCACGGTTATTAGCATTCTCGATGCTACCACGGCGTTCGTCAAATCCATCTTGGACCTTGGCCAGATCTACGCCGAAGGCCTGTAGAAACTTGGCGCCGTCTGATCTAGGCTGAAGATTGCCCTGCTTATCAAATAGAGTGCCGCCGCCGGGGAAAGCGGAGAAGGTAATACCGTTGACGTCTTTCAGGCTAACGAACCACTTGTGGTTATTCTCATCAGTGAGAATAATATCGCCGATGACTTCACCTAGGCGCTCTAGAGGGACCCCAGTTTTGCGGGTGCTTCCCTTGCGCTGTTCAACCTTAGAGATCTCTACCTGCTCGAATCCATCGTGAGCATTATTGAGTTGCTCAATCAATTTGTGGAACTCCGTTGTTCCACCCCTTGTATGAAATGCAGCGGCTAGGTTATTGGTAGTAACAACTTCAAAGTTTTCACCTTTGTTGGCTCCCCGTGCAATAACCACATCATACATTTGGTTAGTTAGCTCAAACGAATAGCTAGAGTATTTGGAGCTGTTAGGAGACACCGGGTTGAATTTGAGGTGACTGATGGCCCCGCCAAATGTCTTCTCCAGAATACCCTTGAGGTCCGCCTTCAGTTTGTCTGAGGTGTCGTCATGTTTGTTAATGAGCTGGAGACGGTACTCCCTCATGTTTTTAATGTTCTTGCCAGGCTTACCGCCAATCGCTTTCGGGCCCACTTGAAAGTTGTAGGCCTTAACTGCTTCTGTCAATGCTGCGCCTACAACTTTGTAGTCCATAGATTCCTTGCCTCAGTTCATGTGGTATTTATCGTCCATAAAAAGCAAAGCCCGCCAGAACGATCCAGCGGGCTTCACGAGTGTGTTTTGGAAGGTCTATTAGCCTTCGAGATATTGCGCAGTGGACTGGGCAGCAATCTCTTCCAGTTGCTGGACCTCTTCAGGGCTAGCGTGCTTACGGAAGATGTTGACCAGAGTCTCGGCAATGCCGGACGGGTCAGACATGTTTGCCTGGCGGAAAGCGTCCAGAAACAGGTCAGTGGTGACGACTTGGGTGTTCTGGCCGTCGTTAAGAATGAGTTGGCTCATGTGTGCTCCTACAAATCAAGGCTATCTGGAAAGACAGCATAGTGGGTTGGGTTAAAGAAAGGTCCGTACCACGGAGTGGTAGTCAGGGCCCAGGCCTCATCTAGAGAATCCCAGTATCCTACGGTTCTGACAGTTTGGCGAGGGAACATTTCTTCCCCCGGCCCGGTAAGGGTAGAATGATCGAGGGTCCCCCTCAGGAGAAGGACCCCGGCGTTTTTTGGGTCTCGGCCGTCTTCAAGCGGCGTCTCGATTGGAGTCCATTTCATTTTCCGAACTCCGAGAGAAGCATCTGATACGTAGCATTGTAGAAGCTACGAATCACAAAGATCACGAGTTTGAAAATGCTCGTGACCCCCCAATAGATCAGGCAGGGGAGCCACCAAATGGCTCTACCCAATATGGCCTGACGTTCAGCAAGGTCCGGGCTGTATGCAGAATCCCGCTCTACAGTCCAAACGAACCCAGCCACAACGACATAACACAGAATGCCGAGAAATACAAATGGAGCGTAGATCAACTGACAAGCTCCTTAGCCAGCTTTTTAGTTCCCATGATCAGACTCTTACTGAGGAAGAGAACTAACCATACTGGCCAAAGAGCAGCGAGTGCAAAAGCTTTATCGCCAGGCCACGGGTTCGTCCAGCTTGATGTCACACTGGCGAACGTTCCCAATCCGACTAAGGCGTAAATCACCGCGCCATACACTGAAAGTAGAAAGGTTAATTCATTCAAAATTCGCTCCCATCCAGATTCCAAACCCGGCCGTTGTAGCTGATGCGGGCGAAAGGCGTCTTGCCTTGGCAAAGAATGCCATCAGGCCAAGTCGAAGCGCCTTCGTAAGAGGCGTCACGTTCAGCTTCGAAGATTTCGACAGCTTCTTTCACAGTGTGAACCAGATGCGTGGTCCGACCAATTTCGAGGAACATAATCTCTCTCCAGGTTATATTCCTATAATACGATACCACGATATTAAGTACATACGAAAATAGCGGCCGAAGCCGCTATTTTCTCGATACGTGAGCGAGTGGAACCTCCACCATTTGTCTCGCCACTTCCTTAGTTCAAAACTCTTGCCTCTAGCCCGAAGGCTGGACACGTATCATGTGTGCACTTATTTATGCATTGGAGCACGGATTTTTCAGATTAAAGTTTCGTTATTTAACCAACACTGGGCCAGTATGCAAGAAGAACTCAGGGGTGTTTCCATCAAAAGCGCCTCCGAGATTAAGGAACTTTTTCATCGCATGCGCTGTATCATGATGGTTATGTGAACTGATGACTTGCTTGGTGTTGTTCTCGAAGACATCAAAGACTCCATCATTCTCATGAGTCACAGAATAGTTGATAGGGTTACGAGCCATTATTTGAAATCTCCAAACTTGTTAGCGAACTTACTCTTAGGTTTCTTCCGATCAAAGTCTTGTTGACCGAACTCAGTCTTATCCATCAGCGGTTTATCTTCCGTGTTGGCTTCATCTTGGTCAATATCAAACAGTCTCATCTTAGATTTGTCAACACCAACCACGAACCTCTTATAATAGTTGATGTCGTTGTAGCGGTTCTTCAGCTGCTTGAACATGATCTGACCAAGTTCAGCGAGTTGCTCGGATTGAGACATAGCAATCATGAAGTCGGCCGTGGCCGGCAGACCAAATGACTCAGAGGTATCGGTCAGTTCAGGATCTGAACTGGCAAAGCCAGTACGATTGATCTGGGTGGCAGTGATGATCGGAACGTTGAACTCAACAGCCAAACCACGAAGCTCTTCAGCGATCGCCTTGATCATCGTGTAGGAGTTGACATTGGCACCGGCTTTAATACGCGAGCTGGTGCAGATGTTCAGGTAGTCGATGTAGATGACGTCAGGAACAAAGTTCCGCTTCATCTTCAGTTCATTCAGCAGGTGTCTGAAGTTTGCAGACCCTGCCGAAGCCGTAGGATACTCCTTGACAACAAGCTTGCCGACGGTTTTGGACTTGATGCGTGCGATCTTACGGTCGAACGTCTCTTTGTCCATGAGGAGCATCTCCTGAATAGGAGTGTTCATCAGGTTGGCATCGATACGTTCGGCAATCTTCTCCTCAGACATCTCCATCGTGATGTAGAGGACGTTTTTGCCGAGCATCAGGTTGGCAGAGGCCATATGACACATGGCTAGAGACTTACCGACTCCCGTGCCGGCCAGAAGGACTGACAGAGACTTCGGAGGCAGACCACCGCCTGTGATCTTGTTCAGCAGTTCAATGTCGAACGGCAATCTAGAGTCATGACGATGATAGAACTCGAAGCGTTCGTCGGCATCCTCAATGAAGTCGTGGCCGATCTGAGAGTCGAACGAAATACCCAGTGCGTCTTGCAGGATCTTAGGAATAGCAGACCTAGGAATCTGTGTCTGATTGTCATCCATGATCTTGATAGACTCTAGGACAGCATTGTAGAGTGCCTTGTCTTGACAGAACTTCTCGGTGTTATCCACCAACCAGTTCATGTTAGTCATAGCATCAGGAGCCAGTTCATCGATCGTCTTTTCAACGTTCGAGTAAACATCTCCTGAGATGCTGTCTTTGAGTTGCAGGTCGACTTTAAGAGCTTCCTTTGACGGAGCCCTATTGTATTTTGTAATGTAATCGTGGATCAGCTCGAAGATTACTTTGTCAGATGTGTCTGAAAAGTAATCCCTCTGGATGAACGGAAACACCTTACGCAGGTAATCCTCGTTTGAAACCAGGTTGCTGAATATGACGTGTTCTAGTTTCATGTGGTCCTTTGAATGGAATAGACAGTCCTAGGACGAACTTCCAAACCGTATTGCTTAAGGAGCGCCTGAACATCCTCATACACTTGGCTTGGAATCATGTCGAAAGTGACGTCCTGTGCAGCAGCAGTCACTCTGTCCTGTGATGTAGCGTAGACAATTGCTGGTTCACTCTTTCTTTTAATCTCAAGAGTCTCGGTCAGCGTGACTTTGAAAGGTTTGTGACCTTTCCCGATTGCTAGTTTCTTCAGGCTGTCGCCCGAGGCTAGGATACGACCTAGATCCTCGGGCTTAACATGGGCAACCTTACCCCACGACTCCTCCGTCCGGTTGAACGTCTCGAACATCATCATCTCCATCATCAAGGTTAAAGTGAGGATCCGCCTCACCATCGTCAGTATCGCCGTACGAGAACTTGCGACGTGCTGCTTCTTCCAGCCTCGCCATGATCTCTGGGGTGTAGTACTTTTCAGGGTTGTCGTTGATCTCCTTGCCAAATACCTTGCGGCCATCCGGCAGTTCAAAGCGGGTTGAAACCTTCTTGAAGATCTTGAACTCTTCTGCCAAGTCCAGCAGACCATAGAAACGGTCGAGACCGGTCTTGTAGCTGAGACGCAGACGAACCTCGGAGTTTTCCTTCGAGAGACGGCTCTTCAGCATCTTGACCCTGATGAAGTTACCGACAACCTCAGTACCGTCTTTGTCTTTGGCCTTGCCAAGAACTGCGATAGAGGATGCCGAGTATTTCAGACCGGAACCACCGGCAACTTCATTGGTGGGATACATGGAACCCATTGCCGCATACACGTGGTTCGTTACAACCATTGGGATGCCAGCACGGGCTAGTTTGAGGGTGAGAATACGGAAAGCAGCCTTGATGATGGCAGGCCGCGTCATGTCTTTGGTCTCTTTGCCCTCGGCGGAGTCCTCAACTTCCTTAGTCGTAGAGAGCATGCCGAGAGAGTCAAGGACCATCAGCATCTTAGGACGCTTGGCTTTCGGGGTTTCAATATACTTGTCAACCAGCTTGATTGCGTGGTGACGGAACTTTTGAACTGTATCAGGTTCAGCCAGGATGACCCGGCGAGTATCGATGCCACGCTCTTCCATCATCTCGCGAGTGATAGCGGCTTCGGTATCGTAGTAGATGACCCCGGCTTGGGGATCGGCTTCGAGGAAGTTCTTCACCATACCGAGGGCGATGAACGTTTTGCCGGTGGAGTTTTCACCGGCAAGTCCTGTGATTTTGTTGGAGGCCAGACCACCATAAAGTGAGCCTGAAAGGACTGCGTTGAGCATGTAGCAGCCGGTGTCGACATAGCCCTCAAACTCAGCGGCACCAAGGCCGTCGGCAACGATGGACGTGTCGGCGTCCTTCACGGACTCAGCGAGTCCACGGAAGAAGTCAGTCATGATTGTATGTTCCTAGCTAAAAAATGAATCGAGTGTATACGTTTTTTGGGGCGTCCATCCGATGACATCTGTGACCAATTTCATTGGATCGATGAATGTCTTTTGGAATTGTATATCCCGATCTATGTATGAGTCCAGACCCAGCTCTGATGGCAGATTACCAGGGGTAGAAATTACGTTTACGTTAAGGGGATTGGGTTTCTTCAGATAGGAATATTTGATCTTGTCGCCGTTATAAAGAGTCGGCAGCCGATCATCAAGACCTTTCTTAGAGATTGCATGGTTCCACATGATGGCACCCTTCACATGCATCGGCGTTCCACTCTTGAAGATAGTGGCAGGATCTACCCACTTGTCCATGTCAGAGATACCACGTGGCGAAGCAACTTCTTCGAATGGTAGTTCCATGAACCGAGAATAGAAGTCATCGATGTAACTGTGGAGCTCATCCTCTGGCCTGGTCAAGATCAGCTTAAAGCATTCCTTCATAGCCTTCTTGCATACGCCCGGGGTTGAGGACTTCACAACCTCGAGACCAGTGATCTTGATCTCAGGCTCTTCATAACGGATGCCCTCATTATCCCAGACGTAAAGGATGTAGCGCTTCTTGGCAACCCAGATACCTTTGGAGGCAATGGACTCACGCTTCATGACTAGCTTGGTGGCGTCAAAGGCGTTAGTATAGATGCCTTGTTGCTCGAACGACTTGTTGATCACGTCTTGGAGCTTGGTCTTGCAGACCTTATCCAACATGTCAGTGATAGCTCCGTCATCCATACTCTGACAGAACTTCTCAACGAACTTGTCAAGTGTGATGTAAGCGGAGTCAGTATCAGAAGCAATGACGAAGTCGAGACCCTCAGTCTCGAGCACCTTGTTCAGGTACTTGTTGATGTCCTTCTGAACCCACTGGATGGTCAGCTGGCCGGTCGTGGTAATGGCCTCAGCGTTGATCAGGGAGAACCAACGGCAATATTTGTTGGCGATCGAACCATAGAAGGCGTTGATCTGGATCTTCTTGGACAACTGAAGCGCATGATACCGACTGATGAGAATAGCCTGAGCCGGATCCTTCGTCTTGGCATATTCCTTCTTGGCTTCCTTGAGCTTAGCCTGATAGATCTTACGCTGATCGTACTTCTGCTGCATGAGTTCGGCCATAAAGCCGATCTTCTTCTTGGAATACAGAGCCATGTTGGCTGTGATGCAGACGTTGTCTTCTCTAAGTGCGTCTTGATACTTTTGGTTCAGCTTACCGTTCATGATCTCGACGACCTTAGCATTGGTCATCTCTAGATCATCTTCCTCTTCGAGTTGCTCGATGAAGGTGTCAGGGCCGATGTTGTAAGCCATGATGAGAGACGGATACAGGGAATTCAAGTCGAAAGACACGACCCATTTGGACATACCAAGCACGGGTTCTTTGACATAGCCGCCGACGATCGTCTTCTCTTGGTGCTTCGGACGGAACTGCGGGACCACGATGTTACGGCCGAGAAGGAAGTTCGAGATGATGACGTCCCACGGCTTCACGGTTGCCAAAGTGTCGTTGTAGTTCACCTTGGCATCATAGGCGAAGGCCTCGACCATCGCAATGAATCCGAGCTTGGCTTCCAGTCGTTCGATGAGAAGGACATCTCGAAGGTTGTAGTCATAGTAGAGAGTCGGGTTTCTTTCGTACAGGTCATCCAGACCTTTATAGTTTGACGTATCAGTCTTGCCTTCCTTGAGTTCCACCTGTGAGATGTACTCGAGGGTAAAGGACTCCTGGTTCTTAAAGCTGAACTTCTTGTAGAGGGGAAGGTAGTCCATACAAGACACACCGACAGGGCGGAATGCCATTTGCGTACGGCCACGAGCCAGAACCTCATATTCTTCAAGGATACGCCACGGGCTCAGCATTTTGGCCATGGTCGGACCCAAGATCTTAGTGATCCGGTTGACCAGATAGGGAATGTCGAAGAACTCGATGTTCCAGCCGGTGAGAATGTCAGGAGTCATCTCCTCACCATCCCACAGTTCAATGAAGGCAGCCAGCAGGGATGCTTCGTCCACACATTTGAAATACGTGACAGTCTTATCCTTCGGCCGATAATCCTTCAGACCGAACATATAGGTCGGGCCACCGAACTTCTTCATGGTGATAGCCGTGATCGGGTGAGAAGCCTTGGCGATGTCTGGGAAACCCTTCTTGCCATCATCGGACACGGTCTTGGTCTCAATGTCGAGACCGACCACGGAGATTAGCTGAGGGTCAAAGTTGATCTCGCCGTAAAACTCATCATTGATGTACGAGTAGGCAAACTTGTCTTGGCCGAATATCTCGAAGTTCTGAACTTCCTTATAGTCATAGATGAAAGTCTTGGCTTCCTTGATGGACTCAAAGTCCATCCGCTTGACTGGCTTCCCATCAAGAGTGCGGTACTTAGACTCGCCTTTGGTGGGAACGAAGAGATGTGGCCGGTATTGAACTTTGCGCATGAAGCGCTTGCCATTCTGATAACCTCTAACGAGAAGGTCACCATTCTTGGCCTGATCTACTGCTGTGTAAAAATAGGGTTCTGTCATTAGGTCTCCATTCCTATTCTCCCATATTACACTGGCGAATCAATAGTGTACATAGGAAAAGGGCCCAGTTATGGCCCTAAACCTTTAGCGATTCGTAATGATTAGGCGTTGATACTGAGCAGGATCGACCGGATCCTGTAAAGATTAAAGAGAAACTCAGCTTGTGTTAGTACAGTCAAAGTACTGTCGTTGTTTCCAATAGAATGCGCAAGCTCGTTATCAGTTGTAAGCATCAGAGCGTTGGCGAACTGTTGATTCCAAGCCAGCGCATCGTAGGCTCTCTTGATTAGATTGAAGTAACCAGCTGATTGGCGGTTGTACGGCTTGCCCTGCCAATAAAGCGTCTGCGACTCTTGCCACTTGCGAGTAAACGCCTGACCTTCTTTCCAAGCCTCAACACCAGACATGGCTCTAAGCGAAGCAGATCCTTCGACAGTGTTGCATTTAAGAGACTGCAGAAATCCCTCCATTGAGGCACAACGAAACCCGTCCAGATCGAATTGATATGGATACAGGTTCGACAGCTTCCTGCCGGAAGCGTCAGATCTATAAGTGCATTCGATGGTTTTCATGGGTACTCGTGAACGTCTCTAATAATGTCATCACGGGTGGCGAGGCGAGTGGTTCGTTCCCCACCTCGTTCCCAGATGGTCTTATATTTTAGATTGAAGATGTAATAGTTGATGAACCCTCCCAGGTCCTTGGGTATGTGACTTTGAAACCCAACACACCTACCACGGCCGTTGATAACCCACCGGCCGTTCTTATCAACCATCATTGGGCTTCGTACTCAACCATCTCGGGGCCGTTGGATGCGCGGCAGCGGGCGCCGTCACCAATGAACTCGCAGAACCCAAAGGCCTGCTCTCTGTAAGAACCCTCGGCTTGAACTCCGGAAACTTCCGCGGAGTTGCCTTCCACTGGACCGTGCCAGAAGGTGATGTCAGCATCATCCGTAAAGTTGAAGACAATGTTATTCACCTCGCGGACGATAATGCAAGGAACAGTCCCTGAGCCGTTGGAATTGGTACGGCTGCACGACCACATCAGACTGTAGTCGTCGGGCCCAGAAGCGCCGTGCTCACGGTCCGGCGAATAGTCGATGGTCGACCCAGGATACTGTTCAACTGCCACAGCGCCGACTGGATCGGGATAACGATCCTTATGCGTCATAATCGTAGAAGTGCCCACTGCCACAATTGCAATGGTGGGCACTATTAGAGAAAACAAGTCGATTTTCATAGCTTAACCTTCGCTGTTCAGCCGCTGAATGAACCAGGGCCGTGCCTTATTGGCAATAGGACCACCGAGCTTCTTAGAGTCAAAGCCGTTGGCCTCGATTGTGTCAGTCTCTTCCTTGACGATGTCATTGAAGACCCAACGAATGAAGTCACCCATGGACGCCATCTCGAACGGCTTCTGCTGTTCGTTGATGAGATTCTGAATGCCTTGTTCCAGCCGAGCTTCGGTCACGACAGAGTCGATGAAGTCCTGCTGCTTCTTGTAGGCCTCAACATCGACCGGAGCCAGCGTCTTGACCTTGGAGACAGAGTGCTTCTCGCCCTTCACCTTGAACCACAGGCGGCTAGAGGTAAAGCCAGGCTCTTCACAGTGCCAGACGATGCCCTCGCCGATACCAGTGTTTCCGAAGAACTTGCCGGCAGGGCACTCAGCCTCAACCATCTCGGTCAGCTCGATGAGCTTGGGCTGAGACAGTTGGGGATGGTTGAAGTCGATGTCGATCGTCCAAGAACCGAACTGATGGACATTGTAGATGCCAGCATCCTTGTCTTCGTATTGGATGTTTTGAACCGGAATCCACACACCTTCGGAGCCGTCATCGTCAGTCTCGTAGATGACCTTGATACCGAACACCACAAACATCTTGGGAAGACCGGAGATGCCGACCCCTTTTTGAATGTTTCCGCCACACCATTCGCCGTAGATGCAGATGAACTTGACTGAGTCGAGATCTTCAATCTGCAGCATGACAGTTGCGAACAGCGTATCGACGCTGTCCTGATTAGCCTGCATATGGGCCATGAAACCAGCGTTGTCAGCTTCAAGAGTCAGAACACGCTCACGGGACTGGTAGATGAAGTCAGTTCCGGTACGATCCAGAACGATACCGGCGTTTGTGCCATGTAGCTTCACCGTGCCAACAAACCGAAGGGTCGGGATGGGCCGAGTGCTGTCAAAGATGGGCTCCCCGGTGTCATCGACACCGGCAAATCGAGACTGGTGCTGGACGTTCTTTACGACCGTCCGCAGCTGCTCGATGGAAGGAAATTTGATCATTGTCATATTCTCATACTATAACGATTGGTAATTAAGTACACCGCCAATCAGCAGTGCCCAGGAATAGTCGTCAAACACGGAATGGGACGGAAGGTATATTCAGCGCCATTTTCAATTTTGAGCTTATCGATAACCCTCTTGGCATCGAACTCGTAATGAACATACCCAACGGCAATTTCTTGCTTTGCCGAAGGACTGTAGTCAACCCGCAGGATGACAAAAACTTGGTCTGACATGTTTATTCTCCATACCACCGAATGTGGCGAATGTTTTTGCTCAAGACATCAATGTCTGATGGTTTAACGTAGGGATCAATCTTGTTAAAAAGCGCGTCTAGACCCTCGCCATAACCGTCAGGATCGCAGAAGATGCCGTGTTCAACACCTTCTTTCCAAGTAGTTATGTCGTAGAGTCTAGCAAGCACTATAGCACAATATCATCGTATCGGGTATCAGTTCGTCCAGCTGCCCATTCTTCGAACAACTTGAATTTTCGGGCCACCCTGTCGCCCACAATGTTTTCATCAATATGCGGGCAGTATGTGACCATAAACGAAAGAGCAGCCAACAGGTCGGCGGCTTCCTCGTCTAGCTTGGCGCCAAGGTCATTGCCAACCCAAGGGTCGAAACGATGCCCACCGTTCGACATGATCTTTCCAAAGACCTGTCCGATTTCACCACTCTCTTCGATTACCTTAGCGAGCCCTGGGTATTCAGGGCAGCTCAGTTGATATGTGACTTCACGCATGTGATTCTACTTTCCGTATCTGAGGGTGTGTAGCAAATTGTTGATGTCGAACCACGTGCGGCCGTTGAACCGGAGATCCTTCTTAAATTTCCAGTTACGGCCAAGAGTCACCTTGACACCATTGGACTCCAGAAAGTCTCTCATCGCAGACATCAGGGCCATTGCCTCATTGATACTCTGCGGATTCTGACCATAGATTACTTTCGGGTAACCTGGCTCATTCGGCAGGCTTTGAATGACCTTGCCGCTGGTGTCCATGTAGATATATTGACGGCCATCGCCGTCGGGCTTCATATAGCTCATGTGTAATCTGTTCCGAAATAGAAACCGAATGTGGCGTGTTTGAGGAAGGGGTGATCGGCTCCCAGAACTTGCTTGATATCGATGTCGATATCGTCACCGTTTGAGAACAGATACCCTCGCTCGCCGTAAGGAATCTGTTCTATAGTGTCTTCTGAGCCGTATCGAGATACGCCAAAGAAGACCCAGTCCCCGCAATAACAATCTGAAGAAATCCAGGCAATACTGGTTTCTTCCTCGATTTCGTGCTGACGATCCATCAGTTCATCATAGATCTTTTCGTAGTCCATGATCTTGAAATCTTCGGCGGTTTCCTTACGGAGCATATAGCCGAGGCCCATCCAAGGGCGCGTGTCGACTCCCATCAGCGCACAAGATCGATGTAGTCGCCGAAGTTCTTGTCGAAGACCTCCAGCAGGTTCTCGTAGTCACCAGACATCATCTCTTCGATGATCGGCTTCGGATCCATGCTGAGTTGCTTGGCGTACTGGCGAGCATAGCCCATGAGGGCGAAGGCGTTGCCAGCCGGACCAGAGATGTCGATCTCGATCTTGCCCTGGCGAGGTTGTTTTTGACGAATAGCCATTTTCAAATCCTATTTGGGTTCTGACTTACATTCCTATAATAAGCTATCTGCTATTATTGTACATCGAAAAAAGCGGTCAGGCTGGAATCATTCGCCAGCTTTGCGAGAATGTCACCATGACACGTTTTAGGAGAACACCAACACCCAAGCCTCTTACCTCTTAGCTCATGGATGCGAGCCATGAGATCTGGTTGGGTGACAATCCACTCAGCATGCTTTCGAATCACCTCAGAGCGCGTACCATCGACTCCAACCACGAATGGGTTGCCCCATACCGACGGTCTGCCGATATAGACGTCATAGGCTTCCTTCTTACAGTGGCCGACGTGTTTCATATTCTACTCACGAAAAAGGCCCTAGGGAATCCTAGGGCCTTTATTTGGTGCCGCCTGCCGGATCGAACGGCTCTACGTGTACGACCTGGACCACCATTTAAGACGGGATTGAACCGCCAAGTCTTCAGGCACGTGTGCTTCCATTACACTAGTTGCAGCGTGATTATGCAGATTCCGCTTCGTCAGCACGAGAGCTGTTGACCAATACGGTGGTAAGAATGCCACCGGCGAGGCCCACAAGCGTCACTGAGGACATTCCTGAGTCTTCTGCGGTAACACCTACGCGATCGATCACTACGGTGCTTGCTGCGGAAGCATGGCCAGCAGCAAGCGCAAGACCAGCGACTACTGCGATAAGGGTGTTTCTCAGTTTCATTTTGCTTCTCTGCTTTGAGGGTTCTGTCTTATTTATCTGGAGGGTCCACTCGGATTTGAACCGAGATCTACGGGGTAAAAACCCGCTGCTCTACGCCATTGAGCTATGAACCCGAATGAGTTGATGCGTTGCCATCAAAGTGGGCGGATTCGAACCACCTACCCAAATCACTTTATAAGTGTCCGCCCTCGGCCGAGGGCTTCTACCGTCTGGCCAGACTTGGCAACCACGTCCGAGGTGGTCCGCATCAAATTTGGTGAACGCGGAGGGACTCGCACCCCCGATGGGATTTCTCCGTGGGCTTAAAAGGCCCGGCCTCTCGCTGCTGAGGTGACGCGTCCTAAATTGGAAGCCTGATTTCGGTTACCATGCCGATCTCTTAACCCTTTGCGAGGGTCGCCCGGACGGAGGCGGTGCCACATTACGGGACTTCGACCAGCTCTTCTAGGCTGATTCCAGTCTCCTTTCTTAAGGCAAAGGAGAGAAAGCCCGATTCCTAGTGATTTAACGTCCCACAGAATCCTTAGGACGGGTCTTGGTCCGGCCGCTAGGAGTTGAACCTAGTCTAACACCCCCAAATGGGTGCCGTGCAAACCTACACTACGGCTGGATGGTGAACGAGGTGGGGTTCGAACCCACAAGCCGCTTTCGCGAACGGGATTAAGAGTCCCGCGGACCAACCAATTGTCCAACTCGTCCAGAAATATGGCGCGCCCGGAGGGACTCGAACCCCCATCGTTCCACTTACGGTACTACCGCTTAGAAGGCGGTTCCGATACGGACGCAAATCTGTTGGGCCTTTTAACGTCCTTGCCCAGGACTCACGAAATGACTTATGGGATCATCACCCTGCACTTCTTAAATGGTACGCCCTGTCGGACTCGAACCGACATCTGAGCTGTTATGAGCAGCTGGCTCTGGCCAATTAAGCTAAGGGCGATCAGTCTCTTATTTATCCAATGTACACTGTCTGAATTAAATGTACACTAGAAAGATCAACGAGGCCGCAGATCAAGAATCATAGCATACAATTTAGAGCGATCAATATGCCGCTCCTCGATAGTGTTAAGGAGCTGCAAGACACGATCTAGAGCGGCCCATTGCCCTCTACGATAATCCTCGCTCATACAAACTTGTCCAGAATATAAGGACCCCAAATCTTAGCAGCCACGCCCAGCAGGACGAAACCGACGAAGATCATAGGAAGGCAGATGAGGAAGTCGAACATAATGGTCTCCATGGCTTACTATCCCATAGTACACCACAAGCGGTTAAAGAGTCGTTACCCTGTGCTTCAAAATGACCTCGTCGGACACCTTATAACACAGAATGGCCAGCTGGTCGTAGAAGACCATGGTGATATCGATGATCTTATCGATCTCTTCCCTCGTGGCGATAATCCGGACAGGAATCATCCTCTCTGTGAAGAGAACCCCGTCTGGCGCAACCCACTGGCCTTTAGCTGGTGACAGAACAGTAAGACCGCCGGTGATCTTACGAACCCGACTGTCCCATTCTCTGTGCTGTCTTGTTCTGATCGGCTTCCCACAGTTAAGCTGGGTAGGGACCAGGATTTCCCACATCTGTTTCATAATCAAATAGTACACTGATTAGAAAATGATGACACCTTTATCTGGCGTGCTTGGCTACCAAAGCTCCGTCGTATCGCCCAGGATACATCGTCTTGAAATACCCCATAATGTTACCCATGGTGGGTTCCATGATGTTGGCTTCGCCAGGCTTAGCCTTGAGCCCAGCGATGATCACCTTGATTTCGGTTTCGGTTAGCTGCTTAGGCAGATACGATTCCAAAATCTCAACTTCTCGCATTGCAGCCGTCTCCCTGTCTCTGCTGTTTTTATTAGCTTCCACAGTGATGTAAGCGTTCTTAATGAACTTCTTAATCGTAGCGATAGCCACATCGTTCGACGGGTTCTCACGCTCTTCAACAGATCTACCTGCTGCCTGAATCTCAGACGCTAGAGTAACAAGAAGGGATGCTGTAGCCTTGTCGCCGGCTTTGCGGGCGGTTAGGCTGTCTCTTTTGATGGTTTCGTAGATGGGCGACATGGTTTAGTCTTTCTCTTTCGAGTGATTTTCACATTGGATCCTTTGCAGGCATCCAAGAAAGCAGCACGAACATGCCCGACCGCTGTAGCTTGATGGTTCTCTGTATAAAAAGAACCAGCACCCCAAGCGGTCGGGTAGATCTTACGTGCCATGATATGGAGGAACTTTTCTTCCTCGTCAGTCAGCCTAATGTCTAACGACATGGTCGGCCGCGTGAGTTGCTGCGAAGCCGTCAGGCTTCACGTGAGGATCGAAGCCCATCACACCACGAACATAGCCCTGGGCTTCTTTCAAAGCCACGTAGGACTTGTGCTTCTCATCGGGGTTGATGTCCAAGTGAACCTGGAAGACCCTGTCGCCGATCACATCGACCAGTTCCAGAGCGGTCTCAACGGCGTACCCAACTTCGGTCATCAGACGCATTCTCAGGTTGCCATAGTCTGGTTGGATCTCAGTCCTATGGAAGAGCTTGCAGCCGTGTCTTTGATCCATGTGCAGGATCACAACGACCGAATACTTGGCGAACCAACGTCCACCCTTCTTGAAACGGATTGAGTCACAGCCGATGTAGACTGCGGATTGTGGCGAGCTTGCAGCGATTGCGTCTCTTGCTTTGTCCATCGTGTCGGCCATGATTAATTCCTCTTCATATTGTTTGGAGGAGGGGCAGGGAATCGAACCCTCAAGACTTTCACCTTGGGCAGGCTTAGCAAGCCCGTTAGCGCCCAGCGCACCGTCCCTCCATATTTCTACAACTTCTTGTGTATTGCCTCCAAGATTGCCATGGACAATGCGTCCGGATGGTCCTTAGAAACATCAACCCCATCTTTAATTCTCGGCTTCCAGGGGATTTGCCAGAGGCCAAGAGAGTTTCGAATCGCCCTTCCTAGGGAAGAATGGTATCGAATAAGGTCGGCTTTATCGCACGCCCTCAGTTCCTTGATTGTGTCTTGGGAAAGCTTAAGATCATCCCCTCGGAGGATTAGCTCCGCATACGCATCTGCAGTTAGGCGCTTCATAATCACTCCTGATTGGTACTCCCGACCGGATTCGAACCGGCGTTTACGCCTTGAAAGGGCGGCGACCTAGACCGCTAGTCGACGGGAGCATAATATGGAAGACCCAACCGGAGTCGCACCGGCATCTACTGCTTGAGGGGCAGTCATCCTAGGCTGTTAGACGATGGGTCCAAAATGTGGAGGAAGGTAGAGTAATCGAAACCCGCACGCTCATCACGTGCCCCTGGATTTCAAGTCCAGTTTGACACCTTGCCGGTACCTTCCATGATTGGTACCCCTATTCAGGATTGAACTGAATGACCGGTTCCGTGTAAAGGATCCGCGCGACTCCATCGCCAGGGGCATGATAAGGTTATTTATTAGTAACGACCGAGACCGATCAACTTAATCAGTGCATCGCTCGCCGCTTCTTTATAGGTCAGGCGATGAACGCCCATCCACATAGTGGTTTCAGTCAGCCAGATGCTAGCGGCATACTGCGTCCGGCCGCCGTAATCGGCGCCGCGCATGATCTGAACGTGGGCAACTTCCTTGCCCTTAAAGTACAGTTCAACCGAGTCATCGACCTCATCGAAAAGCGAAGCTTGGTTGAAACGAGCTTCCATAGCACTATGAGGAGCTGCATATTGGGTCATGTCGAATTCCTTCTTACATTCCCATAATAAGCAGTTGCACAATTATGTACAATAAAATTGACACCCCTTGGCCAGACTTGCACTGCCACCGACTCAACGTCTTCCGGAACGCCGTACGAGTCAGACCGCCTATAGGGAGGGGTATAAAAAAATGGTGGACACCCCCGGAATCGAACCAGGATTTCCAACGGTATCGCCGAGGGTGTACAGTCCTCGTTTGCTTGGATCGTAAGCGCTTACGATCGGCACGATCCTATCGGCGTGTTAGGCCAGTTCACACTAGGCGCCCAAAAATGTAGTGACTGAGGACAGCAACGCCGGATAAGGTTTCGAACCGCCCCCATTCGCATTGCCGGCGTATAGCACAGGGGGAAATAGCTTCGTCTCAGTCACATAGAATGGTAGAGAGCTTCGTGGTGTCCGCCATCTCCGTCGAGATGGACTCTCCACATCGGACTTTCTCCGACCTTCAGCTTTGCTTGCTCTCTACGTTAGGTAGGTGAAGCCTCGAAGCTCGGGCGGCTAGCATTCCGATCCCGCGTCCCTCGCGACTTCACCTGTTTAGTTGGCAAGAGCTTGAGGCCGTCTCCCTAATGGGTTTCTGGTGTTCCTCACCGGGCTTTATCCGGCCTTACTCACTACTCTTACCAATTCTGATACTTCGGTTCAGGAAGGCGCAAAGGGGGATTTGACCAGGCACTCCCTCTGCTTGAGGACACCCTCCCAGACTCCCCAGTCTAGGGCCGCTGCTTGCGCACCGGTTCAATCAACATTGCACCTACCAGAGCCGAGGCTCTATCTGCATTCAGTTCTGGATCTAGGATTCGAACCTAGCTATTCATCAGCGTTTGGGTGCGACCCTTCTGCTGTCAGGTAGCGATCCTGAACTGAACCAACGTCCCCGTTGCGGGGTGCCTCGCCACTCGGCTATTATGTTGCACACTCCAGAACAGAGTGCAGACTTACACTTCTTGCAGAACTCGACCTTCCAGATGGTCGATCAGATCCTCATAGCAGAGGAACAGCTTCGAGACAATCTGGCCAACCTCATTGCGAAGGTACCAACGGCCGTCTTGCGTGAACTGCAGGAACATGATTATATATCTCCTTAACTCTTACTTTCCCATCATAAGCAGTCTGGGATTTAAGTACACAACTATTTTGAAATGATTTCGGCCGATCTGATGGCCTGCACTCGCCGCATCTTATGGACGCGAACCTTCTTAGCGTTTAGAAGATTGTGGTTGATAGGCCTCCAATCCTGCAGAAGACTAATGTCCGCCAGCTCTTTGGCGATTTCACGCCGGATGGTTTCATCAGAGTTGAACCGCCACGCGGCGGCCAGGGCGATGTCATCGTTGCCTGGCCGCCGCACCACAACCTCGAAGGGGGATTGGTATTGACGCTTCTTCATTAGCCTTGCAGATCTTCTTGAATGCACTCCGGAGAGCCGAACAGCTGAAAATCATTGAACATCTTCTGTCGTCCTTCGAAGGGCCGAGTGCAGATGGCGGTAAAGCCAGTGCCATGGTCGGGTTCGAAGAAGACATGGAAGTCCTCGTTCTCAATCAGGCCGTTGAACTTCAGGTAGCGGTACGTCTGGAACAGCTCCTCTTCATTGGCAACCTCGAACAGAACCATCGAAGCGGGCTGTTCACCGGGAGCCGGAGCAGGCAGTCGACGCGCCATCTCGAAACAAGCGTGAGACGCTTGGATGATCAGGTAGGCCGGGTTTTCCGGACCGAAGGGATACAGATCCTTCCGCAGGAAGCAGTAGTAGTATTTGGTGTCTGTCATAATCAAGCTCCCAGACTTTTGCAGCAGTAGAGGTAGTTGGCCTCGAACTGTTGAATCTGTTCTTCGGTGGGTTCAATCCCAAACTTTTGGAATCGCAAGCGGATTTGGTTCGTCAACATGGTCCTCCGAAGAGGGCTCATCATAAACGGATTGAGCAAGTACCCAAGTTGATAGTTCTCGTTCGTCCAGAGGCAATCGTAAGCAGAACGGCCGTTGGCCAACTTAGTCTTGTTCCGGACAGGAGAAAAGGCCCGACGAATATGGTACAGGGCCTCGGTAGGGCCATCAGCTCGAATAAGGATATAGCTAAGCGTATCCGCAGCGGTGGCCTGTTTAGCACGAGCAAGGGCTTTCCAGGTCGTGATGATTTGATTTTGCATTTGACGTCTCCGTAATGTAAAGATGGTGTTACCATAAGTGGTCTTAGTGTAATGTGATCTTTACATCACGGAGGGTCATGTTGACAGCGATTCTACGAATGCATATCTTTTTCCTTTTCGTCTCGAGGACGGTGTTCTTACCAATTAAACTTTATCTATCAAAAATCATTCTATCTCTACAGAGTCAGATTAGTCCATGATAGCACTCTCCTTTGTGGTCTCCATCTCCCCTCTTGAGGGGAAAACTGAAACTTGGTGCACCTACCGGGGCTCGAACCCGGATTCAAGGTTTTAGAGACCCCTGCCTTAACCATTAGGCCATAGGTGCGTAACTCTCATTACCAATATACACTGTCTGAAATATGTGTACATCACTTTGTGCGATTTTAGAACCACCACGCAACATGCCCACGATAAAGAAGCAAGCCGGTTCGTGGCTCCAAGGCGAGATGACCAGTCGCGAACAAATACTCCTGTAGACACCGTCTAAAAAGCCCTGTTGTCATATGACTTTTAAGAGCATTGATGACCTTGTCTTCAAACTGCATCGGCTTATTCTCCCGAATTAACTCCGTCCAAATAGCTGCGGACCACGGCGAAGAACAGATAGTCCTTGGTTTGCTGGGTCACGGGCAGCTTGTCGTAGGGTACCATGCAAGGATGGGTAGGTGGCTTGGCATCAGGATTCTTAAGATCTCCATAGATCCAACCGTCAGCTTCCTTCTGCTTCATCCACGATTTGTGGGAGTCTGAAGGAGTTTGAATCTCGCCTGAGATGATACCGAGAACACCTGAGATTGCAGATTCTTTTTGCCACTCAGGAGCGGCATCCCAACTTGGCTGGGAGTCATCGCCGATCGAATGACAGAAGGCCTTGTTGACCTCATGACAGATTCTAGCGATGTTAGATGCGATTAGAGGTGTAGTCATAACAAACTCCATGAAATGGTGCCCCTCCCCGGTAACGCTCCGGGTGCCTCTGCAATGTCAATGCAGCGCTCTGACTTTTGAGCTAGAGGGGCATAAGCCTATTTGTCCTTACCGAACACGGTAAGATGGAAAGATCTCTCTTCCGGGGAAGAATGCAAAATGCCGACATGAGCTACTCGATGTCCTGCAGCTGCCAAGTTCTTCTTGACAATCTCACGGTGTTCCGAGGCTGTCTTATCATCGGTCTCGTCACTATGGACGACAACTTTAATGCCATGGCCATGGCCAAGAGTGATGTGCTTGCGATCACAATCCGGCGCATGGGTCACATCATAGGTGTCTCTATCGCCGACGGCTTTATGAATGTCGGCAGATTCAGTAATGAAGTCTTTGAAGGGTTTCATTAAATTGATTCTGTAGCGCTGAGATCTGGCCAGCCTTCAATGCCGCCGAGGCCGTTGTCGCCTTCGACGAACTCTGAGCCGCCATCACCGATGCGCAGGCCACCGAATCCTTCAGAACAGCCGTTACCACCCCAGCCTTCGGGAATATCTCTAATTCTGCATGAGGACATGGTGCTTCTCTCTTATAATGGAGTTCCATGAGGGAATCGAACCCCCGTATGAGGCTTTGCAGGCCCCCGCATCAGCCACTCTGCCAATGGAACGTATCTGAATTATATATGAGTCCTATTCGTAGGCCGACTTCGGACCCATGAACATCACAGTGGCGATAGACAGCTCATCGAGCGATTCGAAATAACCGGCCCACGGCTTCCAACCCATTTCCATGGTGGTTCCGTTGTCGTTCTCGAGCACAGCCTTACCCTCCTTACGAAGGGCCTCCATGTTCCGCAAAGCACGGTTCATATCAGTCGTAACAGACATGAACTCATAGTTACCCCGAGTATCGGAACCAAAGCTGTCTCCTGAGGACCAAACAGCATAAACAACGAAGAGCGGAGTTCCCGGTTCGATGTCAGGCCCGGCGTACGGATACGACCGGTAGCTGGACTCGTTTAGAGACCATGCATAGCTCGGAGCGGCGAAGTCGTAGTGAGCCCACCAGTCGCCGTACTGCTCATTGCTCGAGTACGAATCGGAGCAAGTGTGTGCTTCGTTGAAAGTAAGGTTCATAGGTTATCCCTTCCTAGAGGAGGTGGGACAGCCCGTCCACACCACTGGTTTTGGCGGCCGCCATCAGAGGCGACATAGCGCTCTTCAGCGCAGTCGTCGGCCAGATGTAGGTCTTGCCGTCCGAAGCTTCAGTCACCCAAGGGGACTTGTAAGCCCGAGGGCGGTAATCGATGACGCGGTGCGTCTTACCCTTGCTGTCCTTGAAGGACTTGGTAATGTCGATGCCGGCGAACTTGGCTTCTTGCGTGGCCCGGCCGCTCACAGCGACAGCGGCTTTACCTTCACCCGAGGTGACCATGGTCAGGACATTGAACTTGATCTTCGCGTCGGTCAGACCGGTTCCAAGGCTTCCGCCGTTCGGGGTGACCTTGTAGCCGTACTTGGCGCCGACAGCAGCCATTTCCAGCATCATCTTCGAGAGTTGCTTCTTGTCAATCATTTCCGTTTTCCTAGCTTACTTTCTTATCATAAGCAGTTGTGGATTTATGTACAACGAAAAGTTTAGCTCGTGTAGCGGCCGTATTTGGCAGGGCCTTGACCGCGGACCCGCAGGTCACCATCATAAACCTGACGATCAATCAGGTCGGCCTCAGACAGAGCCTGGAAAACATCAGTGATGAACGGAATGATCTCGTCCTCGCCGAGGGAAAGATCGTTCTCCATGTCATCCTGAATGAGGCACTTGTTCGACGGAACAAGCAGCAGTCGGGCCAGAATGAGTTCAGCAGTCGGGGTTTTGGTCAGATCAACAGACATTGTGTGTCTCCTTACTTTCTTATCATAACCAGTTAAGAAAGTAAGTACACAACTTTATGAGCCGATGCGGTCATCCTTTTCGAGGACAGCGATGACGTCGATCTCTCGCATCAAGAGATAGGTGGTGCCATTCAGGGTGATCTCCGTGCCGACGTTGGCAGCAAACAAGATCCTATCACCTTCTACGATGTTGTTGTAGATGGTGTCACCATTGGCTGACGGGGTTCCAGGCCCAGCCCGGAAAACCACACCAGTGGCAAACGGCTGACGAGCAGTGTCGGTCAAGATGATCGAACCAATCTTCTCAGGCTTGGATTCCTTTTCAACGATGAGGCGATCTAGGGTTGCTTGCATGGGTATCTCCTAAAAAGTGGTTCTAGATGCAAGAGCGATCTTGCAGATATGTTCGAGACGTTCGATATGTTCCATGGCTCTCCACGGGGTGTTGGCAATGGCTACAACACCATGCCGATCAATGCCAACTATGTTATAGCGGATGGAACCTTTACCATCGAGCACAAGGTTTTCCATACACGCATCGGCCAGCTCTTGGCTGATCGGAGGAACGTCAGGCACCGTAGGTGCCACGGACGTATAGCGACCAAGCTCTGGGAACTCATTCACTAGCTTGCTCAGGTCGATGCCAGCCAACATGGCGGCGATTGTGTAAGTGGGATGAAGATGGAGGACGACTCTAACGTCTTCGTCGATGACCTTCTGAAGGCCATAGTGGAGAGGTAGCTCTCCGGTCGGACGCAGGCCGACTTGGATAGGACAGCCTTCAAGCTCTGCACCTGACCTGGCGTCAATGATCTTGAACATACCAGGCTGCATGGTTTGCTTCCTGACTGCAGATGGAGTTACGTAGATCTTGTGGTCATTTGCGAATCGCAAGGAGGCATTGCCGTCTCTTGCCGTGATCCAGTTTCTCTTATACGCCTCAGAGAGGACTTCGCAAATGGTTTCAAGCATGTATCACTTTTCTCATTATGGCGTCTTCGGAGGGAATCGAACCCCCGCCAAAAGTTTAGGAAACTCTCGTTCTATCCGTTAAACTACGAAGACAAATTGGATGGGGACCCAGGGCTCGAACCTGAACCAACACGTTCAAAGCGTGTTATGCTACCATTACACCAGTCCCCAGCATTCACTGGGAGGTGTGTCCCAGTGGCTTAACTTTGGCTTTGCTGTCGTTGGTTGAAAGTCATCATAGTCCTATTTATTAGTTGGCGCCCTCGAGTGGAATCGAACCACCCATCCAAGCTTCGGAGGCCCGGTGGTAGATCCGCTACCGAGGGTATTTATTAAACCTTGTTGACTGAGATCCATTTGCCGCCGGCAAAAGCTGCCGAGCAGTCTTGGTCATATTGATTCTCACCTTGATTGAAGAACACAAGATCTCCACGGTCATAGATTTGAAAGCCATCGGCTTCAATCTGTCGTTCTGGCATATCTTCAAAACGAACTACGAAGGTGTTCTTATCGCTCATGTTATTCATCCTCTAATAACCCGGCCTCTTTCCCAGCCAGGATGGTTTTCAATTTCTGATTTTTGGATCTTTTTAGAAGAGACCCCGTCTGTAATCCAGCAAGTTCCAAACTGACTATTCTTAGCTCCACACATATGCCTATTGGCTTTCATGGTCGCTTTTCGCTTTAGTCTCGCAGATTCAGTAAGTGTTGATGCTTGATTTTTGCTTCCGTTCTTAGCTCCGGTGGACTTTCCGCCGGCGATACACGCTTTCTTGAAAGAATCAGGAAACTTTTCAAAAGCAGCTTTACCGCCTTTTGAGCTTCTCTTATATCTCTCAGCTGGACTTAAAATTGTACGATTCACATAGCCCCAACCACCTTGCCCTCCTGGGCACACGTTATACGTGTCGTCTCTAGCACAAAACTCCTCGGTGACCATTTCGGCCTCCTTAGCGTTCATCTCGGACTCCGTTTCGAAGACATGAAGAACCTCTTTCTTGAAGGCGCTCAATCCATGCTTCTTGACGGCACGTCTTATAAGTTGACCGGAACCCATGTATCCATCATTAGGGTCCCTAGTCTGATGTTTTCCAATGTAGCACTTCCCGGATTCTAGATGAGTCACGCGATAGATGGTGTACAACATTAGCGGGCCTCGCGTGCAAATAGATTCTACTCTATTTATGCATTTGACGCCGATGTGCCCCCACCCGGAGTCGAACCGGGAAAACTCTGCGATCTGAACACAGCGACTTTGCCAATTTGCCCATGGAGGCGGGCTGTAGAATGGTGCCTAAGGTGAGATTCGAACCCACACGTTCCACGGTTTTTAAGACCGGGCTCTCTTCCGTTGGAGTACTCAGGCGTTATTGGTGCCCCCAGTCGGATTCGAACCGACACTGTGCGGCTTTTGAAACCGCTGTCTCCTGCCAGTTGGACTACAGGGGCGTTATTCGCAGATGAAACGAATCTGATCCTTAGCAGACTCTTTCCTTATAGCATCGGAGTGCTTATCCATGCAGCAGCCATTGACTTTCCAGGGTTTGCACATCAGGCAACCGCTCCTGGCGTTCTTAGGCTTTCCACGCTTATGGTTCAAGCTGGTCTCCTTGATTGGTGCCTCTGGTCAGATTCGAACTGACACTGTACGGTTTCTAAGACCGCTCCCTCTACCAGTTGGGGTACAAAGGCATTATATGAAGCAGGTGTCGGAGTCGAACCGACGTAGCAAGGGTTATGAGCCCGAGTGGGATACCGCATCCTACCTGCACAAACTTTGGTGCCCCTAGTCGGATTCGAACCGACACTGGACAGGCTCTCGACCTGCTCTCTCTGCCAGTTGGAGTACAGAGGCGTAACTTATAGACGGGTTATCTGTGCTCGATAATCCGCAATTTTTCTCATCAGATCTGGAACATTGATCTCATCAGTTCTGCTGTCCTTCTTACCGAGGGAACTGCGAACTTGATTTTCAAGTAGATCGATCTGCTCTTGCAGTTTACGACGCTTCTTTTCAATCTTCTTATCAGACATGATCATCTCAAAATGGTGCAGCCGCAGGATTTGATACCTGATCTCCCCGCGCCGGAATGACCTCGGGGAGGTTCATCAGGGTGTCCTGTCTTAGACGACAGCCGCATAAATGGTAGGTGGGTGAGGTAACGCTCCCCATGCCTTACGGAACCGGTTTACAGCCGGTTGCCCGGACTTCCGAGCCTTATTGAACCCACCCAGGATTCTTAGATTTTTGGAGCGGATACCCGAATTCGAATCGGGACTTTTAGCTTGGAAGGCTGCTGTGCTACCGTTAAACACCATACCCGCAGAAATTTGGTGGAGACTCTCCCCCGGTCACGCCTAACGCTGACGTCTACGACCCCTGTAAAGACGAGGTTAGTCTATTGGAGCGGGTACCGGAAATCGAATCCGGACGTTGACCTTGGCAAGGTCACAGGCTACCACTACATCATACCCGCGTGGCTCTCCAGGCTGGACTCGAACCAACAACCGTCCGATTAACAATCGGAAGCTCTACCATTGAGCTACTGAAGAATGAATTGGCTCCTAACTCAGGGATCGAACCTGACGCGTCGACATTAACAGTGTCGTTCCCTCACCGAGAGGGACCGTTAGGAATGAACTTGTGGTTTATTTATACTCGGCGCGACTAGGCTCCGAGATTAATTACATCACAGAGCTATCATCGAACGAAAAAACGCTCGAGTGGGGCACTTCGGCCCCGTTTGCATAAACAGCCACGTCCTCATCCATGATCATCGAACGGCAACGGCCGTCATTCTGACGATGGATGAAATCAGGCTTGCCGAACACGGCGATCGCCCGATGAAACTCTTCGCCTTTGAAGCCGACGAAGTGGGTGCAGGATTGATTGCTCATAATCCCAATATACAGCACCGGGATATTATGTACACAGCTTATTTGCGGTAGTGAGCGTTGAACCTCTTAAGGTCCTCTTCGTTAAGACCCGTTCCTTCCCAATCGAGAATGCCGAGACTCTTATCGATCTCCCACTGCTCCGATGGACCTAGATCCATAAAGTTGCAGGGCCGTTGGAATGACCGTTCGAACATCTCACGTTCAGTCATTGATCAGATACCGTTCGTCCTGAAACTGTGCAGGCACTTCATGGAATTGAAGGATGCACTCTACAGCCTCGGTCCACAGCCGGAGGTAATCTTCCACCGGCATATCCAATTGTTCGGCGCCGACGGCAGCCACCTTCTTGTGAACCTCTTCAGGCGAGTTCTCATTGCCATAGGCGTAGGCGATATGATAGTCGGCGGCGAAACTCTCATTGAGCTTCACCTGCATACTATACACATCTGAGTGGATCGGGCTGACGGTTTCCCGCAGCAGCAGGTCAATATTGATACTCAAGCGCGTTTCTCCATTTTGGTTTTGTGGCAACGACGGCACTCTTTGGTGAACGAGCGGTCGTCGCTAGAAATCACTTCCCAGATGTGATCGCACCGATTGACGAGCACAAACGGGAATATGAGGCCGAAGAGAACAAGGGCTCCGCAGATGCCCAGAACAGTCCAAACGATTGCAGTAAACATTGCCCCTACCTATATCTATCCAGAACAGCCTGGACCTCGTTGATGACATTTTGGCCACCGTTATCCTTGGCAACGGCCTTGGACAGATCGCCGTAGTGTTGTTCCAGGCACTGCAAGAGCAGCACTTTGATCACGTCATAGTTCGGACCTTCTGGAAGCTTAGAGTCCATCTTGGCCTGCTCGAGTTGCAGTTCCTTACCTTCGAACCACTGCTCAAGCCGCTCCAAAGTCCACTGTCCTTCACGGACAGCCTTCAGAACCGCCACGTTCGCGTCCAGAGTCAGATTACCCTGAGTCAAGATCTCCTCGCACTCGAGCGCTAGGCGAACGATGTGGTAGGCGAACTTGGTGTCGTAGCCATAGGCATCGACCAGAGCTTGACGCTTCGGATTGGAAGGCGTCTTTGCCTGAACCTTCTTGAGTTGCTGATAGGCGTACCCACGGAACTTGTGGTAGGCACCCTTATGCAGGAACAGCTTCCGGTTCTCACGGACCAGCTGAGCCACTCGAGTCTGATGCAGAACGCAACGATCCGGAGTGAAGAGCGAGTCAGTCATGTTCGGGTTGTTCTCGACCAGAAGGTGGAAGAACCGAACTATGGAGAAGACTTGGAAATCGTATTCCTTCTTACCGCTCTTATCCTGAACGTGGTGTTGCTCCCAGCACTCGAACTTCGGAGGTGCAGGACCGAAACCAGGGATATGGCCGGCCAGATGTGGGAACACCATATCCTTAGGAGGCATAGCGAATCCGTAGATGTCCACGTCGGACATGTCGCCGCTGACGCCATAAGCAACAGAGCCCATGGCGGTCAGATAGGCGGTGTTGTCTGGCAGCCAACGAGGCGGCGAGATCAACTTGTCCTTTTCTAGAGTGTGGAGTAGCATTTAGTAGGGTTCCAGATTATCTTGGTGAATTGCCTGAGTTCGCAAATCGAGCTGAATCCACGGCACGCACATATATTTAGATTTAAGATCAACCATTCGGTGCGGCTCAGGAATAGGCCAAGTGACCACTGGAATGGTTTCCAAACCATTCCATTCCATGCCAGAAATATAGCCGACAAACTTTGGATACTCTTTTTGAGTTACCAGAGTTCCAATCTTGCATTCATAGAGGTGCATTAGTGTTTCCTTAAGCCACGATGGGCGGAATGTCGTCGCCGTTGGCAGTTTCTGCCTTCAGGCGCTTGTGAAGATCATTGGAAGCCGTGATGACATCATCGACCTCGGCGCTGTTAAACAGCTCGATCTCGTACTCTCCATCGGAGAGCGAGAGAGCTGCGGTCAGGGCCTCCTTGAGGGCTTGACCTTCGCCGGCCAGCGCTTTGTAGGCGGTGATCTGAAACGGCTCGCGAACGCGAACGCGAACGAAGTCGTAGGTTTCTTCAATATTTTCCATCACGTTCATCCTCATAGTTGGTAATCAGCCGAGCCACTTCGCGGGCTTCGGTCATCCATTGATCAAGGCTAAGCTCGTTCAGCCGATAGACCATAACCGAAGCAGTGCTCAGGTTCTCAGACCCAGGACCGACGAAGTAGAAATAGCCGTCACCGGCAACCAGCTCGAGGTTGATACCCTCGGCGGCGATCGCTTTGTTAACGGTCTTGATCCACATAGTCTCGTCCTCAGCTTACTATCTCATAGTAAGCCATTGGGCATTTATGTACACTAAAAAGTGCGGGTCCGTTTGAAAGAACCCTTGCCCTTCTTAGGCTTGACGATTTGCTGGCGGAACTGGGGTGAAGCCAGCGCCTTAGCGGCGACGTTATGTTTCATCGTATGACTCTTCTTGAGTAGGCAGAAGACCAAGCATGATCTCCTCCAGTTCCTCGGTGACGGACATGATGACCATCTCGCCAGGGCCAATCTCTGGGCTTGTCAAAAGATGGGCTGTCAAGACATCAAGGATGGCCCGCAGATCAGTAGCAGCTTCAATCGAGGTCATAGCGGTGTTCCTTCTTACATTCTCATAATACAAAGTCCTGATATTAAGTACAATTGAAAAAGGGCCCCGAAGGGCCCTTTTTCGTCGAGATGTCCGTTACCTATTTGGTAGGACGTTTGGCGCTTGCCTTTTCGATGACTGCCTCAGCAATGTCATCAGCATTCAGGGTCGGGCCCTTCTTGCCGGTAACGCGTTCCACAAGAGCGGCGCCTTCAGGAGTCTGAGACAAAGCGGTCAACATTCCGGTCAACCCGGTGCCTCCGCTCGTGGTGAACAGGTCACCAAGCTTGGCGACTCCCGATTGGGGGTCTCCAGCGTTGGCGATGACCTTCAGGTCGGCCTTGGCCATCGCGCCGGCCAGTTCGATACCGACAGCCTGAGAGGCCTCGATCTGGCGGATGGTTTGCAGGTAGGTCTGATAACCTTCGTTGTCACCGATCTCCTGAGCCAGCGTGATCTGAGCTTGGACGGGTGCCAGTTCCATCAGCTTGCGCGACTCAGCTTCGGCCGTACCGGTGGCGAGAGTGCCTTCGGCGGACAGTTTGGCAGCCGTCAGGTTACCCGCAGCCACGGTCTCAGTTTCCGTCTTCGTGGCGTTAGCCGAGATGATGGTCTGCTCCTTGGCAGCGTTAGCGGCCACGATCTGGACCTCTTTTTCCTGATTGGCTCGAACCACGGCGACGTCCTTGGCGATGTCGGCCGCACGGACCTCTTGCACCTTCTTAACGTCCATGTCGCGTTCGGTCGTGACCTTGGCCTGCAGCAAGATCTCTTGCTTGGATTGCTCCTCGGCTTGACCCACGACTTGTTCCTTCATAGCCGTACGAATGCCGACTTGTTGTTCGGCGTCTTGGCGTTGAAGCTCGACTTGACGGCGTGCCTCGATTTCCTTTTCCTCAGCAGCACGGTTGTTCTCGGCAACTGCCACACGAGATTCACGGTCGATACGCGACTTCTCTTTAGCCATGATGTTGTCGATGACGTTCGAGCCTCCGGAGTCACGGATATCCATGAACTCGATAGACTTGACGGTTTTCACGCCCCACTCCTTGAGCTGCTCATCCACTTCGGTAGTGAACTCGCCGCCCAGCTTGGAACGGTCTTGCATGATGGTCTCGAGGTCGTTAGTGGCCAGAATGCGACGAACCGAACCTTGCAGGACGGCGGTCAGCTGGGTTTTCAGCTCCTCGAAGGTCGAGACTCGCTTAGCAGCGACATCAGCATCGTCGACTCGGAAGAAGGCCTTTACGTCAACCACGAAAGGCAGTCGACCTGCGTCATATGCCTCATAGTCTTTCAGCGTCACGTCGAAGATTGAGCCTTGGAAGACAGAAACGTCGATACCGATGATCGGCATCCATTTTGGCCAGTGGTAGTAAACGTTGCCGGCGACTTGACCTTGTCCGTAGAGAGTGGTGGTCTTCTTTCGCTGCACGATGTGCGTCATATTGGTCGGAACGACCCGTCGTTTGGTGATAACCCACACCGTCAGGCAAAGCGCGACGAAAACGCCAAGGGCGATACCGGCGAGCAAGAGAATGGTTGCAATGTCCATTAAATGGATCCTCATAATGAAGTTGGTGATTCGGACATGATCGTCCGTAGGCTCACTTTAAGCCATAGCATTAAATAGGTACATACAAAAAAGGCGCCTAGGGATGAGAAGAACATAAATATCTCAGGAGATTCCCATGATAGCTGAAATTCTTAGAACTAAACCACACGACGGGCGACAACTCGCCCGCTATGTGAAATTCATAGAAACAAGAACCCCTAAGAGCGGTCCAATTGAAAAGCACCATATTTGCCCAAGAGCAAAGGATCTCTTTCCAGAATACGGAAGTTTTTATGACCATCCATGGAATCGAATTGATCTAACACCACGCGAACACTATGTGGCACATCTTTTGTTATGGAAAACATATGGAGGTAGCCAAACTAGGGCAATCAAAATGATGACTCTGCGTGGTTCCAAATTTTATGAATCGGTGAAACAAAATGTTGTGGAGCAACTCAAAGTGTATAGACATTCTGAAGAAACAAAGGCCAAGATTTCTAAATCTAAAACTGGCAAACCACGCCGCAACACCAAACCAATGAGTGAAGAGGCAAAGGCTAAGATCTCAGCAGCAAGAAAACTGATGATTGGCAAACCATTTTCTGAAGAACGTAAAGCTAAAATTTCAGCTACTATGAAGCTTAGAGGAATTAGCCCCCAAATACGAAAAAAGACACCCGAGGGTGCCTAAATCGTTTGTAAAGCGATGAGAGTTACTCGCTTAAATGATCAGTCTCCTAGGATTATTCTGCCAGTGCGACCCGGCATATTCCCTAGATCTCCACACCTATATACATGATAGGGTATCCGATCAAAGCCAGTCGTTTTTGAGTTGGTGACCATCCAACATGCAGAGCAAGCTACTCGACATCTTTCCATCCGCTGACCTTGCGAGCCACTCAAGGGCGCTAACCCCTTACGAACTTCCGTACATCAACACCGTCCGCCTTGCGAGCTTCAAGTGACCACATTACCTTACGGCTGTGGCATTTGGCTTCTTACACTTACTCTCGGTCAAGTCTTTGCTTTTTTAAATAAACAGTGGGGATCGAACCCACAGCCTATCGCGTTCAATGCGATTGCTCTACCAATGAGCTATGTTTGGAACCCACCAAGTCGTGCTTGACCAGTTGTTCCATAAGGCTTTTACCCTACAGAATGCAACACGACTCATTCCTTTCACCTTGCGAGTTACTCGAAAAATCTTCTAGATGACGTCTCCTCAGAACCCTTCGGCCCGTATGCCCGTCTCCTATCGATATGATACCTGCCCTTGGTTGCGGCCTCGGACTTGCGGTACCCTCTGAACGTTTGCCATCGGTCTTAGAATGGTTTGCGTGAACCTAGGTCTTGCGGACCTGCCGTTAGAACCCCCCACCATCGGCTAGGGGCCGGCTTTTCAGTTCCCATCCTTAGGACGTATCTCCATGATTGGTACATGAAGCCGAGAGTCTCCTCTCGTAGCCCGTTCGGTGTGCTTTACCCTCCGGAGAGGTCGGGAGGCCTATGGGAGGCGTTCCCTGTCATCTGGTTACCCAGACTTTTGCCGCACACGGCAATCTTATGAATGAACCCCAACCGAGGGTTACATGTGGCCCGTTGCGCACACACGTTCATTCAATCTTGTTTGCTCATTCGAGCGAAATGGTGGGATCTCGTGAGGACTTTTACCCCATCCTCCCTGCGACAGTCGCAACCCCGATCTCCCTCGAGGGTTCCTACAGGAGGACGCTTTCTTCTTACTGGCGGTTTCGAACCCGGCAGCACGAACTTGGGAGGACTTAACGGGTTCATCACCCTGCCTCAATCTTATATTCTCATTCTAAGCAGTTCTGATTTAATGTACACAACTATTTTATCAGAACTAACAAATAGTTTCGAAGCTAACTCTCTGGTCCTGCACAGCCTGAGAAGGCGGTTATCGGATTTTCCAGCAGTCCAACAGTTCGAGGGTTGTCTCAGTTACTCCCTCTAGGTTAGCTCCTAGCAGCCACATCTCTCCAGTAGAGTCCCGGGGCTGACCCCAGGGCCGGACTCGAACCGGCTCTATCGCTGATTTGGTGGGCGGGGGCAGATTTTCACTACCATTGCCGGCTCAAATGCCGGTGTCCTAAATGTTAGACGACCCGCCCGTAAACTTTGGTGGAGAAGGGTGGATTTCGATACCCCCATTTCCAGCTCTACGCTGGTGTCCTCGGTCTTAGACGACATCTCCGTAAACTTTGGTGGCAGACTATTATCAAGCCGTCTGCCAGGGCAGTCTCATCCTAAGCCGTCAACCCGATGGGCTGCCGTGGAAGAGGAGGAACATTAGATGCTCAACTCATTCTCCCAATATACACTGGCTGGTTATTATGTACACAGCTAAAATGCATTTTCTCAGAACTTTTTAGAGAAGAGCCATCGGGTAACGATCCCGACCTTAGCGCTTATGAGACGCTAGCCACCACCATGGTGCAGCTCTATGATTGGCTTCGGAGGTTGGTGTTGCACCCAACATTGTCTAAGACTATTCTCAGAGGTCGCGACACCCTTCCTGAGTAACTCCAAACTTATGGCCCCGACGAGGAGGATCGAACTCCCCTGCATCCGCCTGACAAGCGGCTCCCGTCACCAGCTGGGTCCGCCGGGGTAATATGGTTAGATGCCGATCAGAGAGGTCGTCTTAACCGGAGCTAAGAAGACCTGCCCCTTATAGGTGACCAGCTTCAAATTGACTTTAGCCATCTCTTCCCCGAACTGCTTCTGGAAGTTCTCAATGAGAACCCGTGGCACCGGGACTTGAACGACAGAGATCTGAACACCTTCTCCAGTCTGATGAAACTGGAGCATTTGATAAAGATCAATCTGCTCAATCTGTTCGTCAGTAATTTCGAAGACTTCAGGTTCGTCCATGATATAGCCTTTAATGTTGGATGGGGAGGTAGGATTCGAACCCACACCTTTCTGACTCAGAATCAGACCGAACTACCGTTGCCCTACTCCCCAGCAGTAAATGTTATGGTGCCGCCCAGAGGGATCGAACCTCTATCTTCGGGGTTTCAAGCCGATGTGAGCCCCAGCTTCACCAGAGCGGCATAATGTATGGCGCCTAGAGGCGGTCTCGAACCACCGACACAGGGATTTTCAGTCCCTTGCTCTACCCCTGAGCTACCTAGGCATTAGGTTTTTTTATTTATGCATCTTCTTCGGCGCGGTTGAACACATCGTTCCATTCAGCAGCCGTGATGCCCGTCTTGATGAACTCCCGTTCATCTGCCGACAGGTTCGAGAAGATGTCCTGAAGGTAACCAGAGCCGGAGTGATACCGGTTCAGTTGGGCTTCAGACACATCGAGGTCCAGAGAGTGGGTCTTACCACTAATCATGGAAGTGCGAGTGATAATCACGAGTCGTCTCCTGCGTCATTGAAGCCGCGCTGCCAGTTGGCAAGGCGTTGATCATCCCGCCATACGGCGTCCGAAGGCTCTTCCCTCTGGCCGGATCCCATATGGAACTCCCAGCCAGCATCGTAACCATCAAGATAATCTTCATTACTCATATTCTCATCCTACACCGTAGGAATAATATGTACACAAGAAAGTTGGTAGGCCTGAGTGGACTTGAACCACCATTGCCCGGTTATCGGCCGGGTTTCCTGACCATTGGAAGACAGGCCGTCAGAATTTGGTACCAGCGGGTGGTAACGCTCCACCTACCACAGAGTTATCAGCTCTGGCCCTCACTTTTCGGACTCACTGGTATTGTTTGAATTGGCGCTCACGAGAGGAGTCGAACCTCCATGTATCCAGTTACTCTTTCAACTGGTTCGTAGCCAGAGGAGATACGCGAGCATTAAGTCTGTATTTATCTTCCCATTCTAATCGGCTGGGATATTAAGTACACAACTATTATTCGATGCACATTAAATAATGGCGGATGCGAGAAGAATCGAACTCCGTAGACATTGCTGCCTACCGTGCGCTTTCCAGGCGACGCCCCTCACCATCAGGGAACCGCATCCATTATTTCTCGTAAAGATCTATGAAATTCTTTCCGTATTTTTCGATAACATAAGAAAGGTATGTATTCATATCGCTTTTATATAGCGTAACCAATGGATAACTGAAGTGGTGTTGCTTGTGTAGCCATTGTTCAGTAGAATAACCTTTGATTTCTACGTATGTGCCATCTTCTAAAACAAAATCCGGTATATAATTCTTTGTTTTTCCTTCATGCTCGTAAGGAAAGCCTTTAGAGTTTTTCTCTATCTTATGCCCATGATCAAGATTGAAAATGACATAGGCCAGTTCCCACGAGCTATCACACCATATACCTTTGAAATATCCTTTTTTGCCTCGACCTCCATTTTTTGTATATCCGCCGAGGCCGCTATTTTTAGCGATGACACTTAACTTGTTTTTGGTCTCTTCGGTATGAAGGTGTCCTCCAGAAGATCGCATTTTGTCAAGGGTTGTAGAAGAGTAAACTCCAGATTTCCCTTTATTCCAAGGAGTACTACCCTTTTTTGCCCCAGCTCTAGGACTCCTAAAAGCCTTAACGTAGCCGGGATTGTTTTTACAGTGTTTTTGATGTTTTGCTAATGCCCCAGGGTTACTAGAGCTTTTATCGCAGAATTGACAGAGTGTTTGCATTAGTTATTTATGCAAATCAAGACAGTGCGATAGTCCACTCTGCCACGGTTCCAAATATTGACCCTTAGCGGTTTCTTAAGTCCTGCTAAGGGTGTGGTTCCGAAGAACCGAGCGGCCGAAGCCGTATGGTGCCTCCCCGAGGAATCGAACCCCGACTGGGTGAGTACAAAACACCCGTGCTACCATTACCACTACAGAGGCTTAAATCTTATTCTTCTTCGTGCTTGAGCACTTTGTGCGTCTTGGTGTTATAATGTGTCGTTACATAAACTCGGCCATGATCTGGATGGAAGACTTTAGAGGTAAACATTCCGTGTTCACCGTCTTCATCATGACCTGAACCCCAGTTCACATCGGCATTTTTACCAAAATGCTTGGTGATGTACTTATCGTGAGCAGAAGCAACCTTCTCATTGAAGCTATCGTTATGCGCATCGATCTCGTCGTCAGTCATCTCTTCAGAGATTTGCTTCTTGTGAACCTCATGGTCGAACGTATTGTAGTTCGACCCAAGCTGACGAGTGAAATGGTGGCGATAGCCGTCCGAGGTGTCAATATAGCCACCCTCGTTGCCGTTAGCCGAAGATCCTGTAGAGGTCCCGCCGTGCTTCTTAATCAGCTTCTGGACATCGTCCTTCATCGGGTGACCGACGTACTTCACACCAGCTCTATGTCGGTAAGCTAGTGTATTGGCTTTGACAGAACCACTGCTATAACTAGATGCTCCCGTGTGGGCATTCTTCTTCACATGAACAACTTCATGGTCATTACTGCCAGCCTTATGGGCGTCGTATAGCTTCTCAACCTGTTTGCTGAGGGCTGAGTGAGTGACGCCCTTGGCTTCGACGATGTGTTCTCTAAAAGACTTCATTCGGTATTCCTGGTTGGTGCCCCCGCGAGGGATCGAACCCCGACTGGATGATTACGAAACACCCGTGCTACCATTATCACTACGGAGGCGTTGTTCTTAATCTCTTGTGGTATGCCACTGGGCCGTAATGTGGCTAACTTCTTTAGGAGCATCGCCAAACCCAGTTTCATGATGCACAGTTACAGAATGTCTGCTACCTAGCTGTTCTTTTTCGTAATGAACATGCTTGTCGAGAGAAACTCTAGAATCGGCCTTGGATCTTGTTAGATGCGTGTAACCAGCTTTAGTGAGAATCTTATGTGTATCCTCAGGTTCAAGCATTTCTGAGGTATGATATTGATCAACACCTCTAGAGTGAGGGCTTCTCCACCCTTCGCCGTGAACTTCTTCGTGCTTGAATCCGTGATCCTTAGTCAAAATGTCATGAAGACTTCTGGTAACGACGGCTTCTACGATGTGTTGTCTGAACGTTTTCATGCAGGATCCTCTAGTGTTATCCTGTATTTATAAAATACGGAGAGCGAACCTCCACAACAGCTCGAGACCACGAAGCTGCCCCTTTGAGATACACACAGGCTATTTACTGGCCTCGCCCATGGCTCCAGACGCTTGGGTTTTCTCTGTCTTACTCGGCCGGGATTCGTGCTGTCTGCAGAATCGTACGGAAGGCTCCAAGTTGAAGATCAACCTTGGCAACTCCCTGATTCTGCTCGGACCACTCAGCTAGAAGGGCGTTGATACCATCAACCACTTCTGCGTCATCCATAGGGCCAACAATGTCGGCGACCTTTACCGTCTTAGTGGCTGGAGTTGCAGCTGGCTTGACAGATTCGATTGCTTTTGTGACGGTGGCGGCTACTACTTTATTTGCTTCAGGCATATGTGTCTCCTAAGATGAAAATGGTCTGAGTCCCGGGGATCGCACCCGGCTTCCCACGCTCCAAACGTGAGAGATGTCCTAGCCTCGTCGACTCAGTTGAAACGTATGTAAATATTCTTCGATAATAGGTTGAACTTCGTTCTTGTATCGGCTGTGCACATAGTGATGGTGCGTCGGACAAAGCGGAACTACATTCTCAGGCCTATTATCATCGTGATCCTCATTTACATGATGGACCGTAACAATCTTTTCTTCACCACAAACAAGACACTTCTTGCCATGATGTTCCCAGCACATGTTCTTATAACCATCTGGCTTCCAGTTAGGATGATTCGATCCAGACCGGAAATGTTTATTTGAACAGGCATAAGAGCATGTAGTGCCTGAAGAGAAGAATGGCTTAGAGCACGAAGGACAGATCTTGGCATTGCCAGGATTTTTTATACAAGACCTTTCATGTTTTGCTATGTTACCCAAAGATATTTCTCTGGAGCAATACATACAAGGCTTCTTCGTGATCATATCTGCTATAGTCATGCAGATATTTATGCTTCAAACTTCAAGCACTACACACTAAAAATGGTCCGAGAGGTGGGATTCGAACTCACGACTTCTCCGACCCAAACGGAGCGACCTACCAGGCTGGCCTACACTCGGATTATTTGATGTTACATAGTATATATGAGATGGTCCCACCCCTGGGATTCGAACCCAGCCTACCGGATCCACAATCCAGCGTGCTAACCAGCTATCACTAAGGCGGGAAGAAATGGAACCGAGACACGGTATCGAACCGTGCCCGCCGGGGACACAACCCAGCGTGAACCCTGTTCACCTCGGCACAAAAATGGTGCTCCCAAGAGGAGTCAAACCTCTACCTAACCCGTACCAAGGGCTCATGCACATCAGTATCACCATAGGAGCGGTGTGTTTGGTGGACCCACGGGGAATCGAACCCCGACTTGAAGCTTGCAAAGCTACAGTGCTACCGTTATCACTATAGGCCCAAAATAAAATAGGACGGTAGCACGCCCATTTCTTTTATCACCCGAAGGTGGCTACACAATGGCAGGGGTGGAGGGATTCGAACCCCCGCCGCAAGGTTTTGGAGGCCCGCATGCTCCCGTACAACACACCCCTAAAAGGGTCAGGCAGCCTTAGACGGCTTGACCACTTTGGTATTCCAGAACTGATCCGCGAGGCGACGGTATCGCTTCGGGTCAGCAAAAACTGCATCCACGTTGGTATCACCAACAAACTTCTTGAGATTGGCGTCCAGTTGCTTAATGATGTCAAAGTCTTCCATCGTACGCCTCACTCTCAGGTATCTTATTTATACAGGTCGATTATGCCATTCTAACTTGATTCGACTTATTTGTACACCTTTATTTTTCAATCATTGAAAATGACCACCTGAGCGGAGCCGAACGCAGGGCTCATCGGCTTATAGGTGACCATAACAATGTCACCTTCATTCCGAGTGGTGTCGACAATTTCGAACATCACTTTCAGACCAGCCGAAGTGATGAGTTGGAACTGGGCCGGGAATCCCGCAAGCTCAAGCTCGGAGATCTCAGCAGTCAGAACCTTCACGCCATCATCGACAAACGAGTCGAACTGGCTCGAACGAATCTGGATCATCCGAAGGTTTCCTGAACCAGCGCAGCGACAGCACCCGGGCCGTAATGACGCGGCGAGCTCTCAATGAACCGGATCAGCATGTCGGCCGTCGCTTGGCCGTACGGAGCATCAGACACGTCAGCAGCCCAGCGAGTCCACTTAGACCGCATGATGGCTTCGGCTTCCTGTGCGGTATAACCGCGGTCGAGGAGGGCTTGCGCGACAGCAGGCCAGCTGCGATAGCGATCTTCGCTATAACCGCCAGTGGCAGCGACCGCACGAGCTTCATCTGAAATGGGGAGCATGTTCGTTTCCTTGCTTACATTCCTATAATAAGCAGTCTGCTAATTGTGTACAACGAAAAAGGAGCCCGAAGGCTCCTTTCCGTCTTATTTTCTTGCCCGAGCAGTGACCTCATCCCAGGTGGTTTCCTTGACGAGAACCCCGTCTCGGTAGACCTCATCAAGGGCCGGCGTTTGCCAATCCTCGACGCCGGAGTGGAAGGTCCCATCCTTCTCTTGATAGAGGGTAACACGACCTCTCTTAGATTTCTTACCCTGGTCAGTGATCGGGTCTTTGAAAACCTCAACCCAACGGTCACCGATTTGAATGGCCGAGCACTTCATGGCGAAAGCCAGGTCGTCACGGTTGACCATCTGCAAGAGGGCTCCACCTTGACCGAAGGCAACGTTATCAGCCGAGTAGCCGGCCAGAGTCAGAGTGTAGAGGATGGCACGGATCATCTGCTTGTCGATGCCGTCACCCTGGATGACACGCACGTTGTTCAGGACTTTGTAGCCCTTCGCGTTGAGCGTGTGTCCAAAGTTCTTGTCCAAGATCTGAACGCACGACAGAACAACCTCAGGAGGATTGCCGGAGTCCGGACGGATGACGACAGTTGCACCCGAGTCAATCACCTCTTGCTTCAGTTCGGTTCCCCAAAGCTCGCAAGCATTGAAGATGTCATAGCTGTCCGAAACAACCGCCACAACCGTTCCCTCACGAGCAAACTGCTTCAGCATGTTCCGATAAGGCAGAACTTCGTTCTCCTTGCCCCACGACGTGACGGTGCTGTGCTCGGCAGCAGGGATGGAGAAGCCGGCCATATCGGCACCGTAGAAGTTGCGAGCGTAGACAAGACCCATCACAGTGTCGGTGCCGTTGAAGTTCACAAGGTGAGCCATGCCGCCGAGGCCGGCAGATTCCTTGGAAGACACACCACGTGCACCAAAGTCGTGCAGCTTGAAGCCGATCGATTCAGGATCACCGGTCTTCTCGAGGTAGGACAAGATCTCCTTCTTGGACTCATAAGAGTTTGTAGCGACCGTAGTCGGATACCAAATGGCACGAAGCAGAGCCGTCTCGAGGAAGGTCGTCAGCCAGAAGCATTCCGGGTCGGTGTTCTCGATAACCAGCAGGACGTTCTTGCCGGGGATGATAGAACCCTCAGGAGCCGAACGGATCACGATCGGCAAGCGGCCTCCGTGAGCGTTGACAATGTATTCCCAGCCGGCACGATTGAATGGTTCACCGTGTGCCAGAATAACTGCTTCGGCTTCATCAATGTCTTCCATAGTGACCGGAGTCAACAGATACTTCTTGATGAAAGCCTGGAGGCCGAAGTAAACAGTCGAATCCCACTTGCCTCCGCGGCTCTCGATGTAAGAATAGACGGTTTTCGTTTCTGGCGGATACTGGAGGTACATACTGTACTTGTAGGAATCCGAGTTGAAGATGATGTTGTTTTCGTTTAGCATTGCAAAGCTCCTTTGCGGTTTAAGCGAGGTCGTCTATCGACCCAGCAGTTTGGTGAATTCGGTACCCCATTCGAATGAGTCGTGCTGACCGAAGCCGCCGAAGCGTTCGATCATGTCGCAAACGTCTCTCTCACGAATGTGGCTGAGAAGATCAGGCTCAGGACCAAAGGTCTCGATGAATTCTTCAGGAGTATAAAAGTCCCGAAGAGCGTTACGAACCTCGTTGTAGATCTTGCGAAGATCTTCTTGTGTCTCAGCGTAATAGACGCTACTGTTACCATAGCCTACCCAGACAAAGACTCTCATTTTGTGGCTCCCACGAAGTGTTGGATGATGAGGTAGTGGTCTTCAAAGCACTCTTCACGATTGACTTGCGAGATCGGAATCCACACGGCCTTCTCAGCGTCGTCAGCACCACGAACCTTAGGCAGTTCGCCGTCAGGAAGAACGTAGTGGAAGGCGTGAGTGATGGTCCGTCCACGTGCCGAGCGGTTGATCGCATCAAAGACTTTGCTGCCCTTGATGGAACCCTTGAGAACAGGAACAGGGATCTTGATCTTGGTCTCTTCCTTCAGTTCTCGGATGGCAGCATCCTCAAGAGAATGATCGGTCGCCGCGTTCAGGAATCCACCGGGTAGAGCCCAGAGCCCTTTGCCCGGTTCCGAGCGACGCTTGACCATCAGGATGTGACCGCATTGGAAAATGACGTTGTCAACCGTCACGAAGACTGGAGCGTATGGGAGATGTTCATACTGGCGACGATACATTTCGATATGTTCGCGCTCGCGGATGACCTGCTGATATTCCTCGGTTGCTTTGAAAGCACGCAGGAACGAAATGACAGAGGTTGGCAGAACGTCTGAGAAATAACGGAGATTGCAGTCCTTGCGGAAATAGAGATCTCGCACGTCCGTCGCATTCAGGGGATGAACCAGGCCGGGGTCAAAGCGATCCCATTGGGGGAACATGTCGAGATAGAAGCTCGAGTTGTCCTTCATGTGTCCGACGAGAACCGTCTTGCCGCTGTCGCCGACCAACTCTTGAATGTTGGCTGCCCAAGCGTTGTTGTCATTGAAGTCCGGCGAACCGTGATACTCGAAACCGCTAAAGGCTGGCATACCAGCATCATAGAGGGCGTCGAGCATCATGCTCTTACGCTCATCGAAAGTAAATGGGTTCTTGTAGGATCGGGGGAGATACGAACTGCCAAAAATCAAAATGACGTGATCGGCGATGTCATATGCCTCACGGATTAGCTCAACGTGGGCGATGTGTGGCGGTTGTGCTCGCATGATCACGACCGCAGTCTTATATTCTTTCATCCTAAACTCCTTAGGGCTATGAGGTGCGTGGGTCTATCCCGATGCACATGTTTATATATCAGTGCTTTGATGGCTGGACGATCTTAGTCCGAACAATTTTGACCTCGACGATTCCGCAGGCGGACACACATGGCTTATGCTTCCGAAGGTCTTCGATATCGCCAAAAACCTTGCAACCATAGCTGTCACCATCAAGGTGATGGTCGTAGTCCACTTGGCACATGTACGCTTTCTGCGGCCTGGGGCCAAACAGCCTATAGCGCAGCCGATAGAACGGAACTAGGATGCGGCGATTGAAGAAATAGGGTCTCACTTAGCGTCTTCCTTCTTACGAGTCTCACGGCGGAACACTGCAGCGCAAGTGAAAATCTCTTCACAAAACTTGCCGATCGCCATCTTACCAGTCAGGACCTCGAAGAAACGCTCACGGGCATACTCTTCAATTTCCTCTTGGCTTTGGAAAGTTACACCGAGGATGTGGTTGGTGGCGCCGTCCGGATTGTAATAGCCGAATGAGAGGCCTTCAATCACCAGATTGGTGATGCCGCTCGACACAGAATAGGCGCCGCCAAGCAGGTCGCTGACGAAGACATTGGTCTGATGTTGAACCTTAGATTCGAGGCTATACGGTTTCACTTCTTCTCTTCCAGTCTCTGTCTGATTTCCAGGTAGAAGCGGTGGTACTTTGCCATCCGCTGAATGTCCTTCTCGGAGACCCCCTTCAGTCGGCGAATGTCCGAGTTGTGGGTCAGGTCGGCCTGCTTGACCAGCATGGCGTCAGTGCTTTCGAAGATGACCGCCTTGTATTCGTCCAGCGTTTGACCGGGCTGCTTGGTCATTCTGCGGATTCCGTCGATGACCCGTTCGGTCATTCCGGCATCGCGGAGATCTTGGTAGGTGGCAGCCGTGTCCTCGATCAGGTCGTGGCCGAGGGCGATGCACTGGAGCTCTTCGTCATCCGTGTTGAGGATGTTCATGACCGCCAGAGGGTGGAGGATGTAGGGCTTGCCGCCCTTGTCGAACTGGCCAGCGTGACCAGTCGTGGCCAGAACCAGCATCTTTCCAAGCATCTCACCGCGGGTCATTCAGAGTCTCTCCTTACAATTACATAATACGATACTAGAATATTATGTACACCCTTAATCGAGAAGATCTTTCAGACGGGCCAAATGTTCAATGATTTCAAGTCTGGCTTCCTTAGCGGTGAAGCGAGAGTCATACGACGTGAGGCGGATGCCTCGACCGTCGGATTTGCCGCCTTGTTCTAAAGCGGAAATGAGGTCTTCAAGTTCAATACTCATGATAGTGTCCATGATAATCGATCAGGATGATTGCCTGACGATAGATGTTGTTGATGTATTCTGGGTTCTGCCGTTCCATCTGCTCAGCCATATGGGTCAGAGTCTTGACCACATATTCTGGGTCCGGGTCCGGCAGGATTCCTTCCAAAGCCGGGCAAATGTCCGATTCTCCGTATTTACAGATTCGGAAACACTCACCCTCATTACAATGGTTCATGTGAACGGCGTAATGACGATCACCGGGCTGAAGCCGAGTCACGCCGGCACCACAGCAACCGAGATGGTCGTTTGAGCCTGCAGCTCATCGAACTGAATGAGCCGATACTTGCGGTCTCGGCTGTACGTGCTCTGCTGTTGACGGGTCAGCCATGCGGTCAGCTGTTCGATCGTGTCGAACTCGTGCATGGTGATCGTGGTGTGCGTTTCATACCCCTCAGGGTAACCATGCCCTGGGTTAGTACGGCTCCGTTCATCACCAGGAACCCAAGTCTGGGTCGTGGTGGTCTCAATAGCTGCGTATCGCATAGCGCTCCTTAAAAGTAGATAGGCCGGGCCTCATAACCGACGATGTCCATAGGGTTGACGCCGAAAGACCCGGTTTTGACTCCGGTAACCGACCACTTAGTGATGTGGCCTTCAGGAGCCCGGATAAACTCAAAAGTATCCACGGTGGCCTCGATCACATGACCGTATTTCAGCATGAGCGTCAGGTGCCAACGCTTCGGTTTCATCTTAAACATGGCTTCATTCCAAAACGAGGCAAACTTCCTGCCTCTCATTCATTCATAATACGATAACTAGAAAATACGTACACATAAATAACTTCGGACGTCATATAAAATGGAGAAACATAATGACAAAGACTATTGATCCGGCTTGGTACACCGAAGCCCGTAAGTGGATTGGCCTGAAGGAATACCCAGGCTCGAAGCATAACCCTACAATTATGGCTTGGGCAAAGCGCCTCGGCAACAAGCTCGGTATTGCTGTCAAGGATGACGAGACTCCTTGGTGTGGCACGTTCGTAGCCCACTGTATCGATACTGCCGGTCTTAAGACTGCTCCTATCGCTGTCCGTGCTAAGGCATGGGCGACCTGGGGTCGGCAGCTAACTGAGCCACGTGCTGGTGCGGTTCTGGTCTTTACTCGCGATGGTGGTGGACATGTTGGCTTTTATGCCGGCGAGACGGCGACCCATTATTGGGTACTAGGCGGCAATCAGGGTAACTCGGTTTCCGAGACTATGATTGCTAAGAGTCGCCTGACTGAGGGCGGCATGCGCTGGCCGCTAGAAGCGCCTCTACCACCTGCAAAGGTGATCAGAAGGTCGGCCGCCGGCAAGGTCTCGACCAACGAAGCCTAAGAACGAAGAAAGGGACCCTACGGGGTCCCTTTTCACATGGTACTAGAATAGTACTGTCTGATCGGAGTTGCGGCATCTTCTTCAGGCGTTAAGAGCGGCTTGTTGCATATTGGGCAATGATGCTCTTTTACGTTACTCGTTACGTTGAACTCGCCACTAGTCCCCGGCGAACTCCAGCCACGAACCCACCTCGTCTCGTAGTTCACTTTCGCACCGCAGTGCGGAGTACGGCACGTTACAACCCGGCCCTTTGCCATCTTGCCAATTCCTTTCACGCTCTTTTAGAGCTTCATAAGATTCCGCGCAACACGCGGTGGGATAGTAAAATATATCCCTGATGCGCATGAAATCTTCATGCTTGCGTTCATAGATTTTTAGAACGACCCAATCATGGAACCTGATATAGAGCCAGAATATACCATGGCCTAGAATCCAAACGCCGCAAGCCCATATGGCTAACAGTTTTGAGAGAGACATAGACAATCCCAAAACAATAAAGCAGGCAGCGAACACAATGGCAGCAGGTGCTAAAAACCAAGCGGCGCCAAGGACTATAGTTCCTGCGATGAAAATAGGGACAAACCCGTCAAGTCTAGGAGCTTGCATTGCTTGCGCTTGCTAGTAGTTTTTGTTTAAGAGATTTCAGTGTATCCAAATCCGTTTTTGGAGAGCCAGGTTCCGCAGTCCAATAGCGCAGTGCCACAAACTGATCGTGATAGTCTTCGATATCAGATCTAATTTCGTGGCGCATGTGACGCATGCAGCCCAGAAACGTTATTAGTATAGAAGCCCATAGTATGAACGCATTCGTGGCAGCTAGATAAATCATATCCGTGGTCCAGTGCATATATGGACCCACTAGAATCCCAACAGCAAACATGATTGCGCTGGGACTTAACAACCATGCGGTACCTACAGCCATTTTCGCCAATAGCTTCAAAGTGCGATGCTTACATTTAGTTCGTACTGTAGTACCCATAGCTAGTGCCCCTGTTATAGGGATATTTATGAGTTCGACTGCGTTTACGTAAACTGCTGTTTCAGATTGAAGCCGTGCTGCGATAAGCCGACCAGAAGAAGCAGTACGGAGTCTGGTCCGCTAATGCAAGGGTTAGCCCGCAGTGAGCGGAAGGTGTCATAAACGTGACCCTGATATTGGCGCCCTAAGAGGCGCAGCAGAAAATCAGTGACAGCTGCAGAATCACCAGTGTAGTTCAGCATCAGATCGCGATGGTCGCACTCGCAGGGCAAGCTGGCGATAAGAAGGTTGATCGAATCAGAGTTAATGGGGTTACGCTTGAGCTGATCACAAATGCTCAGGATGAACTCCACTTCCTTCTCAATCGCGGCCAGCTCCCTTTCGCGCTCTTGTTCAACATCAGCGGCTGTCTGCATAGAGCAGGCGATCTCGTATCCCTTCATAACCAGGGTCCGCATGTTCGCTTTGACAGGTGCTGGTGCGTTTTCATAAACACCAGAATCAAAGAAGGCCGACATCATTCCGGCGGCCAGAAACTGAGATTCAATCTGCATTGGTGTTTTCCTTGTTGATGGCTCTGGCTATTTTCCGAGCCTTTGCATAACGAAATGGTCCAGAGATAACAGTGTCGGTTTTCAACACACGGCCGGGATGGAGGGCCATAGCGTCACCCTCATCATCCACGACCATGTATATTTTCGGGCCTTGAAACCGGTCTAGGATCTTACTGAGAATAGTCATAGTCGAAGCCCCACATGCGCTTGAAGTCAGCGTAGTTGACTTCCTTACCCAGGCTCTTGGTGAGTTGGGCCATAAGGTACTCGTAAGCACCTTCCGGCTCATCCCACATCTTGAAAACAGCCGCCTTGATATATTGTGGGCGTTGAGCCTCAAGAGCGTAAGTCTTCTTATCCTTGAAGAGCTCCACGTCTTCAGCCACCTCTAAAGCCAACATCTTCGAGCGGCTGTCCAAAAACCGATGAAGAGCAACATCAAGAGCCACAACACGGTCACGGTCTTCCTGACCAAGTTCAGGCAGAAGGTCATCGATCTCGTTGTTCAGGATGGCGTCCACGGCATTCTTCTCAACCGTGATCTTGTCCTTGGCCTTGTGGATACGCATGTATGACTCGGCCTTCATCTTAGCCATGTGGCCGTCCGACAGGCGGATGACCACACCCTCGACGCCGACAGCGTTTTTGTCGAACTCCAGGGTCCCAACGACATCGATGCTCCACGAATCGGCCAGAGCGCACAGGCCGTCATAGCCAACATAAGCACCTGATTCCATATGGCGGACCGCAGTCAGAACGAGGCGCTCGGTCTCATAATCCACGACGATCCGCTGCTGACGCGAGCAAAATTCGAAGATCGGAGTAAGGCCACATTCTACAGCGACCTGAGCGAACTGAACATAGTTCGAGTTCGCGGTTAGGAACGGAAGAACCATCTTGGCCACGTCGGTGTCACCCATCTTGGTGCCCCAACGGAGCGTACCGTCGGCGGCCGGATAAGGAGCGATCATCGAACCATCGAGCTTCTCGAGCGAGATGGCGTCGATCAGTTCATCGATGATCTTGGGGTCGGTCTCTTCCTTTTCGCCCACATTGAAGAACTTGTGGTACGGACGGCGGATGATCTTGCCGGTCTTGGCATCAAAGATCAAGCCACGGCATTCACGACGGATCGCGTCGCCGAGAGTTGTCACCGGACAGAAGGTGTCGGCGAAGGCCACGGCGTAGTTGATGATGATGTGGTCACCACGGTTGGCAACGACAAACTCCTTCCGACCATCGAGGTGCGGAAGGACGTCATTGATCGTGTTGATGACAGGAAATTGGTATTTCACAGCACGCGCCCCAGCAGAGTCCAGAGAACGAAGCCGGTCTCTGGAAAGCGGAAGAAGATCCCAAGCGGAATGCTCAGGTCGATTTTGGTTTTAATGACTCTCATGTCAGACGATTCTGGGATAGAGGACGAGATTAAAGCGATCCGCCAGGTCGTGGCGGTACGAGCCGTAGTCAAGGAAATTCCCATTAGCGTCACGGTAGACCCATTGGCCATCCATGTCATTGCCATTTGGAGTCTTGCCAGACTCGCGACGCAGGGTCGAGTTGTCAGGGAAGACGTACATATCATCCAGAGCGGACTCAAAGACGGCGTGAATTTGTGTGTCAACATTTCTCATATTCTTATCCTACACCGTCTGACAAATATGTACAATAAAAAGTGGCGCATACGAAAAGAGGCCCCGCAAGTCATTGCAGTGCCTCGGGGGACGAAAGTGAATCGGGACTCGAACCCGTGTACCTAGGACCGCAGGGTCCCCGCTCTATCCAGCTTAAGCTAGTCTCACTACTCTTTTCGCATGTGTGGAGGGCCAAGGCTGCAACCTCGGGTCCAGACATTATCCAATCACTACCGGCTAACGTGCGGGCTTAGGGAGTTGCACCCATTGCCCCCGGGATTCGCACCCGGTCCTTTGCAATGACCCCGGCCTCGCCGGTTGAATCTCTTACAGATGCACGTTCTGCACTCGATAACCTCCGCCCGAACCAAGCTGCTTTTCAGCTTCGGCCCAAGCTTCCAGGAACGTATCGAACGTCGTGTACGTTCCGCTACCGTCCGTGTTTCTCCAGCCGTAGACGAAGCTGTCCGAGGCGTTGCGCATTCCGATTTCCTGGTTCAGCGTCCGCGTGATCTTCATCAGCTGCTCAGAAATCCGCTGCAGTTCCACACGAGAAACCGAACGAATGTCCCGGCCATCCAGAACGTTGATCATCATAGGTAGCTCCAAGTTACATTCTCATAATACGATAACTGGAAAATAGGTACACAACTAAATTCACTTACCGTAAAATAATCTCTCGAGTTGCTGAGCAGCCTCAAGGCGGCTCTTGTGCCCGATCGTCGTTCTACGGAAATTGATTGAGGCCCAACGATCCTCTCGGCCCATGGTGTGGCCGATGAAGCGCCACGTTTCCCCTTCAGAGGTCCACGACTCTAAAACAGAGACCATCCAGCTGTTACCGCTTTTAGTGAACTGGAACCCCTGTTCCATGAAAACGTCGCGGTCAAACTCAAGAGCGTTCATTCGAAAAGCAATCCCGTCAAGTCATAGTAATGGGTGGGCATCTTGCCGTGGGCTGGAAGATCGCATTGGAGCCAGCAGTTGCCGTTCTTCCAGAAATAACCCATCCAAGGGCCGATCTTCTTATCTGGGATTCCTAAGAGATAGATGCGTCCATCTTTTTGATCTTCAGTGATGGGAGTCCATTCACGCTTCATTGGATTCCTCTCTAGCTTCTGCAATGCAGCGTTCAACGAGAACCGCCAGGCTAATGCCGCCTGCGCCTTCACTGATTTCGGCAGTCAGCAGGGTCTTGAATCTCTCATACTCGCTAGACGAGAGTTGGCTCTGTCCATAAGACAGACACGCTTCAAGCACGGCCGAAGTAGTTTCATCGACTACTTGGTCATGAAGCTTTGTGAGATGACCCGGCCTGATAAGCAGGACCCATGTCAGAAACGTCAAGCAGGCCAATACAACAAGACTTGCCACTATGATCATAACGGTTGGTTCAGGCATTGTTAAAATCCTCTTGCTGTTGGCGAATCCGGCGGAGGACCTCGTCATGTGAGATTGGAGTGTAGTCGGTGTGTTCAACACACACGTTCAAATACATCGGGTCAGTGACCCTAACAATCTCACTGTCAAAGGATCCGTCGGCATATTTTCTGATAGTGCGTTCGGCTTCGATAGTCACCCGGTTGGCGTGCAGATGCCCGTGGATATTGTACTTATACCTCTCACGAACCGAATCTGGGTGCAGAGGAATATGCGTCATGACGAACTCACGGGTTTCCGGATACCGAATAGCATGGACCTCGGAAAAGTATTTCAGGTAATCCCTGATGTCGAAGATGTCATGGTTTCCCCGGATGAGAGTCTTCTTGCCGTTGACCCGGCCCATAGTCTTCAGGTGCTGGCTCCTCATAGCCACATCGCCCAACACGTACACTTTGTCGTTCGGTGATACAGTTGCGTTCCAACGGCGGATCATCTCTTCGTCCATCTCTTGCGCACAGGAGAATGGACGAAGAGGAGTCCCATCGTTTCTGGTAAACTTGGTGCAGGTTGCCTCATGACCCCAATGAAGGTCAGAGGTGTAAAAGATCTCACTCATTGCTGTCTCTCAGTTGGTTTGGGACGATCTCAGCGAACATCCAATGTTGGTCGGTTTGTACGTGATTGACTCGAACGTACTTACCCATGTTTTTGGCAAAGTCATCAAAATGGAATGACTCTGCATTCCGGATCACGAAGCCCTCAGATTTCTCAGGATCCTGTTCTCGAGCAATCTTCTCGACGATGGTCTTGTCAAATTGACCACGATAAAGGACAGGCACAGTATCTATGCCCAGAAGATCTGCCCAGAACTCGACTTCATCCCAGCTCAGAGAATAATTGTTATGACCCCAAACGCTAAATAGCATAAAGTAGCTAGGCAGAGAATCATACTTGACACTGTGAGCAGCGTAGAGGTTTTCACCGCAGAACCGCCAGCCGGCGGGAATGTCAAACCGAACGCGACCCCAAAAAGACTTAATCCAATCACGAGAAGGATGGTGGCGAGAATCAAGGGATCTGGCGTGATAGTAGTCATGGTAAAGGGAAGCATTCTCACCGTCCATTTTCTCCGTGATCACGACCTCGTGGCCGATGAAGTTTGCGTAGCCGTCAAGAGCGGTGTCATCCCACTGTCGTCCTTTGGACAACGGTAGGTGTGGCGTGCTCGGGTACTTGTAACGGTCCTGATTCATTTTATCAATGTACGACACGAGGAAAATGATGTACACATAAATATTGCTAAGAAGGCAGTGTACTTCATTTCCTATAAGTGTACATTGATAATGTAAGAGGAGCTAAGCGTGTCTAAGTGTATCGTATACTTTCATGGATTTAACGGGAGCCCGGAGGCAGACAGCAAGGTCGCCATCCAACAAGCCTTCCCTGAACACCTAGTGCTATCGTATCCGATCGTTCACCAAGAAGGCCCGACGAAGATCGCTGCCAAGCTTGAAAAAGCCATCAACACCATCTTCGATACGTATCACCCTGAAGACGTGATCCTGGTCGGCAACAGCGCCGGCGGCTTGTGGGCATATCACTTTGCCAAGCAACAAGGCTCGCGGATGGTTCTTCTGAACCCGTCGCTTGAGCCGGTTAAGAACCTCACCAAGTTCGGCCTCGAGGCCAAAGTCCTGCAAGATTACGCAGAGTTTAATCTTGCCAAGGGCGAACCTTCGAAGAACCACCACGTGTTTCTGAGCGACCAGGATGACGTTGTCAAGCCTGACTATGCTGCTAAGAAGTTCAAAAACGTCACGTGGCTAAAAGGTGAAGGCCACCGGATTGTTAACATGGGTCCTGTGATAAATATCATGAAGAAGCACTTGATGCACTAGGGGACTACATGAAAACGTTCGGTGAATTTGTCTTAGCAGAGCGTTTCGTTAACCTCTTGCCACACCACGAGGCTGAAAAAGAAGCCCACAAACACGAGGTCTTTGGCCTCATGCAAAAATCCTATGAAAAAATAGGCGGAATCCACGGGTCTGGATTCAAAGACGCAGACGACATGGTCAAGAACATTCCTATGTGGAAGCTCCACAAAAAGGATGGCAAAGTCCATGCGGCAGTCATGTATAAAGACAAAGGCGGTCGTAAGAGCGTTGCTGTAGGGACCGATGGTTCCGATGAAGGCAAGCATGGCCTGAAGCATATCATGAAATCAGAGATTGAACATGGGACTTCTTACAAGGAAGTATCTGGGCCGTCCTTGAGTTTCATGAAACGTCATACACCTGATCTTCACCATCACGCTATGGATCATGACGAAGTCAAGAAACACCTTGGCGATGAGGATCCGATCCGACACGCTCCAGATGATGATCCTGAAGTTACCAGGCACCCTGAGTTTAAGAATCACTTCTATCAGCGTAAAATTGGCGACCACTGGCACACGAAAGTGATGCTAGGTAAGGCGGGAAACCCCATCAAATAGTCGCAGCGTATTCCCGCAGCAGACGAATCGTTTTACGGCCTACATTAGCCGACCTGACAAGCTCAGCATCAGGCTTCGCCACAATCTCTTCAATCGTACTCGAGGGCCCATGATCATCGATCAGGGCCCTCTTTACGTTGCCGGGAAGTGCAGAATCATTAACGAGCATCGACTACCTTGTTATTTGCCTTGTCGTAGGCATAATCACCTCCAAAGATCCGTGATTCCCTGTTATAGGAATACCCACCGAATTTCTCGGCAGCACTCATAGTATCTACGTGTGACTCGATAAACGCAGGACCATGCTCCTCCATGTCTTCCACAGAATCCCAGAACAGGGCGACACTTGAGGCTGGCAGATTCGACCAAATAGTGTATGGTTGCCCAGTTTTCAGCAGAACCGATGGATTACCTTCACGAACCATTTTGACCTTGGTTGGCTTCTGTCGCATGACCTTCAGTTGGCCGCCTTCACCCTTGAAGACGAAAACCAGCTTGGAATCTTGGGTGCTGAAAGTGACTCCCTGCTGCGTATGAACAGATGTGGCTCTATAGTTCCAATGAGAAGGGTTGCGCCAGTTGTCTGGCATAATTTGCCCTGTTTGATTATGCACATAGCGGTATTCGGTACCGAGCCGGGTCGTGTAATAAGTCCCGAGAAATTCATACTCGGTTGTCTCCTGACCCATCAGGATGACGTCACCAGGGATCAAGTTGGTCCGAGTGATTTTAGGTGAGACAAAATCTCTGTATGCCGGGTGGCTCGTGCGGCACAAAAAGATGCTGGCCTTATTTCGAGCCCAGACATATTCTCCCTGAAGATCGCCATTAAGCACGCCGGCATTGATAAGGATGTCGCCGAGGTTATCAGCTGCGATTTGTAGCTGGAATCCACGTGGATCGTTGATGGTGAACCACTTATTGGAGGTTGACCAACGGCTGACTGACTTCTCGAAGGTGAAGCCAGATTGTGGCAGGTTTTTCAGATAGATCCCGGGCGTCATCGGGGCATCGACGCGGACTTGTTCGGCGACGCTCGGATAATCCTTGCGCATCACGCGCTTACCATTTTCGTCTAGCTTATCGACATAGCGGTACGTCGGACCGGACCAAGTGTCAACGGTTTCCTTACGCTTGTCGAAACCAACACCAGTCTGAGTCGCGAATGCCAAAGGCGGAGCCTTGGTGTTGAAAGGCACTCGATCCTTAGTCTGAACGTAAATCTCATCGAAAACGGTAAGGTTCAGACCGTCAAGGCTAGCTTTGCTCATACGAAAATATCCTAAGTGTTAGACGGGTATAAACCACCATAAACCACTTAGGATATTTTGTACACTAAAAAGTGCGGTAGGCCTTACTTAGCCGGAGCGGCCGGGGCTTGAGCGGCCAGCTGTTCCGTCTCTACTGCAAGACGGTAATCGTTGATCAGCTGAGCCAGAACCGGCTGGACGATGACAAGAGTCTCAGCAGCGTTCAGGCCGTTGGCACGAACAGCGCTATCAAGAATCTGCAGGAATGCGGATGCCTGAATGGTGGTCATTTCTAGTTTAATCATTGCTTGTTTCCTATGGTATATTTAGAGCACAACTCCCAATCTCGCTTCTGAGAAAATGGGAGGATTTTAATGTTACGAAGGTCGGCACGGGGAGATTCACACATTTTAGGATTGGCTATCTTGATGAGGCCCCATTCCTCAAGCAGGCTAGCGATGGTATTTCTACGACCAAGGTCGTCATCGGTGAAATCAGTCTTCTTTGCATCTAAGATGAAGAGTTCCTTAAAATGCATGATGGCATACCGTCCACGCTTGTGGAGAATATGGCATGACTGAAACAGTTTTTGGTCTTTTTTAGAGGCGATGCCTATACGAGTCAAAGTCTCTTTGATTTTAAGGAAGTCATCTTCCTTGGCAATCTGGATTTCAACACCTAGACCGCGGAATATATCTTGATCAACCATGGTTTGCACACTTCCTAACTCATCATTACTCCATGACGTTGTTGATATTTATGCATTAAGACTTTCCGCCCTTGTCCAAGACCTTTCTGATAGTGGCAAGTTGATCTGGAGTCAACAGCCGCAGAGCTTCTTCTGCTCGCTTCTTTGAATAGCCATAGTATTCCGAGACCAATGCGACCTCTTCAGACTTGTCAGGCTTGGACCATTTTGTAAACCTCTTCTTCTTAGGAACAGAATAGTAGAGGTATTCGTACTGCATGATGTTATCAAGCGAAGCGTGCCTGTTCATGTCATTAGCATACATGATCGTGTCGATGAAGTAGGAGAGGCCCCGGTTCGCCATGAACGCTGGGTATTCCTTTTCGGCGACAAACGGATCATCGCTCTCGCGAATCATGTTCTGCCGGCCGGACGTGAGGTTGTTAATGTATTCGAAGGGGTTGCCGGCCATATTTACCCCTTGAAGATGACGGAGGCCATGATCTCAGTCAGAGCCGCGGCCGTGTTGATCTCCTGGTCGGCGACGAAGGCCGCCTTATACTGATAGTCAGCCAAGATCAAGACCAGTTGTGGAGCCGAGTTGGGTTCTAGATCTGGAGTGATCTTGTCATAGAGGGCCCGGAAGAAGACAGTTGTGTCCATGTCCGAATGTTCGCCGACCCACTTCCGCATGCCAGAGAAGTTCTTCTCCTTGATCAGCTTCTTGATAGCATCGATGGATTCATCTGCCAAATCGACGAGGGCACCAGAATCAATAGTGCCAGTGGCCGAAGCGTATTCCTGCAGAACTCCCAGAGTCCGACGGAAATCGGGGAAGTATTTCTGGATGATAGCAGCGAGCGCCTCTTTGGAATAGGTGACACCCTCTTTGTCAAGGATGGACAGGCAACGCTTCATGAACTGCATGGCCATCTGTGGCTTGTCATCCTTGCGGATAGTCAGGTTCACCGGAGGACAGCGGCTGCGGAGAGCTTCCATGATCTTATTGCCGAAGTTGGCAGTCAGGATGAAACCGCAGTTGGCCGAGAACTCTTCAGTGAAAGCACGAAGTGCTCCCTGAACGTCGCCGCGCAAACCATCGGCTTCGTCGACGATGACCATCTTGCGGCCGCCCGTGAAGGAGACTGAAGATGCGAACTGCTGCACCTCGTTTCGCAGAGCATCTTTGTTCAGATCGAGCGAACCGTTGATGACGATATAGTCGATACCCAACTCGTCGCACATTGCCTTGGCAATGGTGGTTTTACCAATGCCTGGTCCACCGACCAGGGTCATGTTTGGAATGTTGCCCTTGTCGACGTAGGACTGGAAGGTCGCTTTGAGACTCTCTGGAAGAATGGTATCCGCCACCGTGTGAGGGCGGTATTTTTCCACGTAGAGGAATTGCTCACGCATTATGAAATAGCTCCATGATAAAAGGTAGTCTTAGTTGAACTTGGACGTGCCTTCCATGGCGATCCAATATTCGATGCCAGCTCCAGCAAAGTGGCTCAGGCCGGCTTTGCTGATGGAGACCTCATAGTCACCCGACAAGATCTTCAGGTTCTCAGACTTGAAGATGGCTCGAAAAGTCTTGTCAGTTTCACCGACTGGAGTCTTATATACGTCACCGGTCGGGTTCTTGGAGTCAGCAGCTTGCAGGAAGACTTTTTCACCGTCGCCGACCACTGCAATCTCAGGGAGACCGAGGACAGAAAGCGCCTTGATCACGCGGTTGAAGTCATCTTGCTTCAGCGAGAAGGTAGCATCAACTGAAGGGAGTTTGATTTCCTTCTCAGGAGGAGTCACGATGTTTGAAGGGTCGGCAACGACGTAGTTGATGCTGTCGCCATTGCGGCCGCGGATCTCAACGGCGGTGTCTGTGATGGTCAGTTCGGGGTTATCGAACAGACTGAGAACGCCGAGGAACCTGGACAGGTCGTAGATGGCAAATGGCCGGTCGAACCCGTCATCAAGAGTAGCCTTTGCCATCACGGTCTTCGTAGGCGAGATGGTCTTTAGAGTCTTCCCGTCATTGAAATGGATGGATGGGTTGATGGCTGAGAACGACTTAAGGATCTGCAGCGTGCGGGGGTCTAGATTCATTACGAAATATTCTCCAAATGGTCGGGGCTCAAGTGCCATTTTAGCACTTGAGCCCATTTAAGTACACAGCTTATTGATTTCTCTTGTTTTTCGTGATCGCCTTCGGATCCGCTGTGGCGGATGCACCGATTGACGCAAGATCAGCAAGAGAGCCGCCGAAGATCATGGTCCCGACATGTTGCAGTCTCATCCATGGGCAGAGCCAGATGTGACCACCCATCTTGTTGACGTTATAGCAGAACATGTAGTCCTCAGAGAGGTACCGTCTGGTATCAGGATCGATGATGCAGTCGAAGTAGGCGTGGATTTCTCTGGTGCCGTCGAAATGCTCAGAGCGAACGTGGTCCGGCTTGTAGCTCAGCTCAGGATATGCTTCCCGATATTTAGGGAACACGTCCTTGTGAATCATCATGAAGCCGGTGCCGGCTTCCATAACTTCAGCTGGTTCGCCAAGGGAGATAGACTGCGTTCCGCCCTTTGGGTTGAAGACGTAATCACCAACGAACTTGTCGAGGTCGTTAGGGTTTTCATCGGCAAAGCCCTTATCCACGGCCAGCTTGATCTTCTCCCAAGAGATGGACTTCTTAGGATAAGGACCGCAGACAATGTTGTACTTCGCAGGATCAGACATCTGCATGGCCATGAGGGCGATGACGTCTTTCGGATCGAAGCCGATGTCAGCGTCAATGAACATCAAATGGTCGGCGCCAGAACGTAGGAATTCATCGACGCAGTAGTTCCGGCCCCTGGTGATCAGGCTCTCATTGAAGAGGTAGTAGATCTGGAGGGAAATGCCGTACGCAGTGCAGAGGGCGCTCAGGTCGGCGATGGATCTGCAATACATGCCGGCACACATGCCACCATACATTGGAGTGGCGATGAAGAGTTTTTGCTTCTTCAGGTCTTCGCGTTGGACGGTTAGTTCAAATGACATGTTATTCCTTATTTAACGGCTGCGGCTTTGGTGCCAGCGTCCAGTGTGATTGAAGCGGAGGATCCCGACATATAGGCCATCGTCATCTGAGACATGCTACGCATGGTGCTCTCGAGATTGCCCTTGGAGATGTTCATGGTCTTGTCCATAGCGACGCCATAGCCGACAGCTTGTTGTTCTGCGTTATCGAAGTTGGCACCCAGGAAGATGACCTCGAAACCACGGGCTTCGACTTTCTTGATGAGTTCCTTGACCTGGGCCAGAGTGAATTCCTTGGAGGCGTTCTCGTAGCCATCAGTCATGATGATCACGACGGCCTTCTTGTCCTTGGCTGCCAGAACCTCGGTCAGAAGACGGCCAGCAGCGTCATTCAGCGGAGTGCCACCGCGGGGCGAATATTCGGTAGTGCTGATGTCCTGCCAGTTGTTGACCGTGGTGTCGCGGACGCGGACATATGTATCTGATTGACCGTACGTGCCAGTATCAAACAGGTCAGCTGTAACCTTGGCCTTCGCCGGAAGGCCCTTGACGTAAGCGTTGATGGAGCCGATGGCTTCATTCCAGAGTCCAGCCATGCTGCCCGAACGGTCTAATAGTATATATGCTCTCATTATTTGGTTTCCTTCTTCATAATGAACATCAGGATGATCGAATAGTGAATCACCTTCATGATGTCAAGTTTGTTAAATCCGTCTTTCTTACCGAGCCGCCAAGCGTACTTCAGAATATTGCCAACGCAGAATCCTACACCTGCACCCGTAGCTGTAATGGCATCCATTGCCTGAATGCCGCCGTTGGTTGCGTAATGTTTCGAGTATGTGCCAGCGATATATTCCCCGATCTCAGCCAGAAGTTTGTCTTCATCAAAACGATATTCGACTTTTGATGGGGTATCTGTCATTGATGGTTCCTTTGATCGGGGTTGTTTGTAGATTTGAAATGTGAGGCCGTCTGCGGTATGAATGGTACCGTCGGAATTGACGCCGTCTCTGACTTCCATAGTCACCTCAAAAGCCTTAGCTCCCATAACAAGTCCGCCTGCAGGAACCTGCCAGACCCATGAGCTTTCTGGCTCAGCGACTAGTGCGTCGATTTGACCAGAGAGATGCAGGTCTTGTTTGATTTGGGTGAGAAAGTCAATCAAGTGAAAAAGCCTTCGAGCGATGAGGTTGGAGTTACGGCTTCAGGAATTTTGTTCATGCCTTGCCAATGCGGATACGAAGCACGAGCCAAATGGACAGACCTAGGTTTCTCCATGTGTTTGAAATCAAGTTGGCCTTGCGCATTTTTGAGATAGTCGGTCCATCGAATGAACTTGACCGAGCTGCCCACACATAGTTTCTCTAGGGTGGCAGCGAACAGTTCTCGTATATTGTTGCGCTCTTCCCACGTTCCGTAAAAAGGAAGACCCTTGTAATAGCCAGTTTTGGGGAGCTTCCGAGATTCGTCTTCAATCGGAAGCGGTTCGTAGATGGCTTTGGACAGTGCATTAGGGAAGCGGCCTTCAACCTCTTCAAAGTAGCGCTTGGCCAAAAGAATAGTGGCAGCCTCCGGCGACGTCTGCCGCATCAAGTGATGACGAATGTCGATGTTGCCAAAATAGAATTCAAGGTTTTCGAAATGGCCGGAGTGTGCAAACTTATCTGCCACCAACTGACGGATGCTACCAGGACCAGTCATAGCACCGTGAAGAGTTTTGAATGGAATCGACAGAACTTCCCAACCAGGGCGGTACATGCAAATAGCGTGTGAGTCCCCGATGACCAGATTGGACGTTCCCTCGAACGATACTGGGGTGACCGCATAGGTCATCGGGGTATTCTCTGGGAGTTCGTCCAAAATAGAGTCGAACTTCTCACCAGGCTTCAGCCTCTTTCTCAGAAGGCCAGCATAATCAGGCATTGGGATTGCAATAGACACCACATTCTTGGTGTCGAGTTTATGCAAAGCGACCAAACCCTCTGGATCTGACAAACCGCTGATACCTCCGAATAGGTTCAGCGCTCCACCCCAGTCATTGCCGTGATAGACGTAGACGAGATCAAAATCTGAATAGTCCTTGATCTTGTTCCGATAGTTAATGACCACTTCTAAATTGCCGATAGGGCAGTCGAAGGTATCATAGATCATCTGAGCATAAATCTCAGCTTGAGCAGACCGGTGCGAGTACTCGGATTCCGAGATAGGCGTTACCGGACTAGTCAGCAATATCTTCATGAAAATGCTCTGCAAAGTGGAGGTTGCACCTAGGTTCATACAGGTCAGCTGCGCCGACCATAACCTGGTTTTGGTATTCTTCGTGGGAGATGCGAACAGTCTTGGAAGCGAACTTCCCACACATCTGACACACAGCCTTCAGCTTGTGGACCTCATCTGCCAACGGCAGTAGTTCCGACATGCGTGGCCAGGCCCCACCTTTATAATCTAAATCAAGTCCATAAACATGTACATCAATATTTTGCTCCAAGATCAAATAAATGATCTCACGAGTAATCCAGGGCCCGAAGAACTGGATCTCGTCAATAAAGATGGTTCTAACACCTTCATCTAGATGTGCGCACAGCGACCCGTCTGTTGCATCTATCTCTATGGCGTCAATATAGCTACCGTTATGCAAGACGATTCGGCCTGGGCTTCTAGTATCAAGCTCAGGTTTGAAAACCCGATATGGGCTAGCAAACAGCTCGATGTCACTCTGGAGGGCCGTAGATTTGCCGGCAAACATCGGGCCGCAGGTTACTGTTAATCTACCGGACATTTCTTCTTCCACTCTCTTACCGAGTTAACACGATCATATATGGTTTCATCCTTCAGAACTGGGTTCTGCCCGACGTTCCAGAACAAGATGTTGCGGCCCGTGTTCTTCGGAATATATTTCCAGACTTTCCCGTCGTAGGTTTCTACACATGGGAACGGAGGGAGGTTTTCTTCCTTCTCCTTAGTTTGAAACTCGAGGGGTTCTGAGATGATCTTTGAAGGACCGGCCTCACCAGCCTTCAGGTTCCTAGCGACCGCCACCGCGGTGAACTTGGCATTGGGCCATGCGATTTGGAGAGATCTGGTAAGAACCCCAGTTGAGATTGCAACGTAGACTTCGTCGGGTTCAGGAATACTGGAGGCGGCGGCGACGATGGCCGCAGTTGCGAGTTCGTGACGAAGCCCGAGGGGTATGAAGAAGGCTTTGTTGTCATCTGACCATTCCTTTGCAATTTTGTTGAGATTTGGCATAGCCGCAATTCGCTCGAATATAGGAGTCGCTCCCTGTTCGATGCAGCAGGCCTGGTGAAGACTGATCCTCTTGGAGGATGGCATGAAGAGAGTAACGTCGCGGTTGTGAACCTTGGCAGCGTGAAGCAGCGATACCCCAGCAAGTCCAGTACGGGGCTGAACGTATACAAAGCGATCGGCTTGTGTCCTACTCAGAAGAAGGTCTGCGGCGCGAGTTTTTGTACCGGCTACGAGATCATCGCGAACTACAGTAATACCTTCGTGGATTTTTGTGATGGGATCTGGGTTGTAAGGTTTCCAACCTTCAGCTAGGCCCAGATAATATTCCTTGGCTGCTTCCCAACCGATGACACCAACATCTCGGTTGAGCCCATCTAGGACGTGTTCAGAGTGACTGCGTAGTGCCATGCAGGTCTTTCACTTTCTCAATATATTCATGTGGTTTCATGCCGGCGGCTGCGATAACAGAGTCGCCGGTGGGGTGATGTTTGATGTCATTGAACGTCTTGACCAGACCTAGATCCAACATAGCCTTTTGGCGTCCGTAAGGATGGATGATCTTGGACGTGTTCCAGACCTTATCAAGATCCAGGTGCCCGTAAGCGTCTCCGGGCCGACAGTAATTCTCTACGTACCGGATCGTGTCACACATGACGTCTTCCAGATTATACGGGTGCCCGCCTGTGTCTTTAACTGCCTGCTCCATGATTGCATCAAGGAGATCTTGGCCTTTGAGTTTGGTGGACGTTCCCATGAAACCCATGCAGTTAACCGCATTAGTCCCATAGTAGAACATGCTCGAATGGTCTACGTACTGCGGTAGCCAATCAGCAATGTCTGCGATCACGGCCGCGTACTGGAATATATATCGCCCGAGGCCATGCTCTAGATTCCAGTTGAGCATCCATTCACCGAGCTGTCTAAATGTCAATTTAGTGATTCCAAGCCCTGGAGTTTGGATGTCCTGAAGCATCGTGGCCAGGTCTCTAGCGAGCTTTGGTGCAAATTCACAGAGATAATAAATTCCGCCAATACGGTATTCAGAACTTGGGCTCTTAGGGAATTTAGGAAACTGATACCCGACTGATGTCATGAACGTGGATGGGTAATGCTTGATGAAATCAACCATCTTATTCATAGTGATTACATTATCACCGTTATGGCATTGATGAAGATGCATCAAAATCGAGTTATGGTAACCAGATGGTTTGGCGGCGTAATTAATGCCAGAACCCGTGACCCGGTGAAGGATCAGCATATAAAGAAACTCAGGTAGACCGATGTGCTTCCCGGTCCAGTCCTTGGCAATCATCTCCCGTTGCCGCGAAACATTGCCGACTGCCATCTTGTCCCAGTATGGGTGATCTTTTCGCCAACCGTACCAAACATCATGAACGATCTGGCTAAAGCCGGCATACTTCCGTTCGACCACATCATACAACTCAACGTGCTCCATGAGCGGATCGCCTACAGAGCCAAGATACGACTCAGATCCTAGATTGCAGAGATCCTGCTGTTTCTTTGCCAGTTCGTGGTAACGGAGAAACTCATCGTAATACGGAGTCAGTGTGATTGTCATGTGAACCTATGAAGCTCCAGGTACTCAACACCCTCAAGGCGAGGGACTTCGATTTCCCAATGAACCCCAGCCTCTGCAAAGTTATTGGCTGTGTTATGGAAGGAAGCCAACCACGTAGGCGTGAGTTTTTCATAGTTAGGTCTCATGTAGACCTTCTTGATGCCGGCCTGAATGATGCCCAACGAGCAATGATCGCATACAGGAAGCCCATACACGAATAGAGACGAATCTCTCAGACTAATGCCCATGTCAGCCGCGTTGTAAATGCAGTTCATTTCAGCATGAACCACTAGACCATATTTGGTAGGCCTATCGTTCAGACGCTCAGGCGTGTCAGCAATGCCTCTTGGAAAACCATTGTACCCCTGGGTCAGAACTCGGCCGTCATCGGCAACCGTGACGGCGCCGATTTTAGAACTCGGATCCTTGGACCACGTAGAGAAGTGTTGAGCAAGATCGAGATACTTGGTCTTCCAAGAGTTTTTCATTACGCTTCCGTTGCAGCTTGTAGAATGTCGGGCCGGTCGATTTCGCCGTTGATGATCTTTTCCGATAGTTCGGCGGCGGCAACTGCAATGGCAGCAGTCTTCACCATGGCTTCGTTAAAGCGGACCACAGTTTCAAGATTGTATGGGGCGATTTGCCCATCAAACCACTTCGTGCTGTAATGGGCCATGTACGCCACAAAGTCATTTGGCATATTGTATTCTTCATCCAACGTTCCCCATCGCTGGATCTGATACTCACGCTCGCCGTCAATGCGGTCTAAAATATTGATTCTATCACTCATGGTAATCTCCTACTTAACTAGATCGAAGTGACGTTCGTAAACGTGCAGTGAACCGACTTGCCAGTGAATATTCCCAACCGGCAAATCAAGATCTTCAGCGAGATGATACAACACATGATTCTGCCACGCCCTGTCGTTTTTGTAGCCGAAGATTACGTCGTTACTCCGCATCTGCACTACGCAATGTAGAGCGCCGTCACGGACAAGATATTGAACTGCGTTGGTGCACATGAAATCAGACCGGCCGTTCATGTCATAGTCGCCCCACATAGCGGGTCGAGTGTAGATCATCACAGCACGGCGGGAGTTTGGCTTATCAGCCAACTCGGCTAGAACGTGATCGTATTGGTGCCAATTGTCTTCGGAGTAGATGCACCAACCGTAGTTCGAGTTGATCATGCCATCTGGATCGGCGACCTGGGTCCAGATGGCCGGCGTCTTACCTGGAATGTCGTTAACATTGAGAGACTCGGACTCGTACCAGTCGATCTCACGCTGGACATAATCCCAGTTGACCTCACCGAAGATAGCTTCTTCATCAGCGATGAAGCTGGCGCCGACGATCTCAATCATCTTCACGCCGGTTTTATCGATGACATACTGCTCGCGGCGGAGACGCTCTTTCAGAATGTTGCGGATGTCGTTGACGTCTAGGGTTTCAATAAACTCAGCCATTACGTGTGTTTTCCGTTGTCTTCATGAGAAATGCTAGAAATAGTTGAGGTTGTGATGCGTGGGATACGGGTGACAGCATTTGGCTTGTTAAACATATCACGCGTTGGATCTTGACCATCCATCTTGCCACGGAGATACTCGACGGCGAATGAGGCGTAGTTGATCAGGTCCATATAGGTATCCTCGATCGACTCATAGTTGGGGTTGGTCGCGCCTTCAGCAGACTCCAAAAGACTCTGCGCTCGGTACATTTTACCTTGCATGATGTCATGGATGGAATCAATGCCGCGGCGGTAGTGCATCGCCTGCTTGACATTGCTGTTGGGGTTTTGGTAGTCAGCGCCCTTTTTCTTCTGGACTGCTGCGCATTCCTCAAGGACTTTGATAGACTCCTTGGAAGGCCTGTCTATAATCATGCTCATGTGTATTCCTTACATTGGATAGTAGAAGCCATTATACATCGATTTTTTCAATTTGTACAACACTTCTTTAGCTGGGACCTGTTTAATAAATCGTAATGATATGATATCACCTACAACGAATGGCTTGGTTACACTGCGCTTATAGGCTAAGAAGGCGAAGTCATCTACAGAACGTCTAGCAACGCACTCTCTATACCACTCAAGTCTTCTCTGTTTGACTGTGAACCAAGTACTCTTAACTACCTTGATGTCAATCAGCTTGCCGTCGACTATGATGTCGTGTGCGAAACTAAGAGGCTCTTGAACGACACCTAATCGCAGGAGTTCGTATTCAGCAATTAGACAATCGGCCGAGACAAGCATTTCCTTCCCATCTCGGCCGCCTGTGTAAAACTTTTGAGAAAGCTCATTGCGATAGTCTATAAACTCCTGAGTGATCAGGATGTTTTGCAGATGCTCATTGCAAAGAACTTCAAGCGTGTTCATATTATTCCTCGAAGGCCTTAGCCATGAAGCCGTGATTGTCAAGGTGATTAGGAGCAACCCAGCCCTCCGGCTTCATCAGATCCGGAAGACCGAGTGGATTTGGGCGGCCTGGCTTGATGCCGGCCTTCTTGGACATGTTGGCTGCATGAACCCGATCCCAAGCTTCCTGCACATCAACATCGCAGAGATCCAGCGTTCCGATTGCAACGACACAGAGATCGATGCAGCCATCTACGATTTCTTCTGGGTCAAAATCTTCGTCGAGAGCTTTGCGGGTTTCATCCAACTCCTCTTGGAGGAAATCAATACGGAACTTCAGCATTGCCCTCAGGGTTTCTGGTTCCATGTTCCTGACAGCATCTAGATGCCCGAACTTAGTATGCATCTCGTGGATGTCTTGTGGCCATGACTTCATTTGTTCTTCTTTCTCTTGCGGAGGGCAGACTCAAGATGGAACTTTGAAGCTCTATCCTTGAAGGTGTACCCGTTCAGGTGGTCGATTTCGTGTTGGATAACTCGGGCCGATAGGCCGCCATATTCTTCGGTGACGGTCTCGCCATTCGGCTGAGTGTAGCGGATACGGCAAGTGGCCGGGCGCTTAACTTTTACTGAGAGCCCCGGGAAGCTCAGGCAACCCTCAGGCATGACAACCTGTTCATCGGATACGTCAACGATTCTTGGGTTGAAGAAACACCGGATTTGTTCGCCGTTCATAACGAAGACACGATGCGGCAAACCACACTGGTTGGCTGCGAGACCCAGGCCCTTGTTTTGGATCATAGTCTCAGCCAAATCTTTGGCCAGCTGAACTGGATCGGTAGGCGGATTGGAGAAGTCGAACCGCTCGAGTTCGGTCTTCAGGATAGGATCAGTCTCGGGGACCAGATTGAGGATCATATTCTCGGCTTACTTTCATGATGCCATGGCGTACGACGCGCTCAGGCAGTGGTTTAGGTGAATGGCTACGAAGATCAAGAACCGGAATGCAGTTCGCCTTCAGGCGTCTAACCATATCAGCGGTTCCGGTTGTTCCTTTGAAGGCGATTCCAGCATCTGGGAAACCCTCGTCGATCATTTGTTGATTCCGTATAGGCCCAGCAGCCTTCTTGTATCTATCCCAGTCCGCCGGGAACTCGAAGCACTTTACGCCTCGTTCCTTGGCCCACTCGTAGGCGAACCTATCGGCGCCTCGAGCCATACCGGAAATGATCTCTAGCTTGGTATTCTGACTATAACACTGGTCAAGAATAGAGTACACATGTTCTTTGTCTGTGTAATCACGGCCACCGCAGACTAAAACTCTCATTGTTCATAGACCACAGGTTGGAAGTTAGTGCTCTCTTCTTCAATGATTTGAGAAATGACTTCCCAATCACCTCCACCAAGACCTGCTCCGATTTTAGGCATGGCAACACGGTGTGGAGAAGTTGAGAACATTCCTACTCTTCTATTTAAGAGATTCATGCATTTTCTCACGGCATCATAGTCAACGTATTGTTTACCGTCACGGCCGTAAAACTCCTGGGTGATCATATTGACGATCATTTTATCATCGCCGTATGGATCCACATTAGCGAAGTTGGTGCAGCCAAGAGGATTTCGGCCGGCAGCTCGAATTTCGTCAATGAACACCCTATAGCGTGGAAACACTTCAGGCCACCTGTCGCGAATGGCTTTGGCCACTCCAGACCCCATCACGCCTTGAGCATTACACCCCTGGGCGATAATAGATTCGGCGGCATCGACTACAGAGCCTTTGACGTACTCAATCTTCATCGTTTTCTTTCACGGACTCATTGTAAAATTGGTCATAGGCCGGGTCGATGCCAACCACTTCATCCAGATTGTCCCAGTCGTGGGCTTCAAAAGCGCTGACGAGTTCCACATACATGCTGTATCTAGTGTCGAAATCCGGTACGTGGAATTTCACCGTCTCAATCACATGCTCAAAAAGCGAAGTTCCACTGGACCAGCCCATCATAATCTCCTAGTGTTATTTAGCAGAACCTCTTGCGCCTTGACGGCTGAGTGGGTCCCATCCTCGTTCTTCTTGCGTCGTCCGGCCGTGTAGGTCACGCCGAAGGTATCAATGTCCAGGTCACCCTGGGCTTGATCCATGTAGTATGTATCGTCAGTCCAGCGGTTACACAGAAAGACGATATTGTAATCACCCTTCGATAATTCTCGAGCCCATCGAATCAAATCGTCATGGTTAAAATCATCAACCCCATAGTGCTTGAAGCAATCGCGGTACGGTGGATCCAGGAAGAAGAAGGTGTTCGATTTCCAACCCATAGTTCTTGCTACGTCCTTGACATCACGATTCTCGATGTAGACTGGTTTCAGGGCTTTAGACCAGGCACGGACCAAGTCATAGTCGAACAGCGAATCAGTATGATTTAGCAAACCGCAGGGGCTAGCGAATCGGTCAGATCCCTCCATCGTCTGGAAGATCCCGTTGAAGCCAGTCTTGACAAGAAATAGAAATGTGGCCGAATCTAATAGGGTCTCGAAACCCTGGAAGGCATAAGCATTGCGGACGAGGTAGTAGTGCTCTTTCCGCTTCGCGTAATTCATATTGAGGTAGCGATCTTCGATTTGTTTTAGGATGTAGATCAGACCCTCACAGTCGTCACGGATGGTCCGATATAGTTTGATGACCTCCGGGTTGAGGTCGTTGATCCGGACCATCTTGCCATCAAGTAGACCTTGATTGTGAAGGGCACAGAACATAGCTCCTCCTCCGAAGAAGGGCTCCACATAATAATCAAACTCATGTGGGATGCCAAGACGTTCCTCGTACTTTGGAATCATCTTTGTCTTGCCTCCGGCCCACATAAAGAGGGGTCGGAGCTTCATATGCTTGTCACCGTGAATTGATCATCCCAGACGTTGAGGCCCGAGTCGAAGAGTTTCTTGACGTTGTAATCCAGAACATAGGTCGTGGCGTAGTCCTCCGGAGAACGCACAGACCGGCCGATACCCTGGATGATCTTCTTCAGGGTCATGAGTTTGTAAATGTCTGGGTATTTGTCAGCGATATGTTTCATCCGCTTCTCGCCGAGGCTTGGGAACGGAGCCTTCAGAATGATTTGGAACCTGGACGCGTCATCTGCGAAATCCAAGCCTTCGAAGATGGAAGGGCTGATGAGAACGGCAGGTTTTGAATACGCCTTGAACTGGTCAATCAGTTCGCCGATCTTGTCCCTACGGGTGTGGACGAACACTCGGGAGGATCTGTCCGTAATACCGTTGGCCATCTGTTCGGCTACCTTGAATGACGGCACGAGGATCAAACCCTTTTCGCCCATCTTAGCGTGAGAGCCCACGATAGAGCTACACTGTTGAGCCAGTTCCTTAATGACCTGATCATCGTTCATGAGACCGTAGTTCAGACTACGACGGCCAACGAAGACAATTTCCTTGTTGGCACGATCGAAGACTGGAGGTAGCTTCACGAAGCCGACTGTGCTTGGGTCCAGCTCGAGGGTGTCGATGATGTACTTGTCGGAGATGGTTGCTGACATGAAGAGGTTCCGCTCTCCCAGGATTTTGTCGGCCATCTTACCGATGAAGACAGGCTTTACAGAGATAGCTTCGTCTTCCACAATGTATTCAAAGACGTGATCGTAGTTATAGGCCAGAAGATCGCCAATCTTGCAACCGAGGTTAAAGTATTTCTTGCCGAGTTGCTTGGTCTTCAAGGCGCTGACCAAGGATTGATTCTCAGCATGTTCTTCAAACTTGGCAGACAGATTCTTGTAAACGTCCAAGAGTTCTCGCAAGACCTTCAAATAATTCTGCTCGGTGATACCTTTATCTCTCAGAAGACGTTTGATGAGGTTCATCTTCTTGACTTCATCTTCGACAATCACGCTCAGAGCTTGGTTGCACTCATTGGCGCATTCCGTCAAGCGTTCCACCGAGAAGTAGATCGCATTGTGGTCGCAGAAGACTTCATTAAGAGTGTGAGCCTCGTCGAATACAGTTAGTGGTCGGTCATCCAAATGATTGGACCACATCTTAGAGATGAAATAGTATGAGTAGTTGGTGATGAGATTCTGCGTCTCATTCCTCAGACCCTTCGCTTTCTTGAACTCGCACTGCGAGCAATAGCGGAGCTTCATAGGATCTGGAAGCTCATCAAACGAACACGACTCGCCATTGGCATTCTGGTCGTTTGTGAGTTCAGCAAGGGCGGAACATGGATAGTTGCCTGCACCCTTGATCTGATAAAACTCTCGATTGTCAAAGTGGCCGAACGTATCGGCGTACTGACGGACGAGAGCGTTGTTTTGCATCAGCGTGAATGCGGTCAGCGGATCTGTGACCCGGCGTTGGAAGCATTTGCTGATTGCGGCAGCAATGATGGACTTACCGGTTCCGGTATCGGCAGAGAGGACGACGTGTCTCTTCTTATGATCGAAGAACTGTTCCAAGACCATACTCACGGCCTCTCGTTGGCCGGCGCGTGGGATGATCTTCAGTTCGGTAAATGCTCTGTCGACTTCGGTTTGGTATTTCATAGAGCCCTTGCGGTGAATTCAATACTGTAGTATGGGTCGTGGCCCTGGTCAGGGCGTTGATGAAACTTATCATTCTCAACGAGAATCTGATATTGATTCCCGCTAAGATGCATTATTTTGTAAGGTGCGCCGTTAGAAATCTCTTCCAGAGCATCGTCAACATCACTTAGTGTTTGGGTAGTCATCAGCTGTGATCTCCGTGGTGGCCAGGTTAACGAATCTGACATTAAATGGAAGAGGAATAATGCCAGCGGCAACTAGCTGGGTCATCATCCTGACAACATCAGGTCCAACCATGAAAATGTTAGCGTATTGCTGGCCCCAATATTTAGGGAACTGAAGCTTGGGATTTTCCAAGAACAAAGCAATATCAGCTTCGTCCAGCATTAGAGTCCGGCCTTCAACCGCAGCATTGCCGAGCGCATGGAGGACGAAGGTCTTACCGCTTCCGCGGGGACCTTCGATTATGGTAACAGTTACAGACACTAGACCTCCATGTATTTGATCGCAGCACCGGGCAGTTGGCCCGGGTAGCCATAGGGATTACAGACAATTTGCGTTTCCCCAATGGTGTAATCCTTCGGGCAATGCATGTGGCCGTGAATCCACAGACGTGGCCCACGCTCGTACGCCAGACGATTTCCCCAGTTGTTGGCGTAAGCCGCATTCAGGGGAGAGCCGAGGAAGTCCTCATCGATGGACTCAGCAGCCGGAGCGTGATGAGTCACGACGATGGTTTTATCCAACGACTTGGTTTGTTCCTGCAGCCACAGTGTGTCCCAGATATATTGGGCAGTGATGTTGTGTTCGCGCAGGATATCCAAAGACAGAAGTCGGCGATACGTGCCATTCTTAGCATCGTGCACCTTAATCCGCCTGAAGTCGTTCAGACCCTGTTGAGCGTGAAAAGCCGCAAGCGCTGGATTGCCGTCGAGATTGTAATCTGTCCAGCAGGTTCCACCAACGATCAGGAAATCTTCGATTTCAACCGACGATCCGTCCAGAAAATAGATCTCTGGGTTTTCATAGGTTCCGAACTCTACCTCATGATCGCCGTAGTAGCTCAGCAAAGCCATATTAGTCTGGCGCTTGCCCTTATCCAGTCGGGTCCCGTAATATTCATGGTTCCCGTGGATGAGGACAATGTTCTTTGCGTGTCCATTGGCGATCTCGACGGCCCGGGCGACAACACGACTGGCTTTATCGATGTCACCTGCAAGCACAAGCAGGTCCACGTCCTGCGTGAGAAGAACGGGGACCTGCGAGTTGAACTCGTGGTGGGTATCGCTGATGAGGGCTAGTTTCATAATTCAAATATACACTATTGGGATAATGTGTACACCGTTTATCGATACAAATCGAAGATCTTTTCATGAATCTGAAGGGCCATGGCCGGCGGAATATTGAGGCTCTGTGCTATTTCAAGAAGCTGAAAAGCCGGAAGTTTCTCTGGGATCTCAGCCGTCTTGGTCTTGAAAATAGCAAGAGCCCTTTCAACATCACGATCCGTCAGCCCGGTTCCGTGGTCGATCCGGACCAATGGTTGGTGCCATAGGAAATCCGAATCGTCATCAAGAATCAGAAAATCCTTGAAAGACCAGTATTCTGGACCAAGGTTACGCTCGAGCCATTCTTGAACCTCTAGTCCACGAATCCCGTTGAGCCGCTTGGTTTTCCAATCGTCATGGATTCGTGGACCAACCACGTCTCCAAGTCTCTTAGACATGAAATCCTTAGAGCACGTAATCCTCCACGTGGAACTGATAACGATCTGTGCATCCAACACGAGAACGAGTCTCTCTAGCTTGTCCAGATTTTCGTCATCAACAATGTACGGTGCCTCAGCACGAGCTTTATGGGATTCCCAGTCCATGCTCGTGTTATTGAGGACTCCATCCATGTCTAGGAAGATAAGCGGTTTCATAATCACACCATTGTGCTGAAGTTTTTAGTCTTCTGGAACCTGATAGCCGAGTGGAACTTATCGTAGAGGTTCTCAGATTTGTGGGAAATAACGAACACGTTAGTGTCGTGATCGAAGTTGTGCAGGATCTTGATCAGCTCTTCTGAACCATTAGTGTCCATTGAGGAGTCGAAGACTTCGTCCAGCACCAGGAGGTTGGTTGCCGCTGAGTTACGTAGACGTGCGATAGAGCGCCATGTGAATAGAAGAGCCAGGTCCAGTCGGCTCTTTTCTCCTTCAGAGAATGAGTTATAGCTGAACTCATCACGGAAGCGGCTCTTGATAACCTCATTGAATTTCTCATCCAGTTCAAAGTTCACGAAGAAGTCCATCGCAGCAAGATACTTGTTGACCAACTTATTGATCACAGGAATGTACTGCTTGACGATTTTGGTTTTAATGCCGCCATCACGAAGCATTGCGTAAGCCAACTCGTAGGTCGAACGCTGCTTTAGCAAAGACTCACGCCTGACATTGAGTTCGGCAGACTCATCATGCAACTTAATCAGGCCTGCGGCATCTGCATCTGTGCCCTTCACTTTAGTTTTTAGCTCTTCGATTTCACTGCGGTACGAAGCGATCGAACGGTTAACAGCTTGGAGTTTGATCTCCAAAGTGTCGCACTCTCTACGAGTCTTAGTAATCTGGTTCCTGATTACATCGGCTTCTGCGATTTTTGTGTCGAGATCTCCAATGATCGTTCCCATCTCTGCAAGAGCTGTCTCAAGAGCGTCGATTTTTTCTGTTCGCTTTGCGACATAGCCTTCTTTGAAGTCAACGTCAATCTCTTGCGTGCACGTCGGGCAAGTATCGTTGTCATGGAAGAATGATATGTGTTGCTGATGATTGTTCCTCTTCTGCTCCAGGTCAGTCCTGGTAGCAGCGAACTTATCTCTCTTGGCCTTGATAGTGAGGTAGTCGGTGACCAAGATCTCTTGAGCAGCGATCGAGGATGATATATCCTGTATCTGTGTCTCTAGTTCTTGGGTCTCATCAATCAGAAGATTGACCTGTTCCAGTCGTGACCTAATGATATCGTCATTGTTTTGACGAATGTTGGCCAGGTTTTCTTTATACATCTTGATCTTTTCATCGATCAACTTGATGTCATACGAGTTTGCGGTGATGTCTGTTTTGTTTTGTGAGATGCGTTCCTTCAAAAGGATTGACATCTTCGAGAAGATCTGGATATCCAAAAGATCTTCGATGATTTCACGGCGATGGTGTGCCGGAAGTTGCATGAACGGAGTGAAGTTGGCAGTGCCAAGAACCACGACCTGACAGAAAGACTTGTGGTTCAACTTCAGGATGTTCTTTTCCAAGATCTCCTGATACTCACGAACGTCTGAGGTTTGGTTTAGGAGCTTACCGTCAGCGAAGATTTCAAAGATGGCAGGCTTTACACCACGGCGGATCAGATACCGTTTGGTTCCGATAGAGAACTCGACTTCAACCAACAGACCCTTACCGGTGATTGAGTTAACCAGTTGCGGCTTGTTGATGTTACGATACGGCTTCCCGTAGAGTGCAAAAACGATTGCCTCGATGAACGTTGATTTGCCAGACCCGTTTTCACCCAAGATGAGTGTGGATTTAGAGCGGTCGAGTTGGATTTCCGTCCACGCGTTCCCCGTACTTAACAAGTTCTTCCAACGAACGGTATGAAAATTGATAAGCAAGTTCTACTCCAGACTCAGGGCTTCAACGTAGAGGTTCGAGATAAGAGACTCCAGCTGGAATGCTTCTCCCTCAGGGACTTCCATGGCCGAGATATACGACTTCATGATGGTCAGGGTGTCTTCGGCTTCATCAATAAGCTCATCATCAGACTCCAGCGACAAGTTCAGGTTATCCTCGACCGTCTTGACGTCTAGCACACCGGTCTTCTCAAGCTTGTCGATGAACATGTCAAACCAATACGGGTTGGTCTTGTTCTTGACAATGACTTTCACATAAGACCCGTCTAGATCCGATGGAACTGTCGTGGCCTGTTCCATCGTTTTGCCGATATCATCATAATAGATCTTGCGGAACATACGGTGTGGGTTCTCAATGAATGTCAGCTCACGGGTAGCTGTGTCGAACACATGGAAACCCTTCGGATCGTTATAATCTGACCAAGTCATCTCGTACGGAGCACCGAGGTAGTTGATATTGCGGTTCCGGCTTCTGTGGTGGAAATGGCCGGACATGACAAGATCAAACTTAGAGAAAATGTTCATGTCGAAACCATGATCGGAGACGGCACCTTTATGCATTTCAAAGCCAGTGATTTCCAGGTGGCCCATCATCACTTCGGCCTTGGCATCGCGCATAGCGTCCATACACAATGTCTGGTTGCCGGAGTTAATCCATGGCATCATCAAGATCTTGAGGCCGTCAAACTCTAGTTCAGTTGGGTCAGCATACCAATGCAGGTTAGGATGCTTGTAATCATGAAAGAGCTGATCCATCACGTTCACGGCGTTTGTGTTTTTGAACATCACATCGTGGTTGCCAAGGATGACGTGGAAGTTCAGGTTCCTCTTCATAGCAGGGTCGATCACGTCCTCCCTGAGATTCTTAGCCGTCAGGAAGTTGATGTACTTACGACGATCTGCAATATCACCCAGATGGATGACAGTGCTGATGCCGTGTTTATCGATGTAGGGATAAAACTCATCCCGCCAGAACTTGCGTTGGAATGCAGCGAAGTTCTGGTTGTCCCCACGCACACCAGCGTGGGTATCGGTTACAAGTGCGATCTTCAAGCGTTAGGCCCTCTTGCCGTCATATTGGCGAATGGCTTTGTCTGACAAGTCACGGATCTGCGTCAGAACATAGCGGGTGTTTTCGCGTTCGTTCTTTGGAACCGATGGATCCAAAAGCTTGGTGATGTATTGTTCTACGATTGCCGGAATCATTCGGGCACCTTTTCCTCTTCTAGGTCGAGAAGGGCGTCCAGCCCGACCTTTTTCTTAGTGGCTGATGGCTTCTTCTTTTCAAAGAGTTCCTCAAGAGCCGCCATCTTTTCTGGATCATAAGTCAGCTTAACTGCGTCGAACTGACCATCGCTTCCCTCACCGTTCTCAACCAGGTTATTGAAGACCATGTCATGGTTCATCACTTTGTGCTTGATGTAGGTTTGCTTCTTCTCTTTTTGGATCCTGCGCAGGAATGCGTAGTAGATGATCTGTGTGAAGTAAGCGAACGGGTTTTTGTATTTCTCAGGGTTGAAGTTGTCGATGTACATGAGGCAGTTTTCAATGCCGTCGCCAATCATCTCCTCCTTGAACGAGTAGTTCATGAAGTTTGGTTTACGGGCCAAGTTGGTTGCAATCAGCTTGATGCATTCGCCGATATATTCAGGCACTCGTGGTCTCTGAGTTCCAGCAGCTTCAGCGGCACGAACTGCGTTCTTCCATTCAAGAAGTTTCGCATGCATCTGCTTGTTGTTTACGTAGTGGTTTTTTGCTTTGGCCATTAATGTATCGGTCCTTCTGGGAAGTGACATGTCTCCAAGATGTGTTTATAGATTTCCTGCTTGGATTCAGGAGATGCAGCGATCTCGCCGGTATTGATATCCATGAACCCGTTCAGCATGTTGATGTCTCGCAGGAGGTCAGCAGACAGGTCAGGATTCATATTGTTAGAAACCCACAGTGAGATGAGTTTATAGTACTCAAGCATCTCTGGAGTTGGTTCGATCATGGCGGCGATCGCGCTCTTTCGGATTGACATGCGATCCCAGTTACCGTACAAACTGAACTTCATCAGCTTGGACTTGGGGTTCATGATGTCGCCGTCAGAAACCAGTTCGATCGGATTCTTAATATCCAATGTAAACAGTTTCCATTTAATGTACACAGCAATTATCTCTTCGCCGGTTACTAACTTGAGAATTACTGGTCTTGGCTTCATGACATGTCCACTGGATAGATGCGATAGTTATGTTCTTCGGAATCGTATTGCTTGAGACGTTCTTTGAAATGCCCCAGGGTGTGGTTCTTCTTGTTCTTCCAACTTAAATCATCTGCAATATCGATAAGCTCTGCTGAGTTCTTCTTCTTAGATACTCTTAGCATCCTTCCGATCGACTGTAGGTTCCGGATCCGGCCCTTCGACGGGCTAGCAAAGATGAGATAGTTGAAATTCTTCACGCTCATGCCCGTGGCCGAGGTACCGTACGAGGCCACTGTGATAGAGTCCTCGACCTCGTCGACCTCTTTACGAATCACGTTTCTGGCATCACCATCGACACCACCATCGATATAGTGGACTGGCCGATCAGTAGCCGCTTCGATCATATCTCGAAGAACCATACCTTGTTTCTCGACGAAGCGGTAGAGGATCAGAACGTTGCCGTCCAGAGACAGGGCCAAGTTCCGGATGAACTTGTTCCGCTTCTCATTAGTGACGACCCAATCGATCTCGTCCTTATATGCAGCCTTCGAGAGAACCTTCCGATCATCATCGCCCCATTTCAAGACAACGCACTTGATCTTCAGCTTGGCAGCGTATCCTTTGTCGATCATCTCCTTAGTGGTGATGACCTTCTTCATCGGACCGAACAGGCCTCGTAGAACCAGTTCGTGTGTCAAGCTCCCATCCAGCGTACCCGTACAGCCGAAGCGGTGGGGCGTGTTCTCGGCTTTCTCAAGAATCGTCGTGATCGACTTGGCATCAGCAAGGTGAGCTTCGTCCACCATGATCATGCCGAACTGGTCAAAGAAGCTCTTAGGCATCTTGGTCAGGGATTGCCATGTCGAGACCCAGATTCCCTTCTCAGATATCTTGGACACCCCAGCCGATACGGCGTGAATGTCCTCAGGATCCGCTCCGTATTCTTCGAAGTCTCCCTTCATCTGGCCGACCAGGCCGATCGACGGGGTGATGACCAAAACCTTACAGTTGTAATATTTTGTCAGCAGATAGATGATCAGGGATTTGCCTGACGACGTAGGACTGAGCAGAAGAGCCCGGCCCTCACGGACGCAATGGGCAAATCCTTCGAGCTGGTGCTCACGGCTCTCGATGTGTTCTGGAAGCCCCAATGAATTCGCAAAGTCTTCAGCTTCCTTAAACGAGAATGGCCTCGGCAGAAGTTGGTTCTCGATCTCTACCTCGTATTCGCGTACCTGAGCAAACTCTTGGATCTTGTTGATAAGGCCGCCGTAGATAACCTTGCCGAACGGATTGAAGAGTCGGATCTTCCCGTCCCAGGCACCGGATCTAAACTTCGGCATGAACTTGTAACCAGGAACGTAGAACGAGAAATAATCCTGCAGTTCTGCGGCAATGCCAGCATCACATTGGACTCTACAGTGAACCTCGTTTAGCTTGGTGATGGTAATCGTTTCAGACATTACGCTCCGACTTTGAACTTTTCCCAGTCGATTATAGATTTGACTTGGTAACCACGGTTGACGATCTGTTTGATGATCGCCTCCAGGTAATCAACCTTCTCGGACTGGGCATACATTTTGAGATTCAGCTTGATAATGTCCTCATCCGTGTCGATGTACTGGGGAACATCTGATTTGAGAACCTTGCCAATGGGAGGCAACTTCCAGTGTGCTGGTGTCTCAGGGCTAGGGCCCTGAGAATAAAACTCAAACTTTGCCAGCCTGAGTGATTTCATCTCCAGCTCCATGGTCCGGTATCGATACCTTTCCTGGGAGAAGATCTTGAAATATTTGTTGTGGAGAATTGGAATGTCTTGGGTAACTCTTGAGAGTTCGGAGATGTCCAGCTTAGCATCTTCCTCCCACATTCTACTTATGTCTTCGAATTTCATTCACAGTGCCCAATCATCTACTGAATTCCACTAGCGTATTAGTTAAGTACAGCACCATTATACACGAACCGGTGCATTTGTACATTTAACGTTTCGTAATCTTTAGTTGAGTGCCCTAATCTCGAAGTCACGAATTTTGAAGGTTACTGAAGCCGCTAGGTATTCAACTTCGTTATCTTGAGAATTCATCCTGATTCCTGACAACGCAATAGGGAACATATCAATGAAGGTATACTCCATCGTAGGTCTACCGCTGTTATTCAAGATGATTAGTTGCGCGTCAGAATAGATTCCGTCGCCATCTACTGCATTCAATGCGGTACCATACTGCTGGAACGAATTAGGGAAAGTTATGCCTTTGATCCAGTTTAGCATTTCCATGTAGTTTACGAGGTTTTCATCGATCTTAAAGCTAACTGACACATCACCGTAAACTAGCTTGTCAGGACTGAATGCCTGATCCATAAATGGAGTTGGAACCATTGCTACACCCGTCATAATGTCAGGTGTGGTGACCTCAAATGCCATAGCAGAGGTCATAGGTGCTTTCTTGATGCTCAACCCAAAGCCGAGCTGGGAGAGCATATTTGGAACGCCTTCGATCATAGTTGTATTCCCTGATTTCCTATCCTATTTATGACGCGTAGAAAAAAGGGTCCGGCGCTTCACAGCGACCGGACCCTGGGAGTCAACGTATATAGAATGCTTCAGCGGGCAGAAGGTTCCGAATTGTTTTTAGCTTCTCGCATCTTTTCGTATTCGGGAAACCCCTGCATATTGCGGTCCATTTGAATGGACCAATACGCCTCACGAAGCCCATCACAGAAGGAATCATTGCGGATCAGATACGCGGGGTCGGGTTCAGCAGAACACTGCGTATCATAGACGCTCATAATTTGGTCAAGGGACCTCTCGTGCTGAGCCTGTTGGATGTCGTATTCCTTCTGCTCAGGGTCATAACAGCCCGTGACGAAGAGGGCAGCACCGTAGATGAGAATCTTACGAAACATGATCGAACCTATTCAGAACATGAAACCGGCGCTTACCGATCTTGTGGGCGGAAAACCCGGCCGGAATGGGCTTGGCCCACCCGTTCTTACGGGCCTGTTTGACTGACGGGAAGACCCCCATCTCCACGACGAGGTCAGCCATAGTTAGATCACCCCCAAAGGTAGTGAAATCATCACCATCTTCAAGCGGACCAAAGAAAAGATCTTTGTCTGTTTCAGGCAGTTCGCAGTGGATGAAATTCATGAAATCTGTCCTACGGACACTCCGACGCCATAATAGCCGTTTGAAGAGCCGTACCAACGGATGGTAACCGAGCCCTTGATAGTTGCCAGCTCGTAAAACGTCCAGCAGCCGATTCCATATTCTTCGGCAGGATCATCTTCCGAGCGCTCTTCAGCCCGCAGAATCGGAGTGCCGACGAGGTCATCAAGATCGCCGCAGATGTCTTCGACATAAACGTTCTCGCAACAATCCTGTTCGTGCCACATCCGGAATACTTCTCCGCCTTCAGCTGAGAACCGAATCTCGCTGTCGTTATCCACGACACTGACGAGAGTCTTACCCAGAAGCGATTCAATTCCGTATTGCATGGCTACTCCTCGATGTCCCGCTTGTCTTTCTTGCCTTCGCGCTTGTTCTTCTCGCGCGGCTTCTTGCCACGTGCATCGAAGCTGTATCCGTAGGATTTTTCCCGATGGAATCGTTCGAACTTGGGAAGGTCAGGATCTTCGTAAACGAAGTTATCGCGGTCTTTAGACATGGTATTCTTATGCGCCTGGGTTGAGGATGATGTCGAGCTCTGCTTCGGTATATTTGCCGGTGGCAAGCAGAAGTTTGTAGACTACCGAAAACTGGCGAGCAGCCAGTTCAACGATCTCAGCGTCCGTTTCAAAAACGGTATCGCCAGTAATCAGAGTGACGGCCAGATTTTCCATCGGGCCTTCCATTTGATCGCGATATTCAGCAGACATTGTATTTCCTTGATTAGACCAGCACGATGGTGCGGATCACGGCCTCTTTGGCCTGTTGAGCAGCACGGCGAGCAATGCCGTCCTGAATGTATTGGTCGTAGGCAGTCTGGGTCGGTTCATATCCAGCCTCTTTCAGGATGGCTTTGACCGTGGCACTGACGTAGCCTTTCGACTTGAGAATGGTCGCCGGGGCGGCCCCGCGGCCGTCGGCATAGAGGTTGAAATATTCTTCAACCTCGAAATGTTTGATCAGGAAGCTGACGAATCCAGCTTTGTCACGACCGCAGTATTTGAACCGGGCGACGAAAGTCTCTTCAGGACCGTAGGTCAGATACCCACCGTGGTATTGAAACTGGTCGCGAACGAACTTGGTCATGTCAGTGTCCTTGCTTACATTCCCATAATAAGCTATCTGACATTATTGTACAATAAAAAATGCGGTCACTGCACGATACGTGCTTTCCGAGTGAAGTAGCCATTGTCGTACGCATCCGGGTCCACTAGGTGTTTACCCATCAAGAACTCTTGGGCCCTCTCTGTGGAGTAGATGCCAATGAAGTTGGTGTCCGGTTCACGAAACGGATGCGAATAGTCGGTTCGCTCCCAAATCTCAACAAATTCTGTCATGGATTCACCCGATACGTTACGTCAAAGGTACCACCACCCCACATGCCTGAAGTGACATATGCGTCGGGGAACAGGCTCTGCACGTGGTCGTTTACAGCCTCGTGAGATTTCCAGTACGTGACATTTAGATAGTTTACATCCCGATTATTCATCGAAACATACTGCTTCCCCTTACGGGTCTGAAATCGGAAACTGATTCCAAACTGTCGATGGGCCTTAGCCACCTTCTCGAGGAATTCCCTAGTGTAGAGAGCCATAACGATCCTTTAGCATATTGAAAGCGGTTGAGCCCTTCTTGCGGACGACCACTTGGTCACAAAGATGGATGATCTTCATCGTGTATTTGACGTCGAAGACTGTGCAATCTTCCAGAACACCGGAAGTAACATTGGTGTCATCTTCGAGGTCGAGGTTCATTCGAAGCCCGGCATAGCCATCGATGAGAGCATTCTCACGCGTGGCCCAGAGTCGGCTCTCAAACCCCTGCAGGTCCTCGTAAGGTCGACCGATTTCATCGATCGTCACATCAAGAAGCTCATCAGAGCGATCACTGTTTCCGCCTCGAACGAGGCAGATAAGTTCGCCTCTTTTGAAACCTTCGTGGATAGGTAAAATATCTTTCATACTCTCTATCCTATTCCATCACGAAAATATGTACACAGCTTATTTCAGGCCGTCGTGCCGAACTCTAAATGAGCCCAGAGGCGCCGGTCTAGCCCGATGAATCCCAACCTCATTCCGACCACGGAACTCTACGTTTTTCAGGAAAATCGAAAAGTGTTCGATCAGGGCAGGGATATGGCTGTCCTGCATTCCTGGGTATCTGACATACCAGTACTTGTTGAGCTTCTTGATGTCGATGCCAAGTCCATCGTAAATGTCGATGATCGCCATCTCGCGCATTCTGAACGAGTATCCAACAGTTTGCCGGTAATACTTTCCGTTCCAGCCGAGCCGAGCGTTGACAACGTCCAGGATTTCGTAATAGACAGGACCCATGCAAGTCGATTGGCGTTTGCTGTTGCACCGAACATGAGTCAACAGGACGTTACCGAAAACCCGGCCGCCCTCTGAGTGAGCATGAACGTGATCGTAGTTTGCACTGCCGAGGTCAATGATCATCTTGCCGCAGAGCGGGCAGATTCCATTCTGCGCTGAGTGAAACTCTTCTTTCGTGGGACCATGTCCTTCACGAAAGGTCTTGACGACGGACCGGCGCTTTTTATCGCACATTAGTATTAACCCTGCTTACAATCCTATAATACAAAGTCTGGTATTATTGTACAATGAAAAGATCAGCCGGCTAATGCTTCCGTGTACTCAGGGCCTGTGTCAAGAACAAAGTCTGGAAGTGGCAGTTTCGAAATGTCCAGATCCGGATCCACACTCGTAGCAAGTGTGATATGTGGCTGATAGTTCGGGTAATCCCACGTAGCTCCAGCGTCCCTGGCCACTTTGAACCGCTCATGAAGTGTTGGATGCTCGACCTTCAGAACTAGGACCTTATCTGGGTGACCGAACAAGGCGTATCCAACTGGTTTGACTGTCAAAGCTTTCTTTGATGGCTCGTACTGAATCGGCTTCGTGCTGTAAACTGTGGTGATGTGGAGAGTACTAGGATCGCTCGGATTCTTGATTCCAAGATCCTTAACGAACTTGGCCATGGCCGCCTTGGTCTCAGGCGCAATATGATAGGCAGCGTAAACTCCGGCTGCACCTTCAGTCACGTATTCTAGAAAGGTTTTCATTGTATCTCCTTCACTGCCATCATACAGTGACCCATGAAATATGTATACCACAAAAGAAAAGGGACCCCGAAGGGTCCCTGATTTCTCTGTAGGAGGGGCCGAAGCCGGTCTTACATAATGTTGGTGACAGCGGTCTTGCGGTAGTAGACGTTGGAGTCAACTTCCAGAGCAGCGTTAGCGTCAGCTTCAGCAGCACCCTTAGCGAATGGGTTAGGAGCCATGCCGTAACGCGTCTTGAAGCCGATTTTTGGCTGGAAGGTGTCAGGGTCAACAGCACGAACCATTTGCAGTGGAACGTAAGGGCAGTAGAAGAGGCCAGCGTCAAAGGTGTTGGAACCCTTGTAACCGACGGTCATGTAGTTGCCCGTTGCGTATGGATCGATATAGACGCGGTAACGACCGTTCAGGACACCTGCGAAGGTGTTGCCCGTGTCGTCAACGTTCAGAGCGTTGGAGTTCAGCGCAGGCGCATAGTCCAGAACACCGGCCATCTGAAGAGCGGACGCAACGTCCGAAGAGCAGATGACGATGTTACCCTTGCCGCGACGAGTGTCTTTGGCAATCTTGTTGGCTTCACGCTCAACTTGGAACATCAGGCCCTTGAACTTCTCAGCCAACCAACGACCGTTGGAGTCAACGTCGAGGTCAAAGACGCCAGCCGTGGTCGTACCTTCCTGGGAACCAGGCTTACCGGTCAGGTTGATGGTACGGATAACTTCACGGTTGATTTCCGCAAGGATTTCCGTGGAGAGGATGTTCGAGAGTTCAGTCTCGGCGTCCAGGCCATGGATTGCCTTCAGGTCTTGTGCCAGTTCCAGCGAGTACTCAGCCTTCAGAGCACGGCCCTTTGCAGTGACCGCAATCTTCTCGATCGAGAACGCCATTTCAGGGAAGGTTCCGGTAGCACCGAAGCCGCCTTCAAGAGCAGCAGTGGAAGAACCACCACGGAAGTTATAGAGACCCAGCTCAGCAAGGTTAGCGACCGAAGTCGAGTTACCTGGAACGCCGCCGACATGCTTGTTGCCGATGGTGTTAGCTTGGTTGGAAGAGTTGGCGTCCGTAGAGAAACCGGTGTTTGCTTCGTTGTAGAAGGCTTCAGCACCAGCTTGGTTTGCGTACTTGGAACGCATTGCGAAGATCAGGCCGGTTGGACCGGTCATTGGCTGAACGCCGCAAACGTCATAAGCCATCAGGTTAGGCATTGCACGACGAACCAGACCGATCAGGACTGGGTCGAAGTTATCGACCGAAGAACCGGTTGCGTTCGTTGGAGCAGCTTCGCCCAGCAGGCTCTGGCCGCCATTAGCGGTCATCGCCATGGAACCAACAGCGGAAAGTTCACGCTCGGTGTTCTCAAGCAGAACAGCCGTTACGCGACGACGGTGATCATCCTTGATGACACCTAGATCAGCGTGGTCCAGCAGGGGTCCCCACTTGTTGTTCAGGTCTTCTTGTAGCATTTTGGTAGACTCCCTTTAGAGGTATATTCTAGTTTATTTATAAAAGCTTGGTTTCTAACGCGCTTCTTTGTCGCGTTACTTTGGGCGAGACGTACGAGAGATTGCATCCATGTAACGAGCGACTTGTGGGTCAACGTTAGCTGGAGCAGCCTCTTCGATCAGTTGATCTTCGGAGATAGCAGGAGCCTCTTCGATCAGAATGCCAGTGGAAGGCGTAGCCTTCTTCGTGACGGATTCTTTGATCTGACGAAGCTTCTTGGTATAGGTATTCAGGTCATCAGACTCAATACCCTCGGCGAGGGTACGAATGCGATCGATCTGGGTTGCGGCGAGACCAACAGTCTCTTCAGCGAAGGTAGACTCAATGCCTGCAACGAGCTTATCTTCCTTTAGGGCGATAATCTGCTCTAGGGCTGCATTCAGTTCAGTCTCAAGGCCTTCGTTGACTTCAAGCATCTCAGCGAGGACGTCTTCTGCCTCATCGGGGATGTTTAGGTTGTGTTCAAGGAACAGGTCCTTCATTTTGCCCATGAAGTCTTCGGCGATTTCAGCACGAAGGCTGACGTCGATAGCAACTTCATTGTCGGCGACCCAGGTTCCAGCAGCATAGTTGAGGTAAGAGTCAATCTGCTCATACAGGCCGTCGGTCAGGGCAGAAACTTCTTCTTCCAGAGTTGCGGCATAAGCCTCTTCCAGAGCAGCGGTAGTTTCAGCATACTTAGCCTCAAGCTCTTCAGCCAGGGCAGCAGCTTCAAGACCGACACGTGCATTTACAGCAGACTCGAACAGAGTCGTTGCTTGGTCGCGGAAGTCTTCGGAAAGCTCATCACCGAAGAGAGAGTCAAGCTCTTCCTTGGTAACAGTCTTCGTAGCGATAGACGCTTTGTTCTTTGCAGCTGCACCACCATCGATTGGGTTGGTAGGCTGTGCGATAGAAGCAGCGAAGTTGTTCAGGTCCTCATCGGACATGTTTGCAGCAGCGCTAACCAGGTTAGCGAGGGTTGCAGTACGAGATGGCTTGGCAGCGATCGTTGCGGCAGCAGCGGTTTGCTCAGCAACAACCGTTTCGTCATCACCGTCCATATCAAGTTCGTCGAGACCGATGTCTTCGAGGTCTAGATCTAGATCCAGGTCGTTGTCATCAATTTCGAGTTCTGGGTTGTTGTCTTTAGGCATCGACAGCTCCTTTAGGAATGTTCTGTTGTATTTATAAATTACTGATTTGTATGACCAGACAGTAGCGCTTCGAAGATCTTCATCTTACGCTCATTGTCCAGTGTACGTGCAGCAGCGTGATTTTCGATGACCTGAACGGCCGTCTCAAGAGTTGCCTGCTTAAAGATACCATTCTCCCAGATCCACTCAACACCTTCCATGATGCCTTGAACGAAGGCGTCAGGTGCGGATGGGTCTGCAACAACGTCAGCGGCGGTTGCAAGTCGGAAGTCATTCTGAACTTCCATAAGTCCGTTCTGGGCTTTCAGCGTACCCATACCACGGGAGGAAACACCAAGACCAGCACCTTCTTTGATCAGGTTCCTGACGATGTTACCCATCGGCGTTTCCATGATCTTAGCTTTACCGATATAGTTGTTGCCATCCTTACGGAGCTCCTTGATCATGTGTGACACACGGTCTAGGTTGATAGCTGGGCCAGATGGGTGGCCAAGCTCGCCGTAAGCACGGTTAGCTGCGATCGACTCCTTAGTATAACGTGCGACCTCGTTCTCAAGAATTTGAGACGGGTACATGCGACCGTTACGGTTCTTGATGCCGCCCTGAAGGAAAACACCCTCAATAAACAGGGATTTCTTTCCATCCTCGCCTGCGGCTTCTTCGATGTACTGAACGTCCTCAGCGATGTCTAGGAACAGCTTCATTATGGTAGTCTCCTTAGTCGGCTAGATATTCTAGGCGAGCGTTTTGCTTCTGTACCTCAAGGACAAGGAAGCCCTTGGAAGGAACAGCGCTGCCCTCTGGCGGAATCAACGTTACCGAAATATCAGCAGCGATGTCTTTATTTATGGGCATTCCAATGCCAGCGAAGTCGATGAATCCAGTAGAGTCTAGGACTACAGCAGTATTAGAACCTCTTTGGACGTGCCAATACGCACCAGGCGTGGAACCGTACGCTGCCTGGGTAATAGTGACCCCAGTGATTACTTCTTCTTCGATAGCAACGTTGCTAACCGAGTTATTTCCTGCAACAACAATGCCACTTGTATTGGCGTTGAAGTGAAATACTGCAGATGAATTCTCGCGGTTGATAACAATGTTAGGTGATACTGGCATTAGTTAGATATTCCTTTAGTGTGCTTATGAACCTTGTCTGCGTAAGCGTGGAAGTCTCTAGCACCTAAGTGTTTACGGGCTGCATGGCTTAAACGATCACCTACTTCATGGGCTGGAATACCCATACCCCTAAGTTTCTGACTGAGAGACATAAAGCTTTTGTTTGCCTTACGGTTTGGGCTGATTTCGTTTTTGATGTGGTCGGCAATCACCCTAGATTGATCGGTTTTAGATTCGTTCATTGAACCCTGATAATCTTTGTGGAAATTATCCACGTAGTGGTCAAAGCTCTTGGCTCCGAGGTGCTTGCGAGCAGCTTTATCCAGGTGATCAATTACTTCATGGTGTGGGATGCCCATTTTCCTAACTTTGTTGCTGATCGCTTCGAAGCCATCAGAGTCAGGATAGTGGTTGCCTACTTCGGCTTCGATATGACGAGCAATGTGGAGGGATCTATTTTCCCTGGCTTCTTTTCTAGCAATAGAAGAATCCGCCTTAGCTGCAGCGATTGCGGCCTTGGCTGCAGCGCGTGCCTTTTCCTTGGCCATACGGGCTTTGGAAGCTTCTAGCGAGTAGTAAGGAGCTTCGTCGAGCTGAACGTCTTCGTTAGTCAGCTTGTTGACTGCCTTAGAGATACCACCGATACGCTTAGCAGCTTTCACCCTTGGGCCTTCGACGTCATCCGAAGTGGTTTTGAGAGCCTGGTGAACCGTGTCTTTGTCAGCATATTTCATGTGACGGTTGGTGATCCGATCAACCTCGTCACGCTCGGCCTTCTTCGTGCCGTATTCTACAGCCTTGCTTGCCACGTCGTTTGATGCTTTTTTGATATAGGATCCAAGGGTTCCTTTAGAAAGCTCAGTGATGACTTCTTCATCTAGATTCCAGTGGACATTATCGAGCTTCTTGCCGTGAGTTTTGATCAGGTGGTTTTTGATATCTTCGTTTTTCCAGTCTGGGTGCACCGACGTAATCAAGCGCGTCTTGTTTCCCATATCGTGAATTTCAACGTGGCGCGCAGGCTTTTTGGTAACACGATCCGTGCCCTTAGTGACACGAATGAACGGGCCAGCATTAGACCAAGAACCGATAGTGCCTTCGTTCAGATCTAGTTCTTCATCAAGCTTATCAAAGTGCTTCTTCACATAAGCAGTTTTGCCAGTGCGCAGTGTGTTGTATCCGCCCCATTGATTTTGAAGCGGCTTACCATCCTGGTGAGTTTTGATAATGGAAGAATATTCGCTGGCTTCGCCTGGCATACGAGTATGCATTTCATAGCGGCTAGCCTTATCGCTGCCTTTAGTTGCAACTAAAGTCTGGGAAGATGCTTCCCATAAAGAAACGCGACTCGTTGCCCTCTTGTATCTTTCGACCAGAGTTTCTTCCTTAACGTCCTTCGAGGCCCAGCGACCATCTTCAGTCTTGTAGGATTGTGAGGACCACTTGCCAGATTTCTGATTAGCATAACCGGTAGCAACTGCACGAGCCTGCTTTACAGCCTTAGCCTTTCTAGCCATTGCAGCAGCGGATGGATATGCTTCATTCAAAGGAGTCGCGCCCTGATGTTTTCCAACTTCCCTAGCAACTGCATCTGGGTAGGTCATACCATTTCGCAGATGGGTGTTCAAATTATTCTTGACGTGCTCTGGTTGCTCATCATAGTGTTTGTCATGACGCTGTGATGTTGTCATTTCTTCCGCTAGACGTGCATCTGCCTTGTTGAGGCTGAGGGCCCGACGGTCAGCTTTGCGGCCGAACTTAACTGCGGCGTCGGTCGTTTTCTTGTACGCTGCTGGATTATCGCGAAGATCGTCTGAAGACTTCCAGGCGTTGTACGCCTTGTCATTCAGTTGGTCGTAGGACCTATCGCCTTTAGCGACATAGCGCTTCAGTAGATCCTTAGAAACTTCGTTGATAACTTCTTCTTGCATATTTAGCCCAGTAGCATGTTTGAAGTAACCAGTCACATTCCGCGCGATAGCGTGGTGTGTTCTTTGATCTTCATGGCTACGGCCACTTGCGTCTGACTCGTTTCGAGGTGCGACGTATAGATCGTGGTGCTTGGCGTCAGCCAAGGTGATCGTCTGATAGCCATGCGAGTTCGGTCTAGCTGTGCGGCCAGTGTGATCGCGCTTATACTTTTCAGCGTTAGGGTTGTCTTTACCCATACGACCTTTTGCAAGCACCCTTAGCTTGAAATCAGAGGTTTTATTGTGGTCACTAACTACGCTCTTAAGCTTTGCCAGTTTGCGCTCTGACTCAGAGTCGCCTGGAGTGTGTGTAAAGGCAAAGTGGTCTGGGCGGTTCGCAGCTGACTCAGTAAGAGTGTCTTCATGCAGTTTGATGTGTGTGTAGAAATGCGAATTTCTAGCTACAGAGGCTCCGCCACGGAACGGAGCATTATGCTCACCATCATCGACGATAGAGTGCTTGATACCAGCAGCGTCCAAAGCCTTTTTGATCTTGTGAGTGTGACCCTCGGCCGTGCGGCCAGACTTGTAGAAAAAACCGTCGCGAACAATGATGTGACCATCATTGTTTTTGCTAACAGCATCAGGATAAACGCCGCCGGCCTCAAGGGCGTTCTTGACGATCTTTACGCTCTCTTCGAGATTCTGTGTCAAATGAATGATCCGATCTTAGTCGTGTTCGTGTGGCACATGATCGTGGTGACGATCGAAATACGGGCTCGTTGGTCCATCGGTTGGCGAATACTTATCGAAGTCCAGGTGGCCCCAACGGCGGTGGAACGGTCCGCGGCTGCAATAGTCATGAGCCTGGAAGCTGCTGAGGCCGTGGTCTCTAGCAATTGCTTGAACAGCAGGGTGTTCAATTTCATGCTTGAGTTCATGGCTGTAGTGTGGGTTATCTTCGTCACACACGTCCACAGCTTCCCTAAATCTTGGGTGCCTTTCAATGTCAGGCCTATGATGTTCGATGTTATAGCCGTGGCTAGGGAGACCGATTCCAAGACCCTTATGAACTGCCCCATTATTTTCTGCGTGACGCTGCAACACATCACTCATGTGTGGGTATAGCTGCGATTGCTTCTTGCCGAAGCGTACACCTAGAATTTCGTCGATTTGTTCGACATCTTCATAAACCGTTGCATCCTTGCCAACGTCGTAGCCATGCTCAGAAGCGCGCTTGACGGTCTTGATGTTAGAGGCTTTGAAAACCTCATCACCGTTACCGTTGCGGTCAGCATGCTTGACCACGACGTGCTTGTCGATGAATCTCTTCTCGTCTACCGATCGAGGAGCGTATGTTTCTAGAATTGTTTTTAGCGTTTTCGCCATTTTTTTGCTTCCTCGTGGTGTGTTGATATTATTCGGAGTCGATTTCTGGGAAGAAATTCGCACGCGTGTCATCACGGCGCTGATCGATCAGAGCATGAATGCGCTCTCCGATTAGCTCATTAACAATAGCTCCAACATCAGCTGGTCTCTGTTCAGAAGAGGCAGCGATGATGTCTAGAATACGTTGATCTTGAGGCATAGTATAATCTCCAATTACCTTATTTATAAGATTTAGCGATCTGGTCCGACAGGCGTGCCAGGTGCTGGTGGCTGATCCATTTGACCATCACCGCCTCCAGCATCAGTGCCAGGCGCTGCATCTTCTACTGCTTGATATTGCGGCATATCAACTTCTTTGTTGATTTGCTTGTCTTCTTCCTTCATTTCTTCTTCAGTCTGACGAAGAACCTTAGTACGAACCCACTTGTGCGAGTAATACTTGCCAGCATAATCGTCAATCTGTTGAAGCATAGTAATACGCTCACGGAGAATCTCAGTTTCCTTCAGTTCTTCATAGAAGTTGTCTTTGTTGAAGTTGAAACGGATTTTACCTTTAATCTGTTCCCAATCTTCAGGCGTGACGATATTCTTCAACATTAGCTGGGTGCCAAGTGTCTTGACAAATAGCTGTGCAAATGAAGAACGCAGGCGGGTGATGAACTTCGAGAACTCCAGCTCGTCTCGTGAAATCTCGCTAGAACGACCAAGATTGAAGGCCTGTTCAGAATCTAGACGGCTGATGGGCACGTTCAAGGACTTGTAGAGGTTCTTCTGGAAGTATGTGATGTCATCGATCTGACCAAGGTTCTGCCCACCTGGAAGAGTAGTGATCTCGGTTCCCTTACCACCTTCACGGCGTGGGAGCCAGAAATCTTCCAGCATGGTCATGAACTTGCGGTCATCCTTAATAGCACCGGTGGATGCATCGTATACGAGCTTGTTTTTGAACTTGTTCATGATGTCGCGAAGGTGCTGCTCAGCCTTGGCCTTTGGCAGGTTACCAACGTCGATATAGAAGATCCGGCGTTCAGGCGCACGGGAGATGCGGTAAATGACCAGGCTATCTTCCAGAGCCCGCAGTTGATTCAGAGGCCGCAATGCTTTCTGCAGATATGACAGGATCATGTCCCCGTTAGGGCTAGTTAGCCCAGAGGTGACATGGATGATCGAGTCTTTAGCAATCTTCAGGGCACCATCGTTTGTAGACTGACCTGAAACCTGCTTCGTATTCAGAATACGGTCAGAGTAGATGTAATATTCCTTAGCAACCTCTTTGACCACAACGCCTTGAGCCATGCGCTTAGACTTGGTCTCTTTGACTTTGCGAATCTTACGCGGATCCAGGTATCGCATCTCTTTGATGCCAGCCTTTGGATCTTTCGGGTCAATGATCACGTGGTAGTACAGACGGCCGTCTACGTACCAGTTTTCAAATATCTTGTAAGGGGAAATGTTGAAATCAAGTAGATCCGTGACGTACGCGAACTCATCCGAGATCATCTTCTTGACGTTATCACCAAACTCAAGCCTATCCAACACGATTTTGACAACCTCGTTGTCTTCATCTTGCACGATAGCTTCGTTAATGATCTTCGTGACTGCAGTGTCCAGTTCTTGGTTCTGAACAGCTTCACGGTATTTGGTGATTAGCTCTGCTTCAGAGCGAATAGATCCATCGAGGTCAATGGAAGTGCCATAAACACCTCCCGTAGAAATATTTACAGCTCCGTCTTCGTTCACCTCAGGTGCGAATGAGTCAGGTTGTACTGATGGATCCGTGTCTACTTTTCGACGGAACTCAAAGCCAAATAGCTGCATGCGTAGATTACTTCCATAAAAGGATGGTGGGGGAAGCTATGCCTCCCCCTTCACAGTCTATCTTTAGACGCCGCCGGCATTGCCGGTGATGCTGGTGTCGATATCCCACCAGTCGTAAGCGAACGTGCACTGGAACGTTTCAATCTGGTCGTTGTCAGCCCAGTTGAGGCCGATACCAGAAACGTCAACAGGGAAGATGCCATTGAAACGGTAGGTGCGGAGCGCACGACCGTCCTTGGACATCTGAGTAACACGGCCAGTCGACTTGTAGCGGCTGGACTCTGGGCCACCGAAGGTACGAACGTTGCCTTCGAAGGAGTTGATGCGGTTAGACCACTGCTCAAGGGCGTTACGGATGAGATAGTCTTCGTCGTTCATGACGGTGACTGTCCAGTTTCCGTAAGTGCGGTTTCCTGCTACCTTAATCGTACGACCAAAGTATGGAACTTGGATCTCGCTAAGGGTTGCGGCTGGAATCTCAGCGGCTTGAACGAGGAATGGGACCTTCAGGTCACCAGCGCCGTTCGCTGGGTTGCTGAACTGAACCTGGAAGAGGTTCGGTCTAGCGCCACCGTAGGTCAGCTGAGAACGGATCTCGTTGATATTGAAAGCCATCGACTGTTTTCTCCTGAATGAGTGGCATATGTTATACCACCTATTTATATTGTTTGAGACCCCGTTCCGGTAGGAAAAAGGGGAGACCTGACGGCCTCCCCTAAGGTTCCCGTCCTAGTTGAACCTAGGATCTTTTATTAGAACTTGCCTACAACCTCAGAGAACTCGACGCCCGAACGAACGGCCACAAAGTTCAGCTGAATGAAGTTGATAGAACGGGCTGGCTTGATGTAAATGTCACCAACGAACTCGTTGCGGTCAATGACCTCGCCGGTGTTGTTGGACTCATCACAGACGACGCGGAAATCGTAGATACCACGACGGCCCTGAACATCACGCAGGAATGGCTCGACTAGCGAACGGAACTGAGCACGGGTGAACTCATCGTTGTACTCGAACAGAGTGAACTTGGAGGCCGTAGCGATAGCCTTCTCCAGAACGATGAACAGACGGCGCACGTTAATGCGGTCGAACGCCGATGGCTTAGCCAGCAGAGTCTTGTCACCGTACAGGATTGTTCCTTGGCCTGGGAATGTTACGACAGGGTTAACACCGTTCTTGTAGAGGGTGTCACGGTTTGCCTTGTCTGGGTTCCATGCAAGCTTAACGATGTTCTTGATTTGACCACGGTTGAAACCAGCTGGGGAGAACCAAGGGTCACGAGTAGAGTCGGTGCGAACCATGAGACCAGCAATGTCGCCATTCAGTGGAACGTAGCGGTATACGTCGTTGTACTTGTCATAGCGGTACTTGTAACCGGAGTCCATGATGAGGTACGAAGAGCTGCCCAGCGCATTGCGGAATGCAACGATGCTAGATGCCTCGGAACCGACATTGTTGACAACGGAAGCGCGTGGAGGGGATACCGTCAGAACGCAGTCGAGACGGGTGTCAACGACGTTATCCTTGATGTACTTAGCCAGGCCTTCGCCCACGGAACCACCGACCGCCTTACCAGCCATGATGATCGAAACATCGACCTGCTCGGCATTGGTGAAGGTGTCGTATGCAGCAGCAAGAACCGCCAGTGTTACAGCGTCCTCAGCAGCACCATCAGAACCGCCGGCCATGCGGATGTTCAGAGGTGTAGCGTTAGTTGCGCTGGCAATAGCAGTTGCCGTAGCGGATGCAGCGTTAGCACGATCAGCACCAGCCCAAACATAGTTGGAACCATCATTGATGACGTTCTTGTAGTAAATGTTTTGACCGTCTGGGGAACGTGCGTTAGTTGCACGCGACAGGTTCTGATAGACTTCCAGAACTTGGCCAGGGACGCCCGTGAAGACACCGCCAGCATCGACGATGACAGCATGAACTTCGTCGCTTGCTGCAGTGTTACCTTGAGCCGCGACATATTCGGACTGACCAGGGGCACCATCAACAACAGTCGAGAACTCCCAGAAGCGGCTAAGGTCACGGGTCGTGGTCGTTCCCAGCTGCGTATACTCGTCAGCAAGATTGATTTTGATCGAGGCAACATAGCCGTTTGCTGTAGATGCAACAGTTGGAGTCGCAATGTTGGCAACCTTTACATACTGCCCATTGACCAGCAGGAGGTCGCCCTCAATGACAGCGGCAGCCAGGGACGCCTTGGTCGTGGTAGCATAGCCGTCTACGACCGTGTCAAGAATAGTTGCGTTCGCCGCAGCAATCGTAACAGTACCGAAGCGGTCACCTGAAACGAACGAGATAGCAGCAGAAGCAACGTTGATCGATGCGTTGGCTGGGAAGATAGTCGTGTTAGCGACTGTAGAGCTGAACTGATTTGCGGTTTCGCAGACTGCAACACGCAGGGAGTTACCCATAGTGCCTGGGTAACGAGCAATGAAGTGAACGTCGGAGTCGACGGTGTCTTCTTTAACTTCCCAGTCAGCAGCGCTCTTAACAACGTGGTTAACCAGGTTAGCCGAACCGGTGTTTGCGATAGCAGACAGAACGCCGACCGTGCCAGCGGCATCAGTGGTGTTTGCTGCACGCGTGACGAGAAGCGAGTTGCCATAGGACAGGAAGTCAGCAGCGACAAACCAGGTCTCTGCGTTATTGTTGGTTGGCTTACCAAAACGAGCAGCAAGAGCACTTTCGTTGCTGATCAGAGTGGCTTCGCCGACGGGTCCCCATCCAAAGACGCCTGCGATTGCGCCCTCAGTGGTAGAGGTACCAGGCACGATCGTAGTGAGGTCTATCTCAGAAATGTTCACACCCGCTGAAACGCTGAATGCCATGTTGTATCTCCTCTAGAGGTCTAAATTGTCCTAGTGTATTTATAAAACTAGAAACTGTGGATGGATGACCCATCCTCCTCTTCATCGTCGATACCATTACTGTAGAAGCCAAATGGAAGCATAGCAGACTCGATATCTTCTTCTGATTTCTCGCGAAGATTGATCATCGTATTGATATCGGTTAACTCTTTGAAATAGTCCTGACCTGATAGCCAACCAAACAGAACCAGACCCATAACCAGGTCATCGTTCTTGCCAGGTTCAGCCTCATACGAGACACCTTTCTTGGAGAAAGTGTTTAGCTCGGAGATGGTCTCCTTGTCATGAACGATAAGTTGGTTCTGTTCGATCAGGAGCTTGATCAGAGAACACCCGGCGTTTTTAACGGACTTTGTAGTTCTAATTCCTAGTTCGGTCTTACCACCAAACCCCGACGAGATCCTCTTACCTGATCGACCAGCATTCTCAGTGCCTAGGACTCCACCGTATTCAAAGTCATGGTAAAGTGCGTCAACAATCTGGCCACCGATATCATTGATCTCTACCAAGATTACGGCTTCGTTATACATCTTGGCCAGGCGGTGAATCACTTCGGAATAGTCGTATGGAACAATCTGGTTGGACCTGAAAGTCAAAACCTGCTGATACGGCATCTCAGTGATGTCGATGATATGAAATGCAGAATAGTCAAGGCCTTTACCACGCGAAACGTCAGCAATCAGACAATACGCATGCTCAGGCCGTGGCTTCTTGTACTGTGTGACGTTGTCTGCTTCCATCAAAGGAGTTTGGGCAACCAGTTCCTTAAGCTTAGATCCAGAAATAAGTGTACCGGATGAACCAGCAAATTCTACTTCGTATTCCTGAGCAAACTTTACTAAGTCGTGACCCATGCCTTGGAGAACAGCGGCCTTCCAGTCCTCGTCTCGACCAGGTACCTGATTCCATTTCACCTCGACGAGCGAATATTCGTTTTTCTTTTTCCTGGCCCCGTCGACAATGTTGTAAAAGTGGTTCAAACCATTTGGTGTTGAAACGAGAACGATCTTTGTTTTCTTACCGGAGGAGATGGTAGGGAAAACAGACGCGAAGAACGTATCCCAGTTATCGATGAACGCTGCTTCATCGATAAAGAGCATGGACAACGAATAACCACGAATAGCGTCGGAGGATGTAGCAGCAGCGATGACGCGGGAATCGTTTTCAAGAACGAAGGAGCCCTTGTTCCACTCCTTGACTCCCTGTTGAAGCCAGGCCGGAAGGTGTTGGTAAGCGAGCTGAACCTTACCCAAGATTTCAACAGCGGTGGCTTCTTTGTTAGCCAGGAGACCAACGGTCTTTTCCTTGTTGAAGAGGATGAACCACGTGATGAATCCAGCGGTAACCGTAGACTTACCAACCTGGCGGGCCGTGGCCAGACACGTGAATCGGCTGTTAACCATGGCGTCAAGCATGTCGACCTGATAGTCATGCAGCTTGAATTTGACCAGACCATCATCGACGTTGATGATCTTCATGTAGGTTTCGATGAAATAATGGGGATCTTCAGCACACCGGAGCCACTCGCCCATAAGTTCAGGCGTCCAGTTGACCTTAACGCCAGCTCGCTTCAGCAGCGGGTTGCCGTTATAGGACTTCATGTTGTCAATCCCGACCGTGTCGAGATTACTCATCGCCATCTTCCTTCTCTTCGTTCTTCTTCCTCATGTCTTCGATTAGGTTTTGAAGGTCACGAGTAGATCCAACGAAGAGGTTGTTGTGGACAACGGTTTGTTCTCCAGCTCCGTCAGCAATAGCAGGAGTATCGATCTCGGCTTTGTCGATCTCCTTCTTCTTTTTGTGGATTTCTAGAAGGACTTTGGACGCTGCTGTCATGGAGTTCATGAGTGCACCTAGCCTCTCATAAGCGGCTGGGCTTTGGGATTGCTGTGCAATCGCAGCCATTTCTTCAAGGGCTGTCGTGCCAATGTTGAGAACGTCTTTGACCATATCCCGAGCACTCTCAAAATCTTCATCCTTACGGGGATCGACTTTGTAGTTGTTAGCAGGGAGCTGCTCTTTATACTCGATGATCTCTTGCTTATTCGCAATGACTTCATCGATTGATTTCATACCGAGAAATTTCGAAATATCGTCTTCAGGCATTAGAACTCTTCTATGTCTACACCATCAACTGTAGTGGTTATCGTGGCAGCTAGTGCTGCCGGAACCTTGTTGTCGTCGAAGATGTCAATGATGGCCGTCTCAATGCGCTTGCGGTCGGTCAGCGGACCGAAAATATACCCCTTGACTGTAAAGTTCAGTGTCCAGATAATGGCACGCCGAGTTTTATAATCACCCTCGTAGGAATCTTCCTTGGACACATTGTCCAAGATGATTGGGATATCAACTTTTGCGTCGAGACCTGGAACGAGATTGGCCGTGACGTTCCATTCTGGAGTAAAGTTTGGGAGAATCTGCTCGACGATCTTAGTGCCGTCTTCAGTATTCTTCACAGCTATGTATAACGAAAAGTTTAAGTTATACGGAACTGGGTTGAAAGCAGATACGCCGGAGTCTGGGCCGGATCTTCCGACCTTCATGATCTTAGAGAATTTTCTAGATCCGTCATACGCGAGATTTGTCATTTCAAATGACATGTATGGCAGAGTCGTCGCCACTTTATTGTCAATAGTAGGATCGCCTAGGACCCTAGCCATCAGCTTGTCTTTTGCTGCGTAAGTCAGTGGAACCTTGATAGTCTTGGTTACCTCAGAACCATCTTTGGTATTGACATAAATTTCGTTGAAGAGTGTGCCGAAAGCAACGACATACTTCCTGATCATGTCATGATCAAACGTTTGGTTGCCTAGCATTAGTAGTCCTCACCGAATGGGTTAGCCTCTGTGAAATCAAGCAGTGCATCGGCTTCAGCTTGAATCTCAGTGTTATCGAAGAATGGATCAAGCTCATCCTCGACTGTGTCTTCGTATTCAGAGTTGATAATGTAGAATCCGCTGTCATCGGTAATAGGAAGACCAGCATCGGTGAGAATAGCAAATGATGTGAGTGCTACGCTATGGCGTGTCTCAATGTCGTCAATATCAGCGATACCAGTCGTGAACTTCTCATTGGAGTATTCAAACATCTCCATCGTGAGGTCCCACGTTTGTAACGCTCCTAGCTGGTAGAACATCGCCTTTTCGTCAGAATATTGAAGCTTGAACATTTTATGGTTCAGTGGGAACCAAACAAGATCACCTTCATTCGGTCGTAGGATACCTTCTGGCGTTCCAACGGTACTCATGAAAATGCGCCTAGCAACAGTAAGCGTCATCTGGTCGCGGATCTCGATGTTGAACTTGGACATGAAGGAACCATCGCCCCCAAATGAATCTACGTTCTTGACATACATTTCGATTGGGATGGCTGTGTCATACGACACAAGTGGATCCTCGCCGTAAATCTCATCAAATCCACCAGTCTTTTTCGGCAGATAGTAAACGTCTAGCCCGTGCATACGGATAGACTCGATGATCAGATCTTCGAGGAGAAGCTGTTCATTTGCTGACGCGTAATTATTGAAATATTGGTTTGTGGTCACCGCGTGTCCTTAGCCAACCATATCAGATGGTGGAAGCGAATATGTGGTGATCATTTCTTCTTCCATCTTTCGGATCTCATCCTGAGCATCCTGGAGAATTTGTTGACCATTGAACTGAACACCACCGGGCATTTGAACACCAACGAACTTGGTGAGGTTAAGACCCCATTGCTTCTTGATCAAAGCCGTCGTATAGCGGTAGAGCCAGCGATCCTTCCAGACATCAGCAAACACAGTTGGATCCACGACCTCGTACGCCTCGACCACAAGATACTGGCCAGCCTTAACCTTGTCCCAGTTCATATCGACGTGTAGGCGATTGCGGTGACGCTCGTAGCGGATGAGTTGCTGCCCAACTAGCATCTCCTGCATGAGACCCAGCTTCTCGCGAAGCATGTAGTACGGAATCATAGAAGAGCTAGACAGCGTGTACAGATCGTTTAGAGCAATCTGATAGTTGATGTTGAAAATATCATTAGTAGACGTCATGCCCCAACCGCCCAGTTGGAATATGCGAACAGCTCCCAAGATATTCTCTGGGAGCGTGATGTATTTGTCGGTAATGTTCTGCGTCGTGATCAGGTGCTTGTAGTAAACAACAGCAGACGCATCAAAGTGATAGTCTGCGTAATAGCTTAGGGCTTCGTCGATACGATCTTCTACCTGAGTATCAGCCACGTTGATGTCGATGACTGGCTTACCTAGGGCACGCAGGCAATATTCCTTGAATTCGGCTCTAGTTGTTGGCACTGCCATTGACTTCTCCTGGGGTTACCCCCTATTTATTTACTTCTTGGTCCAGACATTATCCCGGTAGTGACTCTCGTGGGACATTCTCTTACGACGAGTAAGAGATAGCAAATCCAAATCCGGCTTCTTCATCTGCCTTGTGACTGTTTTCAGATCCAGATCCGAACGCTTGAAGGGAATAACTTGAACTAGCGGAGTACCGGCCGGCAGGATCCCATGGAAGTTAGGCTGATTGAATGTGAACGGAAAGTTAACGTATTCGAAATAGCCGTCGCAATCGACTACGCCAGCTAAGCATTGAAACCGTGGATCCGGCCTGTTGAGCGGTGGGATAAACATCGCAGAGTAGCCCTTAGGAAGCTTGATGATCCAGTAGTTCATGAACTTGATCGGCGGCTTCGGCATCAGCGGATTAGGAGCTTTGTCCGTCGTGATTTGGTTCTTGCCGTGATTCTCGATCATGGACTTATAGAAACTCCATTTGTATTCCACACCTGAGCAATCTTCGTTAACCGTGAACTCAACATCAGCGGCAAGCGGGATGATGTAACCCATAGACATGGCGTCTAGGAATGGGTTGCACCTCTTGATAGTGGAAGCTTCTAGTCCGTCGTGCAGTTTCATAGGCAGGGCTTTGAACCAATCTGGAACTAGTTTCTTTGCCGGATATGGCTTAGGAATAACGTCCCAGTCATCTGCGTCACATAGGAATTCAATCTCTGGCGTCTTCAATGCCGATACGAGGTTCATTAGTTTAGTCCTGTTGCATAAAATTGTGGTTTCACTCCAGCGTCAAGAAGTTTCTTCACGCGTCTCATCTCATTCTCGCCACCGAGAATATGGTCATCAAGGATGTTGAAATCAAGTTCGCGGATGAACAATCTAAGATCCGGCGGGAGGCTATCGAATGCCTCCATCACGTTTAGTTTGTGGATCCGCTCGTCGGCATTAAATTTGAGGCCTTGACCTCCTTGAGGCTCATCGCAACTTTGCGAGTAGTTGCGCCTGTCGTATCTGTAACGTCCCAGATTACAAATGGAAACTTGGTGATTTCCTTGTCATCAAACCAGGTGTTAACTGGTTTCAGGACTGCCTCGAACTGTGAAGAATCACTGTAGAAGAGGTTTGCGTATTCGATATTGAGGGAGTCTAGATACGATTTGATAGCAGCAGTTTCTGCCACGGTGTCATCAAGCCCACCGTATAGTGCAACGTTAGTTACCTTCATGTGATTTCTCCTATTTGAATGGGGGTCCGCTAATCCAGACCACTAGTGATTTCCGCACACCAGATTCAAGTGGTGTTACGCGGTGAAGCATGTAGCTTGGGAAGAGTGTGATGAGGCCGCGTTCACGCCGAACGGTTGTGTCAGTAGGCCCGCCTTTGATTTGTAGATCTCCGCCGGAATAATCCGCCGGATCCGAAAGCTGAAGAACCATACTCAGTTTACGGGGAGTTTTCCCGGCGGCCTGTTTGACCGTGTCCATGTGCCACGAGTAGTGATCATCTGGTTCATCATAAACCGTGTACTGGAAATCTTCAACGAATCCACCGAGATCAAATCTCCAATACTGTGCATTTGCTAGCCTAGCAACATACGCCAGACGATCATATACCCACGTCGTCTCAGGGGTTAGAGCCAACCACCCTGTTTTTGATTTACGAATGGCTTCATACTCTTCTTCCTTAGACATCCCTGAAATGATAGCTTTGTCAACAGGCAACATAGTGGTTGCGTATGAGTCTAAAGTATCAAGTTCTTCAGGTGTAAAGGCATTCTGCCACGTAACGAAATCAACATCAGAAATCTCTGTTGTTGGCATAGGCGCAAAGTTGTATATAGACATAATAAATTCCAGTTAATGGCGGACCCAAGAAACGGTCAATGACGATGAGTTTGTGGAAGTATCACCAGATCCTAGAGCAACAGAATACTGGTTGCGAGGCTTCAGGCTGACAGCTGTATTTATGACCGATGCAGTGGTCGCAGTTCCTCCAGCGTTGCCGGCAGAACCAGATTTACCTGCCCAGTTAGCAGGAGCAGCACCGCCACTTCCGCCTGGGCCAGCTCCAGTTCCGGCAGCACCGGCAGAACCAGCAGTTCCGGCATTACCAGCTGTTCCGGTTTTTCCAGACCAGTCGGCAGGAGCGGCTCCGCCAGGATTGCCGGCAGTTGCGCCAGTACCAGCAGAACCAGAGGCTCCGACGTTTCCAGCATTGCCTGCCGCACCCGCAGAACCAGGCCACGTGTTAGATGCAGCTCCGCCAGCCCCACCTGATCCTGCACCAGTTCCAGCGTTACCGGCTGCACCTGCGTTTCCAGCAGTTCCAGCTGCGCCTGTTTTGTCTGTCCAGTTAGCAGCACCTAGAACACCATCACCACCATTTCCTGCACCAGTTCCAGCGTTACCAGAAGCACCTGTGTTTCCATCGGTTCCAGCTGTGCCTGGCGATCCAGCTCCGCCGCTCGTTGGAGCATTGGCCGGAGTTGCGCCGAAGCCAGCATTACCGGCCGCACCGGTGTTTCCAGCGGTTCCTGCAGCACCTGACGAACTAGGCCATGTGTTAGGTGCGGCTCCACCAGCATTACCCGGCGTAGCACCAGTTCCGGCAGATCCTGAGTTGCCAGTTGTTCCAGCATTACCAGCAACACCAGCAGAGCCAGGCCATGATACAGGAGCAGCTCCGCCCGTGCCACCAGGAGTAGCACCAGTTCCAGCGTTACCAGAGGCTCCAGTGTTTCCGGCCGTACCAGAAGCACCTGACGAACTAGGCCATGTGTTAGGTGCGGCTCCGCCAGCATTACCCGGCGTAGCACCAGTTCCGGCATTTCCGGAAGCACCTACGTTACCAGCGGCACCAGGGTTACCAGCGCTTCCAGGGTTTCCGGCACCACCCGCATCTCCTGGGAATCCTGATTCACCAAATCCTGGATAGTTTAGTTCAATTTCAGTGTTTAGGTCGCCGCCAATACCACCCGCCCCGCCACCGTCAGGCCCAGCGGCTGGAGCACTTTGTCTGGAAGTAGCACTGGCTCCGCCATCTCCGCCAGCTCCACCGGCTCCGCCTGTTCCACCTGCTCCAGCGTTACCACCCGTTCCGGCGTTTCCAGATGATCCTGGGTTACCAGCATTTCCTGCAGATCCAGCTGTTCCCGCGGCTCCACCTGGGCCAGCAAGTCCATTTGTTCCTGTGTTTCCTGCGTTACCTGCAGATCCGACATTTCCTGCGTTACCAGCACCACCAGCGTTTCCTGCTACACCGCCTGGTCCGCCAGCGCCATTGGATCCTGGGTTTCCTGGATTACCGGCACCACCAGCGGTTCCAGCGTTTCCTGCAGCACCAGCCGTTCCGGCTGCGCCGCCTGGACCAGCCAGTCCGTTATTGCCTGGATTTCCTGGATTACCAGATGAACCCGCGTTGCCTGGGTTTCCTGCAGCACCCGCGCCGCCGGCAGAGCCAGCGGCTCCACCGGGTCCGTTAGTTCCTGGGTTTCCTGCGTTGCCGGAGAATCCTCTGTTGCCTGGGTTTCCTGCGGCACCAGCGGCTCCGACGTTTCCTGCGGGTCCACCAACACCAGCGGTTCCTGGGTTTCCTGGATTACCGGCCGAACCCGCGTTGCCTGGGTTTCCTGCAGCACCCGCGGTTCCTGCAGCACCGCCCGGCCCTGCCGCACCGTTAGTGCCAGCATTTCCTGGGTTGCCGGAGAATCCTTGTGAGCCTGGGTTTCCTGCTGATCCGCCAGTTCCTGCCACACCGCCGGGGCCACCAACACCGTTAGATCCTGGGTTACCGGCATTTCCAGATGTTCCTTGTGAACCTGGGTTTCCGGCAGCGCCAGCGTTTCCTGCAGCACCGCCAGGCCCAGCAGTTCCGCCACTTCCACCATTTCCTGCAGCACCGCCAGCAGTTCCAGTGAATACTAGGATTGTAGTTTCACCTAGACTGAATAGAGTACTTCCACCCGGTGCTCCTGCGCTTCCAGCCGCTCCTGGCGTCCCTGCATTACCTGCTGCACCGGTATTTCCAGCAGCACCAGCAGCACCAGCAGATCCAGACCAACTAGCAGGAGCTGCTCCGCCTGGTCCACCAGGCGTTGCACCGGTACCAGCATTACCGGATGATCCTGCGTTACCCGGGTTGCCAGCTGCTCCGGCAGAACCGGGCCAGTTGGCAGGAGCAGCACCCCCAGGATTTCCTGCAGTTGCGCCAGTACCAGCGGAACCAGAGGCTCCGACGTTACCAGCAGTTCCTGCTGCTCCGGCTGAACCGGGCCATGTATTAGGTGCGGCTCCACCGGCTCCGCCGGATCCGCCTGGATTTCCTGCGTTACCTGCAGCCCCGCCCGTGCCTGGGTTACCAGCAACACCAGCCGAATCTGGCCATGATGCAGGAGAAGCACTTCCAGGGTTACCGGATGTAGCTCCGGTTCCAGAGGTGCCAACGTTACCAGCAGTTCCAGCGTTACCGGGAGATCCAGTCTTACCGGTCCAGTTTGCAGGAGCCGCCGAGCCAGTTCCGCCAGAAGTAGCTCCGATTCCAGCATTACCTGCAGCACCTGTGTTTCCGGCTGTTCCTACAGCGCCACTCTTACCAGTCCAGTTTGCCGGAGCGTTTCCGCCTGCGCCACCCGGGGTAGCTCCAGTTCCCGCGTTACCAGTGGTTCCTGCGTTACCAGCAGTTCCTGCCGCGCCGGCGGAACCAGGCCATGTGTTAGGTGCTGCTCCGCCTGGTCCGCCGGCGGTTGCGCCAGTTCCAGCGTTACCGGTAGCGCCTGTCGATCCAGCATTGCCGGCTACACCCGACGTTCCTGGGTTTCCAGGCGATCCAGCATTTCCTGCCGCGCCTGGGTTTCCTGGGTTACCAGAAGCGCCCGCAGAACCAGGGCTTCCAGGAGTGCCGACGTTGGCAGATGAAGGTGTAGCGTTTCCGCCTGGGCCGCCAGATCCGCCAGTAGCAGCTCCTGTTTTGAAGCCACCTTGACCAGCGGCCCCAGGAGTTCCGCTATATGTTAGAGTTTCATCGAAGGCGCCGCCACCCCCTCCGCCGCCGCCAGGGCCACCTTGTTGGCCTGGGTTTCCTGGGTTTCCAGATGCTCCTGCTGGACCGCCCGCTCCGCCAGTTCCGGCTGATCCGTTCGTTCCTGGGTTTCCAGGGTTGCCGGACGCACCGACGTTTCCAGCATTACCGGCGGCACCTGGGTTTCCGCCGACACCGCCTGGTCCACCGACGCCGTTAGAACCTGGGTTTCCAGGGTTGCCGGCATTACCTACTGCTCCAGCATTTCCTGCAGCACCAGCGTTTCCACCTGCGCCGCCAGGTCCAGCAAGGCCGTTATTGCCTGGGTTTCCAGGGTTCCCAGAAGCACCAACGTTTCCAGCATTTCCTGCAGCACCGGCGTTTCCACCTGCGCCGCCAGGTCCAGCAAGGCCGTTATTGCCTGGGTTTCCAGGGTTTCCTGGGTTACCAGAACCGCCAACGTTTCCAGCAGATCCGGCAGTTCCGCCAGCTCCACCTGGTCCAGCTGCGCCGTTTGTTCCTGGGTTTCCAGGGTTTCCTCCGGTTCCACGGTTGCCGGTGCCTCCAGCGTTTCCGGCCGTACCCGCGGCTCCACCTGGCCCTGCGTTACCAGCAGTTCCTGGGTTTCCAGGGTTGCCGGAACCACCAGCAGTTCCTGCGTTACCAGCAGATCCTCCAGTTCCGGCAGCTCCTCCTGGGCCAGCTGCTCCGTTTGTTCCTGTATTACCTGGGTTTCCAGATGTTCCAGCGTTGCCTGGGTTTCCTGCAGCACCGGCTGTTCCAGCAATACCAGCAGGTCCGCCGAGACCGTTATTGCCTGGGTTTCCTGGATTGCCGGCTGAACCCGCGTTGCCTGGGTTTCCTGCGGCGCCGGACGTGCCTGGGTATCCAGACCCAGCTCGGCCGGCGACAGTCGCTTTGATCACTCCAAATTTAGGGGTAAACGTACCAGAAGCATTGAAGCTCGAGCTTCCTGCTTCTACGATACTTTTCTTTTGGATGAATCGGTGTGATGCACCTATTGGCATGGCGATTCTACCTTAAGAAACATTGGCAAATGAGTGTGCACCGATCCACATGACCCCGCCATCGACGGTCCAGAACGTAAAGACATCGGTTTGGTTAGCGCCAAGCGATTGTACGGGCGCAACGCCTTCAGACCAAACAGTTCCTGTTGGCCAAGTAATAGCGGCATTGCCGCCAGCTGGCTGTTTCACCAATAGCGTAAACGCAGTAGAAACACCAGTCGAAGGGACGTTGGACACAGTCAGCGTAGTGTTTCCAGACAGCGTGAAGTTGAAAATGTTGCTGTTCAACAAGTCCATGTTAGTAGCGCCGGAGACACCAGTTCTAACATCGACGTATTCTCTATATCCTCTGAAGACCTGACCTTGTGCGATGGTTAGGCTGGAGCTACCTGTAACTGTCAGATCGCCAACAGTCAGTGTGTTCATCGTGACAGTGTTCGCGCCGAGTGTTTTAATAGTCGCCGTGTTTGCTACAATGGTGTTTGAGTTTAGATTCGCTACAGTCGAGGTGTTAGACGTAAATGTATTAGCGCCGAGAGTATTTGCAGTACCCGTGGCAACAGTCAGGGTGGTAGCACCTAGCGTTGTGATTGTGCTAGTCGTAGCGTTCAAGACGTTAGCGGTAGCCAGGTTGGATGTGAAAGTAACTACGTTTCCAGTAATAGCAACCAACGATTGGATCGTGGCAGCGTTGGCAGTGAAGACGTTGGCGCCAAGAGTATTCGCTGCACCAACCGTAGCCGTCAGGTTAGTGATAGTTCCTGTAGTCGCCGTTAGTGTAGTAACGGTTTGTGTGGGAGCAGTCAGATTCTGAATCGTAGCCGTGTTGACCGTGAGAACGTTTGCGCCGAGGTTAACAACAGACCCTGTGGTCGCATTCAGCGTGGTGACTGTAGCAACGTTGATGGTTGCAGCATTAGTAGTCAGCCTAGTGATCGTACCGTTTGCCGATGTCAGTGTGTTGACCGTACCAGTGTCACTGGTAAGATTAGTAATCGTGCCAGTGACAGATGTCAGGGTTGTGACCGTGCCGGTGACCACGGTAAGCGTGCTGACAGAGCCCGTGTTGACCGTGAGAACGTTTGCGCCGAGGTTAACAACCGATCCGGTGGTCGAGGTGAGGGTTGTGACCGTACCGTTAGTGATCGTGGCCTGGTTAGACGTAAGTGTGACGGCGTTGGCGCTAATGGCAGTGAGGACTTGTACCGTGGCGGTGTTGACGGTGAGAACGTTGGCGCCAAGGTTGACAACGGAACCAGTCGTCGAGGTCAGGGTTGTGACCGTACCGTTAGTAATCGTGGCTTGGTTTGAAGTGAGCGTAACCGCGTTGGCGCTGATGGCAACGAGAGTCTGAACCGTAGCAGTGTTAACGGTGAGAACGTTTGCACCAAGACCGACAATCGAACCAGTCGTGGCCGTAAGAACGTTGACAGTTGCAGCGTTCGAAGAGAGGGTGACCGCATTGGCGCTGATGGCGACCAAAGTCTGAATCGTTCCTGTGTTTACGGTAAGAATGTTGGCGCCGAGACCAACAATCGAACCAGTCGTACCGGTGAGAACGTTGATAGTCGCTGCGTTGGAAGCAAGAACAACTAGGTTTGCAATATTGGCGTTTACCGTACCAACGTTGGCAACGGCCACGTTAGCAGATACCAAGACGGTTAGGGTGTTCGATGTTGTCGAGTTGGCTGCAACAGTATTTGCAACGGCCGAAGTGGTCACAAGGGCGTTGGTTGTTACTCTATTCGTAACAGCAACGTTCGCACCAAACGTAGAGTTGTTTGGAACGACTATACCACTTCTGACTACGAAGTCTTTTTGATCGGCCATTACTTATTCCTATGATAGACGTATGGCCTATTTATTCGGCGGCGGTCTCTTCTTTGATGGCTTCGATCGCCTTACAGGCGTCCTTGTCATCCTTGTTGCAGTTAACGTACAGCTGAACCAGGCGAAGCTGGTCTTCACAGCGCATGCCCCAGAACCAGTACTCATTGGCCAAATCAACGACTCCGGCAGTACCAGAATTCAGAAGCTCTTCTCTAGAAGGCCAATCACTTGGGCGTGGTCCGCAGTTAAACAGTTCATCGGTGATTACGAACGAATCACTGATCGCTGGCGGCGTCCTGTCTCGGAACAGACTGTTGATGGTCTCGCATGACGTCAATGCGATCGAGCAGGCCAGGATTAGCGACAAACGGCCTATCGTCTTCATTTGCTGGGATTTCATTGATGGTGTTCCTTACTCTGCCTTGGTTGTTGCGAACTCGGGCAATTTCATTCTGAAGGTCGTCGATGCGGCCTAGGTTTTCTTTAGTGGTCGCTGCTTCTTCCTCTAGGGTTTGCACTGCGGCAGCCATCTCTTTGTTTTCGTCTTTGAGGTTCTTGTTCTCATTCCACGTATACGCGAACAAGGCCACAGCAAGAGCGACCATGACCGGAACTGGATTTTTTAAGATCCATCCGCCAATGCTCAGCAGAAATCCCATTAGAGGCTAGCCCCAATTAGGTCGTCCAGATCAGTTTCATCAGGAGCGACAACGATAATCGCCTCCATGCGGGCCTTGACTCCGTTTGCTTGGGCCACAATGATTTCCTTCAGAGTGTCCCTGTCAGCTGTGCCATCCTCTAGCAGAGGAATGTTGATAGTCTTCACGAAATTTTTATGAATGTTGTCATCTCGCTCTCGAGTTAACGTGACGGTTTCACCATCTTCGTTCTCAGCTTCGTATTCTTCATCGACAACGTTGCCTGCTTCCCAAAGGGGATTCAGGAATTTGACCTGAAGGCTGTTGCCGCTTCTTTCTAGGATTTCGTAGTCAAGTACAGGTTCGGTCATTCATTATCTCCTTCTCACTGTATTTATTAGTCGTTATAAGGTAATGGTGGCAGCCATTGAGAACACAAAGGTGTCTAGCACCGTGTTGCTCGACGATTGGTTGATTACAGACACAGTACCTCCGCCGCCACCGGACGCAACTCCAAAAATAGTTGAAACCGTGCAATAGGTGGCAAACCTAAGTGTGTCACCTGACACAACGGTGATGGTAGTCGAGGCCGCCGAGGTTGTGCTACCTGCCGAGGACCTAGTTTTATTCAAGGTCGCAACTACAGAACCATTCTTAATAATATCTAGGTTGCCATCAACGCTAGGGCTCCCCGCACCAGTACAGTTGACTTCAAAGCTAGGCACAGAAATTTCAAGAGTGAGAGTTTGATTAATTCCGGCCAGAGTGTTATTTGCATTTTCAGCGTATGTTGAATTACCCGTGTCTGTGCCATCATCAACCGCCGTAATGTTAGCCCAATCCATAGCAGACGGAACATAGTCTGCAAAGGTCCGACCGGCCAACTCGGCGGATGTGTAAGGCAAAGCTCCGTCCAATAGCGTCGCTAGAATGTTTGCGTGAGCTGATCCCCAAGGAGGTGTTAGTTGGCATTCCGTAGCCACATCGCCTGACGTGAAAGCCGGGGTTGGAATAGGCATTATTTACCCTCCAGCTGTGCGACGCGCTTCCTGAGATCTTGAACTTCGGCGACGAGTGCAAAGAGGTAATCCATTGGGTTCACGGCCATTACTTCGCCAAACTCATCGTGCGGAACAGTGCTAACAAGCTCAGGACGAACTTCTTGAGCCTCGTGAGCAAGAACACCGAACTGATGTTTGCCATCTTTAATGAACGAATAAATCTTGGTTGCATCTAGGAATTCGCCGTATCCCTGCAGCGGTTCAATGGAGGTTTTCAGCCTTTGATCGGACGTAACACTGAAAGCCGGCATAGTCACTGTGCCAGTGAACGTTGGCGATCCGATAGGTGCATACCACGCACCTTGCTGACCGTCTAGCAAATCAGCATCTAATGTAGAGCCAGCGCCATCATTACCGGCGTGCCACATAGTGCTACTGCTAACAAGAGGCGCAGAAGTAAAGTTCCACACCCCAGTGCTACTGGAGATGGCTACAGTAGAAGACTCGGTACCATAGCTGCGATTAGTAGACGTGTTACGCGTAATGTAAAGATTTGCGGAGGCTGAGTAAATGCGGAACAGGCCAAGCGGTGATGGATCTACATACGTTGTATCGTTGATTGTAATAGAAGGGGACGCTTTGACAATACCAATGTTGCCAGTAAAGTTTCCGCCTGATAGTGGCATAGCATCTGTGATAGCGTAGCCAGATAGTGTGGTTGGCTTAGACGTGATTGATGACCAAGCGGGAGTGACAGTGGTGCTACCGGCGGCGGTGATCAAACCCTTGGCATTGACAGTAAACGTTGCCGCGGCAGTGGCAGATCCAAAGGACCCAACGTTTCCGTTAACGGTTGCAAGTGTTGTTGCGACAGCACCAGCGGAAGTAGTAATATCGCCCGTCAGCGCCGGCATACGTGCAGCCAAAATGGTCCCTGCGTTTAGGTTACCAGCGTTTTGATAATATGATCCGTGTTGACCATCAAGCAGGTCCGCATCAAGCGTGGAGGCAGCGCCGTCATTGCCGGCGTGCCAGACAGCGTTACCAGCCGCAGTGACAGTCGATGATGTAAACGTGATTGGACCCTGAGATCCAATGGTCATCTGTTCAACCATGGTCCCGGCGGTCGTAGGCGCCGTGAAGAAACTGATCTTTGTGTTGGCCCCGGACGCGGCCTCAGACACAGCGCCAATGCGACAACGAACACCAGCCCCAACACCGCTAAGGTCTGCCGACGTAAAGTCATACGCGGCCCATGGCACAGTTAGAGACTGTGTTGCTGTATGGGTATCTGAGATAGTGAACGTAATTGTAGCCGTACCACCGGACGAGCTGGTGATCACCCCGTTGCCTGTGAAGGAAGGTGCAGCAATATTAGCTTTTAGATTGTCAGCGGTTGTTACAAACGCAGTCGTGGCAATTTGGGTTGTGTTAGTAAGCGCCGCAGCTGTTGGCGCTGCCGGAGTGCCAGTGAATGTAGGAGATGCCAGATTGGCTTTCAGGTTGTCGGCGGTCGTCACAAATGCCGTTGTGGCAATCTGAGTCGTGTTAGTAGCTGCTGCAGCTGTTGGTGCCGTAGGGGTGCCCGTGAGCGCTGGCGAAGCTAGCAAAGCATAGCTCGCACCCTGAACTCCGTCAAGCAGATCGGCGTCAAGACCAGAAGCGGCACCATCGTTACCAGCATGCCACATTGCGTTGCCGGCTGCCGTAACGCTCGTGTTAGCAAAGCTTACGACTCCAGTATCTGCGAATCTGGCAACCTCTACGTTGTTTTTGACCGTAACGATCACGTCGGCGGTCCGAGAAACGTCGCCGTCACCACCCCTCAGAACCAGGTCTGAGGCGCCGATTGAGAAGAGTCTGATAGGCGTGCCCGATCCAGAGCTATCACCAATTTGCAGAGCAGCATAGCCAAGGACCAGGGTTGATGCGAGACTGCTGGGCATGCTAACTAGAGTAGACGAGCCACTCATGAGTCTAAGGCCGCGGCCGCTTGCAGCTTTCAGAGCGCTGAAGCCGGAAGCGTCAGCGTGAGGCATTGTCACATAGCCGAGCGTGTCAACGCCAAACACCTGTTCGCGCGAAACGTCTACTCCAAATTTCTGAGTAGGAGCCGTTGATCCAAAACAAACGTCACCATTAGAAGCGATTCTGAAACGGTCTACTGGTGTGGACGTACTATCGTAAGCCCAGAACCGGAACGCTCCATACACACCCGCGCCGCCACCAGTATAAGTGGAGCTGAAATACGTAGTGTCGCCGTCATAGGCCATCGAACCATATTGGCCGTACGAACTAGGTCTATGTACGTTGAGTCCGCTCGTCCTGGCGTTAAAGGTCGCAGCGTTGAACAGTTCTAGGACGCTGCCTGGGGATGCGGTGCCGATCCCGACATAACCATTTGGGTAAGTGATCGCCAAACGAATTTTAGCAGCGTCGCTCGCCTCGCGGATTTGGAAATGATCGCCAGTGGACCTGAGTTGCCAATTATATGACGTAGATGATCTCAGCGTTATTGATCGGTCGCCGCCATTAGTTGTTTCAAAATTACCGCCTGTTGACGTAATAGTTCCAGCAACATCAAGTGCTGTTGCAGGCGAGGCCGTCCCGATACCAACATTACCTGTAGTCAGAATTCGCATACGCTCAGTGTTGTCTGGAGCAAACACCAGATCACGAACTCCAGAGGAAGTGCCTAACGTTACAGCTCCGCCAGTAACCGAGCGAAGATATCCGCCTCTTCCATTGGTATTATCGTCTTCGACGTATACGCGAACATCTCCTTCGCCTCTAACGTGGAGTTTATGGGATGGCGCAGCAATTCCAATACCCACCGACCCCCCAGAAGCCTGAAGGCTCAAGTCATATGCAGTAGCAGTGCCATCAACTCGGCTAGCCTGTATCCACGACCGACCACTGCCGTGTGTGCCCATATTGAGGCCATACGCTGGGTCAGCGTTAGAAACCGTTAATCCTACACCAGTTGGAGAACCAAGGGTCATGCCGTCTACGGCTGATGATGTCGAAAGATGAAGCCTTGAAAATGGAGCCGAAGTTCCGATACCAACCAAACCAGTGCTCGTGATACGCATCTTTTCGACAGTGTCAGTCGCGAGGATAATATGCCCTCCCCAAGCAACGCTTCTTCCAGATGAGATTGTAAGTGCAGCAGTCTGTGCGTAATGGCTGATGGCGCCCTCTAGCGTTGAACCGCTGTAGAATTGGTATGCGCTAGTTGAAGTAGCTGTATCGTTTTCTAGGCGAACTGTCGGAGCAGACGCAGCCCTAAGGTGAAGAAGGGATGACGGAGTAGTTGTTCCGATACCTACTAAACCAGAAGTATCAATAGTCAGTCGGTCGGTTGTTCCTAGTGTGCCAGACCCGCTGATCTTAAACTTATCGCTGTCAGAGTTATCAAGGCCAACGGTCCATGCTTGCCCGCCGTTAATCAAATATCTTGAAGCGGCATCGCCAGCACCAAGTACTAGCGCTTCGAGTATTGCAGCGCCTGCCCCGTTTTGTTGCATAGTTAGCATTGCTTCAGAGGTACAAGACAGGCTTGCTTTGAGGCCGTATAGCGAGCCCGTAACAGTGGAGCCGCCTTGATTGAGCGCTATTAGTGTGTTTCCAGCGGCTGGAGCGTTGCTTTGGAAAACCGCGATGCTTCCGGCAGACGCGGTATACACATCTAAGGCATTACCACCCAGAGCGGAGCTATTAATTCCTAGCTTGCCTGACATAGTATCACCGGTTTTAAGAACAGCATCTGTAATGCCGTAACCGGAAATAGTGGTTGGCTTTGATGTGATCGACGACCACGCCGGGGTGATGGTGGCGCTAGAAGCAGCAGTAATCAGGCCTTTAGCATTGACAGTAAAGATCGTAGCAGCGGTAGCGGATCCAAAAGATCCGACGTTTCCATTAACGGTTGCCAATGTTGTTGCAACCGCACCTGCAGAAGTTGTAATATCACCCGTGAGTGCTGGCATCCTGGCAGCGAGGATTGTTCCAGCGTTCAGGTTACCAGCATCTTGATAGTAGGAGCCCTGTTGTCCATCCAAGAGGTCGGCATCGAGGGTCGATCCAGCACCATCGTTAACGTCCGTCCAAATTTTACCCCAAGCATTACCCACGCCGCCGCTATCGAACCCACGCATATAAAGAGACGTGTCTCCCGATCCTTTGAAGAACTGGAACGCTCGTGAGTATGCGGAGTTAGAGGCACCAACAAAGTTCTTGAAGGTGTATGCACCACCAGCAGTCTGACTATTAGGGAAGTTTGTCCCGCCGCTAATATACGCAATTCCTACTTGGCCGTTGTCCGTCCAGAACGCAGAATCCATTGTCGCATCCGCATTTGTTCCGGTGCCGCCCAGCATGACAAACTGAGAGCCATGGCGACCATCGAGGAGGTCGGCATCCAGCGCGGATGAGGCACCATCTACTGTCAACAATGTAGAGAGGACATCAGCAGCGGTTACGCTGTAGCCAGACAGCGTCGTCGGTTTCGACGTAATAGATGACCATGCAGGAGTGATAGTAGCACTACTTGCAGCGGTGATCAAACCCTTGGCATTGACAGTAAAGATCGTAGCAGCGGTAGCGGATCCAAAGGATCCAACGTTTCCATTAACCGTGGCGAGCGTACCGGCAGCAGTGATATTGCTCGTGCCGTTGAAAGATGGTGAAGTCCAAGTCAGATCACCCGTGATAGATATGGTGCGGCCATTGGCCAATGACCCTGCCGAACCAGTTGTGTTCCCCGTTATATTAGAGTCGGTGTAGGCTACAGTCTTGGTATCCCACGAAGTCGCTCCCGCTACTGCAAACTTGTGCTTCAGAAGGTGGGAACTCTTGCTAAAGTAAAGAGCATTGAAACCACCACCGGAAGAATCCGTGTAAGTCGATAGATCGATAACATCGGCATACGGGGTTGTGTTATCATCATTGAGTGCCGAGAAGCGGAACCGGCCGCCACCACTATAACCAAGACCCGTTGTCGGATTGGTGATGGCACGCGAGTCTATAGCGGCCATAGAGCTATTAGGTGAAACAGCAAAAGATGCTCTTGCAACAGCATCAGTGATGCCGTAGCCAGAAATAGTGGTTGGGTTGGTTCCGCCGGTGATGATACCTTGGGCATTAACAGTAACGCTGCGGTACGTCGAAGCAGTAACGCCAGACGCTGGAAGATCCGCGTTTACCAAAGCAGAGGCCGACCAGGTATCAGTGGAAGTACGGCGAACGATACCGGTGGTTGCCAGGCCTTCAACCGCAGCAAGGTCATTTGCCAAAACAAGAGTTGGGTTACCAGCTACACCATCACCATTTGTCACAGTGATGCCAGCTGCAGGGGCCGTTAGAGTGCGTGACGCGTAGGTGCCAGATCCGGTACGGTGAATGGATCCGTTTGTTGCCAGATTATGAAGAGCCAGAGCCTGGCCAGTGAGCTGGAAATCTGAGCCGACTTTAGTGATGCCAGTCGAAGCTGTAAATGTTGCAGATCCGCTGAACTGTACCCAGGTGACGGCCGTGGTACCCAAGGTACCACCAGAGTTTACAGTACAGGTCCAACCGGTATCAGCGTTATTTGTTCCTTCTTCAACGAAGACGAATGCGGAAACAAGTTCAGCCCACGAGTCGGCATCTGTTGCTCTAGACCAGGCACCAGCCGCGCAAACATAAATGCCATTTTGAAGTGAGGAAGTTTGGTCTTTAACCAGAACTCTGTTGCCGGCAATGACTGCGACACCATCAATTGTTTGGGTTCCGGATAGTGTGATGTTTCCGCCGGCTACGGTAGTTGCCGCACGGACTGCAGCCTTTGGTGATAAACCAGATGCTACGGTATCGACATATTGCTTTGTAGCGGCTTGCATGGCCGATGCTGGATCGGCGTGCAGGACTAGATACCCAGCTAAGGTTCCACCAGAGAGCGTCAGGTACCTGCTATCTGCTGCCGCTCGATCAGGAATCTCGGTAGATCCTGCGACTCCGATAGAGCGCATAGCCAAAACACCAGTGCTCGTTGCGGTCACAACGCCAGCACCAGTCAAAGCGGCCAACGAGGTCACGCCCGCCGGTACGCTGGTTATTGATCCCCACGCTGGAGTGATAGTGGTTGAACCAGCAGCGGTTATTAGGCCTTTGGCATTGACCGTAAATGTCGAGGTGGCAGTAGCAGATCCAAAGGATCCGACGTTTCCATTAACAGTTGCCAGAGTTAGTGCAACGCTGGCCGCTGAGCTTGTCACGTCACCCGTGTGGGCCGGCATACGTGCAGCTAGGATAGTTCCTGCGTTTAGGTTGCCGGCATCTCGGTAGTACGAACCTTCCTGGCCATCAAGAAGGTCAGCGTCTAGAGTAGATCCAGTTCCGTCGTTACCAGCATGCCAAATTTGGTTTGCCCCGACGAAAGGCCCAGAAGTGAATGCAACGACGCCTGTTGAGCTATTCATGTTAAGAATCGAAGATTCGGTAGCATAGTCACGGGCTGTGGAAGTGTTGCGGGTAAAGTACAGATTACCCGCAGCAGAATATATGCGGAACAAACCCAGGGCGGACGGGTTCACGTACGTTGTATCGTTGATTGTAATAGAAGGGGACGCTTTGACAATGGAAATGTTGCCAGTAAAGCTACCACCAGACACAGGGAAATAGTAAGATCCATGTTGTCCGTCAAGGAGATCAGCATCAAGACCGGAAGCTGCGCCATCATTGCCAGCATGCCAAATGGAATTCCCATTGGCAGTAATAGTACCAGAATGGAACGCCACATCGTTTGTGTTAATTCTGAGTTTTTCTATTGAGCTTATATAGAAAATAAGCGGACCGCCGATGGCCAGCCTTGATGTCCCATACACCAAAGAGGCGCCGAAGTTATCGTCAAGATCTAGGCGAGCAGTGGTTCCAATGCCGTGAATATACCCAGTGCTAAACGACCATGACCCTGAAATAGTGGCGGTCTCTGCCTTACGGGGAAAAGCATCACTATTATAGCCGTCAAACAGATCGGCATCGAGGCCAGATCCGCTACCGTCGACCGTTATGAGTTTAGCGAGGACATCTGCTGCTGTGTACGAAGACGTAAATACGAAGTCTGTGGAGTTATACCCATCAAGCAGGTCGGCGTTCAGCCCAGATCCTGGGCCGTCAACGGTGAGTAGTGATGCGAGAATTTCAGCAGGAGTGTTGCTCGCTGCTTCTAGAGCAGCGGCCAGTCCATCGACTTGTTCGATGCTGATGAGTTGGTATGCATTAGCCAAGGAGTGTCCTTTAGGCTTGGATTGTTCTGTAGGTGCTGACCGTCAGTGGGACTGCGTTGGCCGTTGGGTTTACCGTGACAACCACATTTCCACCTGACACAGATGCATCCAGGAGACCCAGCGAATAGTTAGACCAAACCTCGCCGTAGGTGGTCATGGAAACGTTAGACCCCTGGTTGACCACGACCAGCTCTAGGGCATGGTAAAGCGTTCCAGCATCGTTGCGGATAGTCACAAAGTATTTGGCAAAGTGATAACCAGTGGCGCTGTAAGCATCCACGTTCGTAACCGCCGCAGCAGAAACCGCAATAGCATTTGTATTGAACTCGAAGTTGTTGTTACCGATGTACAGCGTGTCGGTGATTGTAAGGTTACCAGTGACGACTGAGTTACCAATCGCCTCAATGCCCTCTTCAATCTTTAGTCTATTCACTGCCATCTTACTTCACCATGTGGAGGATTGTCTTGGTTGAAGTATTTATGGCGGTTTGCTGGTAGTTCAAGGTGATATGGGTTGTATTTGAGCTTGCCGAAATAATGCCGTTGTTGGCATTCGTAGGCACAGAAACCACACCATAGACCGCCATCTGTGGCGTTCCGCTATTGTGAGCCAAGATGCCTTCGTACACCTGGGTATTAGATCCCTTCTTGCTTTGCACCAAAATTCTAGCCGAGCTAAAATCTGTCTTGAGGAAAGCATAGATTTGTTGGGGCGATGTAGTGTTGGATCCGAGATCTGAGTTGGCTGATACCTCGATCACATAGTCGGTCTTAACAGCGATGTTGTTGGCAAATGAAGCATTAGCAGCAACAGACAAGAATGAGCCCAAGACAGCATTGCTTGTGACAGTTAGGACGTTGGCGATGTTTGCAGCGCCACGAACATTCAGCGTATTGACGTTTGACAAACCGGACGTGACAGTGAAAACGTTGGCGACAGACAAATTGTTTGTGACGGAAACAACTGAGGTGACTGTTAGTGTGTTTGAAGTCGAAACGTTACCGCCACGCAGGGCGGAGCCGGCAACAAGAGTCGTTCCGCCGAAGATGCCGACTACGAATCCGTTACCAGTGTTATTACCATCGTATGAGTTCGTGTTCGATACGGTCAGAACTGTGTTTTGAAGGTGATCAACAACCTGGTTGTATTTGGTAACGAATAGCTGGAAGGTATCAGCATTTACGTTGACAACACTTAGGATGTTGGTATCGACTGCTCTATAGGACATCCGTTAGCTTTCCTTTTGCCCTTTCAGAGCATTGACTTCTCTAGTGAGATCTTCCACCGCACGTTCGAGCTTCTCGATACGTTTCGTGGTATCTCTTTTATGTTTCATCTCGAGATACTCTCTACGGTTCTGGTTAGAAACGATTCGAGTGTCTTCATCTACCTTCATATTCATTAGGCAGACACACCGACCATTCGAATATCTTCGACAGTAGGTACAATGTATTTATTGTCAGAAAGGAGGACGACTTTTATCGCGAACGTGTCGAAACCGTCGATCTCGGCTTGGTTCGTTTGGGTGTAATACCTAGCCACATTGTCATTGAGGATATTGTTGAAGCCGGTGCCCACGTAGGATAGGAGGTCCATCTTCAGACCGGCGCCAACGACCGATTCCTGAACCGAGTTGTTAACCACTGGAGATCCGAGGGTAAGTCGCGTGGTGTTTGCTACAGCAATAACCGGAGCAACCTGATGGTTCGTTACATTCAGTGGGCTCCAGATGCGAACTAGTTCGCCGATCAGAGCCGATGTGAAGTTAGTTCCAGAACCATCGACGTTTGCTGAGTTGTTTGCCGTTGTCACGACGCCCGCCAGGGTCGATGCGACCTCGGGGTATTGTGGCAGTGTATATCCGATTGTGGTCAGACTGAACTTGTCATACGGGTTGGTGAACACCTCAGGTGTCGTCTTGGTCAGTTTGGTCCAGAGCTTGTCATCGAATGGCTCATCGTCTATTGAGTTGTGCAGCTTAGCATAGACCTCAATGTCGGTTCCGGCTGGGCGTTGACCGCGGACATAGACCATTAGATCTTCAGATGCAGAGTCCTGATCAAACCCGATTCGCTTACCGATGTACTTGGAAATAGCATTACCGTTGTTGGTATGCTCGTTCGTGGCGTCATTATTAATGTCGTTCTCGTACGTCATGACGGTAGCGCGCTGCGACTCAATGACAGGAGTTTCGAAGAGGAAGTCATTGTCTTTGTTGACTTCGAAGACAACATTGAATCGGCTAGACACACCAGAGTTGGCGCCCTTTTCATTCGACGTCGATCCAAGAACTGCTGGATAATCAGATAGCTTATTGAATGCCTTTAGTGTTGTTGGTCGATATAGCCCAGCACTAATTCCAAGGGTCGTTCCATTTGAATATGCGTGATCTACTGTAATGGTGCCATCAACTGAGTTGATTTCTTGGAACTGTGGCCAAATCTCCGTGATGGACTTATCATCAACAGAAACGATGTTAGCATATGCTCCAGAGACATGACCCCTCAGAGTCAAACCAACTTGGTTGTTTGCCACTGTAATAACAGCGTTGGCGCCTGGGTTACCAGCCTTCAGCGTCGGATCAGATATAGACACCTCGATCCTGACGTTTGAAACAGGCGGAACGAAGTCTTCGCCCGGTGAGATAACCGTCAGGTAAGAAATAGCACCGGATCCGTTAGTAGTGATCGTGTATGTAGCGTCTTCGCCTACCGGATTGACAACACGCACGATATTTGTATTGGAGTATCCAGCACCCGTGTTGGATACTGTAACGCCGCCTAGGCCACCCGTGACGAATCGAGCGGTGCTATTCGCCGAAGACTTGAAGAGAACGATCTCATTGGTCTTGTTGAAGTATGGGCGAGATTCAAAAACTTCTGCCACAACACCGGTTCTGTAGGAACCAGAGAAGCCGTTAGTCGTAATCACAGACTTCTCTTTAAGGAAGAGGACGGTGTTGTTGACGATGTTATTGACAACAGCGATCGCATACGTATTCGCAGCCTGAGAATCAGACAGAATGATGAAGCTGTTTGCTGCAAGAGTCGTGGAGAACGTTGTATTGTTTCCGAGGATTCTTGTTGAGTTTGCATTGATAGTCAGAGTTCCTGGCAAATCAGCCTTAACCTGAATAGTCAGCCCGGTGTCTGAAGGGTCCTGGAAAACACGCTCACGGGTGAGGAAGGTATCATGCAAATCATTGATGGTAAGGAACTCATAGTTCTCGGCCACGAACCCAACGTTTGCAGTCGTGTTAGCAGAGAACTGGGCAACAGAAACACCGAAGCGCAGATCACGATCTGAGATAGCCCTGAAGTTATCGTCTGACGATCCTTCAAAGAGATACCCATCGTATCGACCGTTTGGTCCGCTAGTTGGAGAGTTGGTGTTGATCAACGCGTGACCTTGCACCGCCTGCCATAGTTCATAATCTTCATCCATGACCTGAATGTAGATTCCATAGTACGCGTTTGTTGGCAGAGTTAGTGGTGCAGCGAAAGTAAATGTGGTAGGAGTGTCTGCGTTTTCAGTTAGAACGATGTCGTCCCATGTCATTCTAGCAAAAGGAGCACTAGCTATGTTTTCCAGGATAGGTGCATCTCTGGTAGCTGGGCAGATCTTAACTACGATGCTGGGATTGGTTAGACCTGATTTGTTCGCAGTACGATTTGGCTTACTCTTGACATACAGGTCGACGCTAGTCAGGAGAACCTGGCTAGAGCCGTTTACTGCATTTGAGTTGACGAAAAACGTCTGAACTAGGTTATATGCCAAGAATAAGTTCCTTCAAGATTAGTAGCCGTCGATGCCGAGGGATTGTTCAAAGTTAGTTGCTGTACCTCGACCGATCACACCACGATTTTCCAGGAAGCTGAAAAGATCGCTCCGTTCATTTGGCACAAGTGCATAATCAGTAAACCCGGCGCCACCGCCACCGCCACCGTAAGGTGGGTCGTATGGTGGATCCAGAGGTGTGTCAACGATAGGACCGGTTGGTCCGGTTGGATCAGTATCGACAACGATTACTGGAGCAGGTTTCGTAATCCTTGGTGGCTCTGGGCAAATGATAGGATCATCTGGTACAACGACCGGTGGGGTGAGGATGAGAGGTGCTTCAACACAACCCTCTTCGCTTGCAGTCCTAGTAACCTGCATGTATATATCCCTCGTCAATGGATGACGAACGGTGATGTTGACTATCGTGCCAGGGACCAGTCCACATACGTGCGCAACGTCGCCTTCCGTCTCCAGAGTAATAGGAGGGCGTGGAGGCGGTTGCGGCGGACCTGGGTCTGGCTTAACAACCGGATCAACAGGCATTGGTGGGAGTGGCGGCTCTGGCAGAACAACTGGACCCTGAGTGGCGATGTCTTGATCGATCAAGACAAAGTCGGCGGATCGTGGCAGTGTGACGATTTGAGTTCCGGTTTCTTCGACGTACGAAACAACTAGGCGGCGCTTCAATGGGCTCAGGCGACCTTCGAAAATAGACGCATTGAACTGGGGGTTTGTCGTGTCAGCAAGGCGAAGCCCTTCGAAGTTATCGACGGCGAAGCCAAACTTGAAGCGAGCGATATCGGCATCGAGCGATGACGGAATAACCAGATTGTTGAGATCTTGCTCGACGAGGGTGAGGCTAACCGCTTGCTCGACATTGTTCAGACGGCGATCCATGCCGGCAATGTCAGCCATGGAGTAACGCTTATTCTGCGAGTTGGTCAAGCTGTATTTGCTCGAAGAGCGGATTTGATACAGCCCCGTCCGCGCTGTAAGAAGACGCTCAGATCCCATGCGAGTGGTATACTGTAACGAAACATTTTCGTTTAGAGTCTTCGGAACCGATGGGTATGGAGGAATGTTGAGAATGTCAAGGGTGATAGAGTCAACAGGTTGTGCAACCGGCGTGTAACCAGCACCAGAGTAACCAGTCAGAACACGAATGTCACCATTCGAAGTCATCACGATTCTGTCAGCGCGGCCGCGGTATGACTCGATAGAGAACGTGAGATCGCCCTGCGGTGCAGGAACGTTCTTGTCCAGGGTCTCGTCGATTACCCTAGTTTCGGCTGGGTTGACTGTCGCGGTGGCAACAACTGCCAATACGTTTGCTGTAGATACGACCGTAGGTCTGAAATCGATGCAGTCTCTGAGGTCGCGGTATTCGCCCTTGATGGAGTAGAACTGCGGAACTTCAGCGGTGTGGACAGTCGTATTGGATACGGCTACTTCAACGGTATCATCGATGTTATAGGAATCGATGGTAAACGGACGGTCGGCTGGGTTTTGGAATACGTCAAATTCAACAAGCAGCAGATCATCAGCCAGAATGTCGTACTTTGCACCAGGCTTGATTACCAGATACGATAGATCCAGGTAATTTTCGTTTTGGTTGTTGTCGATATAGAAGGCATCTGTGATGTTCTCATCTGCAGTCGTGACAGTTCCAGTGGAGCGGTATACGCCACGCAGGCGGAATGCATCTGGAATACCAAGGCACCACGGTCCGCGAACGGTCTCAGAGTGGGTGTTGGCCTGGATCTTGACATAGGCCTTGCGCTTGGTGGTCTTGGCTGCTGCCGCAGATGATTGGTTCTTCACCACGTCAAACGTGATGTGAGCGTTCCACGCAGCGGTGTTGGTAACAAAGCCAGACGAAACAGTCAGTTGCGTGTTACCAGACACGGAAGCTGAACCGGATGGCAAATCAGCTAGCGACACTGGAACTTCAGCAGGAAGCTCAAGCTGAGCAACGTTGGCAGAGAATGAGCTTGCCCACGTGCTGGCGATAGACAGATGTGTGTTATTTGTGACAGCGGAGACGCGACGAGTTTGCCCGTTGACACGCAGATACGCGCCGGAATACAGTTCAGTCACAAAGGCAGTTCCGGATCCCACGGCTGTGTTTGCAGCAGAAGTTCCAGTGATCGTTCCGGTGATATTCGTGTTAGAGCGAACACTCGTAGTTGGTGTGATGATGATATCACGCAGCTCGTTGTCCGTCAGGGTGCCAACGTATGGGAAATACGCGTTGGGGCCAGCTGCGACGACCATGGTTGCCGAAGAGGACAGCCCGTTTGCGGCAGCGTTGATGGTGGACTTCCTGCTACGGAACGAAACGTTAGCAGAAGACAGCGTCTTCGATGCGTTGAAGCGAGTAGGGAAAACGAGATAGTTGTTCGCAGTTTCCCGCAGGACAGCAGTACCGAACACATCGGCCACGGCTTTGTTGTTCGTTCCATTATAGAAGATCGAACGAACCGCGGAGAAGTTTTTGCCAGCATTCATGACCACATCAAAGAGGTAGATCCTGAAGCGAGCCTCAGGAGTTCCTAGAACACCGTCTATGGCGGTGACCGCACGGATGCGGGCTTCACCAATCTTAGTTCCTGCTAGAGCTGGGACAGAGCCGACTGCTGCAGAATAATGATTGGCTTCAGTATCGTAGAGGTCGATCTTGACCAGCTTAGATGCCGGGAAGGTTCCAGCCATTTCAACTACATCAATGTAGTTACCCAGATTGATGTCGATGTTGACGTTGCTGGAAACAACAGTGGAAGTGCCCTTGTCGACATCAACTACGTAGTTGTTGGATGTTTGAACACGGCGGCCGCCAATATAGGCGACACCTGGATCGACTGCCACAGTAAACGTTGCGGCATCGAGTAGAGAGTTTGCTTGCGAAACAGAGTTAACCAAGAACTGATCAAGGACGAAGTTGCCTGTTTGTTCAAATGTACGCTGCGCGATATTGCTTTCGATAGCATTATACTTCGTATCGCGGATTTGTTTGAATGGGTTGCCTTTCGCGAACTCGACGATACTGAAGAACTCGGTGTTGGCAGCTAGGTCCGCAGTGCTGATAACCGTCAGCGTAGGTGTGAGCTGGAGGCGATCAGCACCAGGAGCTACAGCGTTACCAGTGTTCGCATTGTCGAGCAGGGTGTAATCCGTGTTCGAGTTAACGATTGCTTCAGCAGTGTCAAACCCGATGACTTTGTTGGTTGGGTAACCGTCCGCAACAGTGCGGTACTTTTCGACAATGACAATCTGTGGTTCTACTCTGGCAAAATAGCCCTTCTGGTAGATGACACCTTCTGTGATCCCGAATGCGTAGCCAGAACCGATTGAGTTCTGAGTCGCGTTTGCAACCACAACGGTTGCATAGTAGTTGCGGGCAGAAATCTGCAGCGAATCGACTTGAGTCGTGTTTGCAGTGCTAGATGCGATCGTGATGTACGGGCGGACTGTATAGCCAGATCCAGAATCCGCTATCGGCAGGGTGTTCATGCCATTCTCAACACGGCCAGAAGTGGTTGTTACAACCGAAGCCGAGGCGTTAGAGCCGATGACTGCCGAAATGTAAACCTCGGCTGCTCCAAAGACTGCTGGAACAGTAGAGTTCGCTTGGAAGCTATTCTGTGTGAGGAACAGGCCGTTTGAATATGATGCGCCAGTAAGGGAGTTCGTCAGTGGGCGGAGGGTTAGAATAACAGCATTTGCCTGAATGGTGCTGTTTGCCGAAACGATAACGCCCTTTGCCTGGCCAGCGTTAAGATTCTGTGTAACAACAGATCCAGCAATGAAAATGTCGGTGATAGGCACGCCGTTGGCGAATGCTGTACCACCGGAACTGTTTTGAACAGCGACAGCCGGACTGACCACAACGATATCATTGTTCGAGAACCCAGAAACGTTGTTGAGTACTTCGATGGCGTTGATACCGCGGTCAAGATCCGTGACAACCAGTTGAGCTTCCGGTTCAAACGTCAATTCGCCAGCTGATCCAGATTTAATATAGGAGACATACAGCGTATTTAGATCCGGCGTCGTGGCCTCGAATCCAGAGACGGAATTCACAATCCTAGCAGTCGTCCCATTTGACTCATCCGTAACGAACAGCCCGACATAGTCGGCAACGTTGATCGCTTCGCCGGAACTATCAGCATCATTCAGTTTGACAAATGGGTAGTTGTCATAGAACGTAAATTGGGCACCATCAACGATGGTGCCGCGCTTGAAGATGTTGTCTCCGAAACGCTCGACTTGGGCTTGAAGCAAGGTCTGGAGCTGGTTAAGCTCGCGGGCCTGAACAGCCACAGCTGGCTTAAAGAGGATCTTGCCGAAGTTCTTCGTGGCATCGAAGTCATCGTAGTACGGAGACGCCGACAGATCAGTTTGCAGTGGCATAGGTGTTAGAACTCCACGGTGATTTTCTTAGTCTGAGTAGTGCTAGTCTCACGTGAAACAGGCTCATGGTTCTCAACATAAATGACTGAACCAGACTCTGGGACAAGCTCACCGTTGTATTTATTAGCCACAACAATGGATGCAGACGTAGTTGGGTTACGAAGAATAGTTCCGGCCGCCATATCACCAACAACGCCGGTAACATATATGTGGGACGCATTGGCGTACGAATGGAAGTAACAAGAGTTCACTTCATCAGCATCAGACAGATACTCGTCAGCAGTAAAGGTAGATAGCGGGCTAGAGATAGCAATGGAGGAGAGTTGCTTCACAACGCTGAAGTCATTAATGGCGTTGTTGTTGATTTGCATATCAGTGATTACTGCTGTGGAGTATGTCGTTAACCCAATGATGGAATCATTGTTAGCAAAGAATGGAGTTGCGTTTGTTACATACGAATATGTTGGGCCAGATTCAACGTGAATAGCCGAGGTGTTAGAATAGGAAATGTGCAAGACGGCGGAGTTATCCGTAAATGGGCAGCTTTCCTGCATTACTAGGTGCGTTGCGTTGGATGATACGATTGTGGACACAAACCATTCAGACCCGTTAGCCGCACAGACAAAAGCCCGGTCGTGAGGGAAGACATGCACATCCATAGACAGAAGGGTCGTATTAGTCGACACAATGAACGTGTTTCCAGAGGTAACAGACACGGATCCGGCTTGACGGACTGGGTCAAAGACTATGATGGTTTCGCCCTCGACAAACCCACCATCGCGACCAGCAGTAGCGTTGTTAGAGTACTTGACAGTCGTCAATTCTACATTTGAGAATATTGGATTTTTGATAATGCCAACTTGAGCAAACTGTTGACCAGTTGGAATAACGCCGTTTTCGCTGCCTGTGATCGTTGTGCTGATCGTGACCCAATGTGCTCCAAGCTCAGTGGTCTGATTAGACCCGTGGCCGCCCCTGGGCGGGATGAGTGGGACCAACACAGCGGTGTTGGATTCAACGGCTACATTGGATTGTTCGATAACAGCCGAGGCCGTGAAGTATCCAGCACCTCGATCAAGCATTTCAACCTGGACGACACTGTTGCCTGTACCCAAAATAGCACGACCGACAGCATTAGTTGTGGCTCTGCCTAGGACGGTGACCTTAGGTGAGATTTCGAAGGTGGATGTGGTATCTGGTAGAATCGTAAATGAGTCGTCTAGGATGACGTAACGAGCAGCACCGTTGTTGATGTAGTCGATAACGGTACGGAACTGACCCATACCACGACCGGCTGTGATCTTCATGATGCACCCGGTATAGAACCCGTTTGCAGCAGATGGAGATACGTTGTTAGCTGTTCTCACACCAAAGTACGTCGTGTTACCAAGGTATCCGATGTCAGATCCGAGCGCAAACTCGCCGGCGAAGAAGTTGTTGTAGCCTGACCCGGCCGTTTCAACTTGGATAACATCAATCGCACCACCGACAGCAAAGTCTCTTACCTCAGTGTTCGCAACCAGCGGGACATAGGAGTTCGATGCAAACTTGGTGAAATCGTCAGCGCCGACGGTGTACATATATTTCCACTGATAACCATCAGCTGTTTCATAAAATCCGTCGTACGTCTCAGTATCTGCAGTCTCTACTAGCGAGAATGCAGCAAAGGAAGGCGCCACTGTTGACACCGCGCCATTGTTGTTGTATAGGCATTTGAAGACATTGTAGTTGTCGCCTTCCAGCACGCCGACATAGAAATTTTCAGATTGCAGATCTACTGTTCTATGATCGTATTGAGTATAGACGACACCAGTTACCCAGTCGATTCTAGGAATAGATATGCAAACATCAGTCTCAGCGATGCGCTTGGCGAAGATCATGTGGTTGTATGTGTCGATATCTGTTACCTGTGCAGAAATCGACACGTCGGGCACGGCTCCGTTTGTCCAAGGAATATGGCGGCCGAAGAACATGTAGTAGAACGCTTTGTCCGTCTCGGAGAAACTCTCTAGGAATTGCTCTGCCTGATTTACTTTGAAGCCATCTGTCAATTTAATGAGGGACATTATACCACTTCTATAGTAGACTCAGCGACGCTGAGCGGGGAGAGTACGGTTTCGACGGACAGATACGATGAGAACCCTTTGGTTCCAGCAACGTGGAGGACCTGATCAAACATCTGTTTGTATGTATCTTGTTGAATTGTAGTCTGGATCTCGTACGAGAACTCTTGATAGTAATCATTATCTTGGAAATAGGTTCGGCCAGAAGGAAGGCCGCCATTTGTCAGATAGTAGCCTGCGCCGACCCCGTGGGTGTCAGTTGACACAGACGCCAACCCAGATTTGGATGGATCATCCAAAGAGAAGAATGTCAGGGTTTCACCATCTTCATAACCGTAACCAGAGGTTTCCAAAAGTATACGTTCGACTCTTCCTGCAGCAGCGAAAACCTCTGCACGAATATCTGCATTAAGACCTACGTAGTTGATGAAATCATCATCGTAGTTATTGGCTTTCAAAATCTTAGCCGTGGCACCAGACTGCTCACCGATGATCATGTAGTTGGCCGGATCATGCTCGTAGAAACGCTGATCAACACTAAGTCGATCCACTCGTACGGACACATCAGGGACAGAGGAAATGACCAGGCCGACAATAGGATCCGGGCTTAGATAGACAGCTCCAGTTTCTGTGTTAGCAGTTCCCGTGACCAATTTTTCACCATCGATGAAACCACCAATTTGTGTACCAACTAGAAGTTCATACTTTCTGAGGCGGCGATCGTAAATCAGCTGTTCTCTAATCAGGATGAATGGCTCTCTCGTGTACCCGGATCCTGAGAAGAGGGAAATGATTGCTGAGTTGGAAATAGTTCCGTACATACGCTCTTCAAACCGTAGCCCTGTGATCATCAGCGAAGCAGAGTTGGCGGACACGTTTTTAGTGAGGCCATACGCATTAGCATTGATGGCCACGTTAGCGTATGGCAAGAGATAATCAAGGCCAACATTAGCTGTGCGTTGGTTGGTGAATCTTGTGTTAGAGGCAAAGCTGAATGACATTGCGTTAGATGTCGTTGCACTAACCTGGATGACTCCTTCAAGCGAAGAGCCTACAACGACAATATCTGAGTTTGCTGCAAAGGTTCCAGGGCCAGTGATATCATAAATGCCGACTAGAGCGGCATACGTACCTACATTGATGGATCCAGTCGAGGTGTTCGCTGCCACACCAGATGCAAAGTACCTGTTTACGTCTGTGACCTCAACGGTGATTGCGCTACCAAGGCGATTGATATCACTGATGACTCCCCAGGTCTCTCCCTGGCTTAGAACTTGGCCAAGCTGGACGATTCCGCTTAGAACGGTTCCGCTAATAGTGTGGGTGCGGCTGAACCCGACAACTGTTGCATTCGATGCAACCGAACCGTTTGCATAAAGCTGTTGGACCGTAGACAGTGGTGTAAACACGCCGTTCGACAGTCCGCGGACCAGAAGACTCTTGTCAGAAATGATAATTTCCGATGTAGAGTTATAGCCGTAGCCGCCGCTGACAAGTTCGATGTTCGCAGCACCGATAATATCGCCAACCTGTCTGACGATTCCGGTAGCAAACTGTCCGTTATCGGATATAGTCCCAACCCGTTCACCAAGGAAAAAGCCGGCACCTCCAACCACTATTTCAAACGACGAGGCTGACCCGACTACTTTAGGGCAGTCGCCATAAAGAACATCAGTCCTGATAGACTCACCATCAATGAACACCCCATTGAGGTCGGATAGGTAAAAGACTTCGACGTATTTACCTTTGACGCGAACTCGGTTATATGATTCAACGAATGCAATAGCAGAAGAATCGACACCAGTTATCAGCTTACCTACAAAGTCTTTGCTTCGGGGTGACGGCGAGATTTCAATATATGTAGGAATAACCCAGCGCCCGTCAGAGAGCTTGAACATATCGTCGGCGGGGTAGTAGATATGAGCAGATACACCATAGATGAGTTTGAAGAACAACTCAACGGACCGCGAAGAACCCTTTGACCTATGAAAGTCAAGTGCGTTCTTGATAAACAGCCGCTTAGAAGATGAAGTGGTGAACTGAATATTCGGCAGGTACTTCAGTTTGAAGTACGTCACAAACTGCTCAAGAGTTGTGTCAATATCTCTGTAGGATGGAAGGCGGCGAGCGTGATACAGCGGTTGACCAGTGGATTCCATCCACTCGTAGTAAGCTTTCACAAACTGTACGAGCACAGGTCCTTCTTCCCTGAAGATCGATGGGAACTGGCCTTCAATGTACTGGGAAATTGCCGTTTCTGTTGGCTTCATTATTCTCTAATCTGTTCTACGCTGACAGCAATGTCTTCTTCATTGATCGTCAGGATGACATTCTTGGTAGAGGTGATGTCTTTGAGGGTTGTCTTCGCATACATTTTGAGAGACGTTGAGTCAAGCATTTGTGCGATGAGAAGACTTGAAATCTGCAGACGACCAGTTGCATAATCAATGGTGCCGATGTTCTTAAGTTTGACATACTTGCCCTGCTCGTTTATGGAGACGAGACGCAGGTTGCCGAGGCCATCATCCATAATGTAGCACGTCTTGTTCGAAGAGTTGAACGCGTTCGAATAGACGGCGGCCGACTTGTAGTTCGCCACGGACTCGGCCATTGGGACAGTTGGTTGGGTGATGGCTTGATAGAAGTTTATGTCATACGTAACATTACGACCCAAAGACGGCTTAACATACTTTGCTGCCAGAATTTGCGTTTCGTTGGAGACAATAGAGCTATGGGAATCATCGATAGCGGCCACGATCTTCGAATAGCGGCCAGTGGTTTTGAAGTCGCTGAGTTCAACAGTCTTATAATTCAGAATGGCAGATATAACCAACGAGGTAATATCAGATTGGGTCAACCCGGTCAGATTGATGTTATAACGTACCAAGGATTCAACAGCCAGATAGATGAACTCCGGTTGAATGAAGATTGGGTCGATAGATAGCGGCGCACGTTCTTTCAGGAACCGGCGGTATGTTTCCTCTTTGGCCTTTGGCAGACCATCAAACCCTTGGATGTCAACGGACAACACGACCTTGCCATACTGTGGTGGATCAGCTTCCTCGCCGCCATACGCGGCAACGACATTAACTTCTGGGAAGTTCATGCGCAGGAGGTTTTCATAATCCTCTGCAGTGACAGCGCGCTCCTGCGTCGTAAAGGCCCGAGGAGCGTTGAACTTGATAGACTCGATAGATTCGGAAATAGCTCCACCGGCGGCAGACTGCGTTACCTCAACGGCAACTGAGGTGACACCGATGAGGGTTGAATCGAGTTTGAAATTGTTGATGCCGTTTGGCAGTTCACCCTTTGACGTGCGGTATTCGATCAGGATGACCGAGTTATCCTTTGGCTGCCTGCCAGTCACACCATCGCCGAAGATGACTTCATAAAAATCAGACATCGCTGGCTGGACAAAGAAGACCTTAGACGCTTCGGTTAGACCAAACAAGGACGTGGCCTTCACGTATTCGATAATGTTGGCACCGTTATCTTCGATAGATGACACTGTCAAGGATCTAATATCGACGTTCTTGTTGGCAATCTTGTAGGAAGCAACTTCTCGCGAGTTGTCAACAATGAAGCTCTCGGTGACATACGACCCTTCGTACAGGATCACGTCATTCGCAACATACACGGAACCCTCGCGATATGCTAGGGTGTTCTTGTCAACGGTAAAAGAGAAACTGTCTGGGCCATTACGACCAGTGAATGTCGTACCCTTAGGGATGAGAATAGTGGCTTGCCCTGTATCGGTTGGGGTGAACGTCAGGTTGACAGTGGCTTCAGCAGAAACGAAAGAGCGGGGAATATAGTTTAGCTCTTTGGCATGGGATACAGCAGAGTCGCGCAACTGTGCAGAGTCCAGCCACATTTCAGATCCGGTCATATTCAGATAGAACGCATTTTGGTAAGTGTTGTACGCTAGCACATCCAAAAGAACGTTAATGTTCGATCCGTCGAAATCATAGTCGCGGAAAAGGTTCTGCGCCTTCATGGAGGCTTTGAGAGACTCCTTTAGGTTTGCGAAGTCAAGCTCCGTGAGAATGATAGAAGAGTTTGCTGCCATTATCTGATTCTGTTAAGCTTGAGGGACAGTTGGACCGGGTCAGGGATATTTATCATGGCAAAAAGAATGGTTACCTCGTAAGCCTGGTTGTCGTAGTCTGGTTTGACAATAACATCAAGGAGATTGGCCCTAGGCTCATGGTTCTTGATGACCTGTTCGATCAGAGTCTTGATTGTCGTGGCCATGATAGCATCCATGGGTTCAAACAATGCTCGACGGATTTCGCATTTGATGTCCGGCTGAAACAGTCGCTCATTCGGCGCCGTCAAAACGAGCGACTTGATAGAGCGCTTGACTGCGTTCTCATTCGTGTGGCGTGCTAGTTGGTTATTCCCTGGATGCATATTCAGGTTAATGAATATGTCAGAGTAGGTCGGTTGATTTTTGGGTGTCAAGAAATCTTGGCTGGCCACTGTTAGCCTCCGGCTGAAACGTTAGATGAGCCTGAGGCCGCATGGCCGCAAGTCGCTTTATCACCGGCCCTAACCAGGGCTTTTCCATTCACAAACACCGTTGAGGAGCCAACGGACAGCTTTGCATCTCGGTGTGGCGCAGAGCCATGGGGCTCAATGCCGGTGCCTACTACGACTGCCGATTTGCCATTCACAAACACGTTTGGTGAACCAGCTTTGATGGCACCGCCAGCCAGATCAGCTTCCCTAGTCACTCCAGGCATCTTATGCCCTTATCGTGATGACAAAACCACTGATAGGTGCACCGTCTACAAACCTCAGATTTCCTTGGTGGACGGTGAACACATCGTATGGCGGCTGAACAATTCCGTTCAACGCAACTGTAACATCTTCAGTTTCGGCGGTTACGTCTGGAACAGCATATAGGATCTCGACGCCGTCTGACACGTACGTTACGTAGAACTTTTCACCTGGCAATACGAAGTTGGTCATTATTCGTTCAGATCAATCTTAGGGGCTTCAAACTTCATGTTTCCACCAGACTTAACCGTGTACGTTCCGGCTACTTCTGCAGTATAATCTCCGTCGACCTTCAGGGTGGCATTTCCCTTGATGTAGACGTTAATCTTCCCCTCGACGTGAATCTCAGAGTTGTTAGCCACAAGCTGATAGTCATCACCAACCACTTTTCTAACCATGCGGCCCGTGTGATCAATTTCAAAATATGTTCCACTCTTGTGGAACACATGGATTCTCTCGGCTTCTGGTGTGTCGTCAATCTCGATGACATGACCGGACGGGGTAGTGATAACCTTGTTGTGAGGGTACTTGGCTGCAAAGGCAGATTCTGGTTCTGGACCTATTGGCTCTTTGGTGACTATGTTTTCGCCTCGAGCCAGCTTTGAGACGTCATGCTTATTTATGTCGTTCTCTGGAATCTTGTTGAACGTGAATTGAAGGAACGGCTGGCGCTTGGTTTTCTTGTCAAGGTACGTTCCCATTACATACGAACCAACTTCTATCCATGTTGGGCTAGTGCCGACACCGTTTAGTGACGCGGACGTGAGAGGGAGACCGACGGTGCACCACGGCAAATCGTCGACAGCTGTCGGCGTGTCGGTGTCATTTTGATTGATGATGCGAACCTTGACACGACCAAGCTGTAGCGGATCATCCAGATCTTCGACGATCGCAATAAAGAACGTGTCTTCGCCCGTTGCAGCCGGAGCTTTGATATGGTTACTTCTAGCCATTGACCAGGTTCCCCTTAATCAGTTCACATGTCATAGAATGAACTGGAGTTGCTGCCATGAGAGAAATGTTTGAAACTAGACGGCTGATCATGAAGTTTCCAGAATAGCGCCTGTCAAGTGGTTCACTTTCCCCACCCTTTGTGAGGCCAGATGACGTTGGAATATTCACCTCGATCACGTCCCCAGCGTTGATAGCCAAATCCCCATAAATCTCAATCCGATACAGCTGTTGCACAAGTTTGTGAACGTATGAAGAACGCTCCATGATCATCTCATGAATAGCTGGATCTGACTTTGAAGAATCGATCAGATTCATCAAGTAGGCTGACGGCTCTTCACCATCTTCAACTTGTCCAGAAGAAGAACGCAGAGATGCGGCGTCATCATCAGCGTAAATAAACCCTGCGGATGATTCTGAATCCTTGTACGATTTGTCTGTGACCTCGCCTGTCAGCATATCGAAGGTTTTCATTTTGGCATTGAGCTGCCCGCCGAACATGCCCCTCATGGCGTTAGTGTCACTCAAGCGAGACATGCCAATAACTTGGCGGAAGTTGTTTTGGTAAATTGAGTGGTTTGAAGCAGAGTCAAAGAAGAAAACCTTGTCACCAATCTTGGTTTTCCCGATTTTGAATAATTGTTCTACAGAGAAGAAGTTGAAGCCGTGCTTGTTCTC